TGCCCGGGCCGCCTCGCTGGGTCCTACCTACACGCGCCGGCGCCGGCGCTGATTGTCCTCCGGCTCCTCGCGCCGACCGCCGCGGCCCGACCCGCGGGACGGGGGATCATCGTCCTCGTCATCATCGTCACGACGAGCCCCACGGCCCGACCCGCGCGGGACCTCCTCCTCCTTCGCGTCGGCGCCGTACCGCTTGTACTTGTTCTCACCCTTCTCGGGCGGGAAGGGGTTCTGAATCCCCAGCTGCTTCGCCAAGTAGTCGTGGTCCCGCGGCGCGTGGATCACCTCGAAGTCCCACTGCGAGGTGGCCTGCTTCCGGATGTCCTGGTCCTCGGTGAAGACCCAGCACCCATTCTCGTCGACCTTCGGGTAGTACTCCTTCCCGTCCTTCTCGAACTCGATCAGGAATCCCCCGTTGCGGAGGCGGTACTGGTCCAGGGGGATGATCTTCTTGACGACGATGTGGGTCCCGGTCCCCTCGCCTTCTTTCCGCACGCGCGCGACCACATCGAACGCGCTCAGCGGCTCAGGACGCTTGCACCCGTTGCAGATGTTCTCAGGCACCGGGACGGCGACGTGGCCGCAGCTCCTGCAGCGCTCGCGGGAGCTGCCGAACGCGACGATCTCGCGCGGACCCATGTCGTCCCGCTCGACATCCGCCAAGAGCTCTTCACAGCTCTCGCAGATGAAGGCGACCGGCGTGAGGTCTCCGCCACAGCGACAGAACTTCGCCGCATCCGCGTCGATCTGCGCCAGGTCATCGCGGTGCCCGGCGCCGACCTCGATGAACCGCTTCTGGTACTGGCGTACCGTGCCGTCCTCGATGAGGCCGTCCAGGTCGGCCATGATGCGCTTGATGTCGGAGGGCTTCTGGACGGCCTCCCAGACCATCACGGGCTTGCCGCGCTTCTCACCCTCATCGTGCTTCACCACCTTCCCGTCCTTCACCAGCGGGACGAGCTCGTACAGACCGAACTGCAGGATGTTGAAGCTGAAATCATCTTTCAGCCCGACGCGCTTGTCGCCCTCCGCCTGGCTCTTGCACCCCAGGCAGTTCTCCTTGCCCGCATTCAACCCGCACCTGGTCGTGAGGAAGGACCCCTTCCCCGACGGCTTGAGCTTGATGTGGTGCATCCCGCAGGTATGGAAGTGGGCCAGCCGCGGCTGACCGGTCGCCTCGTCGATGTCCGCCGGGTTGGGGTACGCCCCCCGGGTGAGAAGGATGTCTTCCTCCTCGGCCTTGGGGATGTCGTACCGATCCCGCCACGATCCTCGCCAGCCGGCGCCAGCGCCAGCCTTACGCGATTTTCCGTCAAGCACGCTGCGGCGCAGGCCCACAGCCACAGCTTTAGGAGCAGTGCTCATGTCGTTGTTTCCACCTTCGTAGTGAAAGAGGCCTCTCGAGGGCCTCGGTTAGCTCATCAGCGGTCAGATCGTCGGGTTGAAGATCGACCTCCGGGAGGGGGTAGCGCATGACAGCTACATCCTGCCCGCGGAGCTTATATCCAATCTTGGCCGTTCCTACACGGCCCCAGTGGTCATTATCTCCGCACAGAACGATTCGGACCCCGAGCCTCTCGAGGAACATCTGCTGGACGTCCGAGATCCCAGTCCCCATGAGAGCCACGGTGTTGTAGTAGCCGTGCTGAACGAGCCACAGCGCGGCCTTGTAGCCCTCCGTGACATACACAGGCCCAGCGTCTCTTCGGTGGTAGAGGGCCGCGTAGACCCGCTCCCAGCGCCAGCAGAACTGTCGGTTGTTGAAGTGGTACCCGCGGAACCCCAAGTCCACGAGCTCCCGCTCGTAGACCATGTACTTGCCGCCTGACCCTCCACCGTTGGGCTTCCCAACGATACCGGCGAGCATCCCGTGCAGGTCCCGGATGGCGTACGTGGTGCGGTCCAGCTTCGTGTCGACGCCCACATCATTGTCCAGGAGAACCTGCTCGTCGAATCCGGCACGCAGCAGCTCCTGGGGCACGTACGCATAGAGACCCAGGAGCTTCTCTGGTAACGGGTAGTCCGTCATGAAGGCGCCGGCCGCGGCTGCGAGGACACTCGCCGGTGACTTCTTGCGCGTCAGGGCCAGGTGAGGACGCAGCCTCTCCATGGTGCGTTCGATGTACTGCTCGGACCTCCGCAGCTTCTTGAGCAGCTGAGGAAGCCCGCCTGCGCCGCAACCCGCGAAGCAGTGCCACTGCCCGGTGGCGGCGTTGAAGCTGAACGAGGGAGTGGACCTCCCCCGCTCCTCCCCGTGAATCGGACAGAACCCGATCCAGTTGTCCCCCGCGCCCTGCCGAAGTCCGTCTATCAGGGTAGAGGCTGTGGCCAGAACAGGGCCCTGTGCCGCCGTCATGACTCAGCTGATCCTCGGACTGCTGACTTTCTTCCGTTTCGGCGACGCGCTAAACGCTCCGGCCGCCTGTGTGGGCGCTGCTCCGCCTCCACCACCGGAGCGACTTTCGTTGGCGTCATGGTCCTGCTTGTCCTTCAGGAAGGCCGCCACATCCACGGTCGACTGCAGCAGGCTGAAGTTCTTCCCGGGCCACGCGTTGATCACGAACGGGTTCAAGACCGCGTCCCGTGTACCGGGGAACGTGAACATGATCTTGGGCTTGCCCGTCGCCAAGTCCATGGCCTTGAACACCCGCATGAGGAGGTCGGTGTCTTGACCGATCGCGTCCGCGTACCCAACCTCATCGGTGTCCTGCCCGTCAGTCTTCGAGGCTGATCGATTTGCCTGTGTCGTCCCGATGACAGGCACCGCCAGGGACTGGGCCATACCCTTCAGGTCGGACGAGATGTTGCTGACCTGCTTCCACTCTCGACTACGCTGGTTCGTGCGTCCGTCCCGCATCAGGTAGAACCCATCTACGACGATGAGATCCGCCCCAAAACGCTCGGCCTCTGCCGCCAAAATGTCGACGGTAGCACCCTTGGTCCCGCTGCTCAGCTTCCGATCGCTGAGGAAAGTCATCGCCGCCTTCTTCCCTCCCACGGCAGCAGACTTCTCCCAGTCCCCGAGTCCCTCGAGGGTGTTGAAGTACAGCTCCTCATCGGCGGGGGACAGTGTCCCGCTCTTGGCCTCCTCGTAGTCCACCTGGGCGATGATGGAGGCCGCACGGCGGGCGAGGATGTTGTCCGACATCTCCTTCGAGTAGACGAGTACTCGATACCCGGACTGGTAGGCATGACACGCAATCGCGAGGGCCACCCAGGTCTTCATCTGCTTCGGACGGGCGTAGATGACGATGAAGTCCTCCGGCTGCATCCCCGCGGTCGCCTTGTTCAGAGGCGCCCACGGGAACGGCAGTCCGGTGATGCCGTCAGCCTGCTGCATCCTGTCGTAGTCCTCCCGCAGCTTGCTCGCCGCGGTCGACATCAACAGGTGCTTGCTATCACTGCCCTGAAGCGACAGCTCCCTCAGCTGAGGGAGGTACGCCCCGAGGATCACCTGGGGGTCCTCTCCCTCGTCGAGGAGCTTGTCGATCTCCTCAACGCTGGCTCGGATCCCGGCCTTCACGTTGTTGTCGAGCACCTCCTTCGCGAGCGCCTCGATGGAGTCGCGCGACGGGCAGTAGTCGAACTCGGGGAAGTACCGACGGACGCGTGCCAGACTCGGGACCGATCCGCCGGTATTCACGTCCGTGAACGCATCCGAGATCCAGCGGAAGATCTCCCGTGCCTCCTCCGTCTGGAGGTACGCGGCATTGAAGCCGCTTCGACGAAGCCCGGAGATGTCGTTGTCCCGGATGATGTTGGAGATCAGCTCGAGTTCTACGCTGGCCATACTTACAGCTCCTCCTCAGTCGCCGGATTCCGCTCGATAGGACGACCATCCCTCGCTGCCCGCTCGAGGATGGACTCCTCGACGTCAAGACCGGCCAGAGCGCTCAGATGGGCGCTCAGCGAGTACAGCAGGGCCTCGAGGTCCCGCTGTAGGTCCGCAGGCAGTTCAGGTACGATCGCCTTCTGCTCGGAGGCCAGCACGTAGCGGGTCCCCGCCGCCTCATCGACCGACACGATGTCGTAGTGCACGCAAGCACCGGCGGTGAGGTGCTTGTGGAAGCCTGTGGGTTGAATCTGCACTCTTGACATGCACAATCCTCTGCTACGATCGGTCCCTGCGGACCTTGTTACGAAGGGCGTAGACCTCCTCCACCGTCTCCAGCGCCTCGGAGGTGAACCGGACCGCGAGGGAAGACGCGATGTCCGCCGCGCGCGTCACGTCTACCTCGTGCTGGTTGCACGCCAAGCTCACAGAGCAGTGGGCGCTGAAGCCGCTGCCGAAGTCCTTGTCGGAGAGCTCGAAGGAGCACGTCACGCGCGCTGCCGCATCTCCGACCAGCTCACGAAGTTGGTCACGTCCCATGTCGAAATCCGTGTAGGTGAGGGGCCGGTCGAAATAGTGTGACTTGTCGGCGCCAATCTGAATGCGCCAATGCACAACTCCGAAGGAAGGCACGTGGTGTCTACTTCAACTCGGAGGGCAAAACGACCGCGGAAGTGCCGGCGGTCGTCGTGACGTAGCCCTCGTAGCGTGCGCGCTGCAGCGCCTGGAGCCGCGCGATCTGATGAGGCACCACCTCGTACTTGAGGACGCCGATCTTGATGAGAAGGTCGATCTCGCCAGCCTGCGTGGCACGCTCGACGAGGCCCTCCGTGTCCACGGTCGTCTTCGAGGCAGCCCCCTTCACCAGGATGGCGTGGCCTCGCAGGAGGTGAGTTCCTGCGCCCAGGGCTGCCAGCGCTTTCTTGGCGACATCCTGCAGCCCGGGAAGCTCGGCACGTGCCTCATCGAGTGCTGCCATCACCTCGGGCATCTGCTCCCGAAGGCCGGTCTCGATGCTGAGGATGGTTTGCACGCAGGTGTCGAGCGCGGAAACCGCCCTTTTCGCGGCAGCCTCTGCGGCTGCCTTGTCAGTCGGTGCAGACATTCATGGCTCCAGAAAACTACGGTCGTAGTAGTCATTGAAGAGACGGTGGAGGAGTCCGAGGGCATACTTCATGTCTTGGATCGTATCGTATGTCTTGCCCTGCTTCTTCTTGACCAGCCGCTGATCTCCTTCCTTTAGGAGATAGCCGGGGCACAGGATGGCGAGCATCGGGTACCGCACCAGAGCTCCCGTGACCGGACTGGGCACGGCGATGTCGAAGATGGTCCCGCGCTTCTCGGAGATGGCCACCGCCTTCCCGACCAATGCGGATGCGGCAGTCTTGCCGGTCGCGACGATGAGCGCGGGATCTACCGCGTAAATCGTGCGGTGCAGCCTATCCGAACAGTTCTTGACCTCCACAGCAGACGGAGGCCTCCCGTCCGCCGTCTTGCAGAGGACCGCGTTCGTCCAGAACACGTGCGCGTCCAAGTACTGCCGCAGGAGCTCGAAGTAGGTCGAGTCCTCCCTGATGTTGGAGATTTCCGAGAGGTTGGGGTCGTCCGCCGCGGGCCAAGCTCGCGCGAGCACATCCATGAGCAGCTTCCCCGCGTCCCCCACGTGAGGGACCCCCTCATAGTCCTCTGCGGCCCCGGGCGCCTCACCGACGATGAGGATGTTCGCCCTGCTGCTGCCGCTCCCGAACACAACCTGCTCCCGGGACTTCACGAGGAGCTGGCACTTCTCGCACCCAGCGTAGGAACTCTCGAGCTCGAGAAGCGCCGTCCGCCCGCACGCGTGTGCCATGTCAGGAGTTCCCAGGGCGCTGACGCCCTGACATGCCGGGAAGGGAGAGGATGGAGGATCCCACCATTGCTCTGTCGATCTCCACCATGTCTTCGCATTCGCTGAGGTCGATGAACACGTCCACCCGCACGATGATCTTGATCGGCCCTCGGAAGGGCGCGATGTGCAGCGGCAGGAGGGTCATCTCGACCGTCCCGTCCCGCTGAGGGCGATGCTGTACGACGAGCTCGTAGGCATCCCGCAGAGGGACGTACCCCGGTCCGAAACCCGAGGCCCCCATCGTGGCCTCCTGAGAGCTGTCCAGCCTGCCGGCGTAGTAGTGTGTGCCAGAACGGACCCCGATGAGGCCGACTACGCCCGCCACGTTCGAGGCGTCGATGTCGATGTCGACTTTGTCCATGTGTCCCCCTTGATGACCCATCCAGCCTTGCGGCACCACCTTAGGACGGACTGGAGCATCCCAAAGCTGTGATGAACTCCCCTGTCTGCGAACAAATCGACGACAGGGGACTGCTTCCCTTTAAGCGGGCGAAGAACGCGCCCGACTGACTGTACCCACTCTGTGGGCGCGTATGTGTCTACCGCTAAAGGCGTAACCATGACCAGGGCGCTGAGATCGGGCCGGTTGTAGTTCTCCTTTCCCACGTGCAGCGTGGCGACTACCACCGGGTAGCCATTGAGCTGCCTAAGACGCTCCTGTGCATCTTTCTCGTCCCCGGTGATTCCGCCGACAGAGACACCCGCATCCGAGAGCGCGCCGACAAGCGCGTACACGTGCTGCTTCGAGTGACTCAGCACGTATACCTTGTGCCCCTGCGCCAGGCGAGCCTTTACCACCCCGACGATCACGTCATTGCGCTCGGGCATGCTGCCCAGCTTCCCCCTCAACTTGGAGATGTTTGGCTGCCGCAGGACGTCGAGGATGTCCGGGTCGTCGTCCGCGAGCGCTACACCCGTCTCGTGAAGATGGATGGTCGGAACGAGGGAGTCCTCGGATGGGTCGTCATACAGGACCGGGCCGAGGTGGTAGAGCACGATGCCCTCGCATCGATCTCGTCGCTTGAGGGTCGCGGTCAGCCACAGGCGCCTGCCGGCCGTCAAGTCGGATCCCCTGGCGAACCACTCCGCTGCTTGGTGATGCGCCTCGTCGTAGATGGTGAGGGCGAACCGAGAGTGGAAGTCGTCCGGGAGCTTCCCTGCCTCGGCGCGCTTCACGAGGGTCTGGATGGTCGAGAACACCACCCCGCGTGTGTAGTCGAGCCGGTCCCCGAGCACCCACCCGACGGGGCCCTCCATGTCGAACATCGTGCGCAGCTCGGCCTCCCAGTTGCGGAGGTGCGCCTCCTGGGCGGAGACGACCAACGTCGGCCCTGACATCATGCACGCGTAGCGCAGGCCGAGCACGGTCTTGCCCTTTCCGGTGTCGAGCCGAAGCCCTCCATCCACCCCGCCGGCGGCGGCTCGCTCCAAGGCGGCCCAGGCCCCGTGCTGGTTGGGCCGGAGTGCGAACCCCGGCTTGGGGCGAATCGTAGGAGCTACGAAAGCAGTCGGCCGGTGGTCGACCACCTGGTCAACCCCGAGGCGCTTCAGCGCGTCCCTGGTGAGATAGTTGCGCGGGACCTCGAGGTGATGGGGGTGCCGTCGAACCAACGTGCGCGGCTCCAGCCCGACCTCGATCCCGAACGTGAGCGCCCTGAGCACCGGAGCCTCCTCCACGAGACTCCTTGGGAGGAAGAGGGAGGCCCCGATGTACGCGACATCGGGCTCCAGAACGGGCAGGCGGAAGGTCGGCAACTACTTGTCCCCGGTCTGCCTCGAGGAGGCAGGATCGTTCCGCGCAAAGAGCGCCCGGAAGGGGTCCTCGTAGGGCGCGCGAGGAATCTGGTCAACGGCAAAGACGGCCTCCACCAGGCCCGCCCGGAAGCCCGACAGGGTGCCGTTGAACATCAACGCCCCAAAGAACCCCATCGAAGAGGACTCACGCTCCACGAAGTCCTCTGGCTCGGGCCGAGCGGCGAAGGTATGCCCCGGGCCCCGTGCGCCCCCGGCCCTTCGGGCATCCGGAAGCTCCCGTCGATCGTCCCGTCGATCGTCTCGGCGGTCGTCCAGCTTGTTCTTCACGAGGACGGAGCAGGTGGCCTCCCACCTACACCTGCGACAGGTGGGGTCATTGCGGTCGTAGTCCGCCGGGCTGCTGAAGCAGTTGGGCTTCCGGAGTGTCGATGTTGTATGCTGGTCTTCGTTCCGCACTTAGACTCCCTCGGGTTCTTCCCCTTATGACCGCTGCACGTTAGGGGTTGAGCACTCGCCTTTAGCCCGGGTACAATGATGCGCGTTCTCGACATTGCCGACGACAATGGTGCGCTTTTGCTGGCCCAGACTGGGGGCCTTCAGGGACTCGACCGGCACGTAAAGGAGGCCGCCTGGAGGGAGCCCGGGGTGATGCGCACGCGGGACTACGCGCTCCTCCTCGTCGACACGGACGGGAGGGAGCACGGAAAGTACGCCTGCTACGACCCGGGCAACACCCTGGTCTCCATGCTGTACCTCCAGAACGCGTACCCCCGGGACCTCAACCCGGCGGCGGCAAAGACGGCAGCCGCCACACTGGCGTCGCTGGCTGTGGACTGGGGCCTCCCGGTCCCGGAAGGGATCTCGAAGCTGGCCTCCATGGAGCTCTCGGAGGCGGACAGCAAGGACATCATCAGCACCCGGCGCGTTCGCTACAACCCGCCGAAGCTGGCCGACGCCCCGAAGGCCGCCCCCGGTCCCTTCGAGAAGGCGGCTTCCGCTCGACAGCGCTGGGCCGACCTTGACCCGTTCGAGCGTCGGGACGTCGCTCGAGAGCTCATCAAGGAGGCGGAGAGCGCCCCCCTCTACATCCCGACCCACTTCTACCAGTACGCGGGGGACCGCCTCAGCCCGAAGTTCGCAGCGTACATGCGGGAGCGGCAGGACTACACGAGCGACCCGGACGTCGTCGAGGGCTACAAGACCCTCGCGAAGATCGCCGCGGCTTGCGAGCCGGACAGCGTGGTGCAGTCGCTCTACGTCCTGGACGAGCTGGCTCATCTGCGCTGGGCCGGCGGTGATCGCTACGGGGAGACCCTCGCGGACCCGGTCCGCTGCGTCTACCACACGGACAAGGTCGCGGCCTACTCGTGGAACCACGGGGCCGAGGCCACGAACGAGAACGAGCTCTTCGTGTTCACCACGCACCCTACCGCCGCCTCCCGGTTCCTCGGCGCCTTCACTCCGGAGGTCTGGCAGCGCTTCCGCGCCTCCCCCGTCTCCACCTTCCAGGCCATGCCCCTCGAGCAGAAGGTCCTGGTGTCTCGCATGGCGCGTGAGGTGTAGCGATGGGGGAAGTCGAGGAGCTCATCAAGCTGCTTGCGGATCCGAAGGCACCGCCCCTCGCCCTCATGCGAGCGCTCACGCTTCGGTTCGGTGTTGAGTGGTTCTCGTGGGACTATGCCGCGCTGCGCATGACGCTCGAGCGCGAGCTCCATGTGCAGGTCTCCGCCCAGACGATGAGCAAGATCGCAGGCGGCGCTGCCATCGCGATGAGCGACGCCTTCTGGACCGACTGGGAGCACTTCCACTTCCTCGTCCAGGCCCTCAACGGGGCGGTGCCTGACCACAAGAACCACCAGGAGCTGTCCGTAGGCATGATGATGCGGGCGGTCCACGTCGCGCAGTCGATCCGAAAGGAGCTCGGACGGCTCACGGAGATGGTGCCCTTCTCCGAGGAGGTCTCGCGCTACGTCGCCGCCCAGGCGCTGCAGGCAGGGGTCTGGTACCTGCCGCCTCCCCTGGAGTTTGCCGCCCACCATGCCAGCGGGCTGAGCTACCGCTGCAAGGACTGCGGCAACGTATCGGCGGTCTTCGTCGACGACGGCCTCTGCGATGTCTGCGTCCACCGCTTCGACGTGAGTCAGCTCGGGGCGTGGGCGCCTGACCCAGAGGCGCTCGCCAAGGGCGTCGGCGGCAACATCGAGTTCTTCGAGAAGAACCCGACGGCCGCTGTCGTGCGCAGGCTCCAGGAGCTACACGACCACCCCGGTCGAACCCTTCAGGAGAGCCAAACGGACATCTGCACCGGGAAGATCCTCGCCGCGGTAGAGTACGCGCTTCAGGGTCACCCGTAGGAGCCAGCATGTCAGAGCACCTCATGTACCTCGCCTGCTTTCGCGAGCTGGAGAAGTCCGCCGGGTTCGGTACGCGCGCAGCCACATGGGCAGCTGGACACGCCGCGCAGGTGGGTGGTGCTGTGAAGAGCTTCGCCCACGACGTAGGCAGCTCCGCCCTGGGCACGGTGCGTCCCAGTGCCTGGAAGGCCGGGATTCAGGCCGGAAGGGCGGAGATGAAGAACGGTCCGCTGGCCGCGGGAATGACGGCGCTTGCGGTGCCTCTCACCGCGGCCGACGTCGTGCACACGATGCGGACGAAGGTGGACCCGGCGACGGGGAGGCAGCTCGGGCTTGGCGAGCGCGCTGCTGTGGCGGCCGGGCATGTGGGGTCCACGGTCGCTGGGATGCGCTACATGAACATGGCTGGGGGCGGCTTTGTCCGCGGCATCGGTGTTCAGGTAGGCGGCGGCATGATCACCGACGCGGTCACCAGCCGGGCCGGGAGGGCAGTCGATAGCCTGGCTGCTCGAAGGTCCCCCAGTGCGGTGGGTGCTCTCGGCGGCTACGCTCACCCCGCGACCGCCGCTGGCGGGGCGCCAGTCGCCCGCGGAGTCTCATGAACACCTCCACCGATAGTCCTCGTTCCCCTGGACGTACTACCGCCTCTTGGACGAGTCGCGGCTACGGTGTTCGGTATCCGTCGCCCTTTTTCGACGTCGCACAGCAGTTCCTCCCGGAGAACGTGCACCAGCTGCATCTCTGGTGCCGGTTCTACTTCCTGACGAACCCGGTCATCAACGTCGCCTGCCAGAAGATGGCGGAGTACCCCGTCACGCCGCTCGTGTGGGAGACCGACGACAGCGAGCTCAAGGCGCTCTACACCAACCTGGAGGCCCACCTCCGTCTCCGGCAGTTTCAGGTCGAGATCGGGCTCGACTACAACGTCTACGGGAACGCCTTCGCCAGCGTGTTCTTCCAGCTGGAGAAGTACCTGGTGTGCAAGAACTGCAGGGAGCGGTACCGTGCGTCGAAGAACCGCAGCAGGTACACGTGGAAGAACGGGCGATTCTTCCTAACCTGTGGCCTATGCAAGACGCAGGACTACGCCGACCAAGCCGACACCTACCCGCGTAACGTACGCGGGGCCCGTCTCGTACGGTGGAACCCCGAGAACATCGAGATCAAGCACAACGAGGTCACCGGCACCAGCCGCTACTACTACCGCCTCCCGCGCAGCGTCACGAACGACGTCCGCCTCGGGGACCCCGAGACGATCGAGACCCTCCCGCACCAGTTCCTCGAGGCGGCGCGGACCGGCCGCGTGCTGCTGTTCCACCCCGACAACTTCTTTCACCTCAAGCGCCCGACCATCGCCCAGAAGGATCAAGGGTGGGGCTCCCCGCTGATCTTCCCGCTCCTAAAAGATGCCTTCTACCTGCAAGTCATGAAGAAGGCGCAGGAGAGCCTGCTGCTTGAGCATGTGGTGCCGCTGCGGATCGTCTTCCCTGGACCGACCACCGGAGGCAACGACGGGCCTTTCGGTGCGTACAACCTGTCCAACTGGAAGCAGAAGATCGACACCGAGCTGGCCATGTGGAAGCGGGACCACAACTACATCCCGATCATGCCGATGAACATCGGGTTCCAGCAGATCGGCGGGCAGGCCAAGGCACTCATCCTGCACCAGGAGTTCCGCATCCACGCAGAGCAGATGCTCGCGGGCGCCGGCATCCCGGTGGAGTTCGTGTACGGCGGACTCCAGTGGAGCTCCTCGAACACCTCACTGCGTGCGCTGGAGAACACGTTCCTCGGCTACAACATCGAGCGCTTCAACCTCACGCGCTTCGTTGTCGACAAGGTCGCGGCGCACATGGGCTGGAGGACCTGCCCGTTCCGCTTCGAGAAGTTCCGCATGGCGGACGACCTCCAGCGGGCCATGTTCTACCTCCAGCTCAACCAGGCAGAGAAGGTCTCGGACCAGCGCCTGCTCGAGGAGGTTGGGGAGGACTGGGAGACCGAGAGCGAGCGCATCACGGGGGAGCGCGCGAAGAAGATCGATGCGCAGCGGAGGACGCAGCTGGCGACGGCCGAGATCCAAGGAGCCGCCCTGCTCCGAACCTCCCGCTACCAAGCCAAGGCGAACGAGCTGACGATGCTCGCTCAGAACAACGCGCAGATGCAGATCCAGAGCGACCAAGCCGCCGCCGGCATGGTCGCCGCACCAGGAGCACAGCCTGCAGGTGCGGCGCCCGGCGCAGCTGCTCCGCCCGCAGCAGAGGCGCCCGCCCAGGGCGACGCGGCCGCTGCGGGGCAAGACGGTGGTGCTCCCCCGCCCGTGGACCCCAACGCGGCGCTCCCAGAGGGCGGCCCTTCCGTGTACGCGGAGAACGCGGGAGCTCCAAACGCATCCGCCGCCCCCACGGCGATGGGTGGGCTGGAGTCGCCCCTGCGCGTGGGTCAGGGAGGGATGGACCTTCGGTACATCGCACAGCGCGCGGTGGCCTACCTACGCACGGTGGAGAGCCAGAACGGGAAGCAGGCCATGCTTCAGGAGCTCGGCAAGCTCCAGCTGGAGAACCCACCCGTCTACCAGCTCGCCGTGCAGCTGCTGAACAACACCGGCGCGGTGGCAGACCCCCTAAACGCGACCACATCGCCCATCACTCCGAGATCCGCCTCGCAGCGGGATGCCAGCCGTACCATAGGATGACCCATGTTCAAGACCGCCAGTGAGGTGTACGAGACCTACGAGCGCGCCCGTATTGCGTTCGAGAAACAGGCCTACGGGGAGGCCGAGCACGCGGAGCTGGCGGGCATGGCCTCCAGGGCAGTGGGGAAGGGCGCGCCATCTCCCGCGGTAGCTGGGACGATCCAGAAGGGCGCGCTGAAGGTCGACCAGGGGATTCGGCATCCCTGGCTGCCGCACACCGACCCCCTACACTCCTTCCCGGGCTCGCAGACCAAGGCCATGGTCGGAAGAAATGTCGTGCAGAAGCAGGACATGGCAGTCCGCGACATCTCCAAGTCCATCGCTACGCGAGGGTCTCCCCTGTCCGGCGCACGGGCACATCGGGGTCTGATGAATCTGGGCGAGGGCCACCATCAGATGATGGACATCAGCGCGCACACGGACAAGCCAGCACTGGAGGGCAAAGCCTCTCGCCTGCGCGGAGCCCTGAAGGGGCGCGAGGTTGGGTACGGTGGCGGTGTGGTCTCAGGGCGCGAGCACGGACACTCCGGGTTGACGCGCGAAGGCACGACGCTGCACGCTGACCTCGATCGTCTGCGCCCTGACTCGTCTGCTGTGGATCGCCAGGCGATTGCGCGGTCGGAGCGTTTCGGGGCGACCGTGGCTAAAAAAGTGGAGGCGCGCCTGGTCTCGCACCACGGCATGCACCCGACCGAGGCAGCCGAGCACGCCTCTCACTTCTTCCAGCAGATGCACGCCCCGAGCCGCCCCAGCCAGTTGGTCGGGGAGGCATCGAGGACGGCACGCTACTTGGGTGGCGAGGTCTCCCGCGCCGGCTCTGCCGTACGCGGAGTACTCTCTCGCTTGCGCTGACAAACTGCGCGCGCCGTCTTGATGGGCGACGTCGTGAAGAACCATAGGAACGTCATGATGTTGTTGAGCATGTTCACCTCAACCTCCTTATGACCGAAACGGACCCCCTTACGAGGGGACCGCCAGCATCAGGACGGAGCTCGGCGTACCGCACGCGTCGCACTCCCCGTCTTTCCAGTAGGGCTGCACCTTGAACCCCCGAGTGCACGTCGAGCACACCCACACGTAGTCGGGCGCCCGGTCTTCCAGCTCGCTCAGAAGCAGCTGGCACTTTCCGCAGTCGACGTCTCCGCACATCCCCCCGCGGTTGTACCGTCCGGCTGGCAGCAGTACTCGCACGCTCCTGGTGCTGCGCTCGAGCAGCACACAGAACGCGAAGAGTCCACCCTCTCCTGGGAGCGTGGGGTCAACGCGCGGCGCCGACCGCTCCAGGGGCTCGTGCAGCCCTGTCTGGCCCCGAAGTCTTCGTAGAGGTGAGCCCTCGCGGGCTCTACGCGCGGGCACCATCACCCCTCGTCCAGTGGTGGTGCATCGCCGCCCCGCATTCGACCACGAACCGTGCCGCGCCCGCCACAAAGGCGAACAGCAGCATCCACATCGTCGGACTCATCTACATCCCCGTGTTGGGTCCCGGTGGGACCAGAAACAGACTGCTCGACCAGCTGCGCGAACTGACACAGCTCGGTCCCCTGACTCGGCCTCGAACGGGGCGCCCTACGACGTCCCGTGGTAGGTTTGGAGTCCATGTTCACCTCCATCCCCCTTATGCCGGATGTGGAGCTCTTCTATGCCGAATCTGAACCCGGAAGCCGCCTTCGAGAGCTTGAAGGGTCAGGTGGCCGCGACCATCAAGGCGCAGTTCCCCTTCGAGGGGGCGGTGCGTCGGCTTGAGCTTGTCGACGTCGTCTTTGAGGAAAAGTCCGGCAACGCAGGAGACCCGCACCACATCGACAACCTCGATGAGCAGCTCAAGGCCAGAACGACCGGGATGACGTGGGGCGTGCCCGTGCGCGGACGCCTGCGGCTCGTGGACAAGGCCTCCGGACACCTCATCGAGGAGGCGTCGGTCACCTTGGCGAAGCTCCCCAAGATCACCCGCAGGTACTCCTACCTCATCGACGGGCAGGAGCGGCAGCACGACAGCGTGTTCCGGTCCAAGTCTCGTGCCTACCACCGCATCGCCTCGAACGGCGACGTCCAGGCCCGCTGGAACTTGGCACGCGGGCACGGGTTTGACCTGACGTATGACCCCGTGAAGGGGCGCATGATCATGACGATCGGAGACTCCAACATCCCGCTCTACTCCGTGCTGCACATCCTCAACGTAGGGGATGCCTCGATGGAGCGGGCTTGGGGTCCCGAGGTGTTCCGCGACAACCAGAAGGCCGCGAAGCTCGGGGACGTGGACAAGATCTACACCGCGCTGCGGCTGCGCATGGCAGACCGCTCTTCCGGCACTCCGGCCCAGCGGGCGGAGAAGATCCGGGAGTACTTCGCGACGGAGACGGAGGTGCTGCCGGACGCGATGAAGGCGGCCTTCGGAAGGGAGTACTCCTCGGTCAACGGAGAGAACCTGCTCCTCTCGTCCACCCGCCTCCTGGACATCCAGAAAGGGCGCTCGAAGGAAGACCCTCCGGCACATGAGCTTCCCGACGACCGACAGGCGCTGTCCGCGAAGTACCTCGCGACCACCGAGGACTTCGTGATCGAGGCCCTCAGGAGCCACGAAGCGAGCCTTCGGAAGCAGGTACAGGACCGCATCGACAAGCCGGAGTACAGCATCAGCGACATCATGTCGCCGAACTCCTACGGGCGCGTCGTTCTCGCCCCGTTTCAGCACGCACAGCGCCCGGAGCAGACCAACCCGCTGCAGTTCCTTTCGGGGTACATGCGCACGACCATCCGCGGCAAGGAGTTCGGCGGCGTCGGCGGCGAGAAGATCAACCTCGACGTCGAGAAGGAGCTGAACCCGACGCACTTGGGGTTCATCGATCCCATCCAGACGCCGGAGGGGGAGGACACGGGCATCGCCCTCAACCTCCCCCTCGGGATCTCTGTCACACGCGCGACCGCGCGACCAGGCTCGAAGAGCAGGGGCTCTCCCGGGCAGGAGATCCGGACGAAGGTCTACGACGTCAAGGCGCGTCAGACGGTGCTGGCGACCCCGGCGGAGCTCGAGCACGCCGTCGTCGCGTACCCGGACCAAGTACGCTGGACCGGCGGCCATCCCGCGCCGATCGCGAACGAGGTCGTCTGCTACGACGAGCAGCGCAAGACCTCGAAGCGTCCGTGGGAGAAGGTGCGGTACGTGCTTCCATCTGCGAAGGCGCTCCTCTCCTTCAGCGCGAATCTGATCCCCTTCTTGCAGAACAACAACGGCAATCGAGCCATGATGGCGGCCAAGCAACAGGAGCAGGCCCTCGCTCTGGTGCGGCGCGAGGCCCCCCTCGTCCAGGTCAAGACGGACGGGGTCAACACGTTCGAGCAGGTCGTCGGGTCCTTCGTCACGCACACAGCCCCCGCGGCCGGCGTCGTGAAGCGAGTCGAGCCGGGCGCGGTTCACCTGCAGACCGAGGAAGGCCTCGTCCGCATCCCGATGTACAACCACTTTCCCCTCAACGGAGGGAAGAACTCCCTCCACTCCATTCCGGTGGTGAAGGCGGGTCAGGCGGTCCAGAAGGGCGAGCTCCTGGCGGACTCGAACTACACCAAGGATGGCGCCCTCGCGCTCGGCTCGAACCTGCGCGTCGCGTACGTGCCGTGGAAGGGTCTGACCTTCGAGGACGGCATCGTCGTGTCCGAGAGCGCGGCGAAGCGCATGTCCTCGGACCACATGCACGCGCTGGAGGTCACGGTCTACGCCAGCATGATCGGCGCCACTGAGGGATCGTTGTCCCGCTGGCGTGACTACGCGACCCCGCAGCGGAGCACCCCGGAGCACATCAGCAATCTGGACGCACGCGGGATCGTGCGGGAGGGCGCCGTTGTGCACAGCGGCGACGTCCTCGTCGCGATTCTTAGCCCCAGGCAGTCGAGCGAGTCAGACCAAGCAGCCGGCCTCATCCACAAGACACTGGCGAGGTCGTACCGGGACTCGTCCCTCGTCTGGGACCACGACTACTCCGGGAAGGTGGTCCGGGTGCTGGTCTCCGAGGCCATGAACCGGAAGCACATCACGGTGCACGTCACCACGGAGCAGCCCCTGGTCGTAGGGGACAAGCTGTCAGGGCGTCACGGCAACAAGGGGATCATCAGCCGCATCGTGCAGGACCACGAGATGCCACACACGGCGGACGGCGTCCCCGCCGACCTGCTGCTGAACCCAGCTGGCGTGCCGAGCCGTATGAACGTCGGCCAGGTCCTCGAGACTGCGGCGTCCAAGATCGCAGAGAAGACGGGCAAGCCGTACATCGTGGAGAACTTCGTCCCCGGGGTCGACTACTCGGCGAAGGTGACGGCGGAAATGCAGAAGCACGGGCTGTCGGACACGGAGGAGATGTTCGACCCCGTGACCAAGCGGTCCATCGGCCAGATCATGGTCGGGAAGCAGTACATGCTCAAGCTCCACCACCAGGTGGAGAAGAAGGCAACCGCGCGCTCGATGGAGAGCGGGTACACGCACACCGGCGAGGCGCCGAAGGGGTCCGGCATCCCCGGCGGCGGCCAGAAGATGGACATGTTGACGACGTACGCGATGCTCGCGCACGGAGCCAACCACAACCTCCGGGAGGCGTACACCTTCAAGAGCGACGGCGACCAGAACGCCGCCTGGGCCGCTGTGATCACGGGCAACCCGCTGCCCCCGCCGCAGCCCACTCGCGGGATGAGCCATTTCCAGAACTACCTTCGGGCGCTCGGCGTGAATGTCGAGAAGCGGAAGGACGACTACCAGCTCTCGCCCCTGACGGACATGCACCTGCTGGGCGACGCGAAGCGAGGCCTGCGCGGGATCTCGAACGGCGAGATCAAGCTGCCCGAGAAGCTCAGCGTGGCGCGCGGGGCGCGCACCGTCGAGGAGCACGGCGGCTTGTTCGACCCTCGCGTCACCGGCGGCCTCCAGGGCAAGTTCTGGAGCCACGTGGAGTTGGCGGAGCGCATGCCGAGCCCACTCTTCGAGCCCGCGATCCAGACGTTGACCGGCCTGACCAAGAAGCAGTTCGACGCCATGGTGGGCGAGAAGGGCCTCGTAGACGGCAAGTCCGGGTTCCACACCATCATCGAACGGCTGGGGGCCATCAACGTCGACGAGGAGTTGAAGAAGGCCCAAGCCGAGGTCGGGAAGTCCGGCCGCGCGACGCTGAACCGCGCGATGAAGAAGGTGCGGTACCTCGAAGCCCTCAAGGCGAACGGGCTGACGCCGCTCGAGGCGTACACCAACAAGTACCTACCGGTGCTACCCCCCTCTGTTCGACGGGTGTCGGTGGGCCTCGACGGGACCCAGGTCGTGGACGACCGGAATCCGCTGTACCTGGGCGTGGGACACGCCAACGGAATCCTGAAGGAGGCGAAGCCGTCGACGCCCCACGAGGACCTCCAGAAGGCGCGGGCGTCGCTCTACAGCAGCATCCGCTCGCTGCGGATGACCGGCATGACGACCAGCCCGGGGTCCGGAAAGCCGCGGCACATGCAGGGTCTGATGGAGCTCCTGTCAGGTAAGACCGAGGATCACGGAGCCCCCAAGGAGAGCTTCTTCCAAGAGGGGGTCCTTGCCCGGCGCCAGGACCTGTCGGGTCGGTCGACGATCGTACCCGAGCCGGCGCTCGGGCTTGACCAAGTCGGCGTGCCCCGTCAGATCGCTATGGAGATGTACAAGCCCTTCGTGGTGCGCGAGCTCGTGCGCGGCGGCAAGACCCCCATCGAGGCGTTGAAGTGGGCGAAGGAGAAGAAGGATCACCCGCAGGTGATGGACGCGCTCGAGCGGGCCGTGGCGGAGCGGCCGGTCTTCCTGAAGCGGGACCCGTCTCTGCACAAGTTCTCCATCATGGCCTTCCACCCGAAGATCGTAGAAGGCAGTGCTATCAAGATCCATCCGCTGGTAACCGGGGGATTCAACGCCGACTTTGACGGGGACTGCTACTACGGTCAGGTCCTTGTTGACACCGAAGAGGGGGTGGATTACCACGAGGGCATGCCTCACTACCTCCGCGTGCCCGGCCAGAAGGTCATCCACATCCGCGACTTCCCCCGCATCGAGAGCACGCGCGTGGAGAAGGCATCCGGCGTCGTCGAGTACGACGTCCCCGCCGGCGTACGCGTTCCCGCGTGCTTCAGGGACGGCAACAGGCCCTGCATCGAGTCGTTCGAGGTGACGAAGTTCTCCGAGCACCCGGACTGCGAAGAGTGGGTGGTGAAGACGCGTGCCGGGCGCGAACTGCTCGTCTCCGAGGACCACAGCCTCGCGCTGCTGGACCCGGAGACTCTGGAGGTGTCCAAGGCTCCCGCGCGCGAGGCCGTAGGACAGTGCCTCCCGACTATGTTCCGCAGTGATGACGGAGAGGCGGCGGTTTACGACCTGCGCGAGTACCGAGGACCCAAGAGCAATCCGCTCCTGGACGTCGTCGAGGTCGGCAGGGAGGTCGCCTGGATGCTGGGCGTACTCGTCGGAGATGGCTGGGTGACACAGAAGACGCCCGCCGTGGCGACCGTGAGCCTCTCGTTCGGAGACGATGGCGCGGACGTCGCGGTGGCATGGGAGGCGGCGGCCAGCAGGATCGCAGACGGCGCAGTCGGCTACACAGAGCTCCCGCACGAGTTCGAGGGCAAGAACTACACGTCGCACCGGTTGACGCTGAGCAACACTGGCTTCGCCAAGTGGATCGCGCCGATGATCGGGCACAGCGCTCGTGGAAAGCACCTGCCCGAGGGCTACCTGCACTGGAATCGAGAGTCCCGGCGCGGGCTGTTCTGCGGGCTGCTGGACACGGACGGCTCTGTGAACTGGGCCGCCAGTGGGCGATTCTCCTGCTCCTTCACGACGACGTCGCAGCGCCTCGCGGAGGAGGTGCGTCTACTCGGCCTCACGCTGGGACTCGCGGCTACGTTCACGGAGTTCGAGAACCGAGACCAACCTGCGTACATCCTGACGTTCTCGGTCAGCCAGGTGCAAGAGGCACGGTGGCTGAAGCTCGTGTCGGCGCGCAAGCAGGCTGCGCTCAGCAAGCTGCACAACGGTACTCGTCGCGCGCGCGGGCACACGGACTTCGTCCCGCTGCCCCCGAGAGCACGCGAAGAGCTGCTCGACCTGCTGCGGCAGGTCGGTGCGACCCGACGCGCGCCGAACAAGAACAAGCCTGCCTTCTCGCTGTACGTGGTCCTGAAGCGCGGGGAACCCACGCTGTCCCGCGAGGCGTACGAGAGCCTGTGGTCGGTCCTCGATCCGACGCTCGACTACTCGGAGTACCTCAAGCGGTGGGTTTCCGTGTGCAACGCCCCTGTGAGCTGGGACCTCGTCGAGTCCGCTGAGTTCACCGGCAAGCGCCGCACGATGTACGACATCACGGTGCCCGGTGCATGGACGTTCGCTACGGCAGACGGCGCCATCGTCTGGGACACGATGGCCCTCTACGTCCCGGTGTCCGCCGAGGCGGTGGAGGAGGCGCACAAGATGCTCCCCTCGAAGAACCTGTTCTCGCCCACCCACTTCGGTCTTCTTCCCGTCCCCGGCCAGGACTCTCTCCTGGGCATCTTCCAGGCGACGAAGTGGGGCACCGAGGTGAAGGTGCCAGAGGGCACCACTGCCGAGCGCGCGATGCAGATGATGCACGATGGGAAGCTCAAGCCGACCGACGTGATCCTCATCGACGGTAAGAAGACGACGGCGGGGCGGCTGTCGCTTGCCGCGCTCCTACCCGCCGCGATGCAGGGGAATGAGAAGCTCCTGCACGACTCGGCCTTCCGCCTCAACAAGGATGGGGTCGAGAAGATGCTCTCCACGGTGGCGCGGGACCACGACAAGGGCTTCGCCACCACAGTCGACGGGTGGAAGGATCTCGGGAACCACCTGTCCTACCTGAACGGCAGCTCCTTCTCCATCAACGACTTCCACGACGGCGTCGCCATGCGCGACCGCATCCTCGCGCCCTACGCTGCGCAGGAGAAGGCGCTCCACAACACCGCCATGTCGCCGAGGAGGCGGGACCAGAAGATCGTCGAGCTCTATCAGGGTGCGCAGGCGGAGCTGAAGCGCGTGGGCAAGGCCAAGTACGACGCGGGCGGCAACCGTGTCTGGGAATGGGCGGAGTCCGGCGCACGCGGCAACTGGAACCAGTTCGCCCAGCTGACGCTGGCGCCCGTCCTCGTCGAAGACTTCGCGCGGCGCACCGTTCCCATCCCGATCACCAAGTCCTTCGGAGAGGGCCTCTCGGTGTCCGAGTACTGGGCGTCGATGCACGGCGCCCGCAAGGGCACCCTCGACCGCGCCCAGGGGACGCGCGAGCCTGGCGCAGTCCAGAAGGACATCGTCAACACGACCATGGGGATCCAGGTCACCGCAGAAGACTGCGGGGCCACCGAAGGCAAGAAGATGGCGGTCGGACACAACGACATCGTCGGCAGGTTCCTCGCCCATGCAGTGAAGCTCGGGACCGTCGACGTCCACGCCGGCGAGCTCATCACGCCGGCCCTGGTCTCCCAAGCCCGGAATGCTGGCGTCGCGGAACTCGTGGTGCGCTCGCCGCTCTTCTGCAGAATGGGCAAGGGGGTGTGTGCGAAGTGCTACGGGCACAACGAACGCGGCGGCCTCCACGCAGTCGGCACGAACCTGGGCGTCATCGCAGGGCAGGCGCTCAGCGAGCCCATTACCCAGCTCGCGATGAAGTGCAGCGAAGGGGTGATCACGGACGGCGCTGGCGTGACCTGGGCCTTCGAGGACTACTTCGAGGCACACGGGCTCGAGGTGCCGGCGGCCGGAGAGGTGCGCACGAAGTCCATAGTCGCGATGCTGCGCGACGGTCCCGCGCCCGCTGTGGTTGCGACGCGTCTGCAGTCGCATCTGCCGGACGACGAGATGGTCTTCATCAAGACACGCTCCGGGCACGTGATGGCGGTCCAGAAGAACCACCCGCTCTGGGTCTACGACGCCAACGGCAATGCCTTCGTGAAGGCGGCTGGCGCCCTCGAGCCCCGTGTCGACCGCTTGCGCGTGGACCGGGTCGCGATCGAGCGGCCGACGTGCGCCATGGCCCCGCTCGACCCGTACGCGATTGGGTTCTTCCTCGCCGAGGGGAGCACTCGCTACGGCAACGGCACCCCGCGCTACGACGGTGTTGCGGTCGCGTCGGTCTTCTCCCAGCACGAGTCGTTCCAGAAGCATGAGCTCGTCACGCGCCTCCGCGCCATCAACGGGATCGGCACGGTCTCGTCTCACGAGAAGTGCGTCGAGGTCTACGACCCGGCGTTCGCAGCGTTAATGGCCAGCGTGGTCCGCGGGCGCAGCAGCTACACGAAGCGCCTGCAGCCGGGCTTCAATCTCTGGTACGAAGAGGAGCTGGTCCGCCTGCTCGCTGGCTGGATCGACGGCGACGGGACCGTGTTTGAGTCGAGCGGGGTGACCGTCGCCAAGATCTACACGTCCAGCTTCGTCGCCCTGCAGCAGCTCGAGATCATCTGTGCCAGGCTCAGGATCCGCTGCAGTGCCGGGTACGTCAGCCGCCCCGACGAGACCGTGAAGGTGAAGAGCCGACACGCCAACTTCTTCGCGGAGCTGCGGTTCAACGAGGACTCTCGTTGGGACGTCGGCAGCTGGTCCCTGCGCATGCGCGCGAAGGGCGAGGTGAAGTTCGCGAAGCACCGCTTCATCGACCACGACCTGGATCCGGTGCGGAAGGTCCAGGTCATGCCGAAGTGGATCACCCCGGTGTGGGACGTGAAGACGTCCTCGCAGGGATTCACGTGCGGCATGCTGCGCAACCACAACACCTTTCACACGGGAGGGGTCTCGAGTGCGGGGCAGTCCAGCGCCGTGGACTCGTTCAAGCGTGTGAAGCAGCTCTTCATGGTCCCCGGCAAGCTGCCAGACAAGGCGACCATCGCCACGGTCGGCGGTACGATCGGGAAGATCGTCACCGACGCCCGCGGTGGCCTCACCGTCGACATCGAGGGCAAGGCCCATCGCGTCATCACAGGGCACCTCCTCGACGGCATCAAGACCGGCGCAGTGGTGCACCGCGGTGACCCGATCTCCACGGGCCCCCTCGACCCGCACGAGCTCCTGGAGCACACCAAGAGCATCGGGCGTACGCGGAACTACATCACGGACGAGGCCACCGCGGCGTACCAGGGCACCGTCCGCCAGCGGAACGTGGAGATGGTGGTGCGCGGGATGACCAACCTCACGGAGGTCCACAACGCTCCTCCCGGCAGCCCGTGGCACCAGGGCGACCTGGCCCCGCTCTCCGCGGTGGACGAGCACAACGCCAACGCGACAGCGGAAGGACACGAGGTCATCTCGCACACGCCTACGCTGCGCGCGATGACGCTCGTTCCCCTGTCCGGGACCGAGGACTGGATGGCGCGGCTGAACTACCAGCGCCTCAAGGACACCTACACGGAAGGTGCTGCCCAGGGCTGGAAGTCCAACATCCACGACCATCCGATCCCCGGCCTTGCCCACGGCGCCGAGTTCGGGCTACGTCCCCCCACGGCCCGCACACCGCCGCCAGCCACCGGGCGCACGACTGCACCAGCGCGAAGGTAGGTAGGCATGCCGACTACGAAGCAGGGGACGCACAACCTCCCCAGCAAGGGCAAGACCACCGGCAGCAACGCCAAGACCCCTGCACTCATCCAGATGGGCAGGATCACCGAGGTCGACCCCCTCAGGTGGACCTGCGTCATCAAGACGGAGGGCAGCTCCGACAGCTCCAGGACCTTTAGGGACGTCCCGCTCGGCGGCCTGTACCTGCACCCGCTCGGCGAGGGCATCTACGCGATGCCTGAGGCGGGCGCGCTCGTGTGGGTGTGCAAGCCGAGTGAGGGGGACGCGGCGGCGTTCATCGTCAACTACCGTCCCTACCCGAGGCGGGACACCCTCACCTCGACGGAGGCCAACAAGCCCGCCGCCCCTGGCAACCGCCCTCGCATGAGCCCCGGGGACTACGCATTCCTCGGACGGGACCAGAACGGGCTCTTCGTCCGCCGCGGACAGCTGACGGAGGTCTTCGGGGGACCGCTCGCGCGGACGCTCTACCAGGGGCGCACCGGGACGATCCACTCCTTCGCGCAGGCCCTGAAGCTCGACGTGTTCGGCGGCTCTGTGCGATGGAACGTCGACCGTCCTGAGCTCGACCCCGACGGCCACCAGGGGACGCGGCTGGATCTGAAGGCGAAGGAGTTCGCCGACGACCGCTCCTACGCCCTACGTGTCAGGGCCGGAAAGCTCGACGCGAGCGCCCCCATCCAAGACCCAGTCCTTCAGCTGCAGGTCTTCACGGATGGGGACGTGGCGGAGGAGAGCCTCGCCCAGGCGCTGTCTCTCACGGCGAACAAGGCCGGAGAGGTCGCGCTCTCCACGACGGGCAGCGTGCTGGTCGACGTTACAGCGGGCGGGGTGAGCGTGGCCTCCGTACGCGTCTCCAAGGACGGCGCGGTCGAGGTCACGGCAGCGAACGCGGTCACCGTGCGCGGCAGCGCGGTGACTCTTGCCGCCGGCAGCGCCCAGCTGAGTGTCACCGCGGCCGGTGTCTCCGCGGGGGCTTCCGCCGGCGACAAGCACAAGGTCTTGAAGGACCTGTCGTTCAGCACGGACACCGCAGCAGCCTGGGCGGAGGTGGCAGCGCTCTGCTCCGCGCTCGGCCTCCCGAGCACGAACATCGTCAAGCACATCGCCGCTCTGAACGCCGGAACGTACACAGCGTCGGCTCTGGAGACCGAGTAGATGCCCGTACAGCCCCACCTCCCAGACATCCGGGCGCGCATCTCGCGGCGGCTCAACCCGGAACGGCTGGCACGGGACGGGCTCCCTGAGCTCCTTGCGCAGGCTCTCTACGACGAGCTCACGACGAACCCGGGGCCCCAGGGACCTGCCGGCCCTACGGGAGCCGCCGGTCCGCAGGGAGCGGCAGGTCCTCAAGGCACGACAGGCCTCCAGGGCCCCCAGGGATCTCCGGGGAGTGCCGACCCCGCGCTCGAGATGGAGCTTGCATTCAAGGCCAGCAACGCGAGCAACTACAGGACCGCCTCCTACGACGAGCAGGGACAGCTCGTGGCGCTGGACATCTGGACATCGGCAGAGCTGACAGTCCAGCTCTTCAGCCGCAGCTTGACCTACACGGATGGCCGGCTTGTGACGTCGACCCTTGTGCGCACCTCGGACGGGGCCACCTTGACGCGCTCCTTCGAGTACACGGAAGACGGGGTGTGGAGCGGGGCGACCACGGTGTATACACCATGACCTCCACGAGTTGAGGAGACACACGTGGCGACCTTCGCGGTAAACGGCGGTGGAACAACCTTTTGGCACGACGCCGTCTACTCCACGCGTGCGGGTGGCGACACGTACAACCTGTCGCTGGGCTCGGTCTTGGTCGTGGATGGCGACTGTCGCTTCGGTCCCAACACGAGCGAGGCCGTAGGGCCCCCGTTGAACATCTCCATCGCGGCAGAGAGCGGTGGTGAGTTCCTGGTTGACGGGCGCGGCGTACGTCTCATCCCGTACGTGTCCGGGAGCGGAAACGTCCCAGCCGGGGGCACTGCGATCACGCAGGGGGCCGTCACGGGCTCGCTGCTTGGTGTGTGGAGCTCGATCAACACGGTCCCCACGGCCGCCGGCGCGTCGATGCCCGCGACGGGGTTCATCAAGGTCCGCCAAGTCAGCGGGGGCTCCTCCAGGTACGGAGGAGGGGCGCTCGGCGGCATCGCTGCGACTGCCGTGGGGGACACGGGGGCGTCGCTTACGCTCACGGTCGCGGCGTCCGGCAAGACGTTCACCCGCAGCGCTGGCAGCTTCATCTCGGACGGAATCAAGCTGGGCGACACGGTGGTCGTCAGCGGCTGCGTCAACGCGGGCAACAACGGCTCGTTCGTGGTGACGGTGATCACCTCAACGGTGCTCACGTGCGCAGCGGCCGCCGGCTTGGTGGACGAGGTCGTCGGAGGGAGCGGGAGGGTGCTCTCCCAGACTTCGGACATCGCGGGGTGGATCGACTTCTCGTGTACTGACGCCGGCGCGATGACGGTACGCCGACTCGGGAAGCTCACGACTCGAGGGACTTGGTTCGACTTGGGGCTGACCAGCGGGTCGAGAAATCAAACCCTGCCTCTGCCGACATCCGGGCAGACGGCATTTTGGATCAGCGGGGTCTGGATCGAGACCGCTCCCGAGAGCGGCGCGTTCGAGTACTGGCCCTGCCTGACCACGAACACCGGCGGAGGGTGGTCGACGGCCGCCCAGGGCACCGACGAGCGCTCTCGGGCGGTCATGTGCGATGCGGCGAACCAAGTCATCCGTATCGGGGCAGACGCGGCGGCAACAAGCATCGGCGAGCTGCCGTCCGCCGGGCGCCGTGTCGTGGTCCCCAACGTGTTCCTGATGACGAACACCTCGGCCGCCAAGGCAGCAGCCTCCCTGCCGTCGTCGACCCTCGCTGCGCGCTTCGAGCTCATCACGACCGGCGCCGCCGTGATCGACATGGAGTACGCAGAGTGCAACTGGTGCTGCGCGGTCTCGGCGACCAGCTTCACGCAATGCTACTCCTGCACGTTCACAAACGTCTCATTCGGGGACGCAGTGTTCTTGGGCGAGTGCGCGACGCCGGTGATCTGGAATGGCGGCGGGGTTAGCCCGGTCAACCCACTGGATCTCCCCGCGCTGACGTGCACCTCGTTGTACTACGGGGGTGTGTTCACCGATTGTAAGTTCTGGCGTGGGGGCACCATCGGGGCTGCCGACTACTCCGTCAGTCTCACGTCCTGCACGGACGTCACGTTCGTTCGATGTCGCATAGGGCAGGCAACACTGGCATCGAATGCAACCAGCTACGCCTTGAGCGTCAACTCGTGCGTACGTTCGACGTTCACGTCGTGCTGGCTGACGATGGGGGCCCTGCTTACCACCTCGAGTGCGACGTCGTGGACGACCACCACGTACCTCAATCGACATATCGGGACGACGGCCACGACTCCGTCGATCCACTGCTTCACCCTTACGTCTCGCTGCTCCGACACGTTCATAGATGGGCTTGATTTTGGCGGGTTCACGAACGTACACCCGTACCCGGGTCTGCTCAGTGTGACAGCGAGCGATCAAACCGAGTTGCGGAATGTGGGCACAGCAGCCAGTCCACTGTCGCTCGGTAGCGCCAATCAGACGGGCGTTCTCGTAGCCTCCGGAGGCGGTTGCGACGGGATCATCCTGAAGCGGGTCTACACGCTGAACACGAGAACCGGACTCTACACCACGACGAGCTCCGACAAGGCTGTTGTACTTCAAAACGTCTGGGGCGACGCAGCAGACAATCTTGGCGCCCAGTGGATCAACTGCATCCACAAGGGCTGTCGTGGGTTTGGAACTCCGGTGGTCGCGTACACGGATGTGTACGATAACATCTTCTTCGACGTGTTCAACGCGTCGACGACTGGGAAGGTAGGGCTGTTCTTCAACGAGGCGACTGCGCGTGGGTACGCGGAGTACGTCACCTTGGAGGGCACCGCGCGGTTCACGTCGACCGGGTCGATCTACATGCCGACCGCGGGGGACGCCGCCACCTTCGAGTGGCCGCACTACATCCTCGGCTTCACCGGCTTCTCGGCGGTAGAGAGCACACTGACCGGAGGTACCTCGGTCAGCACGCGCATGCGCGTGCAGTATCAACTCGACACGAACGGCGGCGCCGGGTACGGCACGCTCCAGAACCTGCTCTACAATCGACCGGGAGGAGGAGGTACCAACGGACAGTCCACGATCACGATGACCAGCACATCCGAGGTGGCTGTGGGGGATTACGTGTTCGGGACGAATGTCGGAACTGGAGCCCGCGTCACCGCCGTTAATAACGGAACAACGATCACGGTGAACGTCAGCAACAGCGGCACCGTTTCCGGTACTCTAAGATTCAGCCACCTGCCGTATGAGACAGGCATCAGTGCGTCGGCGGGGTTCAGGCTAAAGGTGAAGATCAGTTGCGAGACAACTGACGTTGTGAACAACAACATCAGCCTGTTTCATCTGCAGGGAAGCACGACAGATGACGCGGACGGCAACCAGCAGGCGTACCCGCTCGACGTGGTCGACGTGGTGCTGTCTAATATCGTGGTCGGAAGCCGCTACTCGATCCTTCGGGCCGATGGAACGACTCTGCTGGCGTCCGGCACCGCCACAGGTACGACGGAGACCGTCCCCGTGGAGTACCCCGGCGTGGCAGAGAACCTCGTGGTCCGCGCGCGAAAGTCGTCCTCCTCGACGAAGTACCTCCCCTTCGAGACCAGGGCTCCCGTGACCCGTACAGGCGGCGCCGCGGCCTTCATCCTGCAAGTCCTGGACACCCTGGCCGCGTAGGCACATCGCGCGGCTCGCCCACGCCCGTACGTCGGAGTATAGTCAGCGGGTCCCGTCCAGCGAGCCCCCACCGGAGAACAAGATGGCCATCGAAACTGATTTCACCATCGACCTGACGAACAAGCGCGTCTACCACAGCTCGGGCACCACGGTGTACTCGGTGAACGCGCTGTACACGTTCTTGATGGACACCTTCGACGAGGAGGTCTACGCGTCGGAACCCGTGCCCATGTCGGCCCAGACTCCGACGGAGTACAGCTGGATCAACGGCTGGTTCATGGACGATGCCTCCCACCAGTACCTGTACGGCGGCGCGATCAAGACCGTCGGACTCTCCGGCGAAGTGCAGGTCATCACCTTGATCGCGAGCGGCTACACCAGCGCCATCGCCGGGGACATCGGGAAGGTCGTCACCGACGACGGCGGGAACACAGGCGCGCTGCTGGCCTACGACAACACCCTGCGGAAGTGGTGGGTCCGCTGGGACACCACGGTGGCCAGCTCGTCGGTCATGGCCATCGCCTCCGGTACCGGCGCCGGAACCTCGGTCGCCAGCGGGTCGGTGTCGGGCGAGGACCTCTTCTCGAACGTCTACACCCTCGGGACCATCGCGAGCGACCCCTACCCCCAGATCTACGCCTACCAGAACGGGGCGCGGATCGCGGAGTGGTCGACGCTCTCGAACTGGAACCCCGGGCACATCGACGTCCTGCTCAAGGTCAAGGAGGCGGGCACCCTGATCGACTCCGGGCTCGTGACGATCGCCGCGCGGCAGGCCGGTGATTCGTTCAGCACCTACGCCGTCGATCTGTCCGGCGGCGGGCGCAACGCGGTCTCCCTCACGACCGCGACCGATCTGGGCGAGGCCACCGGCGAGCACTACCTCCTCTACGACGCGCAGTCGACCACGTTCGTCGTGAACGAGCGGATCAACGGCGCCACGAGCGGTGCGACTGCCGAAGTCGTCGCGGACTCGGATGCGGGCACCACCGGCGTCCTGACGCTCCGCAACGTGCGTGGCACGTTCGCCGACAACGAGAACCTCCGATCCGGCGCCACGGTCCGAGCGGTCGCCAACGGCACCGTCGGCGACACCCTGCTCACCTACGACGCACAGAGCGCGAACTTCACGACGATCGGGCAGGTCCTGACGGGCGGGACCTCCGGGGCGAAGCGCCTCCTGCGCGGCCAGCAGGACAACGGCACGTCGGGCTTCCTCGTCGGCCAGGTCAGCCCCTCCGTCACCGGGACCGGTCGGGATGCCTACTACAAGGCCTTCGTGAACGACGACGTGGTGACCGGGGCCTCCGAGGGCTCCTGCACGCTCAGCGCGGTGAGCACCACCCTCGTCTCCGGGTGGAGCGACATCACCGTCGCCTTCGTGAATGGCACGGCGACCCACGGGAGCATCACCGGGACGTTCATCCCCGGCGAACGGATCACCTACACGGGCGGCGACGGCATCTTCCTGCTCGAGGCCGCCGGCACCGCGACCCTCGGGAACATGGCGCTCACGGCGATCAACGGGCTGGTGCTCACGGGCGACCTGTCCGGGGCGACCATGACGGCGAGCCAGAACCTGCAGACCGCGCACACCGTGGTCCGGGCCTTCGAGCAGCAGAGCACCTACCCCTACGACGTGATCGTGGAGTGCGGGGAGATCTACAACGCCGGCCGGACCCTGGCGCAGGTCTACGAGTACCTGAAGTATCTGACCCATGATGGACAGCTCTTCCCCTTCTTTACCGTCGTCGCAGGTGTGATCACGCAGGTCAAGGGAGAAGACTACGATCAGGCGTACGCCGGCTACGCCCCGCTCGGCACGGCCCCCTTCGGGACCTTCGCGGGCGGGGTGCTGTTCGGGGCGCGCGGCGTCTGGTTCCAGGGGATGGCTTCGGGCCAGACCTACCAGGTCATCGACTCCGACGGCACGATGCGGGCGCCGTACGCGAGTGTCACCATCTCGGTCAGCGGCGTCGTGTCCGGCGACCGCGTGTCGGTGTTCCGTACCAGCGGCGGCGTGGTGGACGAGGCCATCCTCTCGTCGCACGCCACGAGCAACGACGCGGGGGATGGTGTGTTCGACGTCACCGCCGCGATCCCCACCGACACCCCGGCCTCCGGAACGCTCCGTGTGGTCGATGGGGGTACGAAGCAGCGGTACCGGTACTCGAGCTGGTCGGGGACCGCGTTTACGCTCGCCGCTGCCCCGTCTGGTACCGCGGATGCCGGCTCGACGTCGACGGTCCTCGAGGACGCGGCGAGCGATTTCGTGACCAACGCCCGAGTGGGCGACGTGATCCGCAACGTCACCGATGGAAGCAGCGGAGTGATCACCGCCATCGGGGACGCGACCCATGTCACAGCCGTGCTGACCGGGGGAAGTGACAACTCCTGGCAGACCGGGGACACGTACGCCATCAACGTGCTCGATCGGAACTACGACGGCTCTGCCACGGCCTACGCGCCCTTCATCGACGAGACGGCGGCGGCGACGTCGGTGTCGAAGACCGTGCTCTACTCCTCCGCGCGCGATGTGGTGGTGCGCGTCCGGAAGAAGGGCATCCTCCCCTTCGAGGTGTCCGGGTCGGTGTCCTCGTCCGGGCTGTCGGTGGTGGCGTCCCGGATCACGGACTCCATCGTCTCGTAAGGAGGGAGCTTCGTGGCCACGATCACCTTCAACAAGCCGGACCGACGTATCGAGGTGGACTCTCTTGTCCGCCCGATCGTCGTCACGGTCCAAGAGCTGGTTGATGGGATCCGTGACTACGAGAGCGAGCTCGTCAACATGGAGCTCCCGCGCATCGCTACCATCACCGGGAAGGACAATCTCGGTGGTGGGGCGTACACGGGCATCACGTTGCTGCTCCATGGGTGGACTGTGCGGTTCGCCGACCACCAAGGCCCGGACTTCACATGGGCCAGGGTGACCGGCGGAAACCTGCTCGCGGTCGACGAAGAAGGTGCCGCGGTGTCCGCCTTCACCCCGAGCGCCTTCACGTCGATCCAGTACGCGGCATCCACGGCCGCCTCGATTCTCGATGTCTCGACGCAGAACCCCTGGGCGCTGCCCACGACCGGCAATCAAGAGTCCGGCACCATGGGCGGTAGTATGAAGGGCCTGGAGGACAACCTCGCTCGGGTTAAGCGAGACACCTCCATCATCCCCGCGCTCCTCTGATCGCCATAGACTCTCTGCAGGGGCCGACCTGCGCCCGGAGTGCAACATGCCCTACCACGCCACCCTCGAGCTACTCCTGCTGAAGGACCGCACGTCGGCCGACCTCGAGACGGTGAAGGTCGCGGCTGCCCTTGGTCGGGTGCCGGATGACGAAAAGAAGTGGCCTGCCCATGTGTTTTCGGAGCTCTGCAAGGAGCTCCCCTACCTGGCGCAGTACGACATCGAGATCGTGATCGATCGCATGGATCCCGAAGCCGGGGCGGCCCTGGGCTACGCGCAGATTCAGAACAAGACGCAGAGCCGTCCCCAGGAGGCAGCGGCAGCGGCGGGAAACGTGATCCGCGTCCCGATCATCATCAAGGAGCGGAGGCTGCAGAAGTTCTACATCTTCGAGGCCGGCGGTCAGACCTACCCGATGGGAGAGGCGCGCATCCAGCAGGCGATGCTGAACCCCCTCATCTTCGACACGGACGCCACGAGAGCTCCCTCCTCCCCGAGCCTTCTCGACCAGATCTACCCTCCCGGCCAGCAGCGCACCGGGTTCGGGCGCGTGACGGACGCCGGGGCGATGGGCCTCACGAAGCTCAATGACGCCCCCATCGAGGCGTACCACCAGTACCACAGGGTCTTGAACGAAGCCCGCGATGTGCGCGCTGCAGCCCTCCGCGGCGGAGCTGAGCCCGCAGCGGCGCACAAGGCCCTCCTGGGGCATTTGGCCGCCCACGGGTACCACACGAACGACAAGGGGAAGGTCCGCGTCCCGACGACACCTCCGTCGGCAACCCCGGGAGCCACTCCGACCGTCGGGTCTGCCGCCCGTACCGAGCTACGCCCGCCCCAGCCCCAGGCGGCGTCAGCCACAGCGGGGGCAGCGACCCACTCTACCTGGGTGGCCCCGCACCCAGCGGGCCAGACCGGGGCCTCTACTCGCTCTACCTGGGCAGGCCCGCACCCGGCTGCTGACGCCACGGGAACGCTCACCCGGGCCACCGAGGTAGTCCCCCGCCCTCCTGTGACCGCAGCGGCCGCTGCTCACGCTGCACCTGCTGCGCAGGCCGCTGTCCACGGTGCGCAGGCCGCTGCGGCACACCAAGCCCCGGCTGCCGGACGGGCAGCGGTGAACGGGGCGGGCGGCATCATGCGTCACCTCACGGGACGCAACGCGCTCATTGCCGCCGGGGCCACCGGCGTCGTAGCGGGTGGAGGGCTGCTCGCTCACCACCTTCTGAAGCGGCCAGCACCGGCGCCAGCTCAGAAGAGCGCCGACGCGCCCATCCCGCTCTCGGCGGCGGCCGCTGGACTGCTGGGCGGCTACTATCCCGGCAAAGCATTGGCCGGGCACACCGCTGCGGGCATCGCCCCGCATGGGTACAAGACCCGTGCTGACGACATTGCCCGCAAAGCTGCGATCGTCGCGGGACCGGCTGCCGGCATCCTGGCACTCGTCGCCGCGCGGAAGTACGGATTGACCAGGCGCCTGCAAGGCATGCACATGGACCACTTCCCCGCCGGACTCGTCGGAAACTCGGCGGAGGAGCGCGCCCTTCTGGGGTTCGCAGCTCCGACGCTCGCCGGCGGCCTTGGTACTGTTGCAGGCGGTGTTGCCACCGGGGCAGGCATCGGGGGTGTTGCGCGCGTGAAAGACATGTTGACGCGTCGTGCGGCAGAGAAGCAGGCGGAGCACACCCCAGCTCCGGACCCCGGCGTTGTGGCGTCGTCGCTGCAGCCCGTCCTGGCAGCGCTTCTTGCACTCCATCAGTTCTACTTCTTCGCCCACTGGACCAGCCAGGGTGAGGGGTTCTACGGAGACCACCAGCTGTTCACGCGGCTGTACGAAGGTGCGCAGGAGGACTTCGACAGCGTCGCCGAGCGCCTCGTCGGACACGGTGGCAACCAGGCGCTGGACCCGGCGGCCATCTTCACCCAGGCCTCTGCGATGAGCGCGCAGTGGATCGGAGAGGGCGCCAGCATCCCCTCAGCCGCGCTCGTAGCGGAGCAGGCAGTGCAAGAGGCGTTGACGAACGCCTACGGCACGATGGACCAGAGCGGAGGCCTCTCGCTCGGCATCGACGACCTCCTCATGTCCCTGGCCAGCAGACACGAGGGCAACCAGTACCTGCTGAAGCAACGGGACCCCAGTGGTGGCGCCGTCGCGGCTCCGCCTCAGCAGCTCGAAGTTCCGGACGCGCCGGCTCCGCCCACGCAGGAGCCTGCTGCCGTAGCGGCCCCGCAAGAAGCACCGCCGGCAGCCCCCGCACCCGCCCAGCCCGGCGCACCAATCAAGACCGCCAGCCTCCGCTCCTTCTTCGCGAGGATCTCCGAATGAGTCTTCCCACCAAGATCGCCGGCAAGATCCGCCAGAGCGACTTCGACGTCTTCGAGGGCATCTTCAAGGAAGCGGCGGTCGCCGACCTGCTGCCTCAATGCCCCACGGTCCTCGCCGCGCTCAGCAAGATCGCGTCGAAGGGGGTTGGCTCGCGCATCACGGTCGCCAGCGCCACCAAGCTCGCCGACCGCGACCGCTTCGACGTGATCCAGATCCGCCCGACGGAGTTCGGCTACCTGGTGAAGTGGGCGGCAGCGCCCGACGGGGTGGAGCCCCAGGAGAAGGAGCTGTCGGTGCCCCAGGCGCAGAAAGCCCTCCCTCCGGAGGCGCTGCAGGCGGCGGACCAGCAGGGCGTCGCCACCTTGACCGGTGTGCAGGCCGAGCCAGACCCGCTCATGGAGTCTCCGACGCCCATTGAAGGCTTTGGGATGTACAAAGTGACCGACACCGCCGGTAACCAGGTGGTCGGGTACGTCATCCCCTCGCTCTTCGACCCCACCACCGGGCAGCCCACGCCCATGAAGCTGTTCGTGAATGGCAGCGCGTTCGCACTGCAGCCAGACATGGCCGGCGTGCTCGTCGGCGTCAGCTACAGCCTGCCCGAGGGTCCATCCGAGCCCCGCGGCATGGGCGTCTTCTACAAAACCGACGGACGTGGCATCATCGCCACCATTCCGTTCAACGTGGCGAACGCGGTCAGCGTGGAGGGCGTGCGGTACTACTCCGCGACGACGATGGAAGGACAGCCCGTTCAGATCACTCCGAGCGAGGGCCTTGTACGTCCCATCGCTGCGGGCCCCGCCGAGATCGCGATGCCGCCGGACTACGTCTGGCTCCCGCTGAACGGGCAGATCCAGCTGCAGGGCGCGGGCGCGGACCCGATGCAGCAGGCCAAGACGGCCTCCGCCTCGAGCGCCGCCGTGATCCGTGCGTGGACCGACGGCCACGGGAACCTCCAGGGGGTACGGCTCAACGGGCCGGTGTTTGACAAGATCGGCTCCGGAGTCCACGACGTCCCGAACGCGCTGTTCTACCTCGCGGCGTCGGGTATGCCTCAGAACTTGGCGCTCGCCGTCATGGACAAGGCAGCCTCGGAGGGGACGGCGCAGTGCATGTACGGGCTGCGCCCACTGTCCGTGCGCTCGGCCATCGTGAAGGAGGCGTTCGTGGACGCCTACGCGAAGCTCGGCACGCGCGGCTACGCGATCCCGAAGGCCCCCTGCCTCCTCAAGGAGGCCATGGCCATCGAGATGCACAAGGAGGCCAAGACCTTGGTCGGGGTCGACTCCCTGGACACCCTCCTCGCGGTGGGCTTCATCAACCAGGAGAACATCCAGGACTTCGTCGACATGCTCCCCGCGCTCGAGGAGACCGCAAGCAAGCTGGCGAGCCTCACCTTCGCCGTGCAGATCGGCCTGCAGTCCGTACCGGAGTCGGCTGTCGTCCGCGCGATGACGTCGCTGGACGGCGTCATCACCGGCCTTCAGGGACTCAAGACCTACAAGCTCTGAGGGGCGGATGGCGGCCAACGTCTTCATACACCCCGCGCATTATTACGCTCGGTACTTGGTTCTTCTCATGGACAACCCGTACAAGGAGTTGAACCCCGCGCTCGAACTCTGCGGACTCGCGGAGATGGACAAGCTGCAGCTCGAGCTGGCGGTCTCCGACATGGCGAGCCCGCCGCCGGACTTCCGTCCATGGGACCGGCAGCACGCGCCCTCCGTCAAATGGCTCCGCCAGAAGAAGGTCTACTCGCTGCTTCACCAGGACTCCGCGGCGGAGGGCATGTCGGCCATCGTCGCGCATCGGCGTATACGCGAGGCGATCGAGCGCATGCTCATCGGCAACGTGAGCCACGCGGAGATCTCCTTCCACCTGAAGAGCCTCGGGTACTCCGTGGAGGAGGCAGCAGTCGCCGACTTCCGGCACTTCTTCTGGAACACAGAGATCATGGGGGGCGCCGACTGGGCGCACTACTTCCGCGAGGACGACCGCGGCCGGACGCGGGACTTGCAGGGCCAGTACGCCGCCGCGCGCATCTCCGGCCCCCAGTTCGCGCTCTATCGGTCCGGCATCAAGGTGGAGGTCGACCGGCGCAAGGTCCTGGAGGAGGTGCACGACGAGCTCTACCACACCTTCCTGGAGGTACGTGCGCTGCCTACCTCCGAGAAGAAGGTGGAGATGCTGTCCACCATCTCGCGCAGCCTCGTGAAGGTGACCGAGCGCATCGAGGCTGGCGACAGCGCGCTGTCTGACGTGCTCCGGAAGTTCGAGAAGTTCCGGATGGCCTCGAACGCGGAGCCGCTGCCTACTATGCGGCAGCTTGCCCCCACGGGAACCGTGAGTGATAGGGGGAGGCGTGTACTCACCACCACGGCCGACAAGGAGCCCCATGCACAATAGCCTCGCCACTGCCCCCGCCTCCAAAAGGGACTTGGTCGCCGCGTTCGCCGCGGGCGTGGAGACCTTCAAGCGCACTTCGCTCTCCCTGGACGTGAGGGAGACGCTGGAGGGGGAGTTCTGCACCACCACCGCGGTGTTCAAGCCCAACGGCGACATCATCTTCCAGCTGTTCCCCGTGGACTTGAAGCAGCTCGGGGGGGATGAGAAGGGCCGGGCGTTGCTCAGCGAGCTCGTCGAGGTCTACTTCTCCGTCACGGACCGCTTCTCCGCCGACTGGGTGCCCGAGCTCAAGAGCTGGGCCCTCAAGGCTGGCGGCTTGGCGAACGCGTTGAGCTACGACAAGACGCATCATGTCGACGGCTTCGCCACCTACGTCAATCAGGCGCTGGCCGACCTCAAGGGGATGGCATCGTGATCCGCTCGAACACCTTTCCCACCGCGTTCGCCCTGGCCTCCTGGATGCGTGACTCGGGCTACGGCCCGCAGGACATCACCATCACGGGCGGGCAGAACCAGTCCGGACACATCGACATCCTCTATGACGACGCGGACCCCACGGGCGTCGCGGCCGGCGCCGGCGCCGCGAATGTGGACCTTGCGGAGGGCGCCAGGCTGCAGCGCATTCGCGTCTCCGCAACGGGCGGCAACACCACCCTGAACATCCTCGGGCTCGGCTCCTTCACCATCCTCAGCGGCGACACGTTCGAGATCGACTGGGAGGGGCGCTACGTCGGCACCGGAGTGGCCGCAGCAGAGAACCGCATCGCGATCGGCGCCAACAGCCTCTACTTCGTGAGCTGGCTGGATCGGAGTTAAAGGAACGGCCCCCTCAGGAGAGGGCCGTTCTGCATGCCTGCTCTCGGTGGTGCGGGGACATCCCGTACTTCCGGAGCGCGGCGATGTGCACGCTCGTCTGCTTGCCGCCCCCCGCGTACCCCATGTTGGAGTCCCAGCGGTACACCGGGAACTCCTGGTGCAGCTTCAGCATGAGGTCGTCGCGGTAGGTCTTCGCGATGATCGAAGCCGCAGCCACGAGCCAGAACTTCGAGTCCGCCTGGGGGATCACACGCTGATTGACCCTCCAGCTCAGACCTTCCACCCGGACGCTGCCGTCGACCACGAGCACGTTCAGCGGGGCCTCCCCCTCCACCACGTGCAGCGCCAGGAGCTTCGACCACCTCAGCGCGCCGCTGTAGCCCCGTCTGTCGATGTCCTCGGCGGAGACCTCCCCGATGCCCACGGAGGCGCCCTGCTCCACGAGCCAGGGCATCAGCCGCCCCATGATCTCGGCCCTCTGCGCTGGCGTGGTCTTCTTCGAGTCCCGTACCCCCGGGACCGGCCACCACGCCTGAAAGTCGTCGAAGTTCGCCGGCGCGTCTACCGCGACAGCCACCGAGACCAGCGGGCCCGCGAGAGCTCCGTACCCAACTTCGTCCAGGCCCGCGTACCTCAGAGCACACCACCGGCCGCGGCGAACCCCACGCGGGCCACATCGAGCAGGCGTTCGCGTACCAGGCCTGCCGTGTGAATGACCTCTTCTGACATCCCGGCAGGGTGCTTGAGGACATCAATGGCGGTGTCAAACAGCACCCTGTCCGCCGGATGTAGCCAGTCGCGTGCATCACGGGAGAGCCCCTTTTGCAGCTCGGGCGACATCACTCCTCCCAGCGAGGAAAGGCCTCGCGGAACTCGTTGATACGCTCGGCGTCCCACGCGGGGCACCTCTCGTCCAGCACCATCTTCATGAGATCGTAGGGACGCAGACTCGGTCCGGGGATCCACAGGTCCTTGCTCTCGTAGAAATGAGCCGCTCTTCGGACCGAACACTCCCCGTAGGGGCAGTCTCGTCCGGCACTCCAGCGATCGAATGCTGTGGGATCTGGATGACACGCGGCGTCAAACCGCATGAGTTCCAGCACCGTTTCGTCGCGAAGGGCGCCCCATCGAGCGAGGAGCATCATGGTGGGAGAGGGCAGCCGGGCCAAATCCAGGTTGGCGTTCTGGAGCCAAGCGTACTGAAGGGCAGTCTCGCCCAGGCTCGCCTGCCGAAGATTGGCGCCACGGAAGTCAGCCCAATCGGCACTGGCGAAGTCGAGACATGCGTTCTCCAGGTTGGCCCTGGCGAACTTAGCATATCTGAGATGAGCACCTGACAGGTCAGCCCCCGAAAGATCTGACCCAGTTAGGTCGGCATGCGACAGGTCGGCACCGGTGAACTTGGCATGGCGCAGATCCGCGTCGCGCAGATCTGCGTACCTGAGGTTGGCTTCTATGAAGTCCGCACACTGGAGCACGGCGCCACGGAGGCTGATCTGATGTAGATCTGCAGACTGACATACGAGTCGATCGGGCTGGCCATCGGCGCCGAGGCGGGCTGCGATGCTCGGCTTGGCGCCGAAGCCGTGCACGTGAGCGCCGTAGGTGTCACGCGCCCACGCGCAGTGACCGGGGTACCAGGTCAGATGTGCAAGGTGTTGTGGGATGGAACCGTTGTCCATGTCAACCTCTGGTTCGAGGGAGTTTGATCTCTTTCAAGATGCTACACGCGGTAGGCTGGATCGAAGATCGGCCATAACTTCTTCATCTGAGCCTTGAAGTGCATCCGCAATCGCTGAATGTCGCGAAATACCGGACACCTCGTCCGCTGTAAGTCGAACACCAAGACCCCGCCGCGCTGCGCGCATTATCCGTCGGTATGCACGGCGAACAGTCATGACCTCCTGCTCGTACGGGGTCAGGCATTGCGCCTTCTGACGACCGGAGCGTGGCATGGCTACGGCTACCTTCCCCGCCGGTGGCGCCGGTTGGCGGCGTCCATCTTGGCGCGGATCTGCTCGGGGGTCTCGCGCACCCGGAGTTTCAGAACGCCGACCGGATCGTCGCTGAGTAGGATCGAGGTGACGCCCTCGTCGGGGATGACGCCGACGATGATGGCGGGGTCCACGTAGGCGGGCCCGATGTCGCGCCATTCAGCAGGCGCGTCCATGATCTCTCGGTAGGCCCGTCCCGGGTGCGTCACAAATTCGACGGCGGTGTATTTGATGAGGGCCATGGTGATCATCCTGTGGTGGTGGTGGCGCGCTCGGTGATGATGCGCTCGATGCTGTCGGGGGTCTCGGTGCGTACCAGACGGAGGCACTCGGAGTAGCTCCACCCGGTGCGCTGCTGGAGCGCGCGGGCTTCTCGTTGCGGCTTGGCTGCCATGGTGTCTCCGAGGCCCCCGGCTACCAGAAGGCGGCCGGGAGCGGATGGATGGTCAGTTGAGCGTGCCGGCGCTGTCACCGGCGACGCCGGTCGCGCCGTCGAGAGGCCAGCCGCCGTTGCAGCCTTCGAGAGGGGCGATCTGGGACGGTGTGGATGCGGTTCCCGCCTTGAGACCGGTCTTGGCCTTCATGATGTGTGCTCCTTTGTTCCCCGGGATGGGGCAGTCCCTCACCGCGCGTCATCGGTGAGGGACTGGCCAGCCCCGGGCGCTGGCGGTGGTTAGGCGGTCTGAAGGCTCTTGAGACGCGCCGCCGCCGCCTGCTCGGTCGCCTTGGCGGCTTTGAGGGCCGCCTCTGCCACGCGGAGACGGGGCAACGTCGTCGTCGGGTTCGCGCGCCACGCGAAACCGGCGGAGTTGTCCTCCTGCTCCGCCTTGAGGCGGGCGGAGTAGGCGCCCATGTACGCCTCCGCCGCCTCGATGGCGGCCATCTCGGTGTCCCAATCTCGCAGCGGCGCGCGGCCGCTGGAGAGGATGACCCCGTCTGGGGTACGGAGCTGCGCCTTTGGCCAGAAGCGAGACAGCCCGCCGAAGAAGTCGGCCGCGGCCAGCTCCTCCTCGGTGATCTCGATCACCGACGTACCGTCCGGCGGACCGGCCGCCATGTAGGTCGTGTCGCCGTCGTTGCAGGTGATGAACGACACGTCTGCGGAGTAGCGCCACACAGAGAGGTTCTGAGGGCCGAAAACCGGCAAATAGCCCTGTCCTGGAACGTAGATCATGGGGGACTCCATTCCCGGGTACGCCGGGCCGAATCTGTGAAGACACCAGTTGAATCCCCTGTCCCGGGGCTCGGCCGCGTCAGTGGGGACGTGGAACCCATGCGGCGTCAGGCCGCGGCGCAGTACCAGGGGGCGGGAAGCGGGAGGCGCACTTCCACGACATCCCAGCTTTCTCCGCCCGCGAGGGCTTGGAGGCGGGCGCGGTGGATGGGCAGGCGGGTGGCCGCGTCCTCCTGGTTCTTCGGGTTGACGTCGTTATCTGCCGTCCATGAGTCGAGACGGATCGATGCGGCCACCCGCTGCGCCTCCTGCGGCGCTCCATGGAAGATCACCTCCGGGGCCTTCGGATGGGGCCGCGTGAACGACCAGCCGTAGCTCTGCAGGAGCACCGCGTCGGCCAACGTGTCGGCCTGCTCTGAGGTGACCGCGTTGATGACCTCCTGGTTGGTGGGATGGCCGGTGACGCCAAGAACTGCACGAGAGCCGCCGGTCGAGGAGAAGAGAGACGACATGATGTACTCCGTGTCCGCGTAGGACAGCGTGGTGTGTGGTTGCTTTTATTGTCTTCGAGGAAGCTGGTGCATCCGGGGGCTTGGACTTCTCAGCGAGTAGGGGTCTACCGCTGACTCCGGTCCAAGCCCCCGGATGAGTAGAAGGGCCGTCCAGCGAAACCGCGGATGTGCGATTCCGCTGGAGGCCACTGTGGCGTTGTTGACATCCGCCCACCCGACAAGGAGCTGTCGGATGAACCCGGACGTCACCGCCGTCCACGGAGCCGTGGCCGTGAGGACCAGGACCCATTGAAGCGGGTCCTCCCGAGGAACGAGCTCACTGCTCCGTAGGTCGCCGTCCAGCGCCCGGTTCGCCGACGCGGCGAACAGCGGTACCCAGGACAGCGACGGAGGACTCACGTGCCGAGCTCGGCACGGAGCTCCACCATGGGACGGGAGGGATCCACGAGCCCGGCGCCGCTCAGCGCGAGGCCCAGCTCGGTGTCCTCGTGGACCTCGAGGAGGGAGTAGTGGGGCGCTGGAGCATCCAACACCTCCAGTACTACCCGAGCCCCGATGCTGTGCCGACGGATCCGCTCATGCAGGAGCGGAACTGCCTCGCTGAGAGGGGCGTCGTCCGCGGCGAGCACGCCCTCCTCGCAGCCCGGCGCCATCCACCGGACCGGGACCACGATGGAGGTCCGGCGCCCGCTCTCGGTCTCCTCGAACACCCGGGCCGCGAGGTACGGCGCCAGATGGAGTCGACCCCGCTCCGCATCCCACTCGAGGCCGATACCGCCCCCTACGAGACGACCCTCGACGACCACGCGCCCGGCCGTCTCGAAGACATCCCTGGGGGGCACCCAGAGGTGGTACTGGCGCAGGGGAGCGGGCGCCCCCGCCACACCAAACACGTGCCGACCCTGGACGCGCAGAGTTCCACCATCAACGGGAAAGTCCCGCATCGTCGCGTTGATGACGTCCCGGGCGGACACCAGAGTGTCGTCTGACGACACGTAGGGGGCCTGGGCAGCCCACATGCGAGGCACACCTCGCTCATCCAGCCCGCCGAGGACGGCCACAGCCGTCCAGTGCGCGGGGATCTTGACGTCTTCCCCGGCCGTCACGCTGGTGGGAGGGAGGTATCTCCCCTCGACCCCCACCACAAATGCCTTCCTCATCATCATTTTCACCTCGGATGCTGGCGAGAGATGCCAGTACCTTCTTATGACGAGAAGATGAGTCCATTTAACGCGTCGGACCCCCTAAGCAGCGCATCCGTGATCAGGCAGCCGTCGGAGGACCGCCTGCTCGAGGAGTACCCCAGCCCCTGGGACTTCGAGCCTCCGACGCCAGACGCCTCACCGTGGGAGTACGCGAACGCGCTGCAGGACGCCGAAGATCTGATCGAGGTCTCCCCGTCCCAGTTCGTCGAGACCTCGATCTTGATGCCAGATGCGGTGTCGAAGACCCTCGTGCCCTTCGATTTCAAGGAGCGCCCGTACCTGCGCCACATCTATGACACGCCGAGCAAGCGCATCCTGTTGATGTGCGCTCGGCAGGTCGAGAAGAGTACGACTCTGGGGAACCGGATCCTCGCAGTCTCCTGCATCATCCCGCACTTCCGCACGCTCTACGTGTCTCCGTCGGCACAGCAGACTCAGGAGTTCAGCAAGACGCGTATCCGCGAGCTGCTCGAGACCTCTTCCGACCTCCGAAGGTGGTTTCCGTCGCACATGACGGACAACGTGTTTGAGAAGCGCGCGATCAACCGAAGCACCGTGACGCTGCGGTACGCCTTCTTGAACGCGGACCGCTGTCGCGGACTGCGCGCGGACCTGGTGGCGTTGGACGAGATCCAGCACATCCACCTCGAGAACATCCCCGTCATCGAAGAGGCCGCATCCCACTCCCCGTACCGGAACTTCATCTACTCGGGCACCCCGCTCACGCTCGACAACCCGATGGAGCACTACTGGTCGAACTTCTCCACGCAGAACGAGTGGGTGGTGCCGTGCGAGCGCCACGGGGTGCCGAGGGATCCCGGCTCCTGGCACTGGAACATCCTCGCAGAGGACAACATCGGAAAGTTGGGCCTTATCTGCGACAAGTGTGGCGGGAGAATCAACGCGGCGCACCCGAAGGCGCAGTGGGTGCCCATGGGCTCCCCCGACCCTACGTTGAGCATCTTCGAGGGGTACCGCATCCCCCAGTTGATGGTTCCGTGGATCGAGTGGAAGGACCTCTTCACGAAGTACATAAACTACCCGCGCGCGATGTTCTTCAACGAGTGCCTCGGGCTCTCGTTCGACAGTGGGCAGCGGCCGCTGTCGGCGGCCGACATCCAGGTGAACTGCGATGAGAGGCAGCGCCTCGGTCCCGAGGCCGTGAAGCTATGGCGCGAGAAGCTGGCCGGCGTCCCCCTCTACGGAGGCATCGACTGGGGGCAGGACAGCTCGAAGTCCTACACCGTGATGAAGGTCGGGGGCTACCTCGAGGGGAAGTTCCGCGTCATCTTCGCGCACCGCTTCGTGGGCGCCGAGTCGGACATCCGCGCGCAGATGGACAAGATCTGCCGCATCATCGACACTTTCCAGCTCGCGCGAGTCGGTGTCGACTACGGGGGCGGGCTCCACCCGAACGACGAGCTCCTGCGGAAGTACGGATCGCAGCGCATCGTGCGCTTCCAGTACTCGACGCCCAGCGTCTACATGAAGTGGGACGCACAGCTGGGGCGCTACGTCATCCACCGCTCGGAGGTGATGTCGGCGATCTTCAACGCCATCAAGCGCGGGAACGTCTTCCGCTTCCCATCCTGGAAGGACTTCGCTCAGCCGTTCGCGGCGGACATGCTCTCGATCTTCTCGGAGTACAACGAGTTCATGCACATGACGCAGTACAAGAAGACCCCAAACAACACCGACGACTCGTTCCACGCGCTGTTGTTCATGACGTGCGCCTCGATGCTGGACGTTCCCCGTCCGGACATCTTCGTCCCGAGTGCGATGATCGACCAGCGCTTGGCGGGCTAAAAGGGAAGCGGAGGGGGCTTGTGGCCCTCCCCCGCACTCCCCCTCAGTCCGCCGACGGTCTCAGCCGGTCGCCTTCGCGTCCGACTCGACCTCCGCCTCGGCCTCCGCCACGACGGGCTTGTTCGCGGCGGCCACGAGGGACTCCGCGAACAGGCGAGCCTGTCGCTCGGTCTTGCCGTGGACCCCGGCGTGCATCTTCAGGAGCCCGGGATCCGCCAGCATGGCCGCCCCGAACTGCCCAAGCTGCCGGGAGTTCTCCTCATACAGGACCTTCGCGTCCTTGCCGAGGAACCGGAATCCGGCCTCCGTGACGAGCACCACACACACGGCGGCACCGATGGCCACCTTCATGGACGCCGTGACCGGGACGCCCTTGATGTAGGTGGCGACGGCGGGGATGCCCCAGCCGACGATGGCGGCGGTCGCGGCGCCGGTGACTGCGGGGGCGCCGACGATCCCGAAAGCCTTCCGGCGGAACACATTCAGTCGGGTGATGAACTGCATGAGCGTACCTCTTCTGGGTGTAGTTGACATGCGTGGGTGCTGTCACTGTTCTTATGACCACTTTTCAGTGGTTTTAGCACCACAGCTGGAGCAGGGGGGTCGCCCCGGCCTTCTGCGAAGAGTGCACGCGCACCTGCGCCGCCTCCGCCTGGTTCGCCCTGTGGTGCAGGTCCGTGACCTGTGCCGCCAGGACCCGAAGCAGCGCGCCTTCCTCGGCCCGCACCCGCCCCAGCTCATCCACCTCCTCCGTGAGGGCCTGGAGCTTGGCATCCCGGGCAACGAGCGCCTGTTCCAGCTCGTCCGCCTTCACCAGCACGTGCTGGCGTGCCTTGTACTCGGACGCGCTGTTCTCGAGCGCGGAGATCCGGCTGTCATGGCGAAGCAGCGCGGCGGCGCTTTCATGGCCAGCAGCCGGTACATCGGCCACGGGCGGTGTCACCGGAACGGGCGGCTTCGCGGGGGGCGGTGTCGGGGCAGTGCGTGTGACCACCGGACCACGTGCCACGCGATCCACAGCGTCCGCTGCTGTGGTATCTCTGTTTGTCGTCGACATGAACACTCCTGGAATGCGACTTCCAGGGTTCTTATGTCTGCTTTTAGCGCTCCTTCTTTCGACGGACGCGCGAGAGGAGCGACTCCCGGATGGACGCCGGCGAGTCCAGCAACGACGCGCGCTTGAGCTCTCGGTCTGGATCTGCGTTGTACAGATCGTCGTAGCAGAGGGCCGCGACCCGAAGACGTCTTCGCCCTTCCGTGAGACGCCGGTGCATCATCTGGAGGTCCAGGTCGGTCTTGTACGAGGGATGCTCGTGCGTGTAGACGATGAGCGCAATGCAGAGGCGCAAGAACACGCTCCACGGGCGCGCACCGGGTACAGCCGCGGCGACCACCGCGAGGTCCTCCTCGTTGAGCTGGACGAAGAGCTCCGCCCACTGGGCGAGGGCGTCCACGGTCCAGCCCGTCTTCAGCAGGTCGGCGGTCGCCGCCTCGTGGATGGAGCGCGCAGTCGGAACGTCGAGACGCAGCGGAACCTCGTGCATGTCCAGCACGCGCAACACCACGTCCATCTCTGAGCGCAGCCGGCGAAGGGCCGCCTTCAACTCCAGAACCTCCCCGCGACGCTCGAGGGGGGTCCGTACCGTCTGACGAAGGCGGTCCTTGCGGAGCTCCTCGACCTCGAGTGGTTGCAGCCACTTGCGGCGGCTGTTCGGCGACTTGGTGGTCGACAGCAGTCCCTGTGCGATGTAGCTCCGCACGGAGCGATGGGTAACTCCGAGGTGTCGTGCGGCTTCTTCGACCGACATCGCTGCTTCTGCCATGAACCCCCCGTGCGCGTTGCCGGAAAAGGGATATACTCGGTCGGTACGCGTAACACGGCGCTGGGGTAACCACGAGATGGCCCACTTCTACGAAGTGACAGAGCACTCCCTGCGGGACTTGTCCTCGCGGGCCGTTGCGCTTTGCCGCGGCTCGCATCCTGAAGGGCCGTGCTCTCCGACGGACGCCGTCATCAAGGTGGCATCCTCGTTCAGCGACGCACAGCTCACGAATGAGCACATCAAGCGCATTTGTGAGATGACGTACCACGGCATCTTCGAGCAGCGCTTCCAGGACAGCACTGGCGGAGACCGGATGATCGCCTTCGACCCCCCTGATGCAGAGAAGGCGGCCAGCGCGCTGCGCGTGCGTCGCCTCGACTCCTTCGCGAAGGCGGCGTCGGCCTCCCCCGGGAGGGTGGAGACGGGGATGAACAAGAACGCGGATGCACCCCGCCGGCTCGGCCCCCCGGCCCTCACCAACGCGTTCAGCGCTGCCATGGGCACCTTCAAGGCAGACGAGACCGCGATGCGGAAGGAGGCGCTCTCCACACTTCGACACCTCCACGGGCAGTTGAAGGAGGCGACCGCGTCGCTTCAGGTCGAGGTCTCCACCGCCGACAGCTCCGAGAAGGTGGCCTTCCTGGACTTGCTCGATGGTGCCGTGCACGCCACCCGACAAGGGGCCACCGCGACCGAGGTGACCTCGGTCTGTCTCGAGCTCGCCAAGCGGGCTGGGGTCGACGACGAGCTCGTGCTCTCAGGCCTCGCTACCGACCTGCTGCGCGGACTCGACCAGCGTGGTGTCCTCCAGCGCGGGGAGAAGGTGGCCAGCCTGAGCGGCTTGTCCGCGAACACGCGCCACCCGCTGTGTGCGAAGGTGGAGAAGGTGGCCAGCCTCCGGGGCTACAAGCTCCACGGGGAGATCGCGCTACAGGACCTGCGCCAGCAGATGCACCGAGTGGACCAGGAGATGAAGGATGGCCGCTACCGGTAGTGCCCCGCAGGGCCCCCTCACGGAGTGGGCAAAGTCCGCTGGTCTCATCTCCGACGGAGCCACCGCGGCCGGCCGCGGCTTGAGCGCGTTGGGCAAAGGCGTCTGGCGGGCCGCGGGCGTAGCAGCCCCTAACCCCATCGCACGTGCAGGACTCATCGGTGCGAGCGGCCTCGCCCTCAAGACGCAGGTCCCGCAGCTTGCCGGGCGTGCGACCCAGGACTACCACTACGCCCACGGTACCACTCCAGCTACGAGTCGAGGATTCTGATGGATGCTGCGCTCATCATTGCTTTGGACGGGGCTTTCGACGAGGGCCGAGGTGGTGCGGCTGAGGTTGCCCGTACCATGAAGTTGGCTGGCATGTTGGGGCTGCAGAAGGAGGCGCTCAATCTCCCGCCCAGCGTGATGAACGCCCTCGGCAAGCTCGCGCCTTCCGACACGACGCGCAGCGCCGTCATCAACGGGCTCGCGACCAGCGGCGCGATCGGGGCAGCGGGGCTGGGCACCCGCGCCCTCTTCTCCGGAGCGCGCGCCTTGGGGGAGCGCTTCTCCAAGAAGAAGGACCTCGAGAAGATCCTGGAGACCTTCCCCCGTCTGAAGGAGTACCCGCGGGCAGAGGTGGAGCTGGCGTACAACTCCATCAGGCACATGAACCCGCACATCGCGGCCGACCCCCTCGCCGGCGGCTCCCTCCTCGGGCAGGTGTTGCGTCAACGCGACTCGTTGGACCCGAAGACGATGCGAATGGAGGTCGACCTCGCGGGGAACCTGTTGCGCCTCCGTCCCGAGGACCAGCACATCGGAGAGGAGATCGTGCGCGACGCCGTGAGCACCGGCATGGCCATGGGGTTCCAAGAGGCCGCCAAAACGCGCGATCGTCAGATGGCGGAGGCATTTCAGCGCGCCGAGAACAAGCAGAACCGCGACGCTGCGACGGACGCGCAGACGCGTCAGCTGCGCGCCCAGGGCGGCCAGGCGCAGGCCAGCCTGAACCTCAAGAAGCAGGAGATGGCCAACCGCGCCAAGGAGATGGCCGCCGCGCGTGCAGCGGCCGAGCGGGACTCGAAGACCGAACACGGACGTCGCGTCTCCCTTGCTGAGCAGATGCAGAAGTTTCAGCGCGACGAGAACATCGACAGCCACGAGAGGCAGGATCGACGCGAGGGCATCAAGGCGACGTTGCGAGGCACCGTCCCCGGGCCGACCACTCCAACGCTCAATCAGATCCTCGCCAAATACCCCCACCTGCGCCCCTAAATGGACAAGTACTTCCAGCTCCACGGGAAGGTCGCCGATGGGCGCCCGCTGATTCACCTGGTGGAACCCGGCTCGAGGTATGGGGCGGGCGAGTCTGCTGGCCTGCAGAAGGTCGCCAACGGGGAGCATCTGCCTGAGGTGCTGGAGCTCATCGAGGCCATCCAGCCACAGCCGGATCGCATCTACCTCGTAAACAGCGCACTCGGCGCCGGCGAGTACGTGGGCTTCAACCTGCGCGGTGACTGGTTCGGGGAGAAGGGCCTGCTCCACACCCCGCCAGGGTGGGATCGGATCCCGGTGTGGGATGTGGAGGCGCGGCGACGCGCGGCGAGTGCGACTGCGCAGGCCGGAGAGTGGGGCTCCCTGGCGTGGGGCTACCCCACGTTCATGAACGCACACCGGTTTCGCCACCATGTGAACAAGGACCCAGAGAGGGCGTACGGCTACGTTCTCGGGGCGTTCTGGGACGCACGCATGCACCGCGTGGTCCTGGTCTCCGAGCTGGTCCGCGACATGTGCATGCGCCTGGGCGCAGTGGATCTCTACGATCGCATCGCTGGCGGGGAGTTCCCCGATACCTCGATGGGCGCGAAGGTGCCGTACGATCGCTGCTCGATCTGCAACCACTACGCACGCTCGCCCGCAGAGTACTGCCTCCACGTACGTCAGGGCGCACCGCCCCCCTACGGAATGCGTTCGATCCTCCGCGACGGACGCATGTGCGGCGTCTACAACGACTACCCGCGGTTCTTCGATGACTCGTTCGTCTTCGTGGGGGCGGAGCGGTCGGCCAAGATGCTGGCCAACATCACCTCGCGACTGCGAGGCTCCTACCCCTACACGAACCAGCTGTACCAACCGGGGGCGTTCGTCTCGACACGAGACGCCACCGCCGCTGCCGTCACGTCCCCCCTTGATGAGCGCAGCGAGGGGCTGGGCCTCGCCGTGGCCCGCGTCCTCAACTCCAGGGTACGGGGACCGACGGAAGGTCGAGTGGGTGAGGCCATCTCGCAGGCGCTGTCCGCCTTCCCGACGAAGGACGACGCCGAAGCAAAGGCTCTTCGGCATGCCGAGGAGTCCCTGCGTCGACGAGCCGCAGTCACGGATGGCACAGTCTCGGAGGATGAATACAGGTTCTGGGAGGGCAATGCCTCCAAGGACCTGACCATCACGCACGGGGTAACTACCGCGCAGAGGGACCGGGCGATTGCCCTTCTGCGCTCCCGGATGGATCAGAGCGTCGAGAAGGTCGGAACGCTGGCAAAATGGGCCACTTTGACGAAGCGGCTGTCCGTACCGAGCGCGGCCCAAAGCGCCCTCCTTCGGGATCATGTGGGCCGGCTGTCGCCCGTGCTGCCGCAGCAGGTGTACGACGCGTGCAGCTCCTCGGTGCCTGGCATGTGGGGCGGACTGTCCGACCTGTCTGCGCTCGGCGTCGTCCTTCGTCCGGAGGAGTTCCAGCAGTGTGCGCTGCGTGGAATGGGCGAGGACGCGCTGCAGGAGCGCTGCACGCGGGAGGGACTTCGCTTTCAGAGCACCCCGCGGGACCCCTACCACGAGCCCCGCTGGATTCCATCCGACCCAAGACCGGGCAATCTACAGCTCCTGACGCGGGCCCTGGGCGCGATGGTTCGGGAGCGCTCGTTTGCCCCCGCCGTTGTGCAGATGCGCATCCAGGCACCCCCGCCCACTCGAGCCGACAATCCAGGAACCGCCCTGGATCACCCGATCTTGAATCAGGTGTCTCAGCTGTATAATGACTACCGGATGGGGCTGTTGACGCGGAGCATCCCCCAGGGGTATGTATCGGTGGACGTCCACAGCGCGGGTAAGACCGCTTCGACAGCAGAGGCAGTCTCCACTCTCCTCTTCCATCTTGCGTACTGGTAGGTAGCCACCATAGTGGCGATAGAAGCCCTCCTCTCTGCGAACACCTCGGAGCTCCCAGATGAACCCCCTCAGCCAGGCCCTCGAGCAGCACAACATCACCCCCGAGGACCTGGAGAAGGCCGCAGGTGTGCGGATCTTCCAGAAGGTCGCGGCCGCCGAGGGCATCGACCTCGCCCAGCTCTCCGATGCGCAGATCGAGGAGCTCTTCGCCCACTTCGAGGCCAGCGTCCTTCCGGAGATCGTCGGCGGCGAGCCCAGCACCGAGGCCAAGGTGGCATCCCTGAGCCAGGAGGAAGTCTTCGACCTCTTCGACAAGCAGGCCGCCGCTGAGGGCCTCGATCTCTCCGACGCCTCCGAAGAGCAGCTCGTCGCCGCCCTCGGGTACTTCATGGAGAACGTCCTCCCGGCGATGGCCGAGAACGGCTTCGAGCCCGTCGGCGCGGAGAAGAGCGCGGAGGCCGAGGAGGCCCAGGCCAAGCTCGCCGAGGCCGACATCCTCGGCCGGCAGATGGCGCGCGGCTACATGGACGAGATCGGCAAGATCGCGGGAGCGGGGGACGCAGCCAAGGCCCTCCTCTCGCGCGGCGCGGCCGCTGTTCGCCAGGGCGGCCACCTGCTCAGCGGGAAGAAGCTCCAGGGTGCCGGTGCCGCTGCTCTCGGCGCCGGAACGGCCGCTCTCGGTGCCGGTGGTGCGGCCCTCGGCGCCAAGAAGCTGATGGGCAGCAAGAAGGAGGCCGGTGCCCCCGCCCCCGCCATCTCGCTCAGCGCCGAGGACGTCGAGATCCTGCAGCAGCTCTCGGAGTCCGGGGACCTCGCCGGCCTGCAGAAGGCGGCCGGCATCATCAAGAACGCGGCCGCGGCGCAGATCGGCTCCGCCAAGCCCGGCATCGGCGAACGCATCCGGGGCGCCGCGTCGCGGGGCGTCGCCCTTGCGCGGGCGCACCCTCGGGCCGCTGCCGGTATCGCGGTCGGCGGCGCCGCCGCCACCGGTGGCGCCGCCGCCCTCGCTCATCGCATGAAGTCGAAGTCCACGGAGAAGGACGCCAGCGCCGCCCTTGATGTCCTGGTCGAGGAGCGCGCCGCGGAGCTCGCCTCGGGCTGGCTCACCGACAACGGCTACGGCTCGTAGTGATGCTGCCGCTGTCACAGCTGAGGGTGTTTGCGGGGGAGGTGGGCAAGCTCGCCGGACTCACCACGCACCCAGCCGTGGCAGCGGGCGCAACAAAGCGGTTGCTGGGTTCGACCCCCTCCGCGCCTACGTCAGGGCTCGCGCAGACGGCCAAGATCACATCTCCCGCGGCCCTCGTTGCTCCTCCCAACACCTTCGCCTGAGGCGTCCGTCATGTCCGTACAGCAAATCGTCAACGAGGCCCTGCAGCGCGCACGCTCCACGGCCGGAGGCGGTACCGGTACCGCTGCCACCAAGACCGCTTCGGCCGAGGACGCCCTGATCAAGACGGCGCATCAGCTGGCGGACGCCAACGAATGGATCGCGCTCAGTGCGGCCGACGACGGCACCGCTGGCGGACGAGCCCGCCGAGGGCTCGTCGAGAACTTCTTCAAGAGTGCCGGAGGCGAGAAGGTCCCCGGCCCGGTGCAGAGCGAGTCTCCCACCGGCACCCAGGCGGTGCCTCCGCAGTCTGGCGCGAAGAAGATCCTGCCGCTCGGCAAGGCCAGCGGTGACTCCCCGGAGGAGTCGGGTGCGCCGACCGGCACCCAGGCCACTCTGGACCAGACCGGCACCAAGAAGGCCGGCATGACGCTGCTGGACGCGATCACCAAGAGCGCGGACACGTCGGCCATTCCCGGCCCCAAGCAGAGTGTGGCCGGCGAGAACGCCGCGGCCCCGCCGCCGAAGAACGAGAACACCAACATCGGTGCCCTTCGCTCTGCTGAGGGAATGGTCTCCATGACGCGGAGGGAGGCGAAGGCCCCCACGCGAGATCGCCTGAAGCAGCTCTTCGCCCACGCCGGAGACACCGGCCCCTCGAGCGCCGCGGCCCAGGCCGCCTTCCCCAACGCCTACGCCAAGGGAGGGATGAAGGAGGCAGCCGCCGACCCGCGTGACGCGATCGACGACAAGCTGCTCGGTGAGTCCAAAGCCTCCATGCGGGAAAGCGGCATCAAGGCCGTGAACACGGCCGGTCATGCCGGTCGTGGGGCGGTCCATGGTGCCTTGGGCGGGGCCGCTGGCGGAATCCTGGCTGGCAGTGGCGTCGGTCTTGGCGTTGGCGCCCTTGGCGGCGCCCTCTCCCAGGGCGCTCGTGCACGTGGCGGTCTGGGCAGTCGTCTTGCCGGCGCTGGCCTCGGGGCCCTTGTCGGCGGGGCCGCCGGCGGGGTCACTGGAGGCATGATCGGTGCCGTGCCCGGGGGCCTTGCGGGCGGTATCTCTGGCGGCATCAGCGGGCATCGAGCCGGTCAGCGAGAGCAGCGCGCCATGGATGCCGCCGAAGCCGCTCACGAGAAGCTCGATGCACGCGAGAAGAAGGCCTCCGTCTCCGACTACGCCAAGCTCGCCTCCCTCGCGGAATCTGGTAGCCTCGGTGACGCGGCTCGAGAGCTGATCCGCTTCGCGGATGGCCTCGTCACCTGATGCTGTCCCAACTCCTCCAGACCATCGAGAAGCGCGCGGGTACGGACCCCCAGGCTGCTGCGTTTCGCGCGCTCTCGGTACTCCCCAAGGCGGCGTCGGCCGATGATCTCTCCGTGGAGACGGACGAGGAGGGACGGGCACGCCGAGTGGGAGAGTTCTTGCGCCGACGCAACTCGAGCGGGCTGTTGAACGGTTCCGCCTCCCCCACACCCCCGAAGGACACCGCTCCATGAGTTCCGAAGTAGACGGCGTCACCGCCGTTGCCGCGCAGTCGGCAACCGTGCTGCGTCAGCTGGCGACCAAGTGCGCCTCCCAGGCTGTCGAGCTCACTGCCCTTCGCGAGAAGGTGGCGAATCAGGACCGTGCGGAAGAGATCCGCGGTCTTGCGAGGGAGATGGAGGCACGCGGGCTGTCCCCCGAGCTTGCGATGGACGAGAAGATCGCGGCCATCTCGAAGTACCCCGACCTCACCCTGGTGCGTGAGTCGATCAAGCTCGCCGGCGGTGGTCGTCTCGACATGGCGCGGGTGGAAGAGTCCTCAACCCCTTCCACCGCCGGCGCCGACAACGAGTTCGTCCAGTACTGCCTCGGGTACCAATCCTGAATCCTTCAAGCTCCCACGACCCTGCGTTACAGTAGGGACAGCCCCTTCGCGAGGACACCATGGCCGGAAAGTACATCACCATCATCAACCCCGGATACTCTGCGCTCTTCACGCGGGACCTGCCGTACTTGGCTGGCTCTGGCGAGAGCGCGAGCATCAACCCCTTCAGCCCCTCGGACAGCCGTGCGCTGGTCGAAGGCGAGTGGCTCGAGCTCGTCGCGTCCGGCACCGCCAACAAGTACACCCGCGGCGGCAACAACGTGGTGACCACCCCCGACACCCCCGACGGTGAGGGCACCGTCCCCGCCTTCCTCTACTTCATGGAGGAGGGACGCTACGACGCGCAGGTGTCGGGCCAGGCGCACTGTATCCGGGGCCCCGGGCTGTTCGAGTTCCGCACCAAGCTGTGCCGCTCCGCCGGCCTGTCCATCAACTCCAAGGTCTCCGTGTGGGACTGGGACGGCGGTGGTTCGAGCCCCGGCGCCTACGGCTGCGTGCGGCGCGCGCTCGCGATCCACAGCGCCGGTTGGTCGGTGGGCCGCGTCTCGCGGATCTACGGCACCAACGACATCTCCGTCATCTACGGCATGCAGTAGGATTCGCTGCAACATGCGGTACCAGCACCCCTCCATCCTGATCCCCTGAGGACACCACCATGAGCATGATCGAAGGCGCTGGCTCCGCCGGAGCCATGAATGCCGGCTTCATTGAGCGGCTCGAAAGCGACGGGGCGACCAAGTGCGCCGCGCAGAGCCTCAACTTCATCCGGGACCGCATCCGCGAAGGGTGCTTCACGGACATGATCATCCCGAACGAGCGTGTCGTGCGCGGCGATCTGCAGCGCTCCACCGAGCACGACGGCCTCGTGCGGATCGTGGACATCGAGCCCGGCTCCCGGGCGATGGCGTGCACCTTCCGCGGGCAGCCCGAGACCACCTACGTCTCCGGCAAGCGCTTCGCGATCGGCTTCTCCACCGTCTCGAGTCTCAAGTTCGAGATCGTCGAACAGGAGCTCATGGCCTACGAGATGCCGGTGACGCGCATCATGGAGGAGAACTCCCTCAAGGACATGGTGGAGGTCAAGGACCGCACCTTCCTGGGCCACACCGAGACCTCCGTGGAGGCCATGCAGGAGGAGGCCAACGGCTCCGTTGTCGGCTTCAACACCAGCAACGTGAACGCGGGAACCTGTCTCGAAGTCTCGAAGGTCAAGGGGTCCATGGCCCTCCAGATGGCCTCCGACAACTTCGTCGTCAAGGCGATCCAGCGCCCGGACATCGTCAAGATCAAGCGCCTCCTGAAGCGCGTGATCACCGACGGCTCCGGGAACATGGTCCGGCGTGGCCGCCTGCGCCCCGAGGTCATGCTCGCCTGCGAGTCGGACATCGACGAGTTCGACTCCTGGACGCACGAGGACCTGGGCTCCAAGCTGCAGTCCGAGACCATGGTGGACGGCTGGAGCTACGCCAAGGCGATCGGCCTGCGCATCGTGAAGACGATCAAGAACGACCTCCTCCGGGAAGGGAACATCTACGTCTTCACCAGCGCGCAGTACTTCGGCCGGAACTATACGTTGAATGACGTGAAGTTCTACATCGACAAGGTCGCGAACCGCATCTCGTGGCAGGCGTGGATGGACATCGGCATGGGCATCGCGAACATCGCCTCGGTGGTGAAGCTCGAGCTCTACTCCGGGTCCGTCACCACCGGAGACACCGACAGCGGCTACGCCGCTGCCATCCCGGTGGAGATCGAAGACATGGGCGGGGTGAACAACAAGGTGGCCGAGGGCCTCACCTTCCCGCACATCTCCCTCTACTGAGGACGGTCGGGGTGGAAGGGCCTGGTGCGTTGCGCCAGGCCCTTCGTGTTTTAGCGAGACGCCCGACATCTCCCACATGCCCGCACCGAACCGCCGGGCTACAATCGCGTGACTGGAGCCACCACATGCGCTTGCTTGCCATCAACACGTTCGCGGACCCGAGCACGGCGCACATCCGCCGGCGGTTCCCAGGAAAGGTCCTGGGACGGCCTGTGATCAACACGCTGCCGCTGGCTTCAGGAGGGCGCCGCGTCCTGCCCGTGGAGATGCTCACGGAGAGTGTCGTCGCGCAGCTCGAGTACTTGGTCTCCATCGGGAACATCAAGGTCGTCGAGCTGGGAGCGCGCACTCCCGTCAACTTCGCCGAACTTCGGCGACGGCTGCGTCTCCCGCCGGCGCCGAGCTCCGAATCGTCGACTCCCGCGTCCCCTGACCCTGCAGTTCCCCCGGAGAGTCTCGAGGAGTCGACGATCTCTCCCAAGGTGTTGTCGGTCGAGGAGGAGTGCAGCTACTGCCATGAGCCCTTCCCCGTCCCCGTCGAGCTGCATCACGCTGCAGAGGAGTGTGTGCCGACGGAGCAGACCGAAGCGGCACCTCCCGTAGACCTCGACCTGGTGCTGGCCGTCATCGAGACCGCCCCGCCGGTCCCTCCTCCGGCCGAGCCAGAGCCCGGACCGGGGGAGACGTTCGTGCTCCCCGGGGACATCGACGGGCTCATCCGCGGCGCCAAGAACAAGGCCCTCGTGGCGATTCTCGCCATCTTCGGGAAGTCCGGCGCCGGCAAGAGCAAGCTCGCTCTTGTGTCGGAGGTGTCCGAGGTGCTCAGCGGGGACCCGGATCCCCTTCTCGCCAACCGCGCTGTCGCGCTCCTGCGTTCGAGGGACTGAGCCATGCGGATCTCGATCCACAACATCTCTGACCGACCCAACACCCCCGGAGGGCCGGTGTCCATCAACCTGGGCGGGGTCAAGCTGCGCCCCGGTCAGTGTGTGCTGGTTGACGACTCTGTACTGAACCAGAAGCATCGCGACCTCCACGGCACCCGCTTGTGGTTCGGGGAGCTTCCGGATCGCTTTGTGCGTACGAGTCGCGCAGCGTTGCGACTTGCCCGAGAGGATGCGGCCCCGTCCAACGCGCTCGACCTCGTCGGGGCTCGCGCGTACCTCGAGGGCTGCTCGCTTGAGGACCTGCTCACGATGGCCCAGGCGTGCTCCCCTCCTGTCGATCTTCGCCCAGGGCTCACGAAGGCGGCCGCCCTCTCCCGCCTCAGCCGTGCGCTCTTCCAGGCGGAGCGGGAGCTTGACCCGGAGACGTTCTTCTGGCTCGGTCGTTGGACCAGCACCCGCAGTGGCTTCATCCCGCGGGAGTAGACACATGACCCCCCTCCCCGAGGAATCGGCTCGAATGAACGAGATGATCGCCTATGTACGGTTGTACATGCGCGACTTCCCGGAGCTGAATCGCCTGACGCAGGGCCATGAGAGCTCCCCGCGCATGATCGCGTGGGCGATCATCGACGCCCTCGACGACTGGAACACGACCCCACCCTTCCTCGGAGACTGCACCCTCGCGAGCTTCCCATCCAAGCACCTGCTCTGTCGCGGTGCGGCCATCTCGCTGCTCGAAGGAGTGGCGATGCTCCAGATGCGGAACCAGCTCTCGTTCAGCGACGGGGGCATCACGGTGTCCGTAAACGACAAGGCGCCGCAGCTCATGCAGTGGTTGTCCATGATGAAGGCGACCTACGAGGACAAGAAAGTCAAGGTGAAGTCCTCCCAGAACGTCGAGATGGCCATGGGTGGGAGCGGGCACCACTCCGAGTACTCCGCGATCAACGGCTCGTACCTGATGGGCATGAACTGACATGGAGACCCCCTGGACCACCCGAGTCTCGCTCGAGCACCGCATCGCTGCGGCCGACCTGTGGATGGAGTTCACGGGCCGCAAGAATGCGTCCGCCCCGGGGTCCATCAAGGAAGCAAACGGCGACATGGTCGCGGACCAGAAGGCGCCCAGCCGCGGCCTCGGGGCCCCGGCACGCGGAGCTCTCGCCGGAGGGGTAACGGGTGCGGGTCTCGCGGGGGTCGCGACGCACTACGCCAACAAGGGACTTGCGGCGGGAGCTCCACGCATCTCGCGTGGCTTGGCTGCGCTCGGAGGCGGGACTGTTGGCGCGGGGGTTGGGGCTACGCTCGGGGCGGGCTACCTCATCCACAAGGCGATGAAGGCACACACTGACGCGTCGACGAAGACAGGATCCGCCGCCGAGTCGATGCTCGTGTACCTGCGCTCCCACCCGCGTGCCGCCGCCGCCGTTGGCGCCGCCCTGCTTGCCACGCCAGCAGCGGCAGGGGGGTACCTCCACGAGAAGGCCCGGCACACGGCCGGCGGAGGCGGGAAGAGCAAGTACGAGATCGACAACGCCCTGGAGCTGGAGAAGCACCGAGCTCACACGGAGCACGCGGGCACGGACTCCGCCGTGTCGAAGTTGAAGGAGAAGTACCTGCGCATGAAGGAGCGAGCAGGGGTGGAGGCACGGGAAGATCCTCGCCGCGCTGCTCTCTACGGGGCTCTGCCGTACGGACTGCTCGCGGGGACGACTGGCGCCACGCTCGTACCCCGGCTGCTTCGGTGAGGTTCACCGGCCTACAGGTATCCGGCTTCAGCCGGCGCTATCACGACATCGACTGGGAGATCGCGCCCACCCACGATGACATGCAGGAGTGGGAGTTCTTCGTCGAGCGCTCCGAGTCCGAGGCGGGGCCCTGGCTCACCATCGCCGGCCCCATCATCGACCGCTACTACGTGCGGGACAACACGACTCCGCAGATCTCCATCAACCGCACGCTCTTCTACCGAGTGCGCGCAGAGAACCGCTCCCGCGGCCTCAACGCGGTCTCCCCCGTAGCGGATCGCGAGGGGTCTCCGGACCTCATCGCGGTTGAGATTGCGAGCCTGGAGCACCTCCTCTTCACGGAGTTTACCGGGACGCGCTCGTGGCTGTTCACCCGGCGTACGTTCGGGCAGCGATGTCCGCAGTGCTGGGACGATGTCCTCTCCAAGGTCACCGACGACTCGTGCCCCACGTGCTTCCGAACGGGCTTCTCTGGGGGGTACCACTACCCGATCGAGTTTTACGCCCAGTTTGACCGGAGCCCGTCGGTCGAGAACCTGACCACGTTCGACCACCACCAGCTGAACACGCAGACGTTTCGGTGCACGGCTTCTCCGAAGATCACGCCGTCATCGCTGATCATCGACCACAAGAACCAGCGGTTTCGGGTGATCGCGGTCTCATGTACGTCGCGCCTCGGTGTTGGTGTGCACCAGGAAGTGCAGGTAGCGCAGCTCCAGCCCGGCTCGATCGAGGACGCCATTGAGCTGAAGGTCGAACACCGTGGGCTGGCGCTGGCTGGGCCACGGAACTACACAAACCCGCAGAACGTAGAGGCTGCAGGCTCCTCGGCCAACTCGCCGGAGCTGGACGCGCTACTGGCGGGCTACGGGTACAGCGATGCGTGACAACGAGCTCCTCGATCGGATGCGCGACCAGCCTGGGTACAAGAAGTACCAGGAGGCCGCCGCGAAGACCCCGCGCTCGCAGTACCCGTGGGGGACGCTCCTCGCCAACGTGGGAGGGATCGCAGTCGCGCATACGGCCGGGTACGTCAGCGCCGGTGCGCTCGCCTCGCTCCTCGCGTCGTCCCGTGTGGGGGAGCGCTTCGCGCGGCTCCCCCACACGACGCAGCTCAACGCCATCGCACACGCGGTCTCGATCGCAGGCTCCGTCGGGGTGGTTGCATCCGGCTTGGCGCGCATCGCGGGGCAGCTACGAGTCGCCGAGGAGATCTCCCGCATGGAGAAGGAGCGCGCGGCGGCGTCGAGTGAGAAGGTCGCCTCGGTCTACTTCGTGTACGAGCAGGCGCTCCGAGCGCTCCAGTGAGTACCGTAGCGACCAGGTCCAAGCGGGTTCCTCTGGATCTCGGGTCGAGTCCGTTGGTGTACGCACAACGGCTGTACGTGCAGTTCCTGCAGGGGCTGTGCAACTTCAACGAGAAGGGGTGCCTGCACTGGGAACCGGACGAGGATCTCACGGAGATCGTGATCCGGTCCGAAGCCCCCATCAACATGAAGAACGTCGGAAAGCGGCCCGTCATTGCCGTGATCATGGGGCCGACGCAGTACCAAGGCCTCGGCGTCGACCAGATGCAGAGCATGTCGCTGAACTCTGAGAAGCGCGTCTATACGGACCTTCTTAGCGGACACCTTGTGGTTTACTGCCTCGCCGAGAACGACGTGGTGGCCCAGTGGATCGCGCACATGGTCGTCCACGGGACGCGTACGAACCGACGACTGCTCGAGGGTGCCGGCGGCTTCCACCAAATATCCCGCCCCGCTCCTTCTCTTAACCCTCCAAGCCCGCCAGGGGCCTTGGTCGTTGGAGATCCCGCCGGGCTCGTCATGGTGCAGGTCAACGAGCCCTTCTCCTTGCAATGGACGTGGTCCACCGAGCCGTCCGCACCCAGCCACGAGCGGTCGCTGGACATGATTACGAGCGGCCCGCGCGCGAGCTCCTACCCGTACGCTTCCCACAAGACGCTGGAACGGGTAGAGTTGGCGATGTCGGCCGCCCCCGTCACGCTCCGTCGAATCTCGGGAGCGGTGAGCACTACCGAGACCATCCTCAACGGCATAGACGACCTCCAGGTCGTACACGCTTCCACCAGTACTGACGAGGCTCGATAACCCATGGCATCCGAAAACCGCGTTGGTGTGGAAGTCACGCAGACCATCTCCGAGAAGGCCACCGTCCCCGTCCTGCCCTCGCTGGTTCCGGCGGTGGTCGGGGTGTGTCGCCAGATCGTGGAGACCACAGACAAGGACGGCGCCCTGAGCGCGGATGCCAAGTACCCGAGCGGTCGGTACAACCAGGCATCGTTGTACATCCCGCAGGCAGACTTCCCCAACCCGCGAGACAACATCGACGAGCTCAACATCGACGAGGGCACTGTCGGTGTCTCCCTCTACTTCGGTGGTCAGCTGCGCGAGCTCGACCGCGGAAGCAACGACGCCTACGGGTCGGCGCTGCTCAAGCTGGTGAACCTGAGCCGCGCTGCTGCCTTCCAGACGTCCGAGGAAGCCAGCTTCGCGTTCGACGCGACGGTGGGGAACCCCATCACGATCGCCTTCGACGTGGTGAACCCGGAGAACGTGTCCTCGGACATCACGATCACCTTTGTGGGGACGCTGACGGTGTCCGAGGTGGTCGCCCGCTTCAACGAGGTCGTCGGAGCGACCGTCGCCACCGTCGTGGGTAGTGTCATGCAGGTGACCTCCCCGACGTTCGGTGCGACCTCCAGCATCACGGTGCGCGCGGGCTCTTCGGCCTTGCCGATCCTCTTCGGGTCGTCCTTCAGTGCAGAGCTCGAGCACCGCGTCGTCGGGGCCGGTTTCCACGGCCAGGACGACGCAGACGGCGACCTTGTCACTCCCTGGATCGAGTTCTCCCGCGGTGGCTACTTCACGAAGGACTCGAGCGGGGTGACCACGACCGTGTCCTCGTTCCCGGTGTCGCCGACGTCCAACGTGATGTGGGTGGGCCAGGTGGACCTCGACGGCACCTTCAACACCGCGAAGGCCGCCGCCGTCTCCTACACAGGCACGTCCGCTACCGTGCCCCTGCGTGCTGCGACCGCATCGATCCCCGGGGACCAGATGTGGGCCGGCGGTGCCCAGGTCGGCAGCGGCGAGATCATCAAGGTCGAGGCCAGTCGGTTCAAGATCGGCAAGCTCAACAACTCGCTGTCGACCTTCGATGAAGACGGCGCCCCGGTGAACCGCGTCTACGACACGGTCGAGGTGAACACCGAGAACCACGGGACGCCGTTCGCCCCCAAGTACGCCTATTTCCGGGCCCTCGGGCTTGCCTACGGGAGCATCACCCCGGAGGGCGAGGCCGCCACTCTCACAGGTGGGAACGCGGGCCTGGATGAGCGCCCTGCCATCGTCCAGAGCTCGACGGACATCACGTTCCCGCTGAGCCCCGCCAGCCTCACCCTCAACTTCCAGGTCACCGAGGATGGGATCGAGGGAGACGAGGTGACCTACACGTTCGCCGGCGGCCCCTACGCCAACATCGCTGCGCTGGTGGCGCTGCTCGCCGCCGCCGACGAGTTCAGCCAGATCACCGTCGGCAACCAGGGGAATCGGCTCGTGCTCAGCACCACGAAGAGTGGTGCGGATCAGAGCATCTCGATCAAGACGACGGGTACCGCGAACACCGCGCTCAAGTTCTCCACCTCCGCTGCGACTGCCGATGTCGGCAAGGACGTCGAGTTCGCCACGCAGGCGGTGCTGGAGAGCGACGTCTTCGCGCTCCCGATGGCGGCGGAGACGTCGCTCGTGTTCGGGCTCACGGTCGAGGACTCGAAGGGCGTTCACACCGTGACGTCGGACGCGGTGACCCTCGCGTCTGTCACCAACTTCACGACGCTCATCGACGCGATCTGCGAGGCCTTCGGCTCGGCCAACGGCACCACGGACCCGACCATCTACGATGGCGGCATCGCCATCGCGACGCTGAGTTCCTCCGGCGGGACCGACACCACGGGCACGCTCACGATCACCACGATCGAGGGCGGCAGTGCCGTGTCTCTGGAGTTGCTGGCTGTCGATGAGACGGACGGGTGGCGCTTCCTTGGTTTCCACGACGACACCGGCGGTACCTCCGCGGTGCTCGACTCGGGCGGCGGCGTCACGGACTTCGTCGACCTCGCCGGCCTCTGGGTGATCGCCGGCACCAGCGGCTTCAGCCTGGAGATCATCGGCGGCGTGAACGCCTTCTCCGTGGCGGACATCACCATCCCGGCGGCGACCTACGATGCGACCCAGCTGGCGACCGCGATGCAGGTCGCCATTCGGACCGCCATCGGCGGCAGCGCGACTGTCACGGTCGCGTGGGTCGACGCTGGGTACTTCCTGGTCACCGCACCTGGTGCGTCGGACATCACCATCGCCCCGCGGGGAGCTGGGACGGATCGCAGCGCGTCGATCTTCGGGAGCGCCCCGGTCGGCGCGGCCACCACCTGGACCGGCTCTGCGCCCACGCAGACCCGACTCACGATCGAGCTGACCGTCGCCTACAACGGCACCGAGGACGTCATCACCGGCCTCGCCACCTACGCGATGGCCGCCGCGGCAGACGCAGAGGCGCTTGCAGAGCTGCTCAACGCGTCGACCGACTTCTCCGGGCACACCGTCGCGGGAGAGCGGCTGGTGGAGTGGTTCTCCGCCGACAACGACGTGGTGTCCGTCCGCTCTATCAAGGGCGGTGCCCTCGCCTCCATCGAGTACGCGGCTGCGCAGCCCGGTCTTGTGGCCATCGGCTTCGACGCCGGCGGTCTGAGCGACAACGGCGCAGCGCTGGGCGGCAACTCCGACAGCATCGGAGAGGACGGCCTGAAGAGCACCGCGCTGCTCTTCAGCCTCGACGACAATCCGTACGAGTACGAGATCACCTTCGACAGCAACTCCCTCATGGACGCCATCGGTCTCATCAACGAGGCCGTCGACGGCTCTGACGACGTGGCCACCGAGGGTGAGGGCGTGCTCGTGTTGACGAGCTTGCTCGCTGGCGCGGCGAGCAAGGTCTCCATCAACTCCGAGGATGGCAGCGCGGCGGCTGTTCTCGGCCTCTCGGGCACCGACGAGGGCGCCGGCCGGCCGAACCCCGACTTCTACCTGGACGGGGACGGCGCGATCCACGTCGGCCCGAACATCCTGCGCAACAAGAGCTCCGGCATCCCGTTCTCGCTCGCGTCGGCGCTCGCAGACATCTACGTGTCGTACACCGCGCTGCGTAGCGATGTGACCGCCTCCGCGGTGGCCCCGTCGCTGCTGGCCTTCAGCGACGTCGCCACTCTGGAAGCCAGCATCGGTCCCATCAGCACCAACAACCCCCTGGCGTTGGGCACCTTCCTCGCCATGGTCAACTGCCCGACCTACCAAGTCAGCGCGCTCGGTGTCGACGAGGCGAGTGCGGCGGCCCCGTTCGGTACCCTGGATGGCTGGAGCCGCGCGATCGGGTTCCTGGAGAGCAAGGAGATCTACGCGCTGGCTCCGCTCACCGATGACGAGTACGTCCAGGGGCTCCTGGCCACTCACGTGCTCGCGATGAGCGCCCCGACTGAGCGCGGTGAGCGCATCCTGCTCATCTGGCAGCCCATCCCCTCGCGGGCGGACACCATCACGGTGTCCAGCGGGGAGGACGGCGCGACGAACGGGACGAGCAACTCCTTCACCCTCGGGTCGAACCCGAACTCCGACCTCCTCGCCAACGACATCGACCCGACCGATGCGATCGAGGTGAGCGAGAACCTCTACCTCGAGCTGGTGGTCGCCAGTTCCGGTGCCACGGAGCTGCGGCGCTACTCGGTGTCGGAGGTCAATGGCGTGGTCCTCACGCTGCGCACGACCTTCGCCACCGACGAGAACGTGGATGGGTTCTTCACGACGGCGACGCTCAGCGAGGATCTCTCCGCGGTCGACTACTCGCTGAAGATCCGCGGGGCCGAGCTGCTCATCGCCGGGACCGCCATCCCCGACCTCTCGGCGCGAGCCGCCGCGGCCGCCTCGGCGGCAACCCCGTACGCCAGCAGGCGTGTCTACCTGCTGGCCTGCGAGGCGGTCGACACCAGCATCGACGGCGTGACGCAGAAGGTCGAGGGCTTCTACGCCGCCGCGGCGGTGGCGGGCATGGTTGCCCAGCAGGCCCCGCAGCAGCCCTTCACCCACTTCCCGATTGGCGGAATCGGGAAGGTGTACGGCACCGATGACACGTACAGCGAGCGACAGCTCGACGTCGTCGCGGACGGTGGCAGGTACGTGCTGGTGAACATGGGAGGCGCGGTGGTCTCCCGCAAGCAGCTCTCGACCTCCACCACCAGCATCCAGAGCATGGAGATGTCGATCACCCGTGCGATCGACTACCTCGCCAAGGCCCTTCGCCTGACCCTCCGGGTCTTCATCGGGCGTTCCAACATCTCGTCCGGCTTCCTGGACCAGGTCACGATGGCGATCGAGGGGGCCCTCGACTACCACGAGAACCAGAAGGTGGTCAACAAGGCGGAGCTCAAGGAGCTCCTTCAGGATGAGAACCGCCCCGACACCGTGATCATCGAGGTGGAGGTCGAAGTGGCCTACCCCTGCAACAAGATCAAGGTCACCATCGTCTCCTGACCCCCGACCCTCTGCGGAGCCCACATGTCGACCGTCGCGAAGTGCCTTTCCAACGCCCCCTCCTACACCCGGCGCTACGTGGACACGTTCGCCACGCCGAAGCACCGCACGTTCGACGCGCGTGATGCGATCCTCGGCGACGCCCTCCAGATCTCCGAGGAGCGGCCGGACAGCTACTACCCGATGATCACCGACCTCGCTGAGGAGATCGTCCTCCTGGCCTCGGCCTCTCCCCTCACCGGCCTCGTGATCTCCGGCGCGAACTTCGTCGGCGATGCAGTGCGAGCCTCCGGCATCAGCGATGAAGACGGGACCGTCACCACCAAGGAGCTGACCTGGACCCGAGTGGTCCCCGGCGACGAGGACATCACGGTCACCATCGCCTCCTCGGGCGTGGCGAACAACACCGTGACCTGCTCGTGGAACCCCTCCACCCTGGTCCTCACCGTCACCCGCGGCACCACGGCCACCGCCGATGACGTGTTCACCGCGGTCAACTCCGACACGACCGGAAAGTGCATCGTCGACGTGACGAAGACCGGCCTCACCGCCGGCGGCGTACCGACGGCCGGGTCCATCACCCTCACCGGAGGCTCCGGCAAGCTGCTGACGCTCTCGATCGGCAGCACCGCTCTCGACGGTGGGACCGAAGGCTGCGGCATCACCGCCGTGACCGACAGTGCGATCACCTTCGACTTCGACGCCTCGACCGAGACCAGCGGAGCGATGGTCCTCCTGCAGCTCCGCTGCGACGGGGTCTTGGTCACCCCGATCCCGCTCATCGTCGACTTCCCGACCGTGACGGTCGCAGACCTGGCCATCACCGCCGCCAAGTTCGCAGTCGGGGCCCTCTCCGCCGACGCCACTGGTCGCGCCGCGATGGCGACCGACTACTTCAACGCCGCCACCCTCCTCCTCAAGTTCGCGGACGGCTGCTTCGCCGCGGACACCGCCACGCGCGCCCTCTTCGGCGACGGGATCTGGACCTCGGAGAAGCTCGCCGAGACGACGATCCAGTACGCCGAGATCAGCATCAACTCGGCGGCCATCAAGCAGCTCTTCACCGCCCCCTACACCCTCGTCGCAGGGGTGGCCGGGAAGGTCGTCGAGTTCCTGAGCGCCACGGTGATGCTCGACTACGGCACGGTCCAGTACGCCACCCAGGGCACCTTGGTGGTCGTCGAGGAGACCTCGAACACCGTCATGTCGTTGGACCTCGCGAACACCCTGCTCTACGCTTCCGCGGATCGCGTGAGCACCCTCAAGCCCCTCGCCACCGACGTCGTGCTGACCTCGGGCAAGGGCCTCAAGCTCGCCTGCAAGACCGCCGACCCGACGGCCGGTGACGGCGTTCTGCGCGTGAAGGTCGCCTACCGCGTCCACACCACCGGGTTCTAAGATAACGAAGGGGGCGGGCAGTGTGCCCGCCCCCTTCACATCGAACATCGCTCCCCAAGCAGGAAGGCAGCATCATGGCGACCGTCTCAAACTGGAGCCCCTACGACCAGTTCGTCCAGGGGGGTATGGTCGATGGGCGTTACATGAACGCGGCTTACACGCTCATCGCCGCGGGCCCTCCCCGCTTGGCGAACGTGGGAGGGCCCGCGTTCCTGGCGGCGGCGTTCGCCGCGGGGAGCTCCGCCGCCGATCAGATCGCCTACCCGATCGGGGTGGTGCAGAGCTTCTCTCTTGGCCACTCGATGCAGCTCAACAGGTTCTTCGAGCTGGGCTCTGAGCGGAGCTACGTCGTCCCCGGCCGCGTGATGGGCCAGCTCTCGCTGTCGCGCATCATGTACCACGGACCCTCGCTGCTGCGCGTCCTCTACGCGTACTACCAGGACCTCGTCCCGAAGACGGTCATTCCGGCCCTGTTCGCGAACGTGGGCGCCGGCACCGTGGCCAACCCCCACGACGTCGTCATCCCTCCTGGATACGAGAACGTCTACTTGAACCTGGCCTCGGACTTGTTCAAGCAGCCCATGGGACTGCTGACCATGTTCAAGGACTCGAACGAGGACACGATGGCCGCGTACTACTTCGAGAGCTCCTACGTCTCGAACCACTCTCTTGCGACCGACGCGATGGGCACGGTCATGCAGGAGCAGGTGGGCGTCCAGTTCGAGCGCATGATCCCCATCGCTACCAAGGTCGTCGGCCTCATCAGCGGCCTGTAGGGGGCCCTGAATGTTGTCCGCCTCGAGCTCTGCGGGGCATCGCGTCCCCCTACCTCCGCGTGCTGTTGCCGGGGGGCGCATCTTCGCCGAGCTCGGGACCAAGCTCGCGGACCTGATGCCCGCTCCGACGCAGCCGAGCTCGGCCCTTCGCCCTGGCGTGGAGTTCCGTCCCCACCAGGAGGACGCCATCCAGAAGGCCATGCGGCAGAACGGCAACCTGCTGCTGAGCCACCCAGTCGGCTCCGGCAAGACGGTCACGGCCATCGGCGCGTTCGAGCGGCTGCGGCAGGCAGGGAGGGCCACGCGGGCCCTCATCGTGACCCCGGCCTCCCTGCGGAAGAACTTCACCGACGAGGGAGTGCACAAGTTCACGACGGACCACTGCACCGTGTTCGGCAACGCCCAGGAGGTGGCCGCGGGTCAGGGCCGAGCTCTCGACAACCCGGACCCCGACTCCCGCTACCACGTGGTCAGCTACGACCTCTTCCGCGCGGCCCCCGAGGCGTACATCAAGGCCTCTGGGGCGGACACCGTCATCTACGACGAGCTCCACAAGATCAAGAACATCGGTGCCACGGGCAAGGCGCTGAAGGACGCCAGGAAGTTCCACCGGAACTTCATCGGCCTCACGGGCTCCATCGTCAGCAACACCCCTGCCGACCTGGTACCGCTCATCGACGCCATGACGGACGGGAAGCATCACCTGGGCACCAAGGAGAACTTCGAGCGGAGGTTCATGACCGACGACGGGAAGCTGCAGAACACGCCCATCGTGCGGATGTTGTTGAACCCCTACATCCACCACGTCGACGCCGCGGCGAGCTCCGGCAACATGCCGGTGAAGGAGACGGAGACCATCAAGGTCGACATGTCCCCCGAGCAGCGCGAGCTCTACCAGTACGTCGTGGGGAGGATGGATCCGGTCACCGCGCTGAAGTTCCGCTTTGGCACGTCGAAGCTGAAGACCAACGACGTCAACAACATCTTCAACAAGATGACCCAGGCGAGGCAGGTCTCCAACGCCATCCACACGGTCAACAAGTCGGTGACGCTCTCTGAGAGTGCAGAGCGCTCTCCGAAGATTCGGAAGATCCTGGACGACGTGGAGGACCACCTCAGGGACACGCCAGACGGCCAGGTCATCATCTACTCGAACATGATCCACGGCGGCCTCGACGTCATCGGGCAGGGCCTGCGCGACCGCGGCATCGACCACGGGATCTTCATGGGCAAGGGCCAGCCCGGGTCCACCGAGAAGAGCCGGACGCAGGCGGTCTCGGACTACCAAGCTGGCAAGAAGAAGGTCATCCTCCTCTCCTCCGCCGGTGGCGAGGGGCTGAACCTCGGCAACACGACCTTCGTGGCCAACGTCGATGGACACTTCAACCCTGAGAAGATCCACCAAGCAGAGGCCCGCGGTGTGCGCGCCGGCGGGCAGGCCCACCGCGCCCAGGCCGATCGCAAGGTCATCGTCAGGCGCTACGTCACGAGGGTCCCGCTCTCGACGTCGACGGTCCTCAAGGACACGATGAACCTCGTCGCGCCCAGCCAGATCATCACGCGGGCCCTGGAAGGGCAGCCGGTGTTCTACAACCCCCTGAAGAGGGAGCGGTCTCCGGACGAGTGGGCTTACGAGGTCGCAGGGCTAAAGGACGAGCGGAACAAGGCTCTCCGCGGCAACCTCGACAAGTCGGCTGAGCAGGTGCCGGACAGCGTCGAGGACATGTTGGACCTCCTCGAGGCAGGCGTTGTCGCGCGAGCGGAGGACCGAGCACTGCCGCTGGTGAAGGAGGCCGTTGCGAAGGTGGACCACAAGGAACGGCGGATGGCCGCCGACCGCATTCCGATGCAACCGCACCGGCTCGTCAAGTCCGACCGCGTCGTGATGAACGCGTACATGAAGGAGTTCTCCCCCCACCTCGAAGAGGCCACGGACCCGGCCACGGTCGCGCTCCCCGCGGACAAGCAGCTGCGCGAGCAGGAGTACATCGCTGCGCTCCGGGCCTACTACCGGGAGGCAGCCAAGGGAGGCGGTACCGGACTGTCGAAGGCCACGACAGACGAGGAGCGGAAGAAGGAGGTGTGGCGCAATGCCGCGCTCGCCGGAGGCATCGGAACCGTCTGGGGCGGTACGCAGGGCACAGTTCAGGCGGTGGCCGGCGGCCTGCCCCTCACACACTCGCTGATGTTTGGCGCGGGGACGGCCGCCCTCCTCGGCGGTACCTTCGGTGGCATGACCCTCTGGGATGGGATGCGCAATCCCGCCTACAGCACTCCCGCCACGCGTGCCAGGAAGACCGGCAAGCTGACCGACGCTCAGATGGTACAGCTCCTCCGCGGCCTGGAGGTGCAGCAGAAGGAGGAGAAGACCCACCGATTCGCCGTAGGATCCACTCCTCGGGCTACCACTACTACCCTCCCTTCTTGAGGGACATCGCCGACGGGCGCGTCGAGTTACAGGGAGGCCCATGTCTGAACTACCCCCCTCCGTAGAGCGAGCCATCGGTACCACCGTGCACTGGGCCGCCTTCGCGGACGAGCTCGGGAAGCAGGCTGCCGTGGTGGAGGTCGCACACAACTTCCACCCCGTCGTCGTGCAGCCTCCGCGGGCGAAGCGTGCGAAGTTCCCCTTCACTGGCTTTATCGACTTCCAGGGCATCAAGATCGACGTCGAGAACAAGAAGGGCGAGTACCGCCGCGGGAAGGACAAGGACGGGCACGAGTGGAAGTGCCTGATGCACTCGCACTACGGCGAGATCCGGGACACGGAGGGCACCGACGGCGACAAGCTCGACGTCTACGTTGGCCCCAACCACGACTCGAGCTTGGTCGTGGTCGTTCGACAGCTCAAGCCAGACACAGGAGCCTTCGACGAAGACAAGGTGATGCTCGGGTACGACTCAGTGGAAGAGGCCATCGGAGCCTATAAGAAGCAGTATGACAAGCCTGGCTTCTACAAGGACGGTGGCCACAAGGTGATGCCGATCGGTGAGTTCTGGCGGTGGGTGCACGACCGCGAGAACTACGGCAAGAAGGTGGCTGGATTCCTACATGACCTGACCGGCAGAAGTCTGGACGAGGCGCGCAAGGCGCACGTGCGTAGGGTGGAAGAACACAATGCCCACCTGCAGGGCGCGATCCGCGACTACGACGAGATGCGTGACTTGGTGGAGCAGTCAGCCCGATGGAAGTCGACGAGGCTTGGGAGGCACCGCAAGCGCCTTGCCGACGCCGCCAAGTCCGTCGAGCGTATTGCGGCCCTGGCTCCTCCGCATTTCGACCCCTCTCCGATCGCCAGGAGGATCCGAAACACGCGTCTCGGCACCGCGGCTGTTCTCGGTGGGGGCGCGTTGCTCACGGGGCTTGCCGCGCACCGTCACAGACAACCCGAGGCGAAGAAGGCGGCGGCCCCCCTGGACGCGGGGGTGCGAGAGTTCGCCCTGCACCCTCGTCTCCAGAAGGCGCTGGGTGGTGTAGCCGCCGCCGGAGGCCTGTACGCGGGGTACAAGTACCGCCAGCGGGAGCGCCTGAAGGAGCTGGAGTCCGGCACGCCCAGTATGGGCAGACACGCGCTGGAAGGAGGAGCAGCGGGCGTCCTCGCAGGCGCGAGTCTCGGCGGAGCAGCGGTACACAAGGCCAAGCCCGTGCTCGCGCGGATGCGGGACCTTACTGCACCAGTCGCGGCAGCTATGACAGAGAGCGCCAAGACGATGCGGAACTCGGGGATGTCCCCGGAGAAGATCAAGCAGACCGTTCTCCAGAACCCCGTGTCCGTCAAGGGACTGCACGTGGCGCGAGCAGGGCATGCGGCGCACCTGCTCCACGGGAAGCTCAGTGTCGGGAGGGGTGCCCTGGCAGGCGCAGCCATCGCTGGTATTGCTGGCGCCGGGCTCGCGGCACGCGGCGCACGCGGAGACGAGGCGAAGGCTGACCTCCGCGGAGAGCAGCGACGGCTCAAGCGCGGCCCGTACGCCCAGCCTAAGGAGGCCGGTGCGAGCCCCCTCTCTGCGGCGGGGACTGCTACTCCCAGCGGCCTCGTAGCACGGAACAAGATGCAGAAGACGGCGCCCCCGCACTACACCCCACCGCCTGCTGCCGTACAGGTCGCGCCCTCGCCGTGGACAAAGGGAGCGGACGCTGAGCTGCCCGGCGTCGGTGACGAGGGAGAGCGGCCGCACATCCCTGGGATGAAGCAGCCTCGCCTGGCCACTCCACGCCTGAACCCCGACCAAGGGAAGCACATCCCCACGAACCCCTTCCGCGGCAGCTGGAAGAAGCTGGGAGGCGGTCCCTTACACGAGGTCGCCGAGGTGGCGCACCACTTGACCGCTGCGATCCCTGAGAAGGTGAAGCACGGCATCCTGGGCGCTGGCATCTTGGGCGCGGGGGCCCTGGGGCTAAAAGCAACCGCCGACCAGGTGGTCAATCCCCGCCCTGAGGGGGTTGGCTTAGGCGCTGGAGCGCGAGCCGGCCAGAAGGCTCTGACTCTTGGGCTCTCGCGGGCTGGATCGGGGCCCGTGCAGTATTAGAGAGCACGGCCCCGGTCTCTGGGTCGTAGGTGCCCTCGTCCACGATGGCGAGCTCCACCAAGAGCTCGAGCACCTCCTCCGGCCGAACGCGACGGCCCGCCTCCCGTGAGAGAGTGCGGGCCGTGCGCTCGAGGTAGCGGAGGTGGTGGGGCTGCATCCCCCACCACTACCACCCCCTCAGTGGTTCCGCTTGCGGCCCCGACGGTAGGACGCGTAGCGGAGCTTCCGGACCCAGACACGCACCGACGCGTAGACCAGCCACGCCACCGCGCGGAAGTACGACGAGCAGTCGATGACCGCCTCCGTCTCCCGCAGCTGCTTCTCGAGCAGCGCCCGTTCCGTCTGCGCGTACGACAAGGCGGACCACGCCCAGTTCTTCGCCCCCTGCAGTCCGTACTGCGGATCTGCGACCATCTCATCGAAGGTCTCGTGGAACTCCTTCCTGTCTACATCGAAGCTCACGACGCACTCTCCTCCGGTGGAAGGTGTTCGAGTGCCGGGCGCGTCGCCTGCCACTCCAAGGTGCCGCCGCTATCGCCGACCGCCACCGCCTGGAGGAAGTCCATCCGCAGCCCCACCAGGCGCGCTCTGCCGTACCCCCCAGGTCCCGTGTAGTGAGCGACCACGGAATCGAAGAGTTCGCGATCTTCGTAGTACTTCACCCAGTGCAGGTCCCCGTGGACCGAGAACCCGATCTTGAAGAGCGTGACCGGACGCCCACCGAGGTTGTTGAACTTGTCGAGATGTGTCGACTGCTTCATTTCCTCTCCTCGTCGAATGCGGTGCACTCGCATTCGGTGCGATGACCGCGGCAGGGGCCAAGGCGTTTGTCGGGGTCGTTCTTGCGGTAGTGAAAGTCGATGGAGTGTCCGCAGGCGGCGCAGTGCGGGATGCGCTGCACCTCCTGCTGGTACTCCTGCATGAACGGGCTTTTCGGCTTCTTCTCCAGAGGGAGAATGCTCCCCGCGTAGCTGGACTCGTTCACCCTCTCCCTGATGTAGCCAGCCACCAGGTGACCAGAGTACGCCGCCCCCAGCGCCCTCTTCAGGCGCTTCTTCCGGAGCCGCTTCGGTCCCGGCCCGAGCTTCAGCGCGAGGATGCGCGGGAAGTTCCTGAGCCAGAACTCCCGGAACTCCATCCCATCGACGTACTCGGTGTCGAGGTTCACGGGCCGCGTGAGCCTCGCATGAGCCGCCACGAGGAGCTCTTCTCGCCGCTCCTCCACAGCCCTCATCCACGCACCGGTCGTGGAGTAACTGACACTCGGAGTACCCTCGAGGAACTCCTTCGGAACCCCCAGAGCGATGATGATGCTCTCCCGGATGTCGATCTTCTCCTTGTCGAGCTCGAGCCTCGCTATCGCTTCCGGGTTCGACACGAACAACCCGGCTTCGACGTCCACGACCTCATGAACCACGGGCGGCGGGGAGTACTCCCGCTGCAGGTGCTTCGCGAAACCGTCGAGCGACTCCCACAGTCCTTCCGGAGACGTGAGAGGGTCCCCGGCGCTCTGCGCGAAGATCTCCGACAGCGGGGGGTACTTGATCAGCGCGCCACGTGCCGCCCCGCTGACCATCGGCAAGGACATGATGCCGCTCATGTTCATCATGCCGACGCCGAGCTTCGTCGAGACGCCCTCAGCGATCTTCGGGATGTTGTCGGTCCCGCATGAGGGGCAGACGTGCGCGTCCACGGCGTAGTGGGCCACCAAACAGCCCTCCTTTCCGTCCGGACAGGGGACCATCCGCGAGGAGTACTCGGCGCCGCAGGCGCAGACGATCCTCACGAGGACACCTTCCACTTCTGCGACGCGCAGTACTCCTTGAACGCCTCGACGGCTTCGTTGGGCACCGTCACCGAGAGGGAGGTGACCGTGCGCGCCTTCAGCCACTTCCGGACCACCGCGACAAAGTCGCTGTTGAAGCCGGCCGGTACCGGGCCCTTGCCCTGCCAGTCGAGAGTGCCGAACTCCAGGTCGTACTTCGCCGTCGGATCTACGATGGCACCCGGACTGCCGTACTCATCGGACAGGTGAAGGGTCGCGACGGTACTGCCCTCGGGGACCTCTCCCTCCGTGAACGTGCAGCTGTCGTAGCAGACGTCGGTACCCGGCGGCCACTCCTGAAAGAACGCGATGATGTCAGCGCCTTTGATCTTCACGTACCACCTCCAGCCTGGGTTGAGTGCTCTCTCGCACGCTCCCGCCTCGCCTTGATCTCGGCGATGAAGTAGGGGAGCGAGAGCGTCATTGCGGCTTCGTCGAGGAGCTGCAGCTGCTCCAGGGACATCCACGCGAAGTCACTGTGGATCTTAGAATCCATCTCGGGCGGACCGAACCGCGGCGGCTGTACCTCGTAGAGGTGCACCACGAAGCGGATGCCGCGTTGGTCCTCAAGGACGGGGGTGGTCGTGATGTAGTGCCCGATGTCGACGTTCACCTTCAGCTCTTCCCACAGCTCCCGCCGCAGGGCTGCGGAGTGTCGCTCCCCCGCCTCCACCTTCCCGCCAGGCATCTCCCACGCGCCGGCGGGGGAGTGCACCCGCTTGGCCACGAAGAGCTCGCCCGAGGCGTTCTGCACGCACCCCGCCACCACCTGAATGAGCGGCTTCGTACTCATCGCAGCCCCAGCTTGCTGAAGAAGTCGTCTTGCTCACGATTCGTGAGCCCCCCGACATCTTCCAGCAGGAGGAGCACGTGATCCCCTTCCGTGGTACCGGAGATCCCGCGCGACTCCGCCTCCAGCTGTTCGTCGCGGGCGTAGCCCTTGACCATCCTGCGCAGCGCCTCGACCTCCTTACGGGAGAAGGTCTTCGCCTCGAGGCGGTAGTCGACGAAGGCCTCGGCCGCGAGCGGACACCAGTCCTGCACGATCCTCCAGATCGCCTCGGCGTACTGGCGGATCTCCCACTGTGCGTGGGGGTCGAGGCGCTGCTCCAGCATGTGGAGCAGGTTGTGCAGGTCCCACGTGGTCACCCAGTGGGTGTAGGTCGAGAGGGGCAGGCCGATGCGCGCCGTCTCCCGCGCCATGCCAGCGCCGATGAACTGGCGGTAGCTGGCGAAGCTCTCATTCGCCTCGCCGATCATCTGGCCCCGTAGCTGCTCCGCCTCTCCCAGAGGGAAGCGCTTCGCGGAGCGCCCCTGCTTGTTGCTCGAGGTCTGGTAGCAGACTTGGTCCACCGGCGGCGTGTAGAACTCCTCCGGGAGCACAGAGTACCGCCCCGAGAGCTCGTTCAGCTTCTGCGTCCGGTAGCGCACCAGCTGACGAGCCACGAAGATGGGCAGCTTGATGTCGAGAGTGATCGCCACCTGCTCGAAGGGGCTGGTGTGCCTCTCCCGCATCAGATGACGCAGCAGCTTGCGGGTGTCCGAGATGGGGCGCGCGTCCTCGTAGGAGATGCGGGCCGCCTCCTCGATGCGCACATCCCCTCCCATGCAGTCGACGACGAAGACGTGTCCGATCTCGTCGAGGACCTTGATCTTGTTGTCCTTGCCGTACTTGGCGCGAAGCTCCGCGCGAATGGTGTCGAGGCTCATCGATCTGCCGTGGTGAGGGTGGTGACTACCGGACCATTCTTGAGGAGGTCCTCCAGACGGGCTCGCTGTAGCTCGAGGCGCTTGAGCTTGGCGGCGATCATCTGCGCAACCCGCGAGCGCGCCCCCTCCTCGTTCTGGTGCCAGTTCGTTCCCTCACCGTGTGCATACACCGCCGGACAAGCTACGCCGCCGGGATGCCAGTACACCATGTCATGGGACAGATAGACCCGATCGACCTTCTGGATGCCCTGAGTGAGGGCGTATGTCGTGACCCACACCGGTCCGATTGTACTTGCCCTGCTACTCATGTTGACGCCCCTCTCGGCACGGAACGCCGAAGTCTGGAGATTTGATCGGCATGGTACTCCCGCTCCTTGTTTCCGTTCCAACGCACGACCCAGACCGTGTATGGCCGCGGAGTGGTAGTGGTCGTCGACATGCGCTCCTCGACGCGGACCACGTCCACGGGCCATGCTACCAGATGACTCAGCATCGTGTTGCCCCGCTTCTCCCGGCGGACGTCCCAGAGGCGATCACCTGCCTTCACGTTCGCTGCGTTGATTCCCACCAGCACCTCCATACAGGCATCTGCCCTGCGCTTTCTGTGGTCCAGGTACCGAAAGAGGCTCTGCACGGGGAGGGAGACCACCCCGCGCAGAGCGCTCAGAAGAAGGCCGCCAGGGCTACCCCTCGGCGGCGACACCGCTTCCCCGGAGGAACGCCCGCTGCTGCTCCTCGAGCTCGTCGGCGCCGGCCTCCACCGACTTCTGGATGGCCCCGACCGCCTGGTGGAGGGTGAGCCCGGAGTACTTCATCAGCAGGCGGATGAGCACCTTCTGCATGCTGTCGGCGAGAAGCGCCGCCATGCGCCCGTCCGAGATCCCCTTCTCGTAGTACCCGGCGACGGATGCGACGGCCGGGATGTCCACCAGCTCCTTGTCCGCGTCGAACACGATCGTCTCGAACAGGAACGAGTCGACCCCGTACCTGCCCAGAAGGTCCACGAGCTCCTGCTGAAAGTCCTTGAGGTTCTTGGTCTGAATCACGTGGTCTCCTTGGCGACGACAATGCGCCGCGGTTCGTCGGAGCCCTCGACCACCGCGAGTCGATAGCCGGGGCAGAAGTGCATGAAGATGCCGTTGATGATGCCGAACGCGCTCACGATGAGGACGTCTTCGTCGCCGGCGCGCATGACGGGGGACGGCCCACCGGCGACCTCGTCGGTGTTGAAAAGCCGCTGCAGGACGTCCAGACAGGAGGGGTCCGACTGCATGTACGAGTAGGTCTCGATGGTGCCGAAGAGGGCGGCATCCACTTCATCCGGGACACTGGGGAGAATGTCGAGCTTCACGAGATTGCCTCCTGGGTTGACCACGGCAGCGAGGCCGTGGGGACGATCGTCAGCCACCTGGAGCCGAGGATCTGGTCGTGTTTGACGATGACGAGGGCCGAGCCGTCGACCCGCTCGACGACCTCGAAGTACTTCCGGTCTCGCTCGATGACGAGCATCTCCTTTGCGATCCACGACACGAGCTCTGGCTTCGGGGAGACATGAAACGAGCGATGCCCGTTCACCCCCGACACCACCAGGTAGTGTCCGATGTCCGGGTGATTCGCGACAGCGTCGCTGCGGTGTCCATCGTGTTCACTGTCCCACTTGCGGAGGTAGTGGTCCTGGGTGAAGAAGAGGTCCTCGAAGGTCTTTCCTTCCATGAACAGTTGAGCGATCATGCCTTCCTCGCACGCAGCACGCGCGGTCGATAGGGGTGTTCATTCGGAGGCAGGGGGACACGCATTTTCCATGAGGCATTCATGTGCAGGCCCAGACCCTGCGGCCTGGGCTCCGGATTCGGCTTGGTGAACGCCGTCTCGAGAAGCGCAAGCATCCAGGTATGCGCTGTCTCCTCACTGTCGACATCAACCTCGACCTCGATAATGCACTTCATGACCGAGCGAGTCCCTTCTGCACGTGCGCCGACGCGAGGATCCGCACGGACATCGGCAGCTCGGTGGCGAGCTCGTCGAAGGAGCTGATCATCCCGAAGCCCCCTTGACCGAATGCGATGTTGTACTGGGTCTTGGCGTCCTCCACCGAGGTGCCCGGGTGCCTGATGGCCAGGACGGAGAGCGGAATCTTGTCTGCCCTCACCTCCGAGAGCACGGCGTGCAGGTCCGTGAGGGGGTTGCCCGTGCTCCCCCGCGCGCGAAGACTGGTCGGCCAGCCGTCGGTCACGAGCATGATCGCACGCTTGGTGGGGGCCCTCCTGCCCCACCGGTGTGCCACATCGAGCGCCTGTACCGTGTGTGTCGAGCCGTAGCGGATGCCAGTAGTCGTAGGACCGCCGACCTTGTCGAAGATGTAGAGGGCGTCGGAGAACCCCCACATGTACGCCTTCGACCGGATGGCCTCCACTGCGTAGATAGAGTCCGCCAACGCTCGCTCCACCAGCGCGAGAGCTTGGCCCATGGTCATCGAACCGCTCACGTCGAACAGGAACAGCAGCTCGAACCGCGGCACCCGCACCGTCCTGTCGTAGAACGGGCGGTCGAGCTCGCCGGCCCCCAGCGCGCCCAGGAACTGGTCTCCGTTGAAGTCCCCTTCATCGCCCAGCTTCCGTCGCTTCTTCATCCGCAGCTGCTCCAAGATCCTGCGGTTCTCGTGCCCGGTCGCCGTAGGAGCCGGCAGCGGTCGGATGGGGGAGACGTTTCGGATCTGAATCCCCGACTCCTGTGCCCACCCCAGGCACACAGCCGCGTTCGACTCGTCCGGCGTGTCCTGTCGGCGCATCATGGCCCTGCGCGCCTCCTCCAGACGGTCCTGGAGGCTGTCGGCCCCCTGCGCCATGATGAGTCCGAACGGTGTGACGCCGGACTCGTCCGTCTCGCGGTCGTCGGCCGACAGGAGCTTGTCCACCCCGATCATCTGCGCGTAGCGCTTCCGCTCCAGCTTGTCGGAGGGCTTCCCCTCCTTGGCCAGCGGCACATTGCTGCCGATCCGCCCACTCCCGTCGTCCTGCAGGGAGTGCGGCCCTGTCCGCGGAACCATGGACAGCAGCATACGGAGGAGGTGCTCTGCTTGCTTCTTTCGCGCCTCCCGCTGCTGTGCTGGGGCACCGCCGGCGCCGCCCCCTCCACCGCCTTGTGCGGGTGGCGGAGGGGGGTTGTTGGCCAGGAGCGTGTCCATGATCTCGTCGACGAGGCGCGCTGTGATGGCCAGGCAGGCCACGTTGTCGACCCCCTCCACCAAGTTCAGGGCCCTGCGCATGGGGCGCCTGCAGTCCTGGAAGTCCTGAGGGGCCTCAGGGGTCTCCACTCCGGCAGAGTAGGCGCCGAGGAACATCACGAGGTTCGACTTCTTGACCGCCAGCGGCATGACGTGCTCGCTGATGTCGTGCCAGCGCTGCTGGAGCAGCTCTCCCCCGCCCTTGTAGATCTGGCTCCACGCCCAGCAGCACCGCCAGTCCTCGATGATGTTCCACAGGTGGTGAAGCACCTTCGTGAGGTGCTTCTCGTACGGCAGCGCCGCGTCGGTACCAAGAGGGGCTCCGAGCGCATTCAGCAGCTTGCTTGCCAACTTCTCGACGAAGCGGCCAGCCAGGACCACATCGGTCTCGAACAGCCAGTGCGAGAGCTCGTGCTCCGTGACCAGGTACCCCTCAGGATCCTGAAGGGGCGCCCAGATCGTGCTCGAGCAGTCGGTCTTCCCTCCCTCCGGTGAGCTGTCGACGAGCTTGATCTCGCCCACGTCGAGCATTGCAGCGTACGCCCGGACCAAGTTCTCCGAGCGCAAGAGGATGTATGCCGGGTCCCCGGTCATCGGCCCGAGGTTGAGAGGCGGACGTACACGCGCCGACGTGGCGCCAGAGCCCTGTGTGGTTGTCATTTCGCGGCCGCGTCGGGGCGGAGGTCGGCAGCCTTCTTCACGGGCCACGCGTCCATCAGGACGGCGTGCACGCGCGCAAGCCGAGACGCCTCCGGGTCTCCGCCATTGCTGTCGTTGAGGTCCGCCCAGGCGCGCACCGCGGGGGCGCCGGAGACGTCCTGCGCCCTGATGATGAACACCGGCTCGTCCGCCGGGATGAGGTTGAGGGGATCTTGGAAGCGGTCGTAGTCAGCCCGTGCGTGTCGCATCGAAAGCTCCCTGCAGGTAGTGGAAGTGGTTGAGGAAGAGCTGCTCGCTCTCCGCAGGCAGCAGTGGGTGGGTGATTCTCAGGTGTTCGAGCGGCGTGCGCAGTCCCGACCACTTGCGGGAGGGCGAGCCATCCGACTTGAAGTACGGCATCAAGTCCATTCGCTCGGTGGCGAGCATCTCGTCGTCCGCGTCGTGCACCACATCCTCGAGCGCGGACGTCATCACCACACCGAAGCGCTGGTAGATGTGGTACTGCAGCGACTCCTCTGCTTTGCGGTAGGGCTCCATCAGGGCGTGACGCTTCATGGGCCGCGGCACGTCCACGAGGTACGCTTCCGACCCGTCATGCAGCAGACCTGCCAGCCCTGCGAGCGTCTGCCCCTCGCGAGCCCCCCAGAGCTCCATGGCCCGTCGTGAGACGTGAACCGAGTGCTCGGCCACGGAGTAGAACTCCTGCACGTGGCCCGCGAAGCGGCACATGTTCGAGAGAGCGTGCGCGATGTCGACCAACAGGATCTCGTCCGGGCGAGGATCCAGCGGGTAGAACGCCACTCCAGAGAAGGTGCACTGCCAGTCCCCTATGCGAGGCAGGACTCCGTCCAGCTCCTTGTCCCTGGACTCCCAGAGGTGCTCTGCGGCGTCCTTGAGCAGGTCGTACCGCCCAACGAGCTCGCCGTCGCGCGTGGCTTCCCAACGACCCTCCCGGTCGTAGTTGTCACGCGCCTCAACCATCCCGAGCTGGCGCCGTTGCTTGCGTTCTCCCTTGGTCCACACCGAGTAGACCCCTCCCGTACCCAGCGACATGTAGGGGAGTCCGTTCTTCTTACTCATCGAACCTTCCTTTTCCACGGCGCGTAGCCGAAGACGATGGGGGCTGCGTCCCCGAGTTGCTGCGGGTAGCGGATGTCTCGCTTCACCTGCCGGGGCCGAATGACGGCGACCATGGACCCTCCCATCGGGCGAGTGCGTTCGCCGTCCGGGTCAATGAAGGAGATCCGCGGAGTGAAGCGTAGCTCTGCGCCCTGCTCCCAGAGGAACTCCGCCCACCCTGTGTCTGGTGTCGCCGGCAGCAGGAGGACCACCACTTCCATGCCCTGCGCTTCGGTGTGGGCACATCCGACCCATCGGTCGAGCCCCCCGCCGTCCGGTGAGTAGGGCGGGTTCAGGAACCCGCGCCGACCGGGCCACACCCGGGTGAAGGCATCTCGCCTGCTGGGATCTGGGTGGTCGAGTCCCATCCAGTTGGCACACTTCGCCGTCTCCGTAGTGGCGGCGCAGTCCAGATCGAAGTCGAACTCCTGGTCGAGCTCGTCGAAGACCCGATAGGGCGTTCCCCAGAAGTTCTTGAGGTCGATGCCGAGACGGAGGACCTTCTCTCGCCTCTTCCCTTCCGCTACTGCCGAGTGGTCCACGTGCACCTCCGATGGCTCATGGTAGCTCCGCCGTAACCGACGAAGTATGCGCGCTGTTGCGGCCTCACCAGAGGCTCACGGCCGTGATGTCGATGTTGAAGACGCTCTTCACACGCGCGCGCAGGTCGGCCACAAACTGGGCATCGAACTTCCCCTCGAGCATCTTGAGGGCCAGGGCGGTCGACTTGAATGCGACGTAGTCCTCAAGCACCTGCTCGAGGTCGCGCGTCGACAACGCGTACCCAAACTTCCCGCCGCGGCTCTCCTTCGCCAGGGCCTGAAGGCTCCCGATGAACCGCACCTCGTCCGCCGTAGCCTTGCCGCCGGGCATCCTCTTGGTCAGGATGGCCTGCTCGACGGCGTCCTCCATGAAGGACATCTCTACGAACTTGAAGCGGGACCGGAAGTCCTCGTTCAGGTCGTAGGTGCCCCCGTACCCGGGGTTCATCGTGCCGACGATCCAGAGCCTCGGCCTGACCGTGAGGATCTGTCCCTTGGTCACCGAACAGCCCACCAGGCTCGCGGGGTCGAGGAGGGCGGTGACCATCTTCTGCTCGAACACCTCCTCGGTGGTGGCGTTGGCGATCACCAAGTTCGTCGTGAACTCGTCGAGCTCGTCCCTCTCTACGATTACCCCCGCGAAGGGAGCCGCCACGGCCTCCGCCAAGCGGTACACGGCGCCGACATGCGGCAGGTCGACCTCACGCCGGTAGTCGGCGATGGAGTTGACCGCCTTCTGCGCTTCCTCGTTCAGCGCGTTGATCTCCTCGAGCACCAACACGCACCTGCCGGTCTGGTTGGCCACGTCGATGGCCGTCGCCAGGACTCCCAGGGTGAAGTAGCTCTCGTCGAAGCTCTTGAGGGTGAAGGCGCCGAGCAGGTGGCGGTCGCCGGTGTCGGCGGTGCAGCTCTTGCGCAGGAAGGGCACCTTGCGCACGGCCGCCCACTGCTCGATGTTCAGGGTCTTGCCGGCGCCCTTGGGGCCCTTCAGGATGAGGGGCGAGCCCCACGCCAGCTTGTCGAGCACCTCGATGACCTTCGTCTGGTGAAAGCCCGGGAAGTGCCGGGCAACAAGCTGGTCGGTGGCAATGCGGCGGATCTCGGTATTCTCGTACACGTTGACCTCTAAAAGGGTATTTGGCACAGAGAAAAGCCGCCCTGGGTCGGACCAGGGCGGCTTCGTTTGTGGGGTCTGCGGTGAGTGCGCTACGCCTCAGCGACCTGAGCGGCGATGACGGACACCACACGCGCGATGGGGGTGTACTGCGGGACCCCCCGCGAGTTGAACGTCACCTGAAACAGGACGGTGACCCCCGTAGGGCCGACCCCGCGCACCACGGTGTTGGCCGTCCAGGTGAGCATCTACTACTCCGCGTCCCTGGTGGACCGCCGGCGGCGCACCACCCGCTCGACAGGCGTCGAGCCCGCTTCCTCCTCCGGCTCGTACTGGATGGCCGCCTTGACCTCATCCTCGGCGCAGAGGCCGAGGACGCCCCGAAGCCCCATGGCGACCCCGTGCGCGTTCCGCTTCTTCGGGTTGGTGCTGGCCTCTTCGGCCAGGGCCAGCAGAGACATCAGCGTCTTCTTGCTGGGCTTGGCGGTCTTGTCGGGCTTGCCTTCCACCTTGGCGTCTTCCAGCTTGATCAGCTTCTCGCCCGCCGTGCGGGCCTGCTTGATGCGCTTGTCCTGGTCCTCCTTGGACAGGTTCTTCGCGAGCTCGTAAGCCGCGGAGATGGAGATGATGCCCTCGCGAAGAGCCTTCAGGAGCTCCTCAGACCCCTTGCGGCAGATCGTCAGCCGCAGGGAGACCCACTGGGCGCCTCGGTGAAGCCGCTTCGCCAGGCCCTCCGGGTCATGTCCCTCTTCCTCCACCATCCGATGAACCCACAGGAGCTCGTCGACGGGGTCGACGTCCTGCCGGTCGATGTTCTCCACGCCGTTGAGGAGCTTCGCATCCTCGAGGCTCCCCACGAACTTGTTGCACCGGACCTCCCCGTCGTTCCAGTCCACGTCCCGGTTCTCGAGGATCGACTGAATGGCCCGGAGTCGCCGAGAGCCGCACACGAGCTCGATGATCTCATCCCCGGTCTCCGGATCCGCGGTCTCCATGACCACGAGGGGGTTCAGCAACCCCCCTTCGTAGATGCTGTCGGCGAGGTCGGCGATCTCCCCGGCGTCGAACTGGGTGCGGATGTTCTTGATGCTACGCCCGACCTTGATCTCCCCGACGGGGATCATGATGGGGGCGGGTTCAATGACGTACATGAGTGCAGTTCCTCACAAGAAGGGGGCGAATCGGGACCAAGTACCCTATGTCACGGGTGTGCCCGGCTTTTCAGGACTTGATCCACACCGACGGAATCAGAAGGTTGTAAGTGAATACGTTTCCATCGTCCCTGGTGTCGAACTCAATCCGCCAACCAAGGGAGCTCGGGCACAAGCGCACGTCCTCCACCCCGTGGACGCTTCGCTTCACCGCAGCTACGAGCTGCTCGAACGTCTCGGAGGGGGCTGCCTCGAAGATGTCCTGCACCGGCGACGACTCCTTGCAGGAGCGACAGATCCCCGCACACAGGTTCAGCAGGTAGCGCATGTCGGGTGCGTAGGAAGGGAACTTCACCTCGGCACGCGCTCTGTCCGCAAACTTCCCTCGGGCGTCAATGACATTCATACTCATCCGGCTTTCTCGCTCCTTCGGGCTTGGCGGGCTTCCAGGAAGCGAAGGATCTCGTCCTCGCTCCACGCGCTCAGGAGGGCCTCTGCCATCCTGTCGTCAGACACGTCGTCCAAGACGACTGGGTTCAGGGTCGTGACCTCCCGCACCCCCCGTGCGAGTAGGATGAACGCCCCTGTTCTCTGTAGGCTGAGCTGGGCAAGCTCCCCCAGCCGCATCTTGAACTCGGCGGGGGAGTCTTGGCTGAAGTCGAGGTCGGGCATCGCCACACCTACACCCTTGTACTCACATCGTCAAGGGCACGGCGCGGCTCAGCCCTTGATGCGGCCCTTCAATATCTGGATTGCCGGGTTCCATGCCCGTGAATCACAGGCGTAGAGGGTGCGCAGGATCAGCGTGGCGAGCTCTTCCGCCCGCACCTGCAGCAGGTCAGGTCGGCCGGTACCGAGGCTCACGAGCACGGCACCCGTGTCGGTCGCGGAGAACCCGACGGACACGAACACGACCTCCGGCACCGCGAAGAGCACACGCTCGAGTTCTTCACGGAGTGCGCGGAGCTCGGGAGTCAGAACGAGCAAGTCCATGAACACCTCCCAGGTCGGCTACTTGAGCTCGATCTCGAAAAGGTCCATCCGGACCTTGTTGTCCGCGTGCGCAGCCGCCCACTGGGCGGTCACGCGAACCACGGCGGTCTGGGTGGTGTTGACGCTCGGTGACGCGTCCGACCGCGCCACCAACGCCACCCCGTTCATGCCCGAGCCACCGCTCCACAGCTGCCGAAGGACGCGGGTAGCGTCGGTGCCGGTGGAGAGGATGTGCCCGTCGTAGAACAGGACCCAGCTCTCCCCGTCGGCGACCGTGAGCGAGAGCGTGGCCAGCGTGACCGCGGTGGCCCCGTTGAGGTAGAGCTGGAGTCGCAGGGTCAGCCCCGCGCTTCCTCCGTTGGTGTCGACGATGGTGCCGCCCGCCCGGATGCACAGCCCGCGCCCGCTCACGAGAGTGTTCGCGGGCAGGGCCGCGGGGGCGAGGCTGAACACCGTCTCCACGGTGGTGTTCTCCACCAGGGCGGAGACGTCGAGGTTGACGTAGAGGGTGCCGCCCACTGTCAGGATCGAGCCCGAGGCCACTCCCATCTCCGTGGTGAGGAGCCCATCAACCCGCAGGTCCTGGGACACCACCACGTCGCCCACCCCGAGAGTGATGACCTCAGCCCCGTTTCGAGTGTCGACGTTGAGGTAGACGTTGCTGCCCTGCTTCACCTGCCAAGCCGTGGCCAGGTGGTCGGCGATAGAGAAGTCCGCAGACAGGGCCGTGACCGAGTAGGCTTCGCCGGCGACGTTGTAGGAGTAGCTCCCGGCGGTCTGGGAGTAGCCTCCGCTGTTCGTGAGGAGGCCTTCGACGGTGAGCGGGCCCTCCTGGAGCATCAGACCGCTGCCCAGGAAGGTGTACTGCGGGTTCGTGGTCGTGTTGCCGAACCGCATCTCCTCAGACGTGCCGGTCGTGTTGAGGTTGAAGTACTCGTTCGCTCCCTGGGCGATGATGTAGGCGTTCTCCACGCCCTCCTTGACCGCGTAGGAGTAGCTCGCGCCCGTGAAGAGGTGGTTGGCAAGCGCAGACCCGTAGTTCAGGTCGCGCTCTCCAGAGGTGCCGATGTTCACGTCTTGGTCGACGTCGTCTGTGCCGATGTTGACCGGCCCGGCGCTCGAGTTCAGCGAGAGCGCGCTGACGCTGTCGAGGTCCATCCCCGCGGTGCTGGTCATGGCCAAGCCGCCGAGGCCTGCGCGCATCCAGAGGCGAGCCGTGGTGACCGTCGTGGGGTCCGCGCCGACGACGACCTCTTCAGACCCGTTCGTGGTCTTGAAGATCATGTAGCGGTCGATGCCCTGCACGAGCGCCCACGCCTCGGAGGTGTTGTCGAGGAGCGCCTTGTTGGCCTCGGGCACCGTCGAGAGCATGAAGGCTCGTTCGGTGCCGGCGGAGTCGCGCACGTACGGGTAGCCGTCGTTCTTCCAGTACAACCGGTCGACCCCGGAAGCGGGGTTGGCGGGGGCCGCGCCGCGGCGGAAGTCGATGTTGTCGGTGGTGATCAAGCCAGGCATGAAGGTCTCCGGGAGGTACAGGGGGCGCGTGACTTACGGGAGGAGGTACAGGTCGCCCTGGACATCGAGGCGCCCGTTGACGGTGAACGAGCGGACAACGATGTGCTGCGTGTCGGCGGCGATGACGTCGTCGACCTCGGCGGGGACGATGTTCGGCCAGCCGTAGGCCGGGCCGGGCACCCGCCCAGAGTGGAGGATCACGGTGCCGAGCACATCGAGGGAGCCCTGGACGTCGAGCTCGCTGATGAGGAGCTCGGTCTCGGCGGGGATCGAGACCTCCTCGCCCTCTGGGATCACCTGCTCCTGCGACCAGCGCAGGCGGTACAGGTCGGAAGTCGACCCGCCGGCACCGTACCCGTGGCGCACCCACCTCCCGGGCCCCCCAGTCGGCGGCACGATGTCCGGGAGGCTCTCCGCGAGCACCGAGGCGTAGTCGTAGAAGTAGAGGCTCCGCTCGTCCTCGACGTAGACGCCCTGTGCGTTGCTGGCGTCTCCGGTGGGGACCAGCCTGAGCTCGTCGATGTCCTGGACGGGCTGTGCCAGGGTCTCGTTCGGTCCGCGATGGGTGAGGATGCGCTGTCCCATCAGACCGGCCGCACGAGCGCGAGCCACGCGTCGAGGGTGGGGGAGGTGCCGCTGGGCGTGCCTTCGACCACGAGGGCCACTCGAGGGGCCCCCTGGGACTCTACGAGGACGCAGTCGTCGCCGTTCACCACGATCTGGTTCCCCCTGTGCCACCTTCCGGACACCTCGGAGAACCAGTAGAGTCGAACCCGAAAGACGGGGTTCGTGCCGCCCAGGGCGAAGAGCACGTGGATGTACTCGTTCTGCTGAAGCAGATGCCCGTGGCTGCTCGTGGTGGGGACTGCCGTTGCAGCGGACACGCCGGCCAGGACACGGCGCTCAGCGGCCGTGGTCCCGGAGACCGCAGTGACGTTCTTGACTCGGCGGGTTGACGGCATGGTGTTCCTGCTCGGGGTGGTCCGGTTCCCCTGATACTACCTCGCCGTGGAGCTCTGCGCCCCAGGGCTAAGAGGACGCACCCTGGATGACTCCAGGTACGCCCACCACCGTCGCCGGTCCGCTACTCCTTGGCGGGCCCCAAGGACGCAACGTAGCTCGCGTGCGCCTTCCACGGACCGCCGTGGCGCACGTCTATGGCCACCCCCCGGTACCAGTCCCTTCGCTCGGGAGGGCAGGAGCGATGCAGCGCCAGCCCTTCCAGCCACGCCGCGATGGCGGCCGCGACGGCCTGCTCACTGTCATTCAAGATCGCCGCTTGTTCCTTGTCTCCCACGAGTTCACCTCTGGCACTGGGTTGTGAGGACTGCACTGCCGTACTTATGCCGTATTCAGGAAGCATCATGCGTTCAGAGCTTCATCATGAAGCCACCTCTTGCATAGTGCGTGCGGCCCTGGGGCGGTACTGAGCCGTTCTCGCGGCTAAGAGCCAGCGCGCACTTGGAGCCAAAACACGGCGCGAGCCCCAGCAGGATTTCCCCTCCCGTGGTATGCTGGTGCCCATGAAAACCAAACACGTCAAGATTGGCCGTCTTCAAGTCCGCATCCCCCTGGCGCAGCTCCTGGCTGCCATTCCTGGAGGTGTACGCGCTGCGATCAAGAAGGGGGCGGACGATCGCGACCCCTCCAGCCCGGGAGGGAAGAAGATCACGGCTGCGGAGATTGCCGAGGATGTCGCGGCATTCTTCAAGGCATGGGGAGAGGCAGCGCTGCCGGCCATCCTACAAGCCAACGGGCTCCCGTAGCTCCGGCCTAAGAAAAGAGGCCGCACACCTGTGCGGCCTCTACCTCCTCAGGTCCAGGCGTTCGCCTCGATGATAGCCTTGGCCACATCGGGACAAACGCTGTTTCCAATACGGGCGATCTGCTCCGTCTTGGTCCCGGTCAGGATGTAGGAGTCGGGGAAGCCCTGGGCACGCGCCAGCTCCCTTGGCTGCAGCATCCGCATCCCGATGTCGACCACGGCGTACTCCTCGCCGCCGAGCATGACGGTGACCAAGCCGAACCGCGCCTTGCTCACGACTGTGGCCAGCGGCTCGTCAAGCCCCTGCCACTGGCCGCCGTTCGAGTAGTACTTCACCAGGAAGGCAGCCACCAAACCGAGGTGCTGCCCTCCCCCCGTGACCGTAGGCATCGGGTCCCGAAGGTCGCTGCCCGTCGAGGTCCCGTAGAACTTCGTGAGGTGCGCGACCGTCACCGCGTGGTGGTCCTTCCCGGTGACCGTGGACATGGGCTCACGGATGTCGATCCCCACGACCCCGCCGTAGTGCTTGGCCAGGAAGGCGGTCACCAGCGCGTGTTTCCCTCCGCCCCCCACCACCGTGCCCAGCGGCGCCTCGATGTTGAGCGCACGCGGGCGCTGCCCCTGCCGCTCGCCGTACCCCACCTGGACGAGGGTGGCCGCGGCCACGACGTGCCTCGCCTTCGAGGTCACCGTGGTCAGCGGATCGCGCACGCCTCGCGTCGTTGTCGTCGGGCTGGAGGACTGGTGGTCGATGGATGCAACGACGGGAGCGACGACCACCCGCCTTTTCCTCCGCCGCAGTGCCATGCTCGCGCTCGGGCGACACACCCGGGTCACCTGCTGGTAGCTCCCATCAGGCAGGAGCTCCAGGAGGAAGGGGTCCTCCGCCTCGAAGAAGTACCGCTTCAAGCCCTCCGCGATGCGGCGCTCTCGGCCTCCGTCACGGGCTCGACGATGCCCGTCTCCTCCTCTTCCCCCAGGTTGATGTAGATCGTGGTCTCGGCGAACGTGGCGTTCGGGTACTTGTCGAGGATGCGAAGGAGGTTGCCCAGGGGGACACCCCGCTGATCAGTCTTCACATGGATACGATGGTGTTTGAGCGGTGGCATTATTCCTCTTCCCCACTGATGTCTGCGAACTCGTTGGGACGGCCCTTCAGGTCTTCGTAAGTGGAGACCAGCTCGAGCAGTTGAATGGTTTCTTCGGCGGAGAGCTCGTGCGCCTCACGCCCGGCGAGGAGGTCGGCGATCTCCTGCCTCTTGAGCTCAGTCATGAGCGGCCAGTTCACCAACATCTTGGTGATGGGCGTTGTGACACTCTCCTGGCCCCGCGGGACGACGTACTTGGTGACGTCGATCTCCTCTACAAGCACGTCGGGGCCATAGTCGACCTCGGGAGTCGAGATCGCCGTCACCGTCCCGATGACCTTCCCTCCGCAGGTGATGGTGAGTCCCATGAAAGACGCACCGGTTCCCCAGTCGATGCCCACGTGAAGGGCTTGGTCCCTGCTGCCCATATCACTACCCACGGGTTCTACGGGCCTTATTCCACACAGCGAGTTCCTCCTCGTCATCCGGGTCGTCGACGTCCTCATCGGAAGTGCGTCCGACGAACTCCACGGCCTCCACGAGCTCGTCGAGTCCATCGCCCTCGTTCGTGCGGACCTCGACTTGGCAGGACTCCCCCGCACCGAGGTCGAGCATCTCCTCCCAGTCGAAGACTTCCGGTCCTTGGCCCTCCTTGAGCTTCAGCTTCAGCGTGACCGCCCAGGAGCGCAGCTTCGATTCAGGCTTGGCCTCGTGGAAGGGCTTGATCTCTGCACTGCATTCCCCGCAGTACTCGTTCTCACCCTCCATGTGGTGCGACCAGCCGACGACCAGCCCCTTCTTGAAGTCCTTCGTCGCGCACAGATGGCAGAGCCCGTCCCCGCCGTCCGCCGGGACCACGTAGAGGTACGGGTAGCCCCCGTGACCGTGCTGCATCAGGTGGTCGACGTGGAACTCCAGCCCGAGCTCCGCCGCGTAGTCGGTCCAGGCGACGGCGCGCAGAGCATCGAGGGTCTCGTCGTCACGACACGCGTAGCCTCGAGACCCCGTGAGGTACTCCACGAGCTCTTCGCGCTCCATCTCGTCGAAGTCGCGGTAGAGCTCCGCGACCTTGTCCTTCTTCACGTCCATCATGGGGTCTCCGGAAGGCCGAGCAGCTTCTGCCTGCTGGCTTGCAGTAGTAGGACTCCCACGTCCGCGTGGGAGAGGAGTGTGCGCAGGTTGTGGTTCAGCTCGCGGATCCTCGACTGGAAGTCCCGCAACGCCGCCCACATCTCTTCGGTGTAGGGAAGCTGTACCCGCACGCCCGGCTCGGGCTGGTACGACCCGTCGTCCACGACACGACGCTGCTCATTGAAGTACGGGCCGGCCTCGACCTCATCGCGCGGCCACTCTCGAATGAACCCCTTACCGTCTCGCACGGCGAACTCCATCCTCTGGAAGTCCAGGCGGATGTTGTCGCCAGCGGTCTCTGGGTCGGTTGGATCCCATCTCGTCGTCTGCGTGGAGTAGCTGCGCATGGTGTGCTGCTCGCGTCGCTCCGGAGGCGCGAGCTCGGCTCGGATGATCGGCACCCAGACGAGGTTGAAGACGCGATCGGCGACGGGGCGGATGGCCCTGACAAGGTCGTCCCTCGTCTTCGCGCGTACCAGCTCGCCCACCTCCGTCTCGGGGATGCGGGCGTAGAACTCTCCCTCCGTCGCGATGTAGATGCCGACGATGTTGCGCGTGTCGGGGTGCTTCCACTCGTCGAGACGCCACCGCTTCACGAGTTTGTAGCTTGGAATGCTGCTCATGCCTGACTCACCGGTACTTGTTCGGGTTCTTCAGAAGGCGCTTCACCGCGCGGGCGACCCGGCGTTTCGCCGTACGGACGTCATCCGCCTGTCCGGCGATCTGTGCCGTACCTCCACCCTGAAAGTCGAGACACACACGCCATTTGTAGGCCCCGAGGGTGTCGGAGAAGTTGATGTGGGAGTAGAACCGTCCCTGGTCGTGATCCTCCCTCCCCACCCACGTGTCTGCAGTCCACCTCATGGTTTCGGTCCTTCCTCGAGAATCGCAGGCTTCGTCCAGGTCAGGAACTCGGCGAGCTCATAGATCACCATGTTGTGTCCGTCGACGGTGAAGCCGCTACCGCAGCCGGTGTACATGAGGCCTGCAGCCATCAGGGTGCCGACCAGGTGGAGGGAGAGTCCCGCCTCGTTGGGCTCGAGGAGGGGCACGTCCGCCGGCATCCGGAGGCGTGCTATGCAGATCTTCCACGCGTCCCGTCTGGACATGAAGGAGGACTCGACCAAGTGGACGCTGGCGCTCTGGCCTACGCCGACGACCACCTCCTTGTCGTCACGGCAGAGCACCAGGATCTGGTGGTCGAGCAGGGCCCGCTTCTTGGGTGGCTCTTGAAGACTCACGCTCGTTCCTACGCTTCGGTGTTCGCCCTGGCCGCGATCTTCTGGAAGATCGCAAGCTCGGGGGAAGGTGCGGTCCTTGAGCTCCAGAATGTCCTTGAGCGAGTTCTCTTCCCTGCGGGTCACGGGCATCCCGAGTCCTCCGATTCGAGGGGAGTGGTGAGCTCTTCCTGCCGAACGACCACCGAGCGCTTCGTCCTATAGACGAGGAACTTGGCATCCGGCAGGGTCCCACCTCGTGTGTAGGTGTGTATGTGAGCCCTGTGCCGGCCCACCTCGGCAGGGCAGAATGAGAGGCTGGCGAGCATGCGCTCGTACTGCGCAGGATCGCCCTCCAAGATGACACGCTGTCGCTTCATGCTGTCTCCCGCAGACAATGCCCTACCCCGCATCTGCGTCGTCGAAGTAGCGGTTGATGCGGTCACGGAGGTGGGATGGGAATGCCTCTCCTGCCCCCTCGCTGAACCACTTCCACTTCTTGAGGCGGTTCGCCTTCGGGTTGGTGTATTTGATCGCGGCCAACGCGAACGTCAGGAAGGGGTGCTCGATTTCCGCGCGCCCATACGCCCGCCATATCGCCTGTTCGACGAGCGCATACGGAAGACACCTACGCAGGTACTCCGCGCCCTTCGCGGGGTAGCCGAGGCGTGCGCACTGCCGAGCGCGCCGCCGCACGTCCGCTGCGTAGATCAACGCGTTGAGGCGACGCCAGCGGACTTCCGACTGTCGGTCCGTGGGCCAGTTAGGTCCCATGGCCGTACACGCAGCCACCAGAGCAGTCATCAGCTCAGTTCCGACACCGACCTGCGGCAACCCGCCCAGGCGCGCAATGTCGGTACCGGTGAGCTCGTCCGCCAGCGCCTCCTCGACCACACGACTGCTTGTGGTCATTTGCCCTCCTGTGCCCGGCGAATCGGATCGAGTGAGACGCCCCCGAGCTGCAGATGTAGGAACAAGAGCATCTCCTCTGTGATGTTCTTGATGTTGGAGGGAGCGAAGCCCCCCTTGCTCAGCCACCCCAGCAGGTCCCACACCGCATCCTCGAGGTCGTCCACCTCCATGGGCTTGGCGCGGTAGATCCTGCAAATCCGGTCGACGCAGGCGTTAGGATCCATGAGGTACTTCCAGACCGAGCGCAGTGTACGCCTCGGCGAGTGTCATCTTCGGGGCGAAGGGTTTGCGCTTGGGGAGGTAGTGCGTGTACGCTTCGATCCGCGCATCCAGCACGTCTTTTGCGCGGGACTCCTCCGTGATCTCGGGACCGAGGAAGTGGCCGCCAGAGAACACGAGACCGGACGGCCGGATCACGGGATCTCCAGCTTCCCATCGTCGGGGAGCTCGCTCGAGTTGACCTTGTGCACCAGCACGTAGGCGTGGTTGATGGAGCTGTCGGTGTCGGGCAGTCGCTCCGGGGGCTCCTGGTAGGTGCAGCCCTCACCGTAGCGCAAGAGCTGGATGTGCCCGACTCGCGAGGAGTTGAAGTTCTGGTTCTGGTAGACACCCCAGGTCCCGCCGCGTTCGCGAAGAGTCTTGACGGTCCCGGGGTCGAGTTCGAGAGTGCGACTCATCGGCAGTTCTCCGGAATGATGACGTTTTCGTACTTCTTGACGGTGTTCACGAGTTCCTTGGCCACCGCCACGTGAAGCCACTTCAGGTGTTTCACGTTGGCGAGGATCTGCCCGCGATTGGCGCAGAGGTCGTAGACGAGCTCGTCATCTCGGTCGATGCGGCGCTGGGCGGCCACCAGCACATCGTCCCACGTAGGCGACCTCATGACCAGATCAGGGGCTGACCGCCCAGGTCGCTGATGTTGTCCTGGATGGCTTGGACGCGAGCGGCGTCGGCCCTCGCCCCCGTGTATGGGCTCGCGTGGCGGGCAGTCACGGCCTTCGCCACGTACTCGAACTTGGCTGGCAGGACGTGGGTCGCGCAGAAGTTCCGAGGATCCTCCACCCCGTCCCACTCGACCCAGGTGTCCTTGTTGATGTCGAGCAGCCACGCGCTGCCGTGCTGGGCCTTCATCGCCCTGATGACAGCGCGGTTGGCATCGTTCAGGTCATCGTCTGCCTCTGGGCTCCCCTGCCGCAGCCAGCTCAGCAAGATGCTGGTGTGCTTGCGAGCGGCCTCATCCACGGTCATCGGAGCCTCCGGCCTTCGGTGTCGACTTCGGCTTCCGCTTCCCCGTGGTCTTCTTGATCAGGGTGTACCCGAGCTGGCCCGCCGCTCGTCGGATCAAGTCCACCTGGTCCTCGTGCGAGTGATGTCCTCGATTTCCCCACTGCTCCTGGAAGACCACGGAGGGGTAGTTCCCTCCGATCGCCAGGAGCGTGATCACGTTCGCGTTCTGGTTGCTGGCGGCCCAGAACCCGTTCGCGTAGCTTCCGAAGCCGTACTCGACTGGGGCGCCCGCTTCAGCTCGGCTGATCGCCGTCTTGGTCGCGGTCCACCACTTCGCCGGATCGCTGTCGATCTCGGAGAATGCGTCGTTACAGATCACCAGTCCGGTGTTGAATCCCATCACCTATCTCCGGAGTTGTTGGAAGTGTATCTACAAGCAGACAGGCCCCAGCAGTACGAGCTGCTGGGGCCCGGGAATCAGCGGACGACGACGCCCAAGGCAGCGAACTTCTCGCGTTCCTGTCGAGCCTCTTCGCGCAACCTCTCCGCCTCCGCGAGCTTCTTCGCCGCCTGGAGCTCGCACTTGGCGGCGCGCGCTTCCTGCTCACCGCCGGGCTGGAGGTAGAACCCTGCGTCCATCCGACCGGTCTTGCGAATGGCGGAGGCGGGTACGATCCCGCAGCGAGCCATTTACTCCCCCAACTTGATGGCGACGTTGTACTCGCTCGTGTAGTCGTGCTTGGCACGCCACTCCACCTGGACCTCACTCAGGTCCGATCGGTGGAAGCGCACCTCCCACATCTCTGTTGCAGCGGCCTGGATGCCTCCCACGAGCGACGCGTCCACCTCGGCGGGTCCGCCGTTGACGTCGATCATGGCGAAGTCGGCCGCCTGGCGGGCCTCGTCACAGTGCTGCTGGAAGTGGCGCAGCTCGACGGCATCTCCCCGATAGATGACCCAGCTGAAGGTGTCCGGGAGGCTGGGGAGCGGGAGCTCACACAGCTGCCGCGCGGTCTCCCTCAGGCCTCTCAGGAACTTGATGTCGTTCTCCGAGATCATGAGGATGTGGCTGATGGCGGTGTCCCCGCCGGACGAGTAGTAGATGTGCCTCTTCTCGGGACTCATCCGAAGAGCTCCGTACGCTGTGTGCTGAGCGTGGCAGAGATCACCGAGCGGCGCTCGTTGAAGCGCTGAGCCACCTCCTTCGCGACGGGCCGCAGCCCGGTCGCCTTCCACACCCACACGCAGCTCTCGATGGTCTGCTCGAGCCACCCGTTCTCGCGCACGGCCGGCAGCGCGCCCCACCTGCTGAGCGCGGCGTGCCACACCGCGACGTCCTCGTGCTCCACCAGCTCGCCCTTCTCGTCCAGGACGAAGTAGACAAGCGGGCCGGCGGGAGCCGGAGGCGCCTCAGCCTTCGCCTCCTGCCACACCCCCACACGAAACTCGACCTCTTCCCGATACGGAATGTTCACGACGTCCATACAAGCACCCCACGATTGAGAGTTGATAGCGTAGCGTGCATCGCTACTTCCAGCGGTCGATGATGACCTCTGCACGCGAGCCGTCCGGCTTCTTCCCGCTCTCGACGTAGCAGGTGCCGCTGTTGCCGTAGATACGGCAGTAGACCCGCCGCCATCTCCTTGAGCCCGGGAGCTGCACCATGAGGGTCATCGGGATGCGAGACCCGTACCCGCTCAGATTAAACGAAACACCCATCTTCTGCCACCAGAGGAGCTTTTCCTTCCAGCGACAGGGCTTGCCATTCGCAGTAACCTCCATGACTCACTCCCGCGCATAGTCCTTACATCATTAACGCGCCGGACATGCAGCAGATGAAGCACTCCTGGGCAGCGCGCAGTTGTCGCATACTCGGTGTTCCTGTAGATCAGCCGGAACCGTATGTCCGGCTCAGCCGCGCGGTACCGTCGGTAGTTGTCCTGAAGCCATCCTCTGTATCCACCGCGCTGACACTGCACGATGAGGAGATCCTCCCATCCATGTACGCGTCCGTAGTAGCCCTGGAGGACTCGGTACTTCGCCGAGGGTGGCCAGCCAGATCGATCTTGGGTGCCTGTACGAAGGAACCAGCGCGCACGACAGAATACCGTGCGTGCGCGCTTAGTTGCACCGCAGAGGGGCAGCTCCTCCAAGAGCTGCCCCTCGCAATCGCGGAGGTTGGTAGTCGTCATCGTCCGAGTTCGCCGGTGTAGCAGTACACGCCCACGAGGGTCCACACGTGGTGCGGGCCGAACTCCTCGACCGCCTGCTCGATCGCAGCTTTCTTGGAGCTGGCGAAGATCCGGCGCGTGCTCACGACGGGGTTGAACGCCGGAATAGGATCTGTGCGTGACATCGTCACGTCGTACTCCCGGTCGGTACTCCGTCCCCAGACCCTCATGCCCATGTCGAGTCCTGCGGGTCGTTCACGTTGGGGACGTTCTCCTGTCCGAAGTAGGCGCGGCAGTCCGCTCGAAGAGCCCGACGAAGTCTACGCGTCTTCAGCAGGCGCTGGAGGATGCCCGCGTAGTCAGGCCAGTTCTCGGGCCGGGGCTCCTCGTTGAGAGCCATCTCGTCGAACGAAGAGCGCCAGACCGCGAACGCGGCCACTTCCTGCCAGTCCTTCTCCTTCATCCAGGAGAGCTCCGGGAAGCATGCGGTGAGGGCGCCGATCTCTTCCGTGGTCAGCGGTTCCGTCGACATCACCACTCCCACTTCGGCAGGTCGTCGCAGGCCTCCGCGTCTCGGTCGAAGTCGATGAGCAAGGCCTTCTCCTCCCTCGCCACCTTCAGGATCGGCCGGAGCCAGTCCGGCTCACCGGCGAGCTGCTCGTCGGACGGGGTGCCGTCCACGCCCGGCACGAAGACCACCCATCCGCACTCATGCGACACGGCGCGCACGTCCCCCCAGGGCGGGCTGGCCGAGGGCATGTGAGCGGTGGAGAGGTCCAGCGTCTTCTTGGTCGAGTTGCGCAGAAGAGCCATCTTCGTCCACCCCGCCTCCATGAGGTACCGGACTTGGCTGGTCGATCCCTCGTTGTTGATGTCAGACGCCTCGACGCTCTTCGCGTCGTGCACAACCTCGTCGAGGTCGTTGAGCTCGTCGACGGCCGTAGCGAACTGCTCGAACTCCGCCGCCTTCTTGGCACGAGCATGGGCGACGCCTCGAGCGGCCTCGGTACCGGCCTCCTTCGCAGCTTCCATGCCGTAGAAGCCCCAGCAGCTCTCGGACATGTCTCCATCGACGACGTAGCCGTACACATCACCGCTGAGGTACTGGTTCCACTCGGCGACATGCGCCTCGGCGAGCTTCCTCCAGTCGACTTCCGCCTCCGGAATGCCGGAGTACTCGGCCCATTCCTTGCGGGGGATGAGGATCCACCCACAGCGGCTCACGTCCCATTGCTGATCGGGGAAGGTAGAGGCCCTCTCGGAGCCCATGAGCGCGAGCACCACACCCCCGTGGATGTAGCTCGCCAGCGGCCAGATGGACCACGTCTTCTCCCCCTCCGGCTCGGCTGCGCGCTCACGGAGCCACTCTCTGATGTCAGCGCGCGAACGCTTGTCCTTCATCTCCTCAGGACAGACCTCGAGCTCGCGGTGGAAGTGCATCAGGTAGATCGGTGCGTCGGCGCTGTCTTCCGGATTCGAGGCGTGCTCGTCGATGAAGATCTGCACCAGGATCTCTTCCATCGTGAACGTCTCCACGGGCTTTGTCTCTCGTCCCATCGGTCCTTCCATTCGGTGAGGGAGCTCACCCATCTGTGTTGTTGCGGTACTCTGCGCTGGAGCCGGCCTCCTCGATGTAGGCGAGTCGCATGCGCACGTCCGAGCCCATGAGGTCCTGGAGCGTTGTCGCCGCCAGGAGCTCTTCGCCTTCCGGGATCGTCACGCGGAGCAGGCGTCGCGTCGATGGGTCCATGGTCGTGGCGTACAGCATCGCCGCCGGCATCTCGCCCAGTCCCTTGAAGTACGAGACCTGCGCCGTTCCCCGCATCCCACGTGGCAGCGACGCGAGGTAGACGTCCCGCTCCTCGTCGTTGATCGCCCAGAAAGATGCGGAGCCCGCGTTGATCCTGTAGAGCGGAGGACACGCCAAGAACAACTTCCCTGCGCGGATGAGCTGAGGCATCGCGCGGAAGAAGAACGTGAGCAGCAGCGTGGAGATGTGGTGCCCGTCCACATCGGCGTCGACCATCAGGAGGACCTTGCCGTAGCGCAGCTTGCTGAGGTCGAAGTCGTTCCCGATTCCGCACCCCAGCGCCTGGATGAGGTTCGAGATCTCCTGATTCGACTCCATCTTCTGGAGAGGTACCTCCATCACGTTCAGGACCTTCCCGCGCAGAGGAAGGACGGCCTGCACGTCTCGGTTGCGTCCCTGCTTGGCCGAGCCACCGGCGGAGTCCCCCTCCACGACGAAGAGCTCGGTCTCCGCCACGCTCGACGAGCTGCAGTCGGCCAGCTTGCCGGGGAGCGTGATGGCCCGCACCGGGCTCTTGCGCCGAACGTCGTAGACCGCGTCCCGTGCGGCCGTACGTGCCCTCGCAGCCTCCACCACGCGCGCTGCGAGACGTTCCGACTGCTTGTGGTTGGTCTGGAGCCACACGCCCAGGGCGCGGCGAACCTCCCCCGCCACGAAGCCCTGTACCTCCGGGTTGTTCAGGCGATCCTTCGTCTGGCCCTGGAACTGTGGGTTCTCCACGAGCACGTGGATGGCCCCTATGAGGCCTTCCCGGACGTCCTCCGCTTCGACGGCTGGCTTGCGTGGGAGGAGGCCCCGCTCCTCCATGAAGTCGCGCACCGTCGCCGCCACGACGGTCTTCAGGCCTGCGACGTGCGTGCCGCCGTCCCTGGTCGGGATGCCGTTCGCGAAGGCCTGCAAGGTCTCGTCCATCTGCCGGTGGTCCGTGGTCCACGTGAGGGCGACGTGCAGGTTGGCGAGCGTGAGGAGGAAGGGGAACTCCGTCACGCTCGTGAGCTTCTCGTCGACGAGGCGCTCCGTCAGCATGTCCGACAGCCCGCCCTTGAAGCAGAACTCCTCCCCCGCCAGGAGGAAGCGTACTCCCGGATTCAGGTACGCCTTCACCTTGACCCGCTCTCGGACCAGGGCGCGATCGAACACCTGCTCGCCGAAGATCTGCACGTCGGGAGTGAACGTGGTCTTCGTCCCCCGCCGGGTCGCGCGCCCCGTGCGCGCGATCTTGGCCACGCTGGGGATGCCGCGGCGGTACACCTGCGTGTACGTCTGCTCCCCCCTGCCGATGGTGATCTGCAGGCTGGACGACAACGCGTTCACCACGCTGCTGCCCACGCCATGCAGACCACCCGCGTTCTTGTAGGCACCGCCTCCGAACTTCCCGCCCGAGTGCAGGGTGGTGAGGATCACCTCGACGGCCGGCCTGCCGCTCTTGTGCATGTCGAAGGGGATGCCGCGGCCGTTGTCCGTCACCGTCGCCGAGGTCGCCGTGCTGTCCAGCTCGATCTCTACCTCGGTGGCGTGCCCCGCGATGGCCTCGTCGACGGAGTTGTCGACGATCTCCCACAGCAGGTGGTGGAACCCATCCTTCCCGGTGCCGCCCACGTACATGCCGGGGCGTTTGCGCACCGGGTCCAGACCCTCGAGAACCTCGATGCTCGAAGCGTCGTAACCGCTCATTGTCGTCGTTCCTTCCACGTGAGGCGTAGTGCGGAGAAGTCCTCGCTCAGCAGCCAGCGCTGGAAGGCGTCGATGACTTCCCGCTGCGGAATGCCGCGAGTCGCCGCGATCCTCCGAATCTCGGTCTCCCCTCGAAGCCGCTCCTGCAGTACGCGCTTGTCCTCCTGCAGCTCGGACATCTCCAACATGAGCGCGCCCACCAGGCGGTCGTGGTCGCGCACACGCTGGGATGCGTCCAGCAGCTTACGCAACAGCTTCTGCTCGAGCTGGGTGGGGAGTCGTTCCTGGGACGGTGGAGTCGCCTCTCCGTTCGTCACAGCGTCCATGAGTCACCCTGGAGCGTGAGCTCCACGCTGCGGGAGCGCTGGTGGTACTGGACGGTCACGGTGGAACTTCCGAGGGCCTCGATGTCCTTTCGGTCCACCAGCAACCCGTCGGGCTGCCGCATGAAGCGCTCACCACCTACGAAGGCGGCGAGAACTTCGGCCTTTGATGTGTAGTCTTGTTCTGGCACTGGAGACAGAGTTGGCACGGTGCAATCCTCCCATTAGTACGGATGCACCATGCTTATGACACCTACCTCGGGATCTTCGTCCAGGCGAGCGCCGCAGGCAGAGCCCGCAACGGCTCTGCGAGGTCCATGAAGTACGGGTACACGCTCTCGTAGTCAGCGCCCAGCGCCCGTCGGAGCCCGGCCCGGGTGCGCTGACCGCGCACTCCGTCCGGCTCCCCGATGTCGAACCCGGCGCGCAGGAGCAGCGCCTGAACGAGCCGGACGCTCGACTGCCACTCCCCTGCCTGGCCAACGTCGAGCGCGGCGCAGAGGCAGGCCGTCTCGTATCCCAGGCGCTGATGCACACCGACCCAGTCGTTCCAGCAGTCGAAGTGCCAGCGCTCGCTCTTCTTCTCATCGGGCATGGCGATGATGGGGCTGAACCCGAAGGGCGCCCCCGTCTCCCACAGGAGGTCCACCTGTCGAGAGGCGGGCTCGTGCGGGAATGCGTTCAGGGTGGCCAAGTCGACCGCGCGGCCCGCCTGGTGGTTGGACCTGCCGGGCTTGTTGGCGGCGGCCACCGCCGCCGGCGCCTTCCCCTTACTGCCTCCGGCCTTCCAGGCGCGGAGCTCGTCGAGGTAGGCGGTGTACTGGTCCCGAAGGACCTGCTGCTGCGGGCACGTGCGCGTCAGCGAGTTGACGACGAAGCGACCCCCGCGGGCCTCAACCGCGGCCTTCCAGCCGAGCAGCTGGCCGCGCACATCATCGGCGCAGACGGCGCCCTCACCGAGCTCGGGGATGGGAACGAGGGGACGGAAGGCGGGCATGGACACTCTCCGGAAGGCAGGGGGGCTGTACGGGGACTCGGCTTCCCTAACAGCAACCCCCACTTAAAGGAACGGCCCCTCCGAGGAGGGGCCGTCGCTCACCACACAACGGCCTCCCGCGCTTCCGCTTCCTCGGCGCGGACTGCCTGTCCGTACAGGCCACGGAGATGATCGAGCTCAGGGTCGAGGGAGATCCACCCGCCCGGAGCCCCCAAGGTGCGCCGCCAGTAGGTGTCGTCCCAGTACCCGATGTCCGAGAAGACCGTCCCAGCCTCCTCAAGGGCACGCTCCAGGTCCGCCCCGCGCGGGATGATCACGGTCTTCTCGTAGCGGTACCGCTCGCCCCGCTCCCCTTCCACGGGAGCCACCGGCTTGAAGATCCTGACTCGTCGCATCTTCACCTCCTTCGGGGCATCCGCCGCCCCGTTGCACAACGCGTCCACGTACCAAAACCCGTTATTTTCCCTACTCTTGGCGCGGCTGACACGCTCCTGGAGCGCGTGACCCGGAATCAAGACGCGGTAGAGAACGACCACTCCTCGGTTGTCCTCCCGCTGCTCTCGGCCCGTCACCGTCCCGACCCCTCCCGGGTCGCCCTTCCTGGCCGTAACCCTGGCAGCATCTCCCAACTCAAATCGGTACATTTCAGCTCCCATATGAGGTACTTACTTATGACCAGAAGGAGCTCCTTGTGCGCGGCCCCCCGGCCCGGCTACACTCTGCCGGGTTATCGGACGTCCGCCACAGGAGCTCGCAGTAAATGTCCACCGAGACACCCACTCCCAAGCCCATGGATCCTCTTTCCGAGTGGATGCTCGAGATGACAGCAGCGCTCGAGCGGCTCTCAGCCCGTGTGCAGGCCACGGAGAAGACGGTGGACCAGCAGGGCATCACGCTGGCAGTCAACACCTCGACTGCCGCGGCCGCGGCCAGCGCGCTGTTGCGCATCGCCAAGGCGGAAGAGGATCGGCTCGTCTTCGATCGGCAGCAGACGGTCTCGCGGAAAGAGGCCGAGGCGGCGGCGAAGCTACGGTCAGACCAGTGGTTTCAGCGGTTCTGGGAGTCTCAGGCGGTGCAGCTCTTGTTCCTTGGCATCGTGTTGGCCCTCCTCCAGTATTTGGGAGTCTCTCAGATGATGAACGAGCTTCATTCGGCAACGCCGTGAGCCGAGCTCTCTTTCTGGCCCAGGAAGCGGTCTCCGCCGTACATGGAACGACGCTCCGCGCACGAAGTACCTCCGAGACCGATGATGTCGCGTCGAGCATGGTGACGCGGCTGGTGAGGCTCAGGAGGGGTGCGGAGTTAAAAGAGCCCCCCTCCCGTGAGGAGGGGGAACTCAGCCCCGGCGGCCTACCGACCTGCCCTGTCAGAGCTCGAGCTTGAGCCGCTCGATCTGCACCCGCAGGCGCCTCGACACACCGCCGAGCTTGTCGGCCGAGATGCGCACCTCGTCCTCGATGCTCTGCACCGCGGACTTGATGGTGTCGCACTTCTTGATGACGTTCGCGATGCGCTCCGCGAGCTTCTCGGCCTCCGCGATGTCGGTATCGATCTTCGCGAAGTCGAACTCGGCAGCGTCCTTCTCCTTCGCCGCCTTGGTGATGAGCGCGGTCGCCACGGAGTGGGCCGCCTCGAGGTAGACGATCGAGAGGGGGTCGGCCGAGTCCCAGACGACGAGGACCGCGTTGCCGATGCGGCGCAGCGGCTTCATGCTGTGCGGGGCCGTGCGCTTGCTGAACACGAAGACGCCGACCTCGGCGTTCCGGTTCTTCATCCCGAGCTCGATCTCCGCCAAGGCCTTCGTGTCCCCGTAGGACTGATCCTCCTTGGCTTCATAGACGATGCGCGCACCCGCACCTACCCGGTCCGGGCCGATGGTGATGACGGCGTCGCCGACCTTGCAGTTGCGCACGGTGCCCGTGGTGGCGCCCGTGGCATCGAAGAGCTCGCCCGCGCCCTCCGCGATGTTCTCCATCTGCTGGAGGAGCTCGAACTCGAAGGCCATGCCGTGCTGGGTTCCGGTCGCCGCCACCCGCTTCTTCTCGTCGAAGCGCGCGAGCATCTCCAGGACGTTGTTCTGGAAGGCGAGCTGCTTGTCCCCCAGCTCGGTGAACTGGTCGTCGATGAGGCGACGCATGCGGGTCATGCCGCTGTCGGCGTTGTCCAAGCTGAACTGGTCCACCGTCAGCTTCTGCGCGGCCTCGACGCGTCCGACCAGCCGCGACAGCGCCGAGTCCGCGTGGTCCAGGGAGAGCTCGCGGCTGAAGTTGGCGTTGCGCTCCGTGATCGTCAGCACCAAGCGAGACAGCGCCGACTCCGGACGGTCGAGGCTGAACTCGCGGGCGACCGCGAGCCGCTGCTCCTCGATGTTCCGGGCCACCAGCGCCTCCACCTTCCCGTAGAGGCTCTCCCTCTGCTTGGGGTCGAGCATCTGGAACAGGGGGCTCCCCGTGCCCACCTGCTTGGCGATGCTCTGCGCCATGGGGCCCGTGTCCCCCAGCAGGGCCTGGATCTTCTTCTCCAAGTCCTTGACCACCTGGTCCTCGCGCTCGAGGAGGCGCAGGGCGCCCTGCTGGAAGGCCCCCGTCTGCGGGTGCAGGTACTGGGTCAGCGAGTTGCCGACCTGGGTGGCCACGCTCTGCGCGTGGGTGGTGAGCATCTCCCGCACGCCATGCACGATGGCGGCGCCCTCGCGCTTGATGGCGTCGGCGTCGATGACGCCTTCGGCGCTGCTCAGGGCGAGGACACCGATGCGCATCGCGGTGAGGGCGCGGACGCGCATTGCCTGCTCATCCACGCCGCCGCGCTCGAGGTAGCGAAGGACTTCGGGGTCGGTGATGCTGAGAACGAGGTTCATGGGGTCTCCGGGGGGCTCGGGTAGTCGGACTCGAAGAGGAAGAGGGGCTTGTACTTGTCGACGGAGGGGCCAGAGCGCACCGTCCCCACGCCGACCTGGCCGATGTAGCCGCAGAGGCAGGTGAAGAAGCTCGGAAGGTCGGGGTTGCTGTCGCAGCTGAGCAGCATGACGGCCTTTTCACAGTCAGGGCAGTACGAGCTGCCCATCTCGGTCAAGGCGTAGCGAGGCGGTGTGGGAGGAGTCTCGATGAGTTGGAGGAGCTGATCCATGTCGGTCCCGTGCTTAGAGTGCCTACCGCAGCCGGCGAGTCCTTCTCTTTCGGCGGTAAGAGATTGGAATGGTGGAGAGGTCGAGGAGGGAGGGTCCTTCATGCGCTTCCTGTATGAGGGTATGTTTCCAGTCGGCGGAAGTGCGCTTCAGTCGCCACTCCACACGAAGTGCGTGTCTCTTGTCGCCGATGAAATGCACGTAGACGAGCTCGACCGGCCGACGCCTGCTCGTGAAGCGGGCGCCACCGACGATCTCACCATTGTGCTGTCGTACACGTCGTTCCGGGTCGATGGAGGCGCCACAGTACAGACGTCCGTCCGCACATCGCACCATGTAGACCCACCAACCCGGGGTCACGTAGTGGTCCCGTCCACGTTGCACATGTAGCTGTCCAAGACGCGGATGCGCCCCGCCTTCTTGGGCGTCAGGTAGATCACGATGCGCAACGCGCGCTCCTCCGTCTCAGCGGCGGAGTCTCGGTGCGCGAGGATGACAGAGGAGACCTCTGTTGCCGTCGTGAGGTCCTCGAAGCGAACTGCGCGCCACTTCATCATGCACGCTCCTTGCTCATCTTCACCCACGGCACCGATTCCGCAGGGAGCATCGCCCATCGCAACGCGAGGTAGAAGGGGTACTCCTTCATGGAGTAGCTGCCATTGCGGTAGATGGTCCACTGGTCAGGGAGCACGACCTCGCAGATCTTCGTGGAACCATCTGGAGAAGTCCAAGTCCACTTGTCTTCATCCGACCGCCAACCAGCCTGTCTCGCAGCAGCCACAGCACTGCGATTGAGGAACCAGCGACGCTGTCGCTGAAAGACCGACCAGCCAACGGAGACAGCGATGGCCAGCGAGATGGCGCCCAGAACGAGCTGACCGACGACGATGGCCAGTGCGCCGTAGATGTTGAGGATTGAGACCATCAACGTGTCGTCGCTGCTCACGACGACTTCGCCTCGAGACGGTCCAACCTGTCCAGCAGGAGGCGCATGTCGTGGATCGCGTTTCGACCGTGGCGAGGATCCCGATCGTGGTACCCGAGGTACACGTTCGCCTGTTCGTTCTTCTCGAGGAGGCGTCTCAGCTCCTTGATCGCGGCCTTCTCCCTCTCGTCCTTGTGGTTCCACCCACAGCGCAGGCAGACATGACGGTCGTCGTCGGACAGCGGAGCCACGAATGAGGTGCACATGGCTGCGGAGCGCTTTCCACCAGCGTAGGCGTTCTCGCGCAGCCACTTCAGCTGGTCGACGTCGGCTTGGTTGAGGGGATGATAGTCATCCCACTCTCCGAGCTCGAAGGTCTCCACCTTTCCGACTCTGGGGTGGATGCAGTCGTTGGGGAAGTTGGCGGCATGAAGCTCCTCGACAACTTCCTTGGCGCCGAGGCCGGCGTGGTCGATGACGACAGCGGTGAGGATGTGGGCTTTCATTCGTCGTCCCTCGGTCCCAGACGACGAAGACCACTCGTCGTCATGATGTAGCCGTCCACCGAGAGGGCGTAAGCGAGCCCATTCCATGGAGCAGGGGGCAGTCGGTCAGCGAGGGCCACCTCGACAGCGCGCAGCCGCAGGCGGAACTCCGTGGCGAGGAACTTCGACACATCCTCGTACCCTCCTTTGGGACACGTCGCCCCCGCATCGGGAGGCCCCTCGATGGGCTCGTAGAGGCGTCGCATGGCGTCTGTGACGGGATCTGACTCTGGCACCATAGGCTCTTTCATGGGGTCTCCGTTTTGATCATGAAACTCCTGCACCAGCAGGATTCGTCGCGGCACTCGACGTTCCTGGCTGCCGCGTTCTTGTGTCGACGGCTGATCGCCTCTGGTGTGGCCTCGTGCAGGGCCTCCTCCACACCCATCCATGCGCGAAGGTTGCCGTGCCCAAGCACGGTGATGATCTTCTTGGGGAGAGCGGGGATCTCCTCGATGAGCAACTCCCCGCTCCCGGCGAAGGTGTAGACCTTTCCAACTTCGAGCTTCATTCGTCGTCATCCTCTGGGTCTCTCAGGTCGTAGACATAGATGTCCTGGTCCTTGAAGTTCCGAAGGAGAATGCCCCCGACGACGGACCACTTGCCGCCGGCGAGACCACACCCGAGCCGTGGCATGCCGATCTTCGGGCGATCTCGCCACGACTCCAGTTGATTGGCGAGTCCTCCGATGGCGCGCTCCAGTGCCACGTAGTCGACTTGCCGGCCCCCACGCTTCACACCCCGGCCTCCGTAGTTGTACTGGCCGTAGAGGTTCACGACCGTGACGTCGCCATGGCGCTGCGAGCGGTCGACACAGCTGACCATCTCGTAGGTTCCCAGCTTCGCCATGTCCCCTCTGGTGGTGTTCTGGTCGGCCTCGTAGGCCTCCGGGAACTTGTGTCGGATCTGCAGCGCGATGCCCGCACCGAAGGCGCAGAAGCAGTTGCAACAGTGGACCATCACGTTGCAGTCCGACTCGAGAAGGTCGCCCACCACGTAGTGAATCATTGACGAGCTCCTTTTCCGAGTTTGCAGTGAGGGTAGCGAGCACGCACGTGCAGCACAGCTCCGGCCCGGCTGTGGCTGCGGAAGGTAAAGTCGATGGCACCGTCTTCGCTCGCGCACCAGTACAGCGGGGCCCCCAGCCCGAAGTAGGCGCCGTGTTTGTCGTAGCCCTGGCTGTCCAGGCGTACGCGCCGCAGGTACATCTTGCCGTCGTACGGGGCGCTCCCGGGCGGAGCGACGGCCGGCCTCCCATGTGCTGTGCCTCGGGAGGCCTCGCCCATCCACCCAGCCGGCGCATGGGTCTTGTAGTCCGGCTTGCTCATCGTGGTCGTGCTCCTGGAAGGCCGAAGTAGTCCTTGATGATCTGCGAGTACTCCCGCTTGGGGGGCGGCGGAAGCTCCCGCTCTTCGCGTCGAGCCGACCTTCCATTCCGCACACGAGGGGCCAGATCCTCCACCAGGAGCGCAGGCGTGACGGCGCGGTCGTCGAAGGTCCAGATGCCGTATGGACTCGAGGACTGCTGCAGATGAGGAGGCAGCCTCTCAACCAGGGCCGCTTCCGTCTCGAAGACGACGTCAGCCTTCCGCCAGTAGTAGTAGGCGTCGGTGTCGACATGCACGTCGACCGAGGTACCGAACCAGACCAGCAGACAGGCCGCCAGGTCGCTGGGACCCCTGACGTACACCGCCATGCCGCGCGGAGTCCCCTTCTCGTAGAGGTAGCCTCCCCAGTTCTGGGTGTACTTGGCCAAGAAGAGCAGGTAGTACGTCTTCATCCTTCCTCCAGAGGGGGTGGTTCGCCTGGAACGGGTGCAGCCATCCCCTCGACCCACAGGACCGAGGTCACGATCAGGTCCACCCCGTAGTGGGTGTGCCCCTGCGAGTCCGTCCAGCGCTTCGGCGAGATCTTGGCCTCCACCATGATCCCGCTGCCCTTCCGGACCGACGCCATCTGCTTCGCGATGGCGCCGTAGCCGACGAGCCGGTGCCAGTCTACGTCCTCGATGAACGTGCCACCCACCTTACGTGTGCGCGGGGTGCAGATCCTCATCTCGCAGACCGGGGCCCCGCTCGGCAGGTTGGCGAGCTCTGCGTCCCGCCCCGTTCGGCCCATCAGATAGGCCTTGTTCATCCCTGCGAGCATGTCAGTGTCGCTCCTTGGCGTGCTCGTTGATCTTGTCCTCGACCACACCGATCAGGATCTCGACCACGTAGTCGATGTCCTCCTTGTCCAGCTCCGGGTGAAGCTGCGCAACGAGGTGCTCAAGCGCGGCTTTGTAGGAGTAGGTCGCTTGACTCGCCCTATACTTCTCGAGCTTCTTGCCCATCGGACTTCCTCGGGGTGACTGGGATGAAACTGTAGACGTCGATGATGTACGCCGGTACGGCCCAAGAGGGCTTCCAGAGCAGTCTGCGGTTGACGAGCCCATGCACGACTGCCAACGCAAGCCACCTCCAAGGGAGGACTATCCCTTCGGAGCGCTCCGCCTGCGGCTCCCCACCACGAGGAACGGGCGCTGCGACGATGACGTAGTAGGGCGGCTCGAACAACCACAGCCACGCCGGTGGATGGTCCATACGAATGCACCCGTCCTTGACGGTCAGCTTTTGGCCTGCCACCTATCCCCCCTTCGGTCCCCGCTTCTGGACCTCGCGGGTTTGCGCATTGATGAAGGCCACCTGCGCCTCCAGGCGCAGATCTCGCATGTCCTCAGAGCGCGTCCACTCCTCGAGCACCGCCCGCGGGCTCTCCGAGGTGTTCACCCGAAGGCGCCTCCCCAGCTCCCGCGCCAACCGCTCGAGCAGGGGAGGGGCAGTCGTCGGAGTCAGCATGGTCAGGGCCGTGAGCGCGCACCGCGTGTCCTTCTCGTCCGTCGTGAGCACGTACACCCGAAGCAAGGGCACGTCGTCCGCGCGATCGACGTCGTAGCTGCCGTACAGGCCCTCGCAGAGCCAGCTCCAGGTGACCTTTGTCCCATCCTCCAGCACGTGTACCAGGTCGGGGAAGTCGATCGGCTCCTTGAACTGCCCCGACCTGGACTGTCCCGTGGAGACCGTGTGGTCCCTCCAGGACGACTGCCAGGAGTCGTCGAGGTCGTTGGTGTCGTAGTGACCGAAGGTGGGCGCCTGGGCCCCCTCCGGGGGCGGCGACGACGCGGGCCCAAAGTCGCCGTCATCGGCGTAGTGCTCGGGGTCGAAGAAGTCCGGGGAAGAGTGCTGGGCGGCAAGGAGCGCCCTCATCTCCTCCACATTCACCAGTCGAGACGTCATGCTCTGCACAGCCGCCGAGTACAAGCCATTTGTGGCCTCTTCGAGGACGACATCCAGCCCCATGTCAGGCGGAACAGGCTCCTGACTCAGCACCTTGATCACGTAGGTAGTCTCGTAGCGCGCCTCCACGGGGGCATCAGGGTCTTCCCCTTCGCTGGTGCTAACGAAGACCTCGTCGTAGATGACGCCCTCACGCCCTTGCATGTCAGGCAGGTCGCTCGTGACCGTCAAGTGTCCCTTCTCCACGTCGTACCTGAACTCGAAGTGCCCATCCGTGTCGACAAGGCCGACCTCGAGGACGTCACCAGGCCTCAGAAGTACCTTCATGAATCACTCTCCATCGGGTTTGGCTGATCGTTGTGGTCGATCTTGGTGTACCACTCGTGTCCTTCTTCGCACCGGACGAGGCACGCCCCTTCGGCGTCGCACACGGTGCGCTGCCCGTTCCAGTTCATCCGGGTCTCGTTGGCCCAGGAGGTATACCCGTCCTCATCAGGCTCCTCGAGGAGGGCGACCCCATGGACGGTGTCCACCGTTCCTTCAGGATGAAGCCCGCAGGTTGGACACTTTGGCTTGTCGATCCGCATCACCACTCCTTCGGTATTGTGTCTTCGAGAGATCTGTGCTGCTCGCCCACTGCCACGACATCCGCGTCGAACTTACCGTGGTTCACCGCCAGTCTGAGGCGCAAGTTGTGTCCGGGTCCGAGCTGGTTGACGATCCAACCAACACAGGGCTTTTCCTTCCCCATTTCGGTCTCGTGACAGGCCATCATGGGCCGCTCATCGTTGATGTCGTCCCCCGGCTGCGCCACCGTGTCGCGGAGCTTGACGTGATTCTCCCTCTCGTAGCCATTCGGGATGTCGTAGGGGTCGACTCCTACCTTCCAGGGACACTTCTCGCACTGTCGGCGTGCCATCCCATCCTCACATACGGGCGTTGCCGTGGTTGCAACGCCCTTATGACAGCTAAAGTAGCAACGGCCTGTGCCGTTGCTACCGTCCGCCGCTGCTCCCCGGACTACGCCTCGCCGGGCTCCGGGGAGTGGAAGCCTCGCATTCCGGGAAGAGAGGTGGGGTCGCGGTGGGCCGCCACACCAGACTCATCCTCCCCGGACAGCAATCGCTGCGCGGCCGCGTCCAGCGATTCGAGGCTCGCGGCCAAGATGATGTGCATCTCGCCGCCTCCGCCACTACACGCATGGAGCTGCACGAAGCTCCCCGTGCGCGGGTTGCGGATCTGGCTCAGCCCGGCCGGCATGCCGTCCCCCGGCACATGCACGAGCGCAGCCATCCGCTGCTGCCCCAGGAGTGCCTCAACAACGCCCCACCACTTCTGCCTTTTTGCCCATTCAACCAGCATCATTCACCTCGGTTGCTTCTTGGTTGACCATCACTTCTGCTTGTCCATCTGAGGTCCACTACTTGAAGACGTAGAGGCCGCGAGAGTTGGCGTAGCGCTCGGCTGCGTCCTTCGAGGCCCCTGGGGGGCAGTTCAGGATCGTGTCGATCGATGCCCAGACCGCACCTTCGGCCCGCAGGTGGTAGGCCCGAGCCCCGTCCACCGGAGGCCCCATCGCGACGATGGCCGGCGGCGGGACGATTACCACGAGCTTCTTCATTCCGGCTCCCGCAGCATCATCACCTCGAGAGCGTCAGCCTCGGAGTCGAAGTGATTGTGCCAGCCGTCGGCCCCAAAGGGCCGCCAGCGCCACCCATCGGACGCGTGGCAGACGATGATGAGGCCGGTCCCAGGTGACCACCAGGTGCGCGCGGAGTGGACCCTGTATCGAATCCAGCCACGCTGCCTGGCCTTCCTCCGGAGCCGGACCAGCCGCAGCAGGTCCCTGACGGGCTCCTTCAGGTAGTCCGCCAGGGTCATGGAGACCCCGCCCAGGAAGAGGCCCAGGAGGACGATGAGCATCGGAGAGTTGGGCATGAACCCCTCACTTCTTGATGAAGATGGTCTTGGTCTTCGGGGGAGGGAGATCCTCCCCCTGCAGGTAGGGCGCGAGCAGGTGCTCGACCAGGTGGAGCTTACCCCCCTTGCCGTCCTTCTCGGCGAGCACGCGCTCTCCGCCCGGGGAGCTCACCCAGTACCGATGGAAGTGCCCCGAGATGTACTTCGGGTGCTTGAGCTTGCGCACCGGCTCTTCGGGCCCGGCGGAGCCCCCCGGGCGGGCACTACGCACCTTCTTGCTGAGGCTGAGGACCCGATAGCTGTTCAAGGTCTTGCCCGCGTCCTGGAGGACCCTGGCTGCCTTCGTCGGACGACGCTTGGCCTCCTTCGTGTTCATGACCGGCGTGACCATCTCGGACAGCACGCTGGTCGTGTTCTTGAGAGCGTAGAGCAGGTTCACGATGACCCGCTCCAGCTCGGGAACACCGCCGAACTCGCTCGGAGCCGCGCCCAGGGGGATCTCGGGGCAGAGATGGAAGACCACCAGCGCGTCGTCCCGCATCTCACGCATCCGCGCGGGCACGGTGCCCTTAGGACGGCCGACTCCCACGCAGGTGATCCCGCGCACGAAGATGTAGTCGGGCGATCCCGAGCTGACGATTCTCTGCCCGTCGGCTTTGTTGACCCGTGCCGCCCCCGCAGCGAACGAGGGCTTGCCGTTCACCGCCGGCACGGCGATGACGTCCCACACCAAGTAGAAGCCCTCGATGGGGTGCTGCTGCCCGCTGTTCGACAAGCAGAAGAGCGGGGGTAGTACGACGTACATGCCGTTGTCGGGAACCGACTCGACTCCTAAGTCGAAGGTCTTGACCGGAATCTCGGTGAACGTCAGCGTCCGTGCCAGCTCCTCTTCGAGGAAGTACACCGGCTTCCCGTTGTCCTCCCACGCGAGGATTGCGTGGGTCAGCGCCCCTTGCGCGGTGTCCAGGGGGTCGATCTCATTACCCGCCGCGCTGTGCAGCGCGTGCAAGAAGTGCTCCAGCTGCCCGCTGCTCTTCACCCCATCCGGAAAATACTTCCGAATGGTGTCGTACAGCAGCGGGCCATACTCGCCAGTGGTCATGATTTCGGGGTGCTGCATCTTCCGCGCCCCGATGACTGCCTGCTTCTTGGTAGACTGCATGATTCTTCACCTCTATCCCCTTATGCCCAAAAGAGGGGCTAAATAGGTCCTCCCCGAGTGGGGAGGTACCGCGCCACGCGTGCGGCGTCTTACTCGGAGGGTGACCCGTCTGCGTTGTGCACGGTGAAGGTGGTCACCGGGGAGCCGTCGAAGCGCAGCGCCTCGAGGACCGTCTCCATGCTCACCTTCGCCTGCGTGAGGAGGTACTCCTCCCCCGCAACACCACCAGAGCTGTAGTGCTCGAACGCCGACCCAGCGAGGGCCGTCTTCAGGCGGTTGCCGATGTCCCGGTGCCACCCCTCCTCGACCGTCATCCCGGGTGCGGGGCGATACCGCAATGAGTAGAGCTGCGGGAACACCCGCCGCACCACTTCGAGCACATCGCCGACCTTCTCCACCTTCACGATGTCACCGTATCGGTAGCCGGTCTCCAGCTTCGGACACCCGTCGATGAGCCTCAGCCTGTCGCCGAGCTTCCTACACCAGATCCACCTACCACTCGGAAGGCGACAGCGCGTGAGCTGCCACCTTTTGGAGCGCTCGCGGTACTCCGTCTTGATGTACTCGTCGAAGTCGAACTCCTCTGCCATGATGCCTCCTACCTGCCGCCCTCGCGGCTGACGATGTTGTCGTAGTCGATCCCGGCCGCTACCGTTTCAGCGCTCGTTGGCCTCTTCGACGTCACATCCGTGAACCGAGCCCACACCCAGTAGTTCCGAGTGTGAGCTCGTCTCCATGGGTTCGAGAAGCCGCTGATCTCGTGCCCCCTCGAGCGCTTCCACTCGGCGCACAGAAGGTCCCAGGCGGTGCCCTTGTTCGGCACCACAGCCATGCCGACCTTGATCATGTGCGTCTTGGCGAAGCACTGCACCTCGAGACAGGGTCGCTCTGGGTCTTCCCCGCGCTGCAGAGGCTCTCGTACCTCCTCCGGAAGATCGGCCCAGTTCACCTTACTCACTTGGCACCTCAGTGGGTTCCTTCCAGCACCCCACCACGTAGAGCGCATCGCCTTGAAGGTCCGGGAACTTGGCGTCGAGTCGGCGCGAGATCAGACGCACTTTCACCGCCTTTTCCTCATTCAGCCGTCGTTCCTGCAGTACGACCGCTCTTCTCGCTTTGTCGAGTTCGACCCGCCGGTCGTTCTGCGCCTGTTGCAGCTCCAGGAGCTCCTTTCTCGCCAAGATGAAGTCGTCCTGGAACAGCCGATCCTTCTCGTTATATTCAACGCCGAGGACCTTGAGCTGGGCGTCGAGCTGCGGAATGCCCTCTTCCTCATACAGCTGTCGTTCGCATTCCACTCTTTCGATATGTCTCGTCTCCCAGCGCTTCTTCTTCGCCGATTTGGCGGCTTTGTTGTGCGCTTTCTCCTCTTCCGTCTGCTTCTTGACCATGTGGTACCTCTCAGTGTCGCCGCCCAACGATGACGGTCCTCGCGTTCGGAGCCAGTCTACTGCGGGAACGAGAACGGCTCCGAGATGGCAGGCGGGATGGGGATGTGCTGACGGATGATGTTTGCAATCTCGTCGAGGTCTATGTGCTTCTCCTGGCGCATGTACATGCGGTCAGAGTACCCCGCATTGTGGACGAGATCGGAGAGGCGCGTCTGTTGGTTGCCGTCGAGCGGTCTCGGAGTCTGATAGTACCGCTTATCGACGAGCAGTATCCCATACTGGATCCACCGCGGATACATCCGCCATTTACCCGTGCCGCCGGTGAATCCAAACTCGATCCAAAGCTCAGAGCGTGCACTGTCGTTGGAGAAGTGCGGGTCGATAGCGGCCCAGCGCTCCAGGAACCTCGCCACCTTTTCCTCCTCGACGTCATTCCTGATGTTGAGCAGGCGGATGATGTCCGATGCGATTCGCACGAGGGGGATGAGGTCCATCGGCTTGCAGAGCCACGCGATTGCCCATGCCATCCAGTCGCCGCGCGAACAGGCATCCCACGCCTCTACGAGAGTGTCGTACTCGTTGCTCTTCACCCACTCGAAGGCCTCGTCGCACGCTCCTGCACGCCGAATAGATTCCAGAAGATTGGCATGTTCAGGGATTGTTGCACTCATACGTTGCTCCTGGCCTTCCAGCGCTTCCAGCTCTCGCAGAGCGCCGGGATGTAACAGTGGTACATGGACTGCCTGGGGCCGTTGATGGCCGCCAAGCTCTCATCCCAGCAGCGGTCGGACAGCGTCATGGACGCGTAGTCCGGTCCGTTGTTGCCGAAGCGTGCGATGCAACAGGTGTGCGGCCCCTCGTCGGTGACGAGGCTATCCGCACACCTGTAGTGGTCGAGAATCCGCCCATCGCTCTCCGACTGGCCGAGGTACACGCAGGCCTCGCAGTCGTGGGTGTAGGCGGGAAGCTGTTCTACCGCCATTCGATGTGCGCTCCCGCAGCCATCAGCCGCTGCACGACCAAGTTGGTCAGGTGGTACTTCCCGAGGCAGAAGGGCAGGGGGTTGTCCTCCACCATGGCCTTGATTTGCGTCAGTCCTTCCTCAGGGCGGAGCTCTCGGAGCAGAGCGATGGCCTCCACTTTGCCGACCATGTAGCGGCGAGAGTTCGGCAGGGGCAGGCGGTGGTGCACGTTGGGGGGCAGCGCCAGAAGCCACAGCTCCATCCGAGGGTCCGTCTCGTTCAGTAGGGAGAGCACTTCGGTCCGCAGGTTGTTCAGTCCCGCCAAGAGCTCCTGGAGCTTCTTCTTCTGCTCATCGGTCATGATGTCATTTACCTCCGCACTTCTTATGTCCAAAACGACGCAGAGCTAAAGAAACAGGGCCCGAAGTGCCCTGCCTCCCCGAAGACCAGCGGCGGGTCCTCTACTCCTTGGGAGGGTGCTTGATGAAGCGCGCCTCGAGCACATGGGCGGTGCGGAACTCTCCCTCCGTGCGTGGGAGCAGGAAGCGCGGGGTGCCGCCCTCGGTCTCTTCGTCGAGGAGCCGCAGGATGGTCTCCAGGTCCCGACCCTGGATGACCTGAGCGGGGTCGACCCCTGCCCATAGGGGAACTCCGTTGGCGCCACCCATGTCGAACATGCCCACTCGAGGGGCACTGGACTCCACTCCCACTGCGAACACGTAGCGCCGCCCTCGCCAGTTCGGGTCTCCTCCGCTGAAGAGCACCTCCATGATCGCGTCCTTGCGGGTGACCATGAGGCTGTCCGGGCCCCTCGAGTGGTGAGTCCGCCAGCGTCCCTTCACCATCTCGCGCCAGCCGTCGCCGGGCATGATGAATCCGCAGCCCCCCTTATTCGTGCGACCCCGGGTGTTCACGCGTACGGCCACCCCCTTGGTCTGTGGTTTGCTCAGAGAGAAGGCGTCGATGTGCATGTACGCCTCTCCCTCGTCAACGAGCTCCCCCAGGAGCCCTCCTGCGGAGTAGTTGCAGATCCGAATCTCGGTACCACCAGCCGTTCCCGCGTCGCCGAATGTCGACGTGCGCTGAACGAGGTCATCCACCGGGACGCCCGTGGTGATGCCGTACGGCTCAGCCGTGTAGAAGTGCATTTCGCCTCCAGATAGTGGAAGGCCTCGCTGACACGCAGAGCCCCTATGGCCTGCGCTCCGCGGCGACCTTGTCGTAGTACCGTTCCTTGCAGCGCAGGGCCTTCTGCGCCCGCCCCAGCAGCGCCTCGAGCCCGGCCTCGTCGAGTTCAGGGGGACAGCTCGAGGAGCGGTGGACGATGCCCCTCCAGATACCCCAGTGGGGCGGCCTGGTGACTTCACCTGCCCGCGCCTTCCACTGCCCCGTCGCGTTGACTGTGAAGGCGACCAGCCCGTGGTCGAAGGCGATCACCTCGAACCCACCCTCCCGATACGTGGGCCGCTTGGTGCCCTCGATGATAGCGCCCGTTGGAGTCGTCATACCGGGTCTCGTCCCCAGGCCTCGAGCTCGACATGAAGCGAGAGCACCTGCGAGTCGGGCCGTCGGATCCATCCGCGCTTGCTCACCTCGAACCAAGGGACCTGCTCAACTACCCGCAGATGCTGGGCGCTGACCGCGTGCTGTATGCAGACCAACCCGAGCAAGTCGGGCGTCATGAACATGTCCCCCACCATGGGCACCGTGTCGAAGTCCACCTGAGTCACGGCGGTGCGCACGTGCCCGAAGTTCTCGAGCTCGCGGGGCCACCTGCGCACCAAGTCCTTTCGTACGTGCATGCTCAACCAGATACTGTTCTTCAGCATGTCTCTTCTTCCTCCTCCTCTTCCCCCTCTTCATCCCCGTAAGGGGCGGGCGGCGGCTGCCACGTCGCTTCGAGGAGCTCCCGGAGCTTGATCATCTCCTTCAGGGCCTTCTCGGTCTGCGCGATGATCTCGTCACTGGCGCGGCCGCAGTCGTAGGGGTCGTTGTTCCGCCCAGTGAAGATTCGCGCATTCTCTCCCCAGATCTGTCCGACGAGCTTCTTCGCTCCCGCCCGCCTCTTGCGGTCCTCGTCGACTTCACCGATACGGAGGTCGAGGAGACCGTCCGGTGCCGGCACCCACTCTGGGGACGGCCGGATCGTCCAGACACGTCGGCCGTCTTCTGCAAACAGGCCCCCGCCAACTCGGTAGACAGGAAGACCCTCGAACAGCCGCCCCTTTCTGGCGAGCTTCGCCACGTCGAAGGTCACGACGTCCCTCACACTTTCCACCTGATATTCTTTTCCTTCTTGGATCTTCACGTTCACCTCTCGAGGTTCTTATGCCCCATTCCATCGCATTTCACGGGGCTAAGAGACAGAGCCCGTCTTGACGACGAGCCCTGTCAGTACTCACCCCCCGCGAGGAACGGCGTCGAACTGCACCAGCCTGTGTACGCTGAAGCATCGACCTTCGTGGCCGGGCTCGAGATTGCAGGCCAGGGCGCGCTCGTCATCGACCCCGCAGCAGTACACCCGCACACGCAGTCCTACCTCGGCGCGTATCGAGACCCGTGCTCCCTCGGGAGTGTTCGCGCGCAGCCACTCACGGAAGGACGCCTCCAGCGCGGCCTCCATGTCTTTCGCAGGGACGTCCGCCGCGACCGCAGGACGGCTGTTGAGTTGCCCTTGAAGTCGCTCGACCTCCTCCACCAGAGCCTGCACGTCGTGCGGAGCGGTGTGAACGTAGCTCGACCACGCCCTGGCCCTGCTGAGCCGAGCCGCCTCTGCGGGGCAGTCCTTCTGGTGCCACCAGGGGTGGCCATAGCGGCAGCCACAGGCCACGCAGACGCCTTCCCCCTTGGGCCGCCCAGGCAGCACCCTGAGCTTGGGCTGGCCTTCGTCGAGGTACTCGGAGGGCCCGATGGAGGCCAGCCGCGCCTTAATCTCGTCGAGGTTGAAGTCAGCCATCAGCTGATTTCGTCGACGAAGAGAGCGACGTCGAGCGCCCCCGGCACGAGCTCCACGCGGGACGTGCCCTCGGTGATCTCGATGATGTCGACGTACACCACCCCGATCCGCGGGCTCACCGTCCGGACGAAGAGCATGCCGTCGATCTCCTGCGCCCAGAGCGGCATGTTCAGTTTGTTCCACATGGGGGCGTCCCCTCCCGCCCAGATCCGGATAGGGAGCTTGCTCGAGCTCTTCGACTCGCCCGGCACCCTGGCGCACATGTTGAAGCCCCTCGGCATCCCCAGCGCGAGGGTGTGGCGGAAGTCCATCGTCGTCCCGCACACGTGACTGTCGCAGCTGAGGCCATATGCCGTGCTCGGCTTGTACTCCCCGCAGTCCGTATTGCTGCCGCACACGCAGCCGGGACACACGTACTTCTCAAGAATCGACTTCGCGTCCATCAGGTCTTCTCCTTGGGTGGCGCACTCTGCGCCTGTTGTTGTATTCGGGCTTGCTCGCGGAACTCCTCTGTGGTGAAGAGGTAGTACCCGTTGTGGACCAGCACGTTCGGGGTCGACCCCCAGGTGGCTGGGATCCAGTCTTCGCGCGGGTCGAGGCGACCGGCGTCAAACTCGCGGTCTTGGTAAGAGGCGCACGACTCGCCCACTTCACGCACCACAAGCTCGCCAAGGACGTTGACGATCTCGTAGATCATGCCCGCCTTCAGCAGGCCCTGGACGTTCTTGCCCAGGATGAGCTGACCGTCCGAGCGCACGGCCAGGCGCGCGACCGCAGCCTCTTGGCCCTTGGCCGGGGCGCGCTGACTCCCTCCACACGCCGGGCAGGTCTCCCAGCCGCGGCCCCAGCCGATGAACACCATGCCGGCTGGATGGTTGACCTCACCCGCCCTCGGTGCACAGCTCTGACACTGCCCTTTGTCCTTCATAGTGACCCCCTCAATACATGATCTGGCGCCAAGCGCGCTCGGCCGTGAGACGGGAGAGCGCGTCCTTCTGGTGTTCATGGTGCAGCGCCTTCACCGCATTGGCCCGCGCCACCTCCCAGGTCTGGCTGAACAGCTCCTTGCCGTGCATCCTGAGCAGGGCACGGCTGTTCTCGGGCGTGGCGATCTCGGGAGGCAGCTCCGCCTTCGCGAGCAGCTGCATGACGGCCTCTCGAGCCGAACTCGGGTCTACGACCTCTCCGTGGTTCTCGTAGTGTGCGGCGATCAGACGAATCACTGCCCACCCCGCCATCACGCCCACGAACCGCTCGAAGGTCTTGACATCCCGCAGGATCTCTTCGTTCATCATCGTACCGCCTCGAACGTGCCTTTCACTCGGTGGACCTGTATGGTACGCGACAGCAGATGCACCTTGCCGTTGTCGATACTGACGACGAGCCGCAGCTCCTTGGTGATGATGTCGTTGAGGCCCTTCACGCTCTCCGGGTTCAACGGCATGTAGATCCGGTTTGCTTCCTCGCGTACATTCACATGCTGCAGCCTAAACGTGTCTCCATCGTCAAGATCGCTGAGCAGGAGTCCGGGGTTTGTCTTGAAGGTGACGTCCATTAGTCCTTCCTCTTGGTGGTCTTCTCTTCGGTCTCGGCCCACAGCTCCTCGAGCTTGTGGCGCAGGGGGATGTCACAGCCCTTGTTCATGGGCTCGATCTTCATGATGAGGCCATCGCCTCGGGAGGGGACGAGCACACCTCTGGCGATGAAGCCGTAGTTCTCTTCCTTCAGGTACTTGCGGAGGTTCGAGTCCTCGATGATCAAGTACTTCGGCCCCTCTTCTCCGCTTTCGTCCGTCATGACGACACCCCCGCAGCTTCGCACAGAGCGTCCCAGCTGGCGTCGAACATGTGACTCGCGTCCAGGCGGCGGTACGCCTGGCGCATCTTGCTCTCGTTGGGAGCGTACATCTTGCGCGCCTGCTCGTCTGTGGCGAGCACGAACTGTGCGCAGGAACAGCTGGCGTTCAGGCACTGTCGCTCAGTCTGCGGACTCGGCATGTTCTTGATGTGATCGACGTACGCGTGCCCGCAGGCACACATCGACACGCCCATAGGAGCGCCGTTGTCCGCGATGGGGTTCCTCTTCAGCTTCGGCATCACTTCACCTCCGTGATGCTTATGACCGTGAGTTTCACAGGGTTAATGAACAGAGCCCGCCACGGGTTGTTCAAGCACTCAGCCCTTCTTCGCCGTCCGCGCGTGGTTCTCCACGTGCGCGTGGAAGCAGCGGGCGTGCTCTTCTTGCATGAACAGGGCCCAGGAGACCTTCATCCCGCGGTCGTCCGTTCCTCCTCTGCTCTGCTTCGAGTAGGCCCACCATCCGTCGGTGGGCCGTGGCCGCATGTCATCCCCCGCGCCCAGCCGCTGCCGAAGGTAGAGGGGCTCGCAGAAGCGGTAGAGCGGGTGCTCCTTCAGCTGGTCCTCGATGAGGTCCTCGGCCTCCCGCCGCTGGTCGGGCATCCCCACGTACCAGAGCTCCTGGACGATCTTGCTCTCCGCCGGCAGAGAGATCTTGTCCACGATCAGGTTCTCGAGCTCCCGGGCAAGCGCGTCCATCTGAGCGCCGACCGTGCCGAACTCGAACTCCGCAGCACCCATCCACTCGATCTCGAAGTTCTGCCCGAGTCGGCCCTTGTAGCGGTTGTCCGGCTCCTCGCGCCACGTCAGGCGCTGTACCAAGTAGGGCCGTGCAGTCGTTGTCGTCATCGCAGCTCCCATGCTCATGAAGAGGCCACTATGGCCTCGTTGTTGAAGTCGAAGGCGTTACTGCTCTTCAAGGACGATGCCGAGGTCTTCTCCGCACAGCGCGGCTACCTCAGCAACCGCGGCCCACCAGCACGCACGATCTTCGTCGTCTTGCTCAGTCGGTTTGAGCCAATACCGCGCCCAGTCCGGCATGGCCTTTTCGTGCGGAGTGGGCATCCGTATGCGCCCGTAACCATCGGCATCTTCTCGCCGACCACACTCCTTGCACTTCGCGTAGAACTCGATGTTGTAGCCGAACGTGGCGTGGTCGTCGGCATACTGCTCACTGCCCTGCTCCCACACACCGCTGCACTCCACAGTGCGAAACCCGACGTGCCTGGTCATCTCGCCCTACCAGACGTGCACGTGGTACCAGCGCTCCTCGCGCTTACCGTTGGCGAAGGTGATGTGACAGCGCTGCACCACCTTCGGCTTCCACAACCGTCCTTCCTGGGTCAAACGACGAAGAAGCTCGAGCATGTGCATGCCGCGCGTCTCGCTAAGACGAGGCTCATCGTGCTTCCCGAACTGCGCGCGCTCCTCCTCTGACAGCAGATGCAGAACGTCGCCGCCCGACATGCCTCCATCAGAGTGCTTGCGCTCGCCGTGTTGAACGAGGAACAAGACACGCTCTTCCATGCCACTCTCGATACCACCCATCATTCACCTCGGTTGTTGGGGACGATCATGCCTGTCGGCTGAGATTCTCCACTCGTATCCGAAACGCGCAGTGCTCACAGGGCTCCACGTCTGGATGGCCCAGCAGCTTTGCGCAGTACCACTCTGGCGTGGGTCGGATGTCTGCCGCAGAAGAGCTGCAGTTCCCAGGTGGCGGAAGATGCACCCGGATGTGCATGTCGATGGAGCGAGAACCGCGCCGGTCAACGCCCATCGGGCTTTCGCGGCAGCACGAAGCCACGGTTGCCGAGTCCCTCCCAGCCCATGGGAACGCCATTGGCGTCGAACCACGTCCTCGTCTCATGCGGGAAGAGTCCGTTGTTGTACTCGTGGGTTCCTTCCGGCCACGTCTGCCGGCACACATGCGCGAGCATGCCGAAGGGATGGGCGTCGGTGATCAGGACACGCTCCCGACCACTCTCGTTCACCCGCTTGTTGTAGATGTCCACGACCTCGTTTCTGAGGAACAGCTCGAACGTGAGGGCTCGTGCCGCAACGCGTCTGAGCCACTCGATCGTTTGCGGTCCCTGCACCCGCGGCCACTTGGTCTTCGCGGAGTCTCCCTCCCCACGCACCCACTGCGTCCAGTACTCGACCATCGCATCCACCGCATCCTTGCGCGTCCACACGTCGGTGGACATGACGTTGAACACAGCGGCGACTTCACCACGTGGCACACGCGTGGGCGGGTCCAGCTCCTCGGCGGCTCGCAGCTTGTGCCGAATATCCATCTTGCAGCGCGACACGGTCGACGCTTGGATCTTCAGCAGCTCGGCGAGTCGCTGCGTGCACCCGCGCCCTGACAGGACCTCGTTGACGATGGTGCGCTCGACTTCGTCCAACTCGGGGAGGATTCGAGCCAGCCGCATCCCGATGTTCGTGTAGCCGCCTGAGCGCAGCGCCTCGTGCTCCCACAAGAGCGCCGTATCCGGAGCGTTCTTGATGACGAAGCGGCGCAGCCCCCGCAGCTGCATGTGGATGTGCGTCCACAGCGTGCTGCGCCCAGGCACCCACGTCTCACACGCCACGTGAACCAGCTGCCACGCGTACATGTTCAGACTGCTCTCTTCCACCCTGCTCGCCTTGTACTTTTCGATCTCCGCACCAACTCGCGCGGAGAAGTGCTCGACCAGCGCATCGGACAGCCCATCCTTCGTCACACTCCACACCCCCCAGACCGCAGCGTCATGCACATGCGCCAGAACGCGCGCCTTCTCTTCTTCCACTTCCATCTCTTCCACGACCTGCTCTGACGACTGATACATCTTCACCTCCGTCACCCTTATGACGTGCATTCCTTGGAGCTAAGAACAGGGCCCCCTGTGAGGGGGATGTTCTTGCGTCACGTAGGTCTCATTCTGCGTACAGCGAAAACACCCAGAGTCCGCCTTCATCGTCTTCGTGATACCGCCACTCCACGATGTCACAGCGCAGCACCAGAGTGCATTTCTGCGCAAACAGCTCGACCAACTCGTCGGTGGTCCAGTCCCCGCGCTCTCCATCCACGGTCCAATACGCGGCGTCGAGCTCTCCCTCTTCATCGTAGGTGGTGAAGTTGGAGAACTTTCCCATGTTCAGACGTTTGTTGACCAACGGGTACAGGTCGTTATCGTTGGAGAGCTTGGCCTTGCTGTCATCCGAAAATACAACCAACATGATGTTCACCTCAATCTCCTTATGACCAACTACATCGACAAGTTCCGCAACAGCCGTAGTAGCAACGAATCGCCCAAGTCCTCGAAGCACATGTACCCCCAGAGGGAGCAACCCATACCTGTGCAGGGAGTGTGCTGAGGGAGAGTGTGTAGATGGGAGGTGTGCGTGGTGTGAATGGTGGAAGGTGTACATGTGCGACTGGTGGGTAGAATAGGGTAAACTACGTGTTGATGAGAAACGTAGATGGCCTCTTCTATGTGCGTTTACGCAAGAATAGCATGTATATAGCACTTCTTGTGTGTAAGAGTGGCATGTATGTGGCACTTCTTGCATATACGTGATGTCCTAAAAGTGCCTTTATTCTCACGAATACGCGCAATATAGTGTGTGGTAGACTTCGCGCGGTACCGATTTAGGGTCTTTTAAGACATGCGCTATTACGAGGACTCTTGTACATAGCCAATATGGCACTTCTTGCGCACAACACCGCTACGGGTTAATACGACGACGCCACCACGGGACGCCACCCCCTTGCGAGGGCTGCGTGGTGGGAGTTGGACCCACAGTTCGCCGTTAGCTCTTATGCGCGTAAATCATGGTGTTTTGCATGAATGCTGAAATGAGCGCAGATAACCCTAAAAGTGCACTAATCCTCGAAGTAGCGTGTAGGTCCTTAGGGCCAGAGGAAAGACATCTGGGTGGAAAAGGGGGCCACAGAGGTATCCAAGACCCCGGCACCATTTTGGTATCTCTTAAAACCGACACTTTCACAGGTATCCAAAACTCCACCCATATTTTAGTCGTTCTTAAATGGCCCCTCCAGCTATCAATCTACGCACTCAGATATCCAAACCCTGGCATCATTTTGGTCGTTCTTAAAACAGCGTTAAGGACGCCCCCATTAGTTCCATCCCTAAAACAGGTCGTTTTAAGATGCGGGCTAAAAGGACGTGCCCCCTGCGGAGCACACCCCGGATCCTCAGATCCACTTGAGCCGTTCCGCGAGCCGCAGCCCGCAGAAGGTCAAGACCCCCCAGACCGCGAAGATGCCGGAAGCCTTCAAGCTGGCCACCACCGACTGCCACGCGGTCTGGTTCCAGACGTACTCGAAGGCGTCTGGGACCAGGAACCAGGCGACAACTGAGGGTGGTATGCACCAGAGCGTCCACCAAAGGTAGACCGGCGACAGGAGGGACGACACGGGAAGACATTGGTTCTTGGACATTGGTTCACCTCAACGTCCTTATGACCCTTTTGGCCCTACTCTTGCACCTGTACCTGGATCTTGAGGAAGTCCTTCGCGGGCATGACCCGCGAGAAGTGCTTGATGTTGGCGGCCCTGTTCGCCTCGTAGGTGCCAGTATCGGCCACCGAGCCGATACTCCACATGCCCCGCCGGCGGTACGCATCGACCGCTTCCCGATCTCCGGTCCTGGGCGTGATTGGGAACACCTGCAGGACCTCGCGGCCGTACTTGCCAAAGACCACGATACACCACTCATTGAGCGGCACGGAACCGCCATCCTCCTTGTCGCCGAGGGAACACAGGATGCCTCCCTCGTCGAACTTGTCCTCACCCGCTTCTTCGGCACCATCATCACTCTCGTTCAAGAACGGCATCTTCACCTCCGCTCTTCTTATGTCGATTTGACTACCACTCTTGCGGCCTCACCAGGTCGTAGTGCGTACCCGCCATCGCGGAGCTCGGGCCACAGGTACGGAAGGTCGTTTGGGACGTCGGACCAGAACACGCCATAATGCCCCTGATCTTTGCGCAGCAGGTTTGAGCGGTGTGCGCGATGGAACCGCGCGTCCCCGAGCCACGGAGGTGCCGCCGACTCCACTTCAGGGAGGAGCTCGAGCCGTTGTCGGATCTTCTCCGCACAGGTGTCAGCGTACCCGCGCGCACTCCAGACCTCGCACACGACGAGCCCGTAGAAGCAGAGCGCGCGACGATGCCCGGACCACATGCGCGCCGCAGGATGATTGCGCCACCCGGCACCAGCGAAGCCGCCGAGTGCGTTGAGCAGCTGGAGGACTTCCACACGCTGCTTGCCCAAGCGCTGCCGGTCCAGGACAGCAGCAGACTCGTCGAACGAGGGGTACGGAAGGAAGGTTTGCATGATAGGCCTCTAAGTACCCACTTATGGCCAAAATCAGCGATCGGGCTAAAAGGGGACCCACGGCACAGTTGTGACGCGGGTCCCCGGCCTAATCCGAGGAGAAGCGCGTGTAGCTGGGGTCATCCCAGGGCCACACGTTCTCCCATCGACCGTCGTGCAGCATCGCCTCCTCCGTGTCGCAGTTGATCTGCCACGTCCGGAGCACGCGAAGCACGCACGAGTCACAGGTCATCTCCGACGGCTTCTTGGCCGCAGTCCGGCCCTCCTTGCCGCTGATGCGCACCCGACAGACGCACTTGTCGCCGTCGCCATGCGGATGCAGCGCATGTACGCTACCCACCGAGCATCCTCAGGTAGTTCTCCCAGGTCACGCCTTCCGGCGTCTCCACATCGGCCTTGAACTTGAGGAAGGGCAGGGGCCCCTCGAAGTGGGCGAACTCGTCGAGCCGCGGCGGTTCGACGAGCGCCCTCATGCTCTCCACCTCCTTCGGCCCGAGGAGCGCGTTGTGACTCGAGTAGAAGGAGTGCATGTAGGGAGTCGACAAGGCCGTGTTCCAGTCCCAGACACGACGTGCGGCCGCCGCCGGCGTGTCCCAGCCCAGGAGGACCAGGAACGCGACGGGGCTGACCGCGAGGCGGAAGCCCTCCCGACCCCAGTACCAGTGCGCCGACCTCACAGGCCCCCCTGCTGCCCGGCCGGCAGCTTCAGCTTGGGAGCGCGGCACCCTTCGTTGCCGTAGCCCTGGAGGTTGAAGCCGGCGGCGCACTCCACCGCGACCGAGCCGATCGCACCATCGCCCTGCGGGTAGGCGATCGTGCAGGAGACGTAGCCGTCGTTGTCGGTGTCCCACTTCGTACAGGTCACCGACGGAGAGGGGTACTTCAACTTCTGGGCGTGCTCCAGAGCCTGACGCTCCGCCTCCACCTGGACGTCGTCGCCCTTGACCGCCTTGAGCCCCTGGCAGCTCCCGCCGAGGATGAAGAGGAAGACGAGGATGATGACGGCGACGATCGCAACTTCGATGACCGTGGCGCCCTTTCGGGCGCGGATGCGGATGGAGTTCATGGGGTTCCTGTGGGTGCGCCACTGAGAAGGGCGACAGCGGTGTCGAGGAGACGGAAGACGAGGACGAAGAGAAAGAAGGCGCTCACGCCAGCGCCGGAGACCACCATGATGAGGGACTCGATCTCATTCCAGCGCGTGATCTCGGTCTTGTTCGTGGTGTTGTTCATGGGATCCCTGTCAGGGTGCTGAGGAGAAGGAAGCCGGCAACGAAGCCGAGGGCGGCCACGACGATGACACCTGCGCCCGTGATGAAGGCCGCCAGGATGAACGACCGCATGGCCGACAGAAGCTCCTCCGCGTAGCCAGGCTCGTCCGAGGTGTCTTCGCTCACGCCGGGTCCCCCACCCAGCTCGTCGACTCGTAGGGGGCGGCCACGGGGGTGTAGGGGGCGGCCACGGGGGCATGGTCCACGTTGAAGAGCTGCCGCACCACGGGGGGTAGGCACAGCATGTGCGCATCGGCCCCAACCACGACGTACTTGCGGCCGTCGCCGTCGGGGAGGGGGCGAATGGCCTCGACCTTGAAGCGATACTCATCGTCCCCGATGAGCCCCGAGCACACGTCGCAGGTCCGGATTGTCTGGTGAACCGTACTCATTTGACCTCCGTGCACCTTGGAAAGGGCGGTGCACATTGTACTTATGACGTGAACGGCATCTCGCTGACCAGCCCATCTGGCCAGACGATGAGGACCAACATGCCGCGCTTCCTCGCGTGCCGAATCGTGGCCCAGGTGCCGGACCGGAGCTCCTCCTCGAAACCACCGGGCGTCGCGAGGAGGATGTCCGATAGCGCGACGATGCCGTGGTTCCGCTTCAGCGGAGGCCGGGGGGCGTACACCACCTCGACCCCCGCGCGTTTCTTGGCTGCGCAGTGCGCCCGCTTCTCTACGATGTCGCAGGGGTGGTGGTGCCTGCGGATTCCATGCACCGAGCAGAGGAGGTCGAAGTCGTCATCCGCACCGATGCAGTCCCCGTGGTGCGCCAGGCGAATCTTGGTGTCCGCGAGCATCAGCCCGACCTGCACCTTCTGCGCGTCGGTCATCCCTTTCTGCGTCCCTGTGAAACCTACGACGATCATGCCGACCTCCTTAGCGGTGCGCCTGGCTCAGTGACCGAGGTCGACGAACCCGGCGATGATCTCCAGCTTTTGGCTGCTCTCCCGGGACCACTTCTCGACGCCCCGTATGATGTCCATGGACGCGTCGTGGTAGTCCACCTCCGCGAAGACGCGCACGAGCCGCGTGGCATCCTTCGGGACGTCTTCCCCGTCGCCCGGCTCGATGCGGATCTTGAGACTGGCACCGCCGTGGATGATGGTCTCCCACTCGAAGGGCGTGTACCTCTTCGTCGACTTCTTGAGGGGGAGCTGGTTCTGCTCCGGCGTGACTGCGGCGGGCGCGGAGTCACTCAAGATGCCGCCCATCCTACTGGGGGCCGTCGGGTGCTTGAGGTTGGAGAGGAACTCCCGCGCCTGGGCGGGGGTGGCGACCCAGGTCGCCTTGTAGAGCCCCTCCACGTCCGAGGTCTTGTTGATGTAGCCGTGCCCCGAGGACAGGGCCTGTCCGTGCGGGATCCGAATCCGCACCACCGACTCCGCCGACTTGACGATGTCGGTGGCGGGATACAGGAGCTCCCGGCGGAGGAAGGTGATGGTCGTGCGGAGCTCCGTCATCTCGTAGAAGATCCTGGTCGGGCTGTAGGCCCCCAGGAGGAGGAGAAGGGATCCCAGTCGCGAGTGCACCCTGCTGGGGTGGAGCACGATATCGAGGTTGGGGGGCGTGGGGATGGCCATGAGCTCTCCGTGGTGAGTAGTTGAGTCTACCCAAGGCGCTTATGTCGTGAATACGTCCGGTCTGTGCGGGCTAAAACGACGTCGACTGCAGGAGGCAGTCGACGTGGCTCATCGACTCTGCGATCTCGTCCACCGGACGATCGCCGCAAGGCCCTCTTCCATCTCCGCCGTGTAGAGGCGGTTGCGGCACGACTCCCACAGCGCCGGGACCACAGCCCCCACCTCACGCGCCGACCAGGAGCAGACCGGGTCTCGGGAGTCTGCGCGACGCAAGTGGACCCAGAGCCCCTCGGTGGGGCGCTGCGTCAGCTCGAGGTAGAACACGCAGTCGTCGTCAAGACCGAGCGCGATCTCACCCTGCATGTTTCCCAAGGGGGAGACATGCCCGGCGTCGACGGCGTCCTTCAGAACCTCCAGCAAGGACCGCAACTCGTGCGGGCCGTTCAGGAAGGACTTCACGGCCTTCCCGCGACGTGGTCGGCCTTCCACTGTACGATCAGCTGGTCCACCTTCACCGAGTCCAACAGGACCCAGAGCGCCAGGAAGGCTCCGATGGCGGCCATGAGAATGAACCCCACAAGCTCGTCTTTCATTGAACACACCTCCAGTCCTCTTATGACGGCGTCCGCCCGGTAGTTTGGGCTAAAAGCCGGGCCCCGAAGGGCAGCCCGACCCGATCCTTCTGGTCTACGAACGCGGTGCGTGAGCCCTCATGGCGCGCTCCATGGCGTCAGATCGACGCACACAGAGAGGAGCCTTCACGACGGCGCTGTAGAGGAGCAGGGCGGTCCGCACGCGGTCCTCCGCATGCAAGACCCGCTGCAGCTGGGGAGCGTCAACGAGGGCACCGTCGAGGATGTCCCGGAAGGGCTGCGCCTCCGGAAGCGCGAGCAGCGCCTCCAGGGCCTGGAGCTCCCGGACGCGGTCCGGACTCTCCACATACCACGCGCGAAGGCCCGCCTTTGCCTCTTGGAGCTCCTCGTGGCGTCGGCGGACCAACGCGTGCGAGTCATCCAGCACCGGCTCGGTCCGAGCGGTCGCCACGAGGAACTGACACGCGCACGGTTCCTTGAGGTAGAGGTCCTTCCACGTGCTGAGGATCTGCTCGGCCTCGAGCTGCTCGACGTCGAGCAGATCCATGACCTCCTTCTCGGGGGGCCCACTGTCGTCGCTGCTGAGAGTAGCGAACATCACCACCCAGGGCAGCCGCGGGTGCATCGCGGCGAGGAACTTGAAGCTGTCGGGATGCGTGGTGGTGTCGTCGGCCATTGTCGTCATGGGAGCGCTCCGTGTAGTGTGCGGTGAGATGTACGCACACCAACTTATGGCGCATTTACCTCAGTTTTAGAACGGAAACCCCCTAAAGAAAACAGGCCCTGAGGGCGCCTGTCTTCCGACCGCACGTGCTGTGCTCACAGCAGCGTGCTACACCCCGCACCGATGGTGCCGGATGCGCCGCGGTTCGCCGCGGTGCGCATCATCTGGGCGCTGGTGGAGAGGCTCTTCTGCGCGTCCCAGAAGCGCCAGAGCGCCTCCGGGACCACCTGCTCCGCCAGGGCCGCGGGGTTGTGCAGCTTCAGGATCTGCAGCGTGTCCGCGTGGAGGCGGTCGAGTGCGGTGCCGCCGAGGTACCAGTCCCTGAGCACGACCGCGGCCTCTTCGATGCCCTGGACATGCTTCTGGACGTAGGGGAGGAGGTCGGAGGGGGTGATCCCGGCCTCCGCCATCAGCGCGCAGTAGCACTGCTCCACGTGGAGCGCATCATAGGCAGCACTCAGCGCGGTCGCCGTGGCGGCTTCGTCGAGGCCGAGCTCCGGAAACGACACCGGTGTTGCCAGGGGGTCCCGCGCTGCCGCGAGGACGAACTCGCGGGGCAGTGCGGGGTGGATGCCGAAGAGGACCGAGAACGTGGCGGAGCGGGAATGGGGCATGTTCACCTCGAAGGAAGGGATGGTTCTGCTGACCCTTCCTTATGACCCCCTTCCCGCCCAACTTTAGGCCTCAGACCTCCTCGTAGTTGTCCTTGTCATTCTTGGCGTACTTCACCACCAAGTCGCCCTTGGGGCGCAGGATGGTGTCGATGTCCGCCAGGAAGGGCAGGGGCAGCGTTCCGTTCTCGAGGAGCTTCGGGATGGGGGTGTCCCCGAGCTCGGAAGCGCGCCCGATCAGGAGGACGAACTTGATCTCCTTGGTGGTCTTGGGGTCCACGTAGACCCCCGCGCGTACACACTCCCAGGAGACCTTGTCGTTCTCGTCGACGAGGATGTCGCCGGACTTGGGGAAGAACTTCTTGCGGCTGAGAACACCCACTTTGGGCATGGAAGACTCCAGAGAGTTGGGAAGAGGCGGCACCGTTACCGCGGTCTTATAACGCTTCTTGCGTGTGAGTACAAGCCCCTTGCGCGCGTACTCACACGTGGATAGGGCCCGAACATGCCAATCTTGCACGTACCAGCCACGGGAGGAGGCCTTCAGGAGACCCGGGTCTCCGCAGGGCAGTCCCTGGCCTCCGCTCTTCGCGAGCTGGGGCTCCTCGGCTTGGCGGCCCAGCGCGGCATGGAACGCCAGACCCCGGCCGGCTGGGCACGAGTCGACACCTCGCGTACGCTTCGCTCTCAGGACGTCGTACGAATGCGGCCTCCGGTACAGCAGGAAGGCAAGGGCCAGGGCGTTGGACTCGCAAACACCCTGGTGAAGTTGGCCGAATCACTCACCCGCAGGAAGGACCCCAATGACGGCACTACTCGAGCTGGTGTTCGAGGGCGGAGAAATCCTCGACCACAGCCTCGCATTCCAAAGGGAGAGCCTTCGTGAACGGCTGGGGTCCGACTTTGTGAGCGTAGACCTGCGCTCCAAGACCGCTCTCGAGCGCAAGGCTCTGCTGCAGACGACGCTGGTCCGGGGCAAGACGTTCAAGAACGTCCTGATTCGGGGACTCTCCGGCCTCCTGGAAGCGTCGCAGGTCTTCAGGACGTCGTCTCTCTTCCTGGACGCCTTGGGGAGGTCGGAGCTCCCGGCCTCGCGGGAGTTCTCCCAGTGGGCGTTCCGCACGAAGCGCGCCTTCGTCTACAGCGACCTGATGATGCAGGCGGTCCGCGCCGCCGGCATCGGCGCCATATCGAGGCACCAAGGCCCGTATCTCCCGCGGATCAACCTGGGCACGGAAGACGTCTCGAACTCCATCGGGGTCCTGAGCCTGGGGCGGGGATTCACCCCCGTGCTGGGCCAGCTCAAGCGTCGGTGGGAGCAGGAGGGGCTGAAGTTCGACTTGGTCACGACGATGGCCGTCGCCGGGGCCACGCGCGTGGGTTCGGTGTTCGAGGTCGCGGAGCGCTGCGGACTCCTCATCGCGCCCTACGAGGAAATGGACCGGGGTGGGCCGCACGAAGCTGCGCTGCTCGCGTTGAGCACCGGCCGCGTGCTCTGCACCTCCGCGACCAGCGCGCTCTACAGCCTGCCCATGGGAGAGAAGCAGCTGCTCCAGGCGGCGTGCTATGAGAGGAACTCCTACGCGGATGCGGCGTTGGACTACGAGGGCATCGAGGTGCACTCCAAGAACTGGAAGGACCCCTACGCCGACAACGACGCGCTCTCCGTCCCGGACGAGATCCTCAGGAGACTTTGATGCTCGCGACCGAAGCGTACAGCTCCATCCCCGTGAACAGGGGCGTGCGCCGCCGCCTCATGCGCGCTGCCCGGCTCGGTACACGCCCCGTGAAGACGGTACCGAACATCGGTGACGCGGCCCGAGCTGTCGACGCCGTGGCGGCCGTCTGGACGGGCTGGAGTAGCAGCACCGACCCGTTCCCGGCCGCGGTGAAGCAGGCGTGGTCTGTTCGCGAGGAGAGACCGTAGTGCCCGCGCCGCGCCTCATCCCCCTGAACCAAGCCACGTGCCCGCATTGCCGGGGGAAGGAAACCAAGCGCGTCGGGTACGCTCCGGAGGCCGAAGGTTCGGTCTGGAGGTGCGAGGGACCAGAGTGCGGCAAGAGCTTTGTCGTCCGCGCGTTGGCCCTCGTGAAGAAACCCGGTTGACAGGACCCGCGGGATGTGAGTACAAGAGCACATGACCTGGCCGCTCGACCAATCCCCGATCCCAGAGCCCGATGAAGACGGAACCGCATCCGGCGCCGTCGATGACACCCCTCGATTCGCGAAAACCGCCGGGCCCTCGGAGGGACGGCGAACGAATGCAGACGACGTCCTCGATGCGATCTCCGGGCGTGCCCCCGCGAAGAAGTGGGATCGCATCCACTGCCCGCTCTGCGGCGCAGATACGAAGCTACGGGCTGCATCCTTGGGGGTCCAGACCAACACGCGTCGGTGCCAGAACCCCAAGTGCAAGAACGAGTTCCCGGTCGCCTCTGTACGAAACAACCTCGACGTCCCGCCCCCGCCGCCGAACCCACTGCTGCTCGGAGGGCCCTTCAAGGGAGGACCCGACCGCGGTGTTGGACGTCCCCCGATCGACATCAATGAGCCCATCCAACGTCGCATAGCCGAAGTGGTACGCCGGAGCGCGAATGAAGACGACTGACCCGGTTCCCCTGCAGAGGGAGGACAACGTAGCGAACGCCGGGGCAGAGGCCCGGCGCAAGATCCTCGAGCGGGCGAAGGCCAACGCGGAGAAGGGTGGATCTCGACCTGGTCCGATGGAGGGAGTCCCGCGCTTCGACGAGGTCGACCGCGAGTCCAAGACCATGAAGCCCGCCCCCGGGCACGCCACCCCGCCGCCGGGGCTGTCCAGGACCACGCTCGACGCGCTCAACGCGGTCGCCGCAGCCAACGTGGGGAGGGCCGACGTCCCGCCCGAGGTCGCTCCGGAGGCAGAGCCCGCCACGGCAGAGCCCCTGACGCGCGAGACGATCGCGATCCTCCTCGACATCTCGAAGGAGCAGGCCAGCGAAGTCCTGGCCATCGTGCGTCCGGGAGACAGCATCTCGACGCGGAAGCGCATCGAAGCACGCCTGTCCCCCATCGACATCGGCGAGTTCCTCATGAGCTCGCACGCGACGCAGGCGGTCCCCCTGATCCCTCCCACCGAGTCCCTGCGGAAGGGTCTCACGATCACCTACCAGTCCGTGACTGAGGCCGTGGAGGCCGCGGTGGACCGTCGCCTCTCCACGGAGGCGGCCAGCATCCGGAAGGAGCGCGACGGCACCGGCTTCATCGACGTCGAGATGTCCCAGCGCGAGTACGTTCGTCGGCAGAACGAGTACGCCCTCGCGGTGCACGTCCAGGCCTATGGAGACCAGCGGTGGCCCGTCCTCCTGACGGCGGCCGGCGCAGTCGACGAGGGCAACCTCGACCTCCGCATGGCCAAGGTCCGACAGATCCCCGCGGCCATCTTCGCGATGGCCATCCAGAACCTCGCGTGGTTCCTGGACCGTGTACAGCGCACCCTGGAGGTAGCAGTCCTGGGAAATGGATGAGGACTCCGTTGGGTTGGGCGAGGGCCCAGCTGATCTATGATCACCTGGACAAGCCCCCGTCTTACGGGTCCCTCCTCGAGTTGATGTGCCTGGTCGTCCAACGCGAACGAGCACAGCTTTCGGTTTTGGGTGCGCGTGCCCAGGCGCAAGCGGCGCTGGGAGGCGATGCGGCAGAGGCCGCCTTCAAGGACTTCGTCAACGCGAACAACCGCGTGGAGACTGAGGACGTGAAGAAGCGCATGCAGGCGCAGCTGGAGAAGCTCAAGGAGATCAAGGAGATTCGGGTCACCCCGCTGGCGTCTACCGAGAAGCGGGTCAAACTGCCCACCATCACCGCCGGACAGCTCAGGGCCTCCGGGGTCCTCGTAGATCAGATGAGACCAGAGGGACTACCACAGCGTCCGGCACGGGCGCGAGCACAGAGGAGTAGCAGATGAGACTCGGCCTTCTGGTACTGGGTGTAGGGGAGTTTCGATCCTTTCAGGACGACGTACAGGACTCCGTCTTCTTCGTGCGCCTCATGCAAGAGGGCGGCGACACCTTCGAGCTGTCGATCTCCGAGGACCAGCTCTCCCAGTTGGTCTCCCGCTTCGCGGAGCAGGCTGCTGCGGCACCCCCGGATGATCCACCGCCTCCCCGCAGCCAGCCTGCGACGCGGCCTCCTCCTGCACCCCTTGCACCTTTCTGGACTCCTCCGGAGGACGACGGGGATGACGGCCCCGTGGTTGTCTTCCAGGCCGCGGACGGCGGTCTATGAGTCCGAGTGAGTCCCTCGCGTTGATTCGGATCGAGCACAAGCTCGACTTGATCCTCGAGTCCCTTTCGACGCGGGACCCTGTCCTTGCCGCGCTGCTCAACGAAGGCACCGGACTCAGCGCCTACTCCGGGGATGTTTGCCCCACGTGTCTTGGAGACGTCCGAATCATCTCCGACCTGACCACAGAGACCTACACGCGAACCTGCGATTGTAAGCCGAACATGCCGATCGTTGTCGGCATCAAGAAGCTGAACGAAGGCGTCCCCGCCAAGAAGACGCCCACCACGACCCCCGATCAGGAGGAAGACCCCCATGCCGAGAGCTGAAGTCCGTGCGCGCGCCGCCATCGGACTGTTTCAGTGTGTCATCTACGACTCCAACTCGACGAAGCGCGTCATCGCAGTCGCCGCCTGCGGGGACGACGTGAAGTGGGCCCCGAACTTCTTCGGGCTGTTCGACCGCAACATCGCGGCCTCGGCTCCCAAGTGGCTGAGGGACCAGATCATGAGTCTCCCGGCGGACATCGCCGACCTGGACTTCCGTGGACAGCCCCTCGACGGCAGCCAGCCCGTCGCCGGCGACGGACGTGCGGTCGTCCACATGAAGGAAGGCGAGCACCTCGGTGACGAGTCCGCCATCCCGCAGGGGGGTTGAGTCATGTACGACGTGAGCCAGATCCGCCCCCAGCCTGGCTGGGCCCTCTGCCGTACGCTGAAGCCGACCACCGCGACGAACAGCGGCATCCTCAAGTCCGCGGGGGACATGGAGGACGGGAAGACCACCGAGGCAGTCGCCGAGGTGATCAGCGTCACGCCTGCCCGGCTTCCTGATGGAGGGCAGATCGATCCGAACTTCGGCGCCGGCGACCTCATCGTCATCCGCGACTTCCTGAAGAGCGCCAACCCGCTCGGAGATCGTGTGGGGGCGGATCGCAGTGACCGCGTCTTCCTGCTGCACTATACGGATGCGCTCGCAGTCGTGAGCGGCACGGGCGTGCTCGGTTACGACGGCGAGTACCACATCGGGTAGGGAGAGGGGCCATGGCCGACAACAAGGACGAGCGGCTCCAGCTTCGGATGGAGCCGGATCTGAAGGAGTGGTTCAAGGTCGATGCCGCCTCTGACGGGGGCATGAGTCACGTTGTCCGTCAATGCGTCGTAACTCGCTACGAGACGAAGACCGGTAAGCAGTGGAAGGGAGGGTCCGATGGACAGACAGAGGATGGTCCTGGTAACGGAGTCGAGGCAGATTGCGCGCGCCACGGTGCCGGGACTGCTTGAGGCGTTTCAGGATGCCTTTCGACACCCGTACAAGGTGGAGCTCCTCTTGTACAAGCGCGGGGAGCCCACGTTCACCGTGGAGCGTCTCGTGCCGGAGGCCTCCATTCCAAAGGAGGACGGGGACCCCACGGTAGCATTCCTCACCCCCTTCCAGATGATTCGACAGCACGCAGAGCTCGAGATTCAGGAGGAGTCCAGTGTGTCTCTCCTGGAGAGGATCAGCCACGCGGTGCAGTCCCTCACAGTGCGCGGGTTCAAGTTCACGATGCTCGTCTGCGGCGACAAGATGCAGTTGCGGCGGGCGACCCCGCTGCTGCGCGTCGAGGATGTCTGGCAGGTGCAGCTCTACGAGGACCCGGAGGCGCCCGTCGACAAGGTCTTCGTCATCGGGTCCAAGAGTGGGGCGCAGCTCCAAGACATCGAGACCGCAGTCCTGTGTTCCTTCGAGGTGGTACCTTGATCTCCGAAGCGTGCACGTCCGACATCTTCTCAGTCGTGTCGGAGGACATCAACGCTGAGGAGCAGCACGGGAAGCTCGTCCTTCGCGTCGCGGACGAGAAGCTCTGGATCCGCCTGCTGCAGGATCTCCTGCGAGCAGCGAACGTGGGGGAGCACTTCGGGCTCGAGGCGCACAAGGTCTTCCACCTGGACCAGTCCGCAGAGGTCTGCTACACGTGGATCTTGGTGCTGTGGGGAGACCCGGTCCCCCTCCTACCGACGCTGGCCCCCATCCTGGGACGCAAGGCGGTGTCCTCAGCGAAGCCGCCTCCCTTTGCCCTCGGGCGCCCCCCCAGCGCACCTCGACACACCCCCGCGGTAGCGAAGACGGCTGCTGCGGTAAGGACCGCCCCACAACAGCCGAGGAGCCCTCAAGGGTCCGACGATGAAGACGCACCTCTTCCGGAGGTACGCTTGGCGCTTCGCGAGGGAGTGCACAACATTCGGAAGGTGGAGCGCGTCAATAACGGTGTCACCAACATGCGGACGACAGTCCGGCTCGCGCATATCCGCGGAGAGCGTTTCGCGGGCAACTCAGATCCGCACGAGACCATTACCCTCAGCACGGGGTCGGGACGGTTCAAGGCCGTGGTTCAGCCCCTCCAGTCAGAAGACGGATTTCAAGCTCGCCGTACCGGCGGGGGGTCCCTATGACAAGCGCCGCAGAACGCAGAAGCAAGATCAGCAGCCTGAGCTCGGGGCGGATCCCGAACTTCCTGCTATCGGCAGCCCCCACCCGTAATACCCCGTCCCTGCCAACGCCGGAGATCTCCAGCTGGGATCCCGATTTGACGGCTGCTGGGGCTGCTGCCATGGACCGGCTGATCGAGCTCGAGCCGTTGGAGAAGCTCGAGAAGGCGGGAAAGTACTCCAGGGCCAAGTGGAAGATCCAGATCTGGATCAAGTCCGGGCGGAGCATCTCCAAGCCGCTCGCGTTCTCGCTCTCCTTCTGGGAGTCCGGGAAGCGACTGCACGGAGGCGGCGACGAGTCGGCCTTCGTCTGCCGCCGGAACCACAACGCCCCGAAGCCGGCGAGGCCGCCATTTCTCGCCCTCGGGTTCTCGCCATTCGAGAACAAGGCGAGCCCCGACGGGTGCGGGGGCATCATTCTCGGGGAGGCCAGCGTGAACGGCTTCGCGGTCTGCCCGCACTGTGGGGTGCGATGGGACACGGAACACATCGCAGACTCCATCTACTACAACCTCCCGGTGGAGGTTGCGGCCACCACGATCGCTACGTGGTTCAGGACGCTGGGTAGCGACTGCGACCTCTACATCAAGTACCGGGACGACGACATCCGCGTCAAGATGATGGCGCAGACGTACGGACTGGCCGAGGCGATTCGCCACAAGGGCTTGATGATCTACTCGCTGGCGCGGCTCGTGCAGGACATGAGTGCAGGGGCTACACTGGAGTCGCGGGTTAAGGCGGTCCTCCTGGCGTGAGGCTTGCCGCGTACACGGAGTAGGCTCTTTCCCATGATCGACCAGAACCAGGTACGCGTCTGCTTCACCGAGATCACCAAGAGCGCCGGCGTACCAAGCCCCTTGGCACGCGCAGGAGCGGGGGCCGCCATCGGCGCCCTCGCTGATGGCGGCCAGGCGACGCTGCACGCCCTCCGAGCGCGCTCAGACGTGGCCCAGCTTCGCGCAGCCGGCGGCATCTCCCCAGAGGAGGAGAAGGCCTTCGGCGCACGCCAGCGGTCTCACGTCGGGTCGCGTACCCTGCGCGGGGCGCTCGTCGGCGGTGTTAGCGGGGCCGTGCTCCCGCACGCAGCCGCGGCGGTGAAGAAGTACTCTGGCGAGGCGGCGCAGCACCTGGGCAGGGAGTTCGGGCGTGGGGCCGCTGAGCACGTCGCACCGGCGGCCAGGGCCGCGATGCACGAGGCCGCCTTTGCGGCCCCTGCTGTGGGGCGCGCAGCTGCCGCGGGGGCGGCGGAGCACGTCGCGCCGGCGGTCAGAGCTGCGATGCACGAGGTCGCCTCTGCGGCTCCCGCGGTAGGCCGCGCTGCTGCTGCGGGGGCTGCCGAGTCTGCGGGGACCGCCGGGGAGCGCGCAGCCCGGGGAGCTGTTCGCGGTGCGAAGGACGCCCTAACTCCCTCCTGGGCCGGCAAGCTCAAGGGGCTCGCCACGCGCCTCATCAAGGAGGAGTAGTCCCATGCCTACGGACGCGCGAGGGGTGTTGACGGTCATGGGTCCTCCCGGGGAGTGGTCGGGGGCAGTCGCGTCGAGCGTCTCCCCCGAGCAGCGGCAGGACCTCTTGCGTGCCTGGCGTGCGATGTCCGCCGAGGAGCGGAACGAGATCGTCTCGAAGTGGCGCAAGCACTTCGAGACGCCGGACGACAAGACGGCGGCCGTCGAGTACCGAGGGCACACGTTCCCTGGCTACAACCAACCCGTCGAGTCCGATCAGAGGGACAAGAAGATGATGGTCCTGGCGAAGAAGGGGGACGAGGTCCGCCTTCTTCACTTCGGACAGAAGGGCTACAAGCACAACTACAGTCCAGACGCGAAGAAGGACTACCTCACCCGCTCGGCTGGCATCCGCAACGGGAGTGGTGAGCTGACCAAAGACGATCCCTTCAGCCCGAACTACTGGGCACGACGCGTGCTCTGGCCCGCTGGAAGGACGGGGAACGGCGAGAGCGGACCGACCAAGACGGCCGCGCTTATGGGGTCGAAGGAGCATCGACAGGCGACACACCGCGTCGACGCGCACTTCCGCAGCAGCGATCCCGAGAAGTGGAGCACCCTCATGGACAGTGTGAAGCGCAAGTCCTTCGTGGCCGCCGTGAAGCAGGACACCCGCGCGGATCCCAAGTTCGAGCGCCACGTCGATCAGATGAACCGGCTCCTCACGGGCACCAAGGTCGACCAAGTCAGCGTCGGCGACGGCGTGAAGTACGACATCATGCGTCTGCGTGGCGGCGGGTACGGGTGTACCTGCCCAGACTGGCGCTACAAGAAGTCCGTCGCCTCCGAAGGAGCTCAGGACTGCAAGCACATCGTCGCCTGGAAGGGGATGCGCTCGTTCAAGAAGACCGCCTCGGTCCTCTCCACGCTGGCCGCTCACCCGAAGAGCCTCTTCACTGCGGGCACGGCCGCTGGCGTGGGCGCCCTGGCCCTGGGCCTGCGCCACAACGCCAAGAGCACCCAGTTCACGCCAGCACAGAAGCAGATGCGAAGCACCGCCATGCACGAGGTCGCCGGTCTCGGGATGCTGGCCAGTCCCTACGTCGTCGGCTTGGCTGAGGCTGGGGCGGAGGCCCTGGGGTCGCGCTCGGGGCGTGTGGGCATGGCAGCGCGCGCCGCCCACAGCGTACTCCAGCCCCTCTCCCACGTGATGCACGGCGAGGGTCACGCCGCCCCCGTCCTTCACCGCGCGAACGAGCTCCTCGGGCTGGGCGTTCTGATGCGACCCGCGCTGCAAGAGATGCACCACCTGGGCGCACGCGCAAAGAAGCACGCCAGCCTGCTCGCGGGGATGTGAGTACTTTCCAGTTGCGTCGGCAGGGGGATGTGAGTACAACAGGCAGGGCTAAGAAGAACCGCCAACTCGCTTTCGTCGACCATCGACTACGCCCGAGCTGGGTGCCTACTCCCGACGCTGGCCTGCAGGTCTGAACACCGGCAGTTTCAACACGTACCCCTTATCACCCTTTTCCTGGGGTTTGTATGCCAACTCTCGGCGACTCTATAAGCCAAGTGCGCGACATGGAGGACCGAGCTGCTGTGCTGCGAACGGCGGTCTCACACCTCCGTACGAAGTACGTCTCTCGTGACTCGACCCCCGCGTTGGCGCAGATGCGCACGCAGGCCGGCTTCCCGGTCAACGAGTCCGTGATCGTGAACACCGCGCTCGAGCTCGAGCGGGAGGCCAAGGAGCTCGAGGACGCGGTCAAGGCCGCCAAGGCCACGGAGCTCGGAGATGTCTGAGAAGAACGGCACGAGGAAGGAGCGCGCGGATAGCAGGCGCCGGAAGATCCTGGAGTCCCTCACGAACGACGCGATGACGGAGAGCTGGGCCACCGCGACCAATCCGGTGAAGCGTCGAATCGGTCGGCTCGAGGTCGCGTGGCGGGACGGCATTCAGTGGTTGGCGGAGGACATCCGCAAGATGTTCCTCAACTTCACCACCATCGCCGACGCCTACGACATCGCCGATGTGAACCTCGCCGCGATCAAGAGCCTCTGCATCGACAAGGGGATCTTCACGGACGAGGACTTCGAGGTACGCAGGGCGGTGATCATGAAGTTCGTCGACGAGGACCGCCAGCGGCGCCAAGCGGAGCTGGACGAGCTCACCGCAGCCGCCGCGGCCCGGACGGAGGAGGCCGAGGCGGCGGAGACCAGCCTGCCCGTCCGCGGGCTCGATCGCGAGGCGGTCACCATCCGCGATGCAGTGCTGGCCTCAAAGGACGAGTCCCACATCCCGAAGAGCGCCACCCTCTTCTGAGGGCTAAAGGGGCGGCCGACCGGGTGGGTCGGCCGCCTTGCTCACGTATCCTCGAAGATGGCGGGACCGTCGATGAGGTCCTCATCGGCAGGAAGCGTCTCGAGCTCCGCGGAGAGGGCATCCGCGTCCACCACGACCTTCTGAAGGAACCCCACGAACTCGATGTCGAGCCCCTGCTCCTTGATGAAGCGACAGCAGAGCTGCTTCATCGCGGTCTCGTCCCAGCGCTCATCCAGAAGATCAGAGAGGAGGACCTCCGGGTCTTCGACCTCGTTGTTGAGCGTCCGGATCGCCCGGACTGAGCCGTCCTCCGCGTGGGTCCAGTGCACGGAGTCCCTGGTGACGACGGCGCTCCAGCCCCCGAAGCCGTCCGGACGCATCCTCGAGCAGGTCATCGCTGCGTTCACCTGGATGTAGTCCAGGTCCGGCAGCTGTGTGAGGAGCCACTGCAAGATCGACATGACGTCATCGTCGAAGCCGTCATCCCAGGAGATGTAGAGCTTGACGCCGGCGTCCTCCGTCGCGTCAACGATGATGGTGGCGCTCATAGCAGCGACCTCGCGCTCATCGTTCAGGACCCACTCGAGGTAGAGCACCGCGAGCGAGCCGCTGTAGGGGCCCACAAGCGAGCCATTGTCGTCGAGGATGTTCCCGTGCTCGTCGACGCTGTTACCGCTGGCGGAGAGGTATTCCGCACGCAGCCGCTCGTCGTCGAAGGTCCTGACGTCCTCGATGATGCCGTACTTGAGCAGGCCTGCGAGGGCAGCCTCCCGCGCGTCGTCATCGATCTCTTCCAGGTAGGAGTCCACCGCGACCCGCCCCGCGCCGTTGCTGAGCCTGCTGAGGAGCTCGCACACGGACACAGGGACGTTCTCGAGGGGGCCGTTGGCGATTACGGCCTGCGTGGTGTAGTGTGACATCTTGTCAGTCTTCCAGGGGTGGAACGAGTTGGAGAACCGACCTGGGTCGGCTCGGGGCGGGCGCCGGCGGCGCAGGGACCGCGGGGATGCTGATCATGGCGACGATCATGCAGATGGCGCTGTAGGGGATCTGGACCGCGTACAGCGTGTCGAAGCTGAGCTGGCAGGACAGGTGGTACTCACCGAGCTCCACACGCATGCGATCGAAGAAGTCCGCATTCAGGTCCAGCTGGAGCACGCGCTCCCACTTCGGGTCCGAGATGACTTCCTCCGGGAACCCGTGCTCCGGGTGGGCACGGAGGACATCCGTCTTCAGGAGCAGTTGCACCGAGATGTCGCTCTCGAAGATCGGCTCGAGCAGGGCGCGGACTGCCTGCATGGAAGGAGAGGGAGGCGGAGGTCTTGGTGGGATGATCATGTTTCCTCGCCGCTGGCGGTGTTGATCTCCACGACACCGAGCTTGTCGTAGAGGTAGAGCCCGACCGAGTCGGTCTCCGGGTCGGTGGTGGAGAGGCGTTCGCGCGCCAGGGTCAGCGCCTCGTCGCGGTCGTTGAGGATCTCGGGCGCCTCGACGATGCCCCGCACAGACACGCAGATGACGTACAGCGTCATGCCGACTCCTCGATGACGAACCCAGCGCTGATCTCGAAGCACCGGGGGATGTTGACGAGCTCCGGCCCGCCTCGGTCCTTGTCGGTGCACAGGGTGATCGTCCTGTCCTGCCTCACGATCGTGAAGACCGCGGTGGCCTTCAGGAAGAGTCGGGTGATCAGCTCCGCGTCGCGGCCCGTGCCGTAGTTCCCCGGACGCCTCCCTTCGGGTCGGAGAAGGATCACGGGATTCTCCTCACCGTCGACGAGGGCATTGCCTCCCACGAGAGCCCCCAGGAGTTGAATCGTGTGGACCTCGAGGTCGAGGACCATCGCGTTGAACTCGGTCAGACGCCGCACGCTGGCGACCCCGGCCACCATGTCGCAGAACTTGGACTGACCGACGGAGTCGTCGACCACCTTGTCTCGCAGCTCTTGTGGAAGCCATCGCTGTGCGCCGGGCACGTCGTCTGTCACGAGGAGCACGGACTTGCCGGCCTCCGTCAGCTTTCGATAGAAGAACGCCGCCAGTGCGGTCCGTCCGGAGTTGTAGGGTCCAGAGATGATCGTGAGCATGTCAGGGTTTCTCCTCCTTCTTCTGTTCCTGTTGATTGACCAAGTAGGCGAGGGCCTGCCGCTCAGTCCAGCCGGAGATGCCCGGCAGCAGCGGGTCCAGGACCTCAAGCAGTTCCTGCCGAAGTACGAGGAACTGCGGGATATTGTCACGTCCCCACAGACCACGCTCCTGGCAGATGAGGCGCAGCGTGGCCCGCTTGGCCGGCAGGTCCAGCGGATCTGTCGGGGCAACAGCCTCGCACTCCTCGAGCAGATTCCTCAGATCACTGCGCATCTCCGGAGACACCAAGAGGGCCTCCTTCAGGCAGATCAGCGCGTCGCCCCATCCGAGGATGGCCGCTTTCCTGCCGCCCTTCGGCACGAGGATTCCATCCGGATGTGCCTCTGACTGTTTCAGTGCGGTGTGCAGGGTGGCCGATAGCACCACTTCGCTGCGCTTCACACCGTAGTAGCGGACGAGCTTCATCACTCCTCCCCGTCGCGCCAGTGGTAGTCCTGCTGCGTCCAGTTGACGCACGCGATCTTACGAATCAGCCGATGCTCCAGCGCGGCGTAGTTGAGGCCAGGGAAGAAACTCCGGAGCTTGATGTGGCTCTTGTGGATAATCGTGCGGATCCGACTGCCCTCCTCCGTGCGGGGCATCGGAATGTTCTGCAGCGGCGGTCCGGCTCGATACCGGCGGCGATCCAGAACCCGCATCTCCGGGGGGAGCGTTACTGGGAGCTGCTTCACGAAGCTACGCATCTTCTGCAGGACCGCGTCCATCTTGGCCCGGTCCTCTGACGAGAGCGGGGGCAGGTCTTTCATCACCAGGCTGATGCTGTCGTGGATCTCGAAGGAGTCGGTGTTGTACAAACGCTGTGGTTCCCCAAACACGCGCTCAAAGGCATCTTTACCGGACATCTCTACTTCTCCGCGGTGACCGAGCTCTGCTGCTCGGGTAGCTTGATCTTTCCGTTGACGAACGCATCTGCCAGGGTCTTGACCCAGCCGCGCCCCGTGAACTCGCCCCACACACCCAGGCGCCTCGTCTTCCAGTGGACGCCCTCGCGCCACCAGAGCTTGACGAACCCATCAGCTCTGGTGAGTCGGAACGTGCGCACCGTCTCCGCAGACCCTGGAATAGCCTGGATTCCGCCGCCGATGGCGCTGGGGTCCGTGTACCACCGGACACCCGGGATGGTGGAGGCGGCTCCGCATGCGTTGAGGAGCTCGCAGAGCTGTACCTGCTGTAGGGGGGTCATTCGGATCTCGATGCCTCAGATTCGGGGGTTGGCATCAGCTTCTTCCCTCGCGCTGGCCCACGCGACCTCGTTCGGGGTGCCGGGCGCAGTCTCGTCCGCCGGAAGCTGGATGGGATGGCACTTTCGATCGACGAGGATGTCCTCGTTGAAGTAGTCCCCGGTACTGTCGGGGAGCTCGAGATTCCAGGACGCCTCGCACGAGCGGTCGCTACAGGACGCCCCTTCAGCGGAGCGGTTGTGTACGATGGTGCCGCTCTTGCAACGCGGACAGAGGGCTTCGTCCTCCGGAAGAACGGCGTACAGCGGCTCCATCCACACCTTGGGCACGCAGTCGCATGCGTGGGTGCGCTCACTGTTGTCGTAGAGCCACACCATGCCATCGACCTCGACGACGAAGAACTCGTAGGGCACCTCCCTGGGCGCATTGAGCCTGCCCATCACTCCTCCTTCGCGGGAAGCACTTCCAGGAAGCGCGCCTTGGTCCTGTCCGTGCCGCCTCCGTAGCGGACCCGACCTCCGCACTTCACCACGACACAGCACACGGGGTCATTGTCCAGAACACCGACGCCTTCGTTCTCGTCGCCCTCCTCTACTTTGACCCACATGGACTCCCCAGAGACGGGACTGCCTTTGGGTACGGGGAAGCTGATGACCTTCACGTACGTCGTCTTCCCGGCGCTATCGACGTACTTGTACGGGGGATTGCCTACTGGGATCATGGGGGGATTCCTCACAGTTTTGGGTTGACACACTCGTCGTGTGTCTTGTTGGTGCGGATGCCGAGCACCCGCGGGTAGGTGAGGGCGTTGGTCTTCTCGTCCTCAGACTTGTAGGTGCGCGCCGTGTACTCCACCTGGAGCACCAGCGGATAGTCCGTCGGTCGAGAGTACTTTTCGCGGAAGGTGTCGTCGATGCCTCCACCGCACTCGCAGATGTAGACGAGCTCGCCCTGCGCGCTGTACTGGTAGAGGCTGACCGAGCCGACCATGCCCCGGTTGTTCCCGGCACCCCACTTCCCGGCGTGTCCGAGGCCAAGGCTGTTGTCGGGGTCGAATCTCGCGACGAAGTCGTCCTCGTACGCAGGCTTCAGCTTTCCGCAGAAGCGGCCCGGTCGGTCGGTCTTGCCGCGGAAGTTGTAGGCCTTATCGCCGTAGACACCCTCGGCGTCGACGACGACCCAGCCCTCCCACCCTTTCATCTTGGACACAGCCTTGGCGAACTCTACGTCATCCTGGATGGCCTCCGCGGGGATGCCCACGAAGTCGAGCCGCAGCTGAGAGATCTCCCACGCCTCCACGGGGAGAAACCAGCTGCTGCAGTAACGGTCCTCCCAGGCCCCGAAGACGTCCCAGATGATCCCGTAGCGCTCCCCGACGGGCACCGTGCTCACCAAGTCGACCCCGCCCCAGAACGGTACATCCCAGACGTAGAGGAAAGGCGCAGGCATTCCGATCGCCTCGGGCGTGAGGCTCTTCATGAACGACGCGATGCTCCAGCGCGTGTCGTCCTTCTGGTCTCCAACGAGATCGCCCAGGAGGATCGAGCAGTTCGGAACATCCGTGCGGCGCTCGAGCTCCCGAACCAGCGACATCAGGCGGTCGCGCCACTCGAACCGCCCGACCTCGAGATGGTGACCGCGCAACATCGTCCGGGAGTAGACGTCGACGATCCCGTCGGGGCCCTTCACGAAGACGAGGCACTCTCCGTCCCGCTTGCGTCCCAGCCAGGCAGTCCGGAGCTCGATCTTCTTCAGCAGCGCCGTGCTGAGGGAGTTGTCCGGCTTGTAGAAGCGGAGGTTGACCGGCAACGCGGCGTTCCAGTCGATGCAGGTGGCGCGCTCCGAGCCCTCTTCGGTGTAGCCCGCGCGCGTCTTCTTCAGGATCGCGCGCCCGGCTTCGTACAGCGCGTCCTCCTCGGGGGTGACCTCGTTGGAGCGGCCGCGGTTCTTCCCGACTCCGAGGTCAACGACAGTCTGCAGCTTCCCGCCCTCCTCGCCGTAGGAGGATCGGATCTCGGCCCCCACGACCTCGATGGTCCAGATGTGGGTCTTACCTGTTCGCGCTCTCTGGCGGAACTCTCGCTTCTTCACGTTGCACACTCCGTACTCACAAGGATAGTTGATCGCATGCCCATCACCGTCTCAGGCCCCGGCCCGTCCGACATCCCCGCCATGAAGGTCGCCGTCGAGCAGGAGCTCGTGGACTTCGAGGCATTCTTCATGCGCCCTGTTTCCGGCGGCGGCGCGGGGAACTTGGACCCGCTCCTTCCGTTGGAGAAGGCCCTGCTGCGGACCTACCTCCTTGCGCGGCTTTCAGGGAGATTTTCTCCCCCAGAGGGGAGCTGAACATCTGCTCCCGTAGACGCACCAGCTCTCCTGGCGCCCCGCGAACTGGGAGCGGAACTGTGCGTAGGACTCGCGCCTCGGAGTAGGTACCGATCCGCGTGGAGCTGACGACCCCCGTACGACGGCCTGCTGCGTCGACGCGCCAGACGGCGTGAGACGCGCTGTAGTGCTCCAGCTCCGGCACCCACGTCATGTAGACGCCGCTCACGGTAGCGTCTTCCACCTCGGCGAAGCTCAGCGCCCAGAAGTCCACCGGGCCTGCCCCGCACTCCGGACACTGGTGTACTCCTGTCGCAATCTGTACCATGTGGTGGGAAGACACAACAGGACAATGGATCGGCACGTGTATTCCCCACTAAGAAGGAGGCCTCGCGAACTTCGTAGGTCCGCCAAAGAGGCCGATGATACCGCGGTCTCAGAGTCCTTATGCGGCATTTTCGAGCACAGTTAAAGGGCCGCCCCCTCAAGAGGAGGCAGCCGCCGTCTGGTTGTATATCTGTGCAAGGAGCGCATACGCCCCCGCGTTGTCCCCGCGTTCCAGCGCCTCGCTCACCATGTCTACCTGGGCGTCGGTGGCCAGGTAGACGCTGTCGCCGATGGTGACGGCGCGGAAGGGCGAGACGCCCTCCGCCCCAAACCGGGCGGTCACCACCGCTGCGACTCGTTCTGGACACCCCGGCGACTGCGCCACGTATCCCATTAGTTTGGCCATCTCCCTCATCTTCTTTCGCCGCTCGACGGCCCAGCCGGCGGCCACGAGGACCGACTGGACAGCTGCTGCGGCGGGAAGCGCCGCCAGGACAACGAACACCATGCGCACCTCCAACCTACTTATGACCCGGAAGGGCGCCCTCTTGCGCGGGCTGCTATGCTACCGGCATGCTGGTGTACCCCGGTCAGATGCAGGGAGGTCCTGGAGGGCAGATGCCTGGCGCGGTGCCTGTGCCGGGTCCGTCGGTCTACCCCCCGCAGTTCACCTACGGCATCCCGCAGGGCTACGGAGGGGGTGCCGGAGCAGCGATGGCGTCGGGCATGGCCGCAGGCGTCGGAAGCCTTCCCTCGGCGCTGAGCACCGTCGGTATGGCAGCCGGTGTCGGCTCCTTCTTCGCGCCTTCCCCGATGATGCGGGGGTTGTCGTTTCTCGACCCCACGGCGGCGGGCTTCGAGGCCGCGTCGGCGCGCTTCGCGGCCTCGCGGGCGGCCGGGGCCGGGATGGGGTCAGCCCTCGGGTCTGGCATGATGACGGGCCTTCCCGTGATGGCAGCCGGCATGGCTGCCTTCGAGGGCATGCGGTACACCGGCCAGCAGTTCATGACGGGGGCTCGTGAGCAGCAGATGCTGGGCGCTCAGCTGAGCGGCATCGGCTTCGCCAACGCCGGGTCCGCAAGCGGGCGTGGCTTCGGGTTTGGACAGCAGCGTCAGATCGGCCAGATGATGCGTGAGATCGACGCGGCCGACCCGTTCACCACGATGCGGGACCTGAGCAAGTCCATGGACCAGTTCACGGGTCTGGGGATGCACCGCGGCATCGAGGACGCGAAGGAGTTCGCCAAGAAGTTCTCCGAGTTCGCCAAGACGACGAAGGAGATGGCCAAGATCATGGGGAAGACCCAGGAGGAGGCCGGGGCCATCTTCGGGCAGATGCGTACCGCCGGGTTCTACACGGCCAACGACGTGATGGGGAACACCCGCTCGATGAACGTCGCGCGGGGCATGGGCATGGAAGAGCAGATGTTCCACGCCATGCAGGGCCAGGGGGCCGGCACTGCACGGGCCCAGGGTATGCGCGGCAGGGCCGGGGCGGTCACGTCGTCCCGCTTCGCCTCCGACCTCATGCTTGGTGCCGCAAGTCGCTCCTCCGGGGGCGTTGGCGCCTTCTCCGACGCGGAGCTCATGGACATCACGGGCGCCGGGACGGGCGCCGACGCCGCGGCCCAGCTGGGCACCCAGATGTCCGCCATGATGGGCAACTTCCTGACGAACACGGCGGCGGGTCGAGGGTTCACCTCCGTGCTTGGGGAGAAGCGCGGCGGGCGTTACACCGGGGGCGTGGACCAGGAGATGCTCGCCAAGATGGGTGGCGGAGGGGTCGCCTTCCACGACCTTGCCGGCCTGGGCGGTGCGAAGATGGGGGACGCCGCTGGGCGGGCATCCTTCGTTGCCGGGCAGAACAAGATCGCGTCCTCCATCATGGAGAGCGACGGCGGTATCGACGCCCTCCTGCGTGCCGTTGAGGGGGAGGCTGATCGCTGGGGCAGACAGAACGGTGTCCTCGAGGACGACCGGTTCTCGGTCTTCACGAAGAAGGTCCTGGGCGACGACGAGCGAGTGCTCGAGAAGCTCAAGGAGATGCAGAAGCACAAGCTGGAGCTGCGAACCGCCCAGCTTCGCAAGATGCGTGAGGAGAACGCGGCCGCGGCCTACGCTGTGGACATGCAGCAGAACTACACCGTCGGAGGTGTGGCCCGGCAAGCGGGGGAGGGCCTCTACAACCTCACCGGGATGCAGAGCGTCCGCCAAGCCGGCGCCGGCCTCGTCTCCTCCATGCAGGAGAGCGGGCAGAGCGCGTGGGACACCTTCACCGGGACGGAGCGCCTGAACATCTCGGACGCCAGCTCGAGGCAGAGCCTACTGCGCCTGGCGTCTGGGAGGGGCGGCGGAGCTGGCCTCGGTACGGCTGCATCGGCGAGCGACTTCAGGAGCGGCACCGCCGCGGCGCAGAGCAGGGGACTTGGCGACGCCGGAGTGGCGCGCGAACTCGGGATTCAGCAGGCGCTCGCCGGGACCGGCCGCTACGACCAGAGCAACGAGAACTGGGGGAACGGGGAAGGGGCCGCGCTCGATGCGTTCATGAGCACAGCCGCGGGGGCCACGGCGGCGCAGCACATCATGTCCGCGCGAGCCCTGCGGGCCGCGGGGGACACCGCGGGGGCAGAGGAGGCTCTCGGACGTGCGAGCGCGCTGATCGAGTCCGACCCGGCGCTGCGAGCTGGCTCCATCACGCGCCAGTCTTCCATGATTGACGGCCCGGACATCAGCCAAGCCAACACGGGACGCCGGGACAAGATCCTGGCGGCCGCGATGTCGCGTGCGGGGGACGGCACGGGGGCCGCACGTCTTCGCAGCAAAGGAGGGGTCAAGTCCCACGCATACGGCGACCTGAAGAGTGCGCGGGAGGCGGCCGAGGGAGCCTGGGGACCTGGGTCCGTGTTCGGCAGCGATCTGGAGCGCGCCAAGAAGGCTCTCGCCACCGGTGGCGTCGGGTCGGACTTGTTCATCGCGATGACTCAGGACACCGCCCTCCAGAAGAGCGGCAGTGCTCACCAAGGGCTGCGTGTGCTGGCCGACTCGATGAAGGAGGAGCTGCGCGACGTGGAGGAGGGCTCCGACCAGTACTACGACATCCTGGCGCGCGGGGCACACGACAGATTCGGCGGCACCTACTCCAGAGAGTCGGTGAAGGCGGTCGCCGGAGTAGAGGCCGAAGAGTCGAAGTTCTACGACAAGAAGTACTTCGCATCTGGCGGCTCACAGTCTGCCGCGGCCCGCAAGGAGCAGTCCGAGCTCTACGCGAAGGCCGGGCTGGCTGCCAAGGACTACCAGGACTACGCGATCAGCTCCACCTCCGCACGTGGGCTGTCCGGCGTGCTCGGCGGAGCGCCGGCGGAGATCAAACAGGCACTGGGCGCGGACTTCGACAAGGCGCTCGCCTCGATGGACCGCCTGAGTCGCGGAGGCGGGACCGCGAACTCCCAGGCCGCGTTCGACGACCTATCGCAGTTGATCACGGCGGTCGGCGGAAAGGACCTCAGCGGGATGGCGGGAGGGAAGGAGCTCATGCTCCTCGCCCAGCGCAAGAAGTCCGGGCTCACGGCGGCCGCTACGGGTAGCCTCGAGGCCACAGCCACCGCGATGGGCGTGAGCGTTGAAGATCTGCAGGCGGTCACAGGCAACAAGGGCCCGCTCAGCAACGAAGACCTCGTCAAGGCGGTCAATCAGATGAGCGGAGTACAGGCAGCAGAGGCACTCGGGTCTTCCCAGGGCGGAGGGATCTTCCGCAGGGGCGAGACGGTCGAGGCGCAGATGCTGATGAACCTGGAGTCCCTCGCCAAGACCGTGAAGCAGGGGTCAGAGAACACGGCGATCCTCGCCTTCAACATCAAGGAAGGCAAGGGACTCAGCATCCCGCCTGGCTGGACGGCAACGCAATGAACCGCCGAGAGGTCTCCTTCACCATCCAGACTGAGGGCGGTCCCAAGACCGTCACGGTGCTCAGCGCGGTCTCGGTGGACGACGTGACGCGGGTCGCCCTCGGCAGCTACGTGCACGGCGTGCGGAACGGCGCCGAGTACGCCACCCCCTTCACGCGAGACATCCGGGACCTGCTGGTACGCACCCGTGTCGCGCAGCGGAGCTCCTGATGGCCGACATCCAGGGGGCTGGGGCACCGGTGGCCGTGCTGATCGAGACCGACCTCTCCGTCGTGGCGGCCTCCAAGAGCCCCACGCTGAACGAGAGCACCACCGGCGCGGCCGGGCAGCAGCGGATGGTCCGGCGCCCTATGCGCGGGATTCAGCTCAAGTCGGAGACGTTCGCGACGCTGGCCCTGTCCTCGTCGGTCCTCAACTTGAAGAACTCGAGCGCCCCCTCCACCGGGGCCAGCTTCACGTCCAACTTCCTCCTTCAGTCCGTCTCAGAAGGCCGGCAGGAGAAGTTCCAGACCGTCCCCACCTTCGGCGCCACGTACGGGTTCTTCTACGGAGAGCAGCCGCGTATCGTCTCCTGCCAGGCGATCCTCCTCAACACCGCGGACTTCCAGTGGGAGGCTGAGTGGTGGGAGAACTACGACCAGTACTTGCGCGGGACACGTCTGGTGGATCGAGGGATGACCGTGACCCTGACGTATGAAGACGTGGTGCTCGAGGGGTACCTCGTGAGCGCCAGCGTCTCGAAGGGGGAGCCCAACCCCTGGGCCGTGAACCTCTCCTTCAACATGTGGGTGACGCGGGTCACGTACCTGATCTCGCCGGTGGGAGCCGGGAACATCGACCCGATTCACCTGCGTGCGACGCAGACCCAGTACGACGAGTTCGAGTCCAGCGAGGGGCTCGGCAGCGCGCCTTCCATGTTGGCGGAGGTCCGCGCCCGGAACATCGCGTCGCTCGCCTCAGGGGAGGCCACGGGGCTCCTCGGGGCCCTGGCTCGTGCAGCGCACGCGGTACAAGAGCTCTCCGATAGGGTGAGCACCGCTGTGGACAACGCGCTGGACTGGCTCTACGGCCGGAACATGGTCATCCCGGTGGGGTTCGCCACGTCGGACGACCAGCCCGGCGTCGCCATGATGGCAGACGGGTCGGGAATGGTGCTGCTGCCCAACGGACTCACCGCGGGCACCGCGACCATCCGGGCTCCCATACGCGTCGCCCCGCTGGTTCAGGTGGTGGGCGACTTCAACTACTTCGACCACAACGTCGACGAGTACCCGGCTCGGTTCCAGGCAGGGGTGCAGTTGCTCGACATCTCCGTGATGGAATCAGCAGATCCGGCCATTGCCTTCGCGGAGAAGATGTTCAAGAACTTCGGCATCGACGTCAGCAATGACGAGGGACAGCAGACGAGTGCCGTGATGCAGGCCCTCGGGCGCGTCACCTTCGCTGCGATCTCCTACACCGCCACAGTGATTACGTCGTCCGACACGGAAGGCACATGAGTCAGATCGGAAGAGCGGAACCGCTGCACCTACGGCTCTTCATAGAGGGCGTAGAAGTGCCGGTTATCAGCGCCGTCGTCAGCGCGAACGAAGGTGCTCCGGCGAGCGCGCAGATCGAGGTGGTCCCCGCCAACTCCGGCCTGCATCTCGTCGCGCGGAGCAAGGTCAACCTCTTCTTCTACGACGGAGGCGACGGGATAGCCATCCCCGACGCCGACATCGCTGCCAACGCTAAGGGCACGCGCATGCCCTCCGACGAGCGGAGCCTCCTGGGGAGCGGCTACTACCAGCTGTTCTCCGGGGAGCTCTTCTCGCTCACCTACTCGAAGTCGGGGGCAGGAGCCCGGAGCCTGGTGCTCCAGTGTCTGGATGACAGCAACAACTGGGACACGTCCTTTCTGTACACGCTGCGCTACTCCGCCGATGCCGAAGAGGGTGCCGTTGCGGGCAGCACGATGAACATGATGGGGATCAGCGCGCCCACGTCTGATGACATCATCACCGACCCCGCATCGATCATCAGTACGATCTCCAAGCGTCAGCAGGCGCTCAACCCCTCCGTGGCAGGATCCAAGGGGATGCTCGGGGGGCTGCTTGGGATCTTGGAGTTGATCGGCGGCGTAGCTGGGCAATACGCAGGGATGACAGCTTGGCACACCATCCAGGAGGTACGCGTCCGCCTGATGGACCAGATCGCAGCCGACGACGGCAACACCGCGGTCGAGGTCTTCAACGAGACAGCGTTCGATCACTGGCTCTTGGCGGGGGTCTCCGACCTCGGCACGGTCGTCAGCTTCCGAACTGTCGTCGACCTGATCAACCAGTTCATCTACTACACGGTCTCACCGAATCCGGTGGGTGTGTACGTCCCCGGGGATGGTGGAGTCCCGAAGTGGCCGGACGGCCTCTTCGACAAGGCGGAGTCGGTCTCCAAGGACAGCGAGACGGGGGTGGACGCCGGCCTTGATCCGGACTTTGCCACTCTCAAGAACGCCATCTTGGCGTACTTGATCAACGACCTGGGGTGGAACGGTGCGGTGGGCGGCAAGCCAAAGGCCCGCATGTCCAGCGGGTTTCGGAATAGCGCCGAGCAGGCAGCCCTTACGCAGGGCACGGAACGGGAGGGACAGACACCAAGCAGCGCGCACATGGTCGGGTTTGCGGCTGACTTCAGCACAGCAGCGGGAATCGGGTTCTGCTACAAGAACAAGCCGTCCGACTCCAAGGGTGCGAGCCTTCACAGACGCCTGATCTGGGCGGCGACCAAGTATGGACTCTCGGACGCCCAGAGCATCTACACGAAGGGGGTGGAGAAGGGGCTTCTGACTCTCGAGGAGGTCGGGCGCGCGAAGCAGATGGTCGACTTCTACAGGGACCTGCAGAAGGCCGTCAGAGAGCGCGGGCAGGGGAAGGTGACCTGGGGCGGTGACTGGGACTCGTCGGACGCGTGGCTGTCGTTGTACGGGCTCGGCGGTGACTGTGTGCACACCGAGATGACGGGCTGGCGGAACAAGGTCAAGAACAAGGAGGGGTCGACCACTTCACCGGCCGATCTCAGCGGCTACTACTCCGGCCTCATGAACCGCGAGCGCCTCTTCACGCAGTTCTTCCATCCGGACATCTGGTTTGCCTCTCCGCCAGCGTGCAACGTGATCTTCCCGGAGGAGGTCACCACGCTCTCGTTCAGCCGCGACTTCATGCGGGAGACGACGCGCCTGCAGCTCTCGACCGTCAACGCGATTGTCGGGGACTCGACTCTCCTGAACCAGAACTTCTTCGCACCGAAGGTCGACGCGGCCCTCAACCTGACCAGCGGCGGACTTGGTACGGCGGCGCGCGCCTTCATCCTGCCGCACGAGAAGTTCTCGGGCATCGTCCCGAAGCTCGAGAAGCTCTCCGACCTCTCCCTCTACGTCAGGCTCTCGGAGGAGCAGCACCACGAAGAGGCGCACGCTGATGTCGCTGAAACGACGAAGGCCGCCGCGGAGCCCTCCGCCGAGAAGAAGGAGACCGAGCTCGAGGTCTGGGCCGACCGCACGGCGGCCTTCACCTTCCTCTCGCATCGGTATGACGCGCGCTCCCTGTCCGTGTCGATGAAGTTCACCCCGCGCCTGGCGGTGGGGTTCCCCGCGCTGGTCATCGACCGCACGAACCCGGAGACCACGGAGGACGAGCAGGCGGCCCCCTCTACGAGCGCGTTCTCGCCGAACCACTTCCTCGGCACCATCCGGGCGCTGACGCACTCTGTCACGCAGGATGGAGGAGCCACGTCGGTTCAGCTGAGCCACGTGCGGCTCCACAAGGCGTCGATGGATGACCTGTTCGCATCGGGAACCTACGCGAACAAGGGGATCATGTCCGTGCAGGTGGTCCCGGCTCCAGCCTCGCCGCGCACGATCAAGAACACTGACACCATGACCACGCAGACCCTCAAGTGGATTGTGGGGGTACACGAGGCGATGAGCCGGTACAAGCTCGACATCGCCAAGCCAGACATGGCAGGTCCGGCAGGCCGGCCGCTGCAAGGCGCGATCACCATCGTGAAGGTGCTGCCCGAGGGCAGCCTCGTGACGTGGTCCACGAACGACGGCGGTCCTGGCAGCTTCGCGGGCCCCCGGATCGAGGAGTCCCTGCCCTTCTCCAGCATCACCTTCACGGAGCCGGACGGGGACCCGGCCTACCTACCGCTCGAGGAGGCGATCAAGCCAGCCTGGATGTCGGAGACCTACTCGAACAAGCTCATCGGTGGCTTCTACCGTCAGATCCTCGGTTGTGGTTCGATTCACGACCTGTACCCGAACGTCCCCCCGGGCAAGGCCCCGGACGGCACACCCTACGCGAGCACGAGCGTAGAGCGTGTGACGGAAGCGCTGGTTGCGGAGTACACGTCGCAGTCCGATGGCGGGTACCTGGGGCACACCTTCATCCACGGCAAGACGCGGCGCAGCTACGCCAGCATCGCGCAGGTGTTCGGCTACTGGACGGGGACCGGGGAGGCCCGCAAGCATGTGCAGGGGTTCTACACGCAGTCCATCGGCTGGGACGAGGGGTACTCCCGGCTTGCGAAGGACCGCTGGGAGTGGATGGCGAACGCCGCCGGTACGCTGGTGAACACGACGGAGCCCAACCAGATTCGTCCCGAGCTCGACCCCCGCAGAGGGCGATACGGCCCTGCGCTCGCCTACCGTGACGAGTTGGCGCGGGCCCTGGGGCGCCGAGGGTAGGTTACGGGGTATCCTACCCCCTCGACCCCGAGGTCCCATGCCCACCACCCCGCTCTCGCTCGACACGCTTCGCTCCTTCTCCGCCGAGGTACAGAAGGAGGCTGCCGCCACGCTCCCGGACAAATGGACCGCGGCGGCCCTCATGGGCGGAGGGGCCGTAGGGGCTCATGTGCTCCAGAAGGCGTTCAAGGACTGGAAGAACGGCCGCCAGCTGCGAGTGCAGCAGTCCGGCTACGGGGGGTTCTGATGGACACACCGCAGAAGAAGGTAGACCTCAAAGATTCCCCGGCGCTGGCGGCGTACGCCAAGTGGCGGCCACGACTGCGTCGCGCTGCTTCGTGGGCGTTTCCCGCCGCGGCGGTAGGCAAGGCGGTTGGAGTCGCAACGAACCCCATCATCGGTCTTACGATCGGCGCGGGGCTCGCTGGCGCGGCGGATGCCACGCTCGAGGAGAAGCTCAGGCAGCTGAAGGACCACAAGGCGCGGACCCTCGTGCAACGCGGATTCGAGGAGACCCACATGGGCAAGAAGGCTGGCATCGACGTCGACCCGTTCACCACCTCGGCCATCACCGCCGCAGAGCTCGAGACGAACCTCGCGCTCACAGGCCTCACGCGCAAGAGAGACGAGTTCGCCTCCCGGGCGAGCAGTCAGCTGTCGGACTACTTCCCGGCCGCGGGCGGCCAGGTGAGCGGCTACGGGCGCGGCCTGCGCCTGTCGACCGGACAGGGCTCGATCGCGCAGATGCTCGCTGGTTTGAGGTAGGACGATGGGGCTCCTGCTGCGCGCCTTCGAGAAGCGGGCAACGTCGGTGGAGACACCTGCCGTACCGGCGCTCGTTGTACCGCAGCCGCCTCCGCCGGCCGAGCAGTGGCATCCCGAGTGGGCGCCGCAGGCCGGATGGCACGGCGAGGGGAACCCCGGGGGCTGGAGGCGTCCGGCTCTTGAGGCGCGGCGGAAGGAGCTCTTCCTGTGGGATCAGTGGAAGAAGGGGGGCCAGACCCCCGAGCTCTCCGCCCCTCTCATGAAGTCCCTGCGGCCGGTCATCTACTCGCAAGGGGTGCGTGCCTGGATCAACCGAGTGCCGGTGCAGCCCGCCGTCCTCGAGTCCAAGGCGGTGCAGCTGGCGCTGGGCGCGCTGGAGTCGTACAACCCGGCAGCGGCACAGCTCAACACCCACCTCACGATCACCCTGAAGGGGATGCACCGATTCGCCACGTCACGGCAGAACATGACGCGGCTGACGGAGGCCCGCCGTCGCCTGGTCGGTCCTTACCAGCGCGCCCTCGCGCGCCTGAAGGACAAGCTGGAGCGAGAGCCGAGCGTCCTCGAGCTCGCGGACGAGATGAAGGAGACTCCGGACAACGTGGAGAAGCTCCTGCTGGAGATGAAGGACGACCTCATGTCCTCCGGGACGATGAACGACCCCTTCCTCGACGAGACGCCGGAGTCCCGCCTCAAGCTGCTGCTCATCCGATACAGCTTGACCCCCGAAGAGGGGACCGTGTTCGACTACCTCATGGGTCAGGGCGGCAAGCCCCGCGTCGAGAGCCCTGGCGAAATCGCAAAGCGTGAGGGGTGGTCCAGCTCCAAGGTCTCCCAGCTGAAGAACGCGATCATGCGGAAGTGGAAGGGCGTCGCATGAGTAGCCCCGAGCTTCAGACGTTCGTCGGCGAGCTCGAGACGGCGCTGCTCGAGCACCTCGACGCGGAGACCGACCGCGTCAAGAGCGAGCGCGACTTCCTCCTCGCGGTGTACAACGGACGCACGGACGGGGCCACCACCGAGGATGCCTCGACCGGGTTCGTGATGCGATACTTGACGGGCATGTTCAACGGGTACGTGCTCGTCGAGAGAGATGTGAGCGCCCCCAGCAGCTGAGGGACGGGGACCGACCATGCCGGAGCGCGTACTGAACTTCGAGATCACGACAGCGCTGTCCGTGCGTCAGAGGGACGCGGACGGCGTCTCGACGCTCGTCGACGCGGATGAGCTCCCCACCCTGCAGATCGTGCAGGACGGCGTCGCGGTGAACACGACGGAGTCCGAGACAGTGGTCTCGGAGGAGACGGGGGTGTACACCTGCACGTGGACCCCTCGGCTCATCGGACGCCACGTCCTGACGTGGACCTTCTCGGTAGGCGGGACGGAGTTCACGTCAGAGGAGAAGGTCGACATCGTCGCGGACGTCGGGGGCGAGTCGGACTCCTCACTGCCGGCGGAAACGACCACCCCTGTCCCGGACTTGGGGGCGTCCAAGACCTGCTTGGTGGTGGGGCAGTTCTACGATGCGAGCGGGAACGCCATCTCTGGGATCTACGTGCGTTTCACTCCAGATCGCGCGACCACATCCTTCCTGGCGTCTGGTATCGTGGCCGCCGAGGTCACGGCGGAGAGCGACGAGAACGGCGCGATAGAGCTGTACTTGGTACGCGGCACCACAGGGATCCTCGCCATCACCGGCATCGGCGTCGTCAAGCGAGTCACGATCCCGGCCACCGGTCGGATCGACATCAAGGACTTGGCGGACAGCGGAGGCGACCTCTTTGAGGTGCAGGCCCCCGTGTTTTACATGCTTCCAAGGCGGTCTTAATGGTGTCTGTCACGCTCAGCGTTATCGACGACTCCATCGCACGGGTTCCGGTGGCCGACGTCGTCGTGCGCTTCTACAACGAGGACGGCAGCGTCTTCGTCACCCAGGCGCAGACCGACGAGGACGGGGAGCTCGTTCTCGATCTCGAAGCTGCGACCACCTACTGGGTGCGCTTCTTCAAGATCGGGTACCAGTTCGCGTCGCGGCTCGCCATCTACGTGGACGAGTCGGAGTCGTCGAACACGTTCGACGTACAGGCGGTGGACCTCACGGTGCTGCCGCCGGCGACATCTCCGATCCTCTGCCGCGCATCCGGCTTCGTGTCCGGCGGGGACCTCATCCCGCGCAAGGGCGTCACGTTCACCTTCATGCTCACCGGGAGCCCTCGCATTGCCGCGGGGCGCGCGATGGTCAGCCAGGACCTCGTCGTCGTCAGCGACAAGGATGGGTGGGTGGAAGTCGATCTGGTTCGGGGTGGGGTGTACGACTGCGTCGTGGGAGGACAGGACGACGTCGTGCACCGGGTCAAGGTGCCAGACCGCACGTCGATCGACATCACCGACTTGGTCTGGCCGTACTTGGTCAAACTCGCCTACCAGCAGGAGGGGCTGGATGTGGCCTCGGTTGCTGTGTCCGTGGGCGAGACGATCGAAGTCGACACGTACGTGCTGTTCTCCAGCTTCGTGTCGACGCCCTTCAAGTACGACGGGGACGTCACGTGGCGGGACGTCAGCAACTACGTGACGCTCGTGATGGCGGACAACGGGATCGCAACCTGCACACTGGCGAAGGGGGTGCTGACGATCTCGGGCATCGCCGCAGGCACGACCACCCTCGACGCGGAGCTCATCGAGGGCCTGGAAGCCGCGCGCCTTCCTGAGCCGACCAGGACTCTGCCTACGCTGACCATCGTCGTCACGGAGTAGCCCATGGGCATCAAGGAGTCCGCTCTACTCGCCGCCGCTGCGCGGACATCCAGCGCGCCGGCGGGGGCCTCCAGGGGCCCGGGAGGGTACCGCTCGGTGGACAACGAGTGGGAGAAGATGCGCGGCACGTTGGCGCGCGCCTTGGTGTCAGACCCGGACTTGGTGATGTACTTCGCCTATCTGGTGTCCAACCGGGCGTGTACTCTGGCTCAGAAGGCCGCCGCCCAGCTGTGCGACATGGCGGTCTCCGTGGAGGGTTGGAAGTACCCGCAGGCCGCCGCCGCACCCCCAACGCAGCTGCAGAAGACGCTGGCCACCGTGACGTCCCGGAACGTGCTCAGCGCAGCGGACGCCGCCAGGCTCTCGGACGAGGTGACCTCCTACGTCACGACGGAACTGCTGCCGAAGATCACCAAGGGGGGAAGGATGCAGCCGCGTGGTGTCGAGGCCTACGCCAACTACCGCGCGACGCGAGACGAGCTCGTCGGTACGTGGAAGAGGCTGCGGCAGGCGCTCGCCGACGCGTCGGGTACCCGCTTCTGCACCGAGGTGCCGCTGCGGAATGTGGCCCTCGGGGTGCCGCTCGCGGCACTGAACGCCACGAGCGGCCTGCTCGACCAAGGGAAGCTGACCGACTTCACGATACAGCTCGCCGCGGCCGGCGCGGCGGTGGCGGCGATGGGCAGGCGCGTGAGCCTCAAGGTGCGGCTTCGTACAGGACCAGAGGAGTTCCCCGGGGGCGGAGCGACCGCCAGCGCGGTGACCGAGGGCGGAGTCGTCGTGCGGATCCAGACATCCCCCGCGCCGACACTGCTGGGCATCAAACCCGGGGACGCAGTAGTCTCCGCAGACGGCAAGACAGCCACCGTGTCGACGGTGGGCGAGGCCGAGTTCTCGCTCTCGAGCTCCACCCTCACGTCCATCGAAGGAGGCGTGTCTGTGCTCTCCGCCGCCTACGTGCAGTGGGAGGCGTTCTCGACAGCGCTGAACGTCCCCTACGGGGAGATGCCGGCGGAGGCCCAGCTCCTCTCGGAGGTGCGGCGGAAGGAGAGTGCCAGCCCGGCGAGGATCCGCGGCTTGATGGAGTTCCTCTGCCGCACCGCAGCGATCCTGGACACCGTGTCCACGGAGGCGACGTCGGCGCTTGCCCGCGTCGCGGGGGACCTGTACGTGTACCCCGCGAAGTCGGTGGCGCTCTTGCTGCGCGAGTTCGCGCCGACCTTCGACTCCAAGACGCGTGCCACGGGAGACCGGCTGCTTTCCGAGTTGGAGAGCGGCGGGTTCGACTACGCGGTCGAGCTCCTCTACCGGGGGGAGGTGGACTTGGTGATGCTCCTCGATGCCTCTTCCGTCTCTCGTGCGGGACGCGTGGACACCGCGGCCGCAGCGCTGAGCACCTACGCCGGAGGCGCCCGTGGGCTGGGATGAGGCCCGCGCTCAAACCGCCAACGCGCTTGTCTCCATGCACGCGCGTCGGGTCGCGACGCACGCCACGAACACGACCTTCGAGCTCGCACTCCTGGAGGGAATCGTGGCCCTGGACTCCGCACAGCCCGACGCGTTCGCCCTTGGAGCCGGGAGCTCCGTGCAGCACACGGATGACGGGAACGTACGCCCTGGACAGCTGCAGCAGCTGGAGGCGATGCGCGCGACGTTCTTCGGAGACGGCGCATCCGGTAGGAAGGGACTCCTCGACATGATGCGAGAGATGCCAGATCCCTCCGAGCCCTCGGAGCAGCCGTGAGCGCCGCCGACTTCCAGGTACTCTCCTTCAAGGACCTCGCCCCCGTTACAAGCGTGGGTTTCTACTCGCAGAAGCCCCTCACTCTCGATGTGCGCGGGACCTCCTTCGTGGGCGTGGCCGCCGTGAACGTGAACGGGACGCCGGCGGCAGAGTACATCGTGCTCTCCCCCACGCGCATTCTTGTGCAGGTGCCGGAGATTGAGCTGCGCTCCCAGCTCCGATCTGTGCGGGTCATCCTGGCACGAACCGGCATGGGGGACACAGCGCTCGTCTCCTTCGACGCCATCGTTCCGGGGGCCCGTGCGACGGGCTTCACGAAGCTGATGCAGTCGTACCTCCGCGTCCTCTTCACGAACCCGGGAGAGGACCTTGCCTACCCCTGGCTGGGCGGAGGGCTACAGCGGTTGGTGGGGAGCGCTGCATCCCCGAGCGAGCTCCGCTCCATGACGTCCACCGGAGTGAGCACCGCGGCTCAGCACCTGATCCGCCTTCAGGTCAGGAATCCTGTACTCACAGACGCGGAGAAGTTACGGTCTGCCACGCTGCTGCAGGCTGAGCACAACGCCTCGACCGCTTCCGTCAGCGTGCGCGTCGCTCTGACCGCCGTAGACGGCACCACCGGCAACCCCCTCGTGAGCGTGTAATGGCGAACGTCAACTCCCAGGCAGAGGCCATCCGGGACTTCCTCGTAGGACGCCTCGAGGTCTTCGATGCGAGTCTGGACACCTCCGAGGGCTCGGCGCTCTGGTCGCAAGTGGTCGCCCCCCTGTTCGAGCTCCTGGGCACGGACCCGTTCGACACCGACATCCGCACCTTCTTGAAGGACCGGGTCACGCAGGCGTTCCCCCTCGTCTCGGCACAGGACGGGGACGCGCTTGTCGACCTGCTCATCACGCCGCTCGAGGTGCTGCTCGAGCCGCTCAAGCGGGAGATTCAGATCATCCGCAAGGGCCAGTCGGTCCGGTCTTCGGAGCTGCGCCTGGAGGATGCACGCGACTTGGCGGGCAACTTCTTCGTCGACTGGCGTAGCGGAACGCGAGCCAGCGGGTCCGTGCGCATCTACTACGCGGCGCCGACGCATCTGACCATCCTGCCTACCGCCGAGTTCTCGACCGCGGGCGGGCTGCTGTTCTACCCCACACGCGCCCTGACGATGCGCCCGGAGTCGATGCTCCTCAACAAGTCGGGGGTGGAGTACTACGCCGACGTTCCGCTCACCGCGGGAACCCCGGCGCTCTCGCACAACATCGCGAAGGGCGCGATCACCAGCGTCCGGGGGGTGACCGGGTTCACCCGCCTCACCAACCTGCGCGCCTTCGAGGGAGGTGCGGATCCGGAGACCGCCGCCGAGCTGCTGGCGCGGTCCGAGACCAGCCTGACCGAGCGCACCCTCAACGTGCGTCGAGGCATCGTGGCCCGTCTCGCGAAGGACTTCGCTTCGATCGTGGATACCGAGGTCGTCGGGTACGGCGACCCGGAGATGTCGCGGGACATCATCACGGGCAGCGGCGAGGGTTCCGTCGTGGCGAGCGGCGTCTGCTTCATCGTCGGCCAGTTCGTGCTGATGTTCAGCACGTTCGAGAACCGAGGCAGGGAGGGGTCCTCGCAGATCTCGGAAGGGGACGAGATCGAGCTCAACTTCTGGAGTTTCCTGTACCAGACGGAGCTCGGGAGCGCGAACGAGAAGTTCAGGATCAACAACATCCTTTTCGACTCCCGCAACAGCATCTCGGAGCTGCCGTCGGTTCTGCTGTTCCGGATGGACGGGGTGCCTTCAGTGGTGGCCCCCATCGCGGGCACCCTCCCGGGAGTGCTGCCCGGAGTCTTCGCAGTGGTGCGGTCCACCGGCAAGCTCGAGATCTCCGGCATCCCCGGCGGTATCCTCGACCCGGATACCCTGCGCGGGACCATCGAGATCAACGACAATGAGGTGCACATCGGAGGTCACTACGACGTGTGGCTTCGCGCTGCGACCGCCACCACCGACACGGCAACGCATGAGGCCGTGCGTTCCGAGACCGCCATCCTCGAGGGCAATGATCTGGTGTTTTCGGGAGGTAGCACCTCGTATCGACACATCGCGCACAGGCCGTACACCGTCGACAGCACGGCGTCGTTCCAGCTTGGACAGACCTTGTTCTGCGCGAGCAGCAAGGCGTCTGCGGTGATCGCCGAGGTCAGCCGGGTCGGCTCCGTCAACACGTACTACCTCTGGGAGATGAACGGGCTGGAGTTCGCCACCGGCGACTCCGTCACGGACGGGACCACCGCAGGGACGCTGCTGAGCGCGTCTTCAGTCCAGTGGGCGGACTACGGGGTCAAGCGCGGCATGGTGCTTGCCCTGCCAGGAGGCAACGAGGAGGGCTCCTACCGCATCCTCAAGGTGGACGGGCCCTTCCTCTACTTGGACATCAACCTCACGACCACCGGGCGTGGGCAGCTCTTCCGAGTGCTCTCGGAGGTGTCGGTCAACATCTTCGCTCCGAGGACCATCCTCATCCCGTTTGGAGCCGCCGACGGAGGGGACCTCCGGACTGTCATCGGCTCCAAGACCGCGCGCACCGCCATCAACCTGCAGGATTACGGGGTTCTCATCGGAGACACTCTCGAGATCCTCACGGGCGATGATGTGGGGTCCTACACCATCTCGGCGTGGGACACGACGTACGGCGGGCAGGGGGCTGTGCTCAGCTCCACCATGACGGCGACGAACTCATCGGTGCACTACCAGGTGTACCGGATGCAACAGCCGGTACAACGACCGCTGCTGCGGGTAATGCCTGATGGAGTCGTGCTTCTGGATCGGGACGGACAGGACAGCGGCTACAAGATCCCGAATGCGACCCCCGTAGACGTGCGCCCCGTGCATGCGTTCTCGGGAGCGAAGCCCATCTCCGAGGGCCTCAACGGCTTCGTGTTGATGGATCCCGGCAGCGGGTGGGCCCCCAGCGCGGACTACACCGTCGACATCGACACGTACGACTGGGCTGGCTGGACGGGCGGGGACTTCGAGTCGTTCTACGCGGGCGGCAGGTTCCGCCGCGCCGTCACAGACGGGGCGCTCAGCAGCACGGGCGGCTACGTCGCGGTCATCTCCGTACACGGCAGCTCCGGGCAGATGTACCTGGACTCCAACCTGCCGGAGGCAGCCAAGAACTTCCTCGGCGACATGCGAGAGTGGTTCCTGCGAGTCATCGCCGCCTTCGGTTTCGGCGGGGACGCAGAGGAGCTGGTGACGGCCCTCAGCCCGCTCAAGTTCGGACCGAACACGGACACCGCCCTCCCCCTCCTCATGCAGTTCGAGATCGTCCTCCCGTTCGAGATCTTCGACGGGTGCAACAACGTGTACGTCGCCCTCCCGGAGTTCGACTGGGAGAACGAGTTCGCGGTCTCGGACACCTTCGGAGAAGCCCTCGGACGCCTCAGCGACGGAGCGCTGGTCGGACGCGACCCCGCGTTGCTGCAGGCGTCCCCTGGGGACGTGCTCACGGTGACCAGCGGGCTGAACGCGGGGGCGTACGTCATCGAGAGCGTGCAGACCTACGCGCTGGTCAACGCGCGAGCGGTGGTCGATGGCGGCGGGGCGATCGATCTCAGCAGCGCCTACAAGGTCGGCTTGGTGGTGATCCGGGACGAGTTCCCGGTGCCCGCGTTCCAGGGACTCAACGAGTTCTTCAGCGACGGCGCGACCCCCTGGAGCGTGCCCGCGGTCGCGGATCTGCCCTTCTCTGTGGCGGACGCAGACGGCAACCCCGTGGACGGGTGGGTCTGGGTGGAGAAGGCCGCCGAGTGGCTCTTCCAGACGCTGAACGCCCTGGGCTTCGACTTGCCTTCGGGCGTGAGCCTGGATGTCCCGGGGACGCTGAAGGCGCTGTGGCAGATGCTCTTCAGCTCCTACTCCGTGAACCGCCCCACGGCGCCCCAGTACCTGCGCATGTACTTCCAGGAGCCCACCAGCTGCACGACGTACGCCCCGCAGGCCTGCGCCAGGTACCAGTGGGCCGCTCCGCTGCCCGTACCGGCCACGGCGCTCACGGGTGTCGACCTCACGCTCCCGCTTCCCGACCTCGAGGACCTTGTGGTCTCCTTGGAATGCGAGCGACTCACCGGGGCCGTTCCGCTCACCGGGACCCTCACGGCCGACTTCAACACGGCGGCCACGCTGGAGGAGCTCGCCGGACTCCTCCAGGCACTCCTCGACCCTACCGAGCTGTACGTGGTCTTCTCGGGCCCGGCGACGGCGACGGGCGCGCTCTCCGTCACCCAGGCGATCGGCGGGATCGACGAGTACCTGTACCTCTCCGCGATCAGCCTGACAGCGGGGTTCCGCGTTCTGGGCTTCTACGGACCCACCCCGGCCAAGTTCCCCGAGTTCGACACGACGACTGCGTGTACAACCCCGTACGAGCGGATCACTTGCGACGTAGGCACTCTTCTCGCGTTCGACATCGCAGTCGAGACCACCCTCACGCACATCGTGCCCTCCGCCGTGTTCGGCACCGCGTTCCAGATCGGAGAGACAGTCACGGGCGGGACGTCCTCGGCGACAGGGACGGTCTGGGCCTTCTTCGACGACACGTCGAACGCGAACATCGGGCATCTGTGGGTCGCCGCGGTCTCCGGTACCTTCGCGGCAGGGGAAGTCGTCACGGGTGCGCTCTCCGGTGCCACATGCACGATCGGTACGGCGACGGCGGATGCCTCCTGGCTCCGCCAGAACGTACGGGACCAAGTGGACGACGTGACACGCACCTTCGAGGAGTGGGCGGAGCTCTTCACCACGGCGCTCCTGGACGCAGTGCTGGAGAACCTCGGCGGACCCACCTACCAGGCTGACTTCGACATCGCGCGGTACTCGGCGTCGCTCGCCGTCTCGATGGAGTTCGTGGATCAGTCCGGCACCGGTGCCGGGCCTGGGCGCTACGAGATCACCATCTACGACGCGACGTACACGCTTGTGGTGCGCTCGATCAGCGTGAGCTCCCCGTCGAACACCTCGTTGACCGACTTCGCGATCATCTACATCAACCCCACGCTGCCGGCTCTGAGCACTGGAGGGGTGCTTCTTGGTGTGGACTACAGCCCGGCCACGTACATCCCCACGTTCACGACAAACGACGGGACCGTCGAGGTGGTCATCGCCCCGGAGCTCACCTACTGGGAGGCCCTGGAGTTCAAGACAGCCGTGTGCGACCTCATCGACGACGAGGACTTCGAGGCGGCCGCCCAGGCGCTCAACGCGCGCGCCGACTGGACGAGGGCTGACGACGTCCGCCATCTCTTCTGGTCCTCCACTGGCTCGGCGCTGCGCCTACGCGGCATCGTCGGTGGCGAGGCCTCCGAACTCTCCGCGGACGAGTACGCGACGATCCTCGGGTTCCCGGTCTCGGGGGCGCCCCTCGCCATCTCCGCTTTCGGAACCACGCCGACCTCCTGGGTGGCGCAGGGCAACACGGAGGCAGGCCCGTTGGTGGCGGCCTTCGAGCACCCGACGCCTCCGTCTCTCTTCGTCGGCACGGCCGGCGCCGTCGAGTTGCTCTTCACGCCCTCGAGCGAGGCCGACGCTTACCAGGTCTTCCCCGCCCAGCCGATCGGGGCTACGGGCACTGCCGCGACGGGCCTCCCGCGGGACATCGTGATCGGCACCCCCTACGAAGGGCAGCTGGCGGCGGAGTGCGTGTTCACGGACGACTCGTACTCGTCACTCCTGGAGCTCGACGTGCGCGAGGAATCGGACCGCCTGCTCGTGCATGAGCAGCGTCGGTTCCTCGAGCACACCGACTACACGGCGCTGGACACGGACATCTCCGGGGACCGTGTCGTAGCGGTTGTCACGGCGTTCGGGTCGAACTCGGTGCGCCTGCTGGACCTCGGGGAGAGTAGCGAGTTCACCTTCCTCGCCCCCAACAGCGGCCTGGAGTTCGACCAAGTGCAGGTGGGGGACGTCCTCTTCATCGAGGAAGGCGACGACGAGGGGGGCTTCACGGTCCTCGAGCGCTCGGCGACAGCCCTCACGCTCGACAGGAGCCTCACGTCGAGCACCGAGCGTGTCTACCGCTTCGGCGGGGACGGCGTTCTGGTGGTGGACACGGAAGACGCGCTGTTCTCCTCTGCCGACGCCCGCTTCACGAGCGACGACATCGGCCGCTACCTGACCATCTGGGCATCGAACCGCGGGGGCACCGACGGGAGCTACCGAATCACGGCTGTGGACTCCGGCGGCTCCTCGTGCACTCTCGAGACCGACGTCTTCGCCGAAGAAGAGAGCGGGGTGCACTGGGCGATCGTAAAGGCCCCGGCAGACACGCTCGGGGCCTCCAAGATCGAGGGACGCACCGCGCTCGTCGGAGTCCGACCCATTCGCGTCTACGCCGGCACGCCCGCCGAGCTCCGCGTTGTGCGCGTGTCGCCCACTCTTGTACGCGCGGCGTCTGTGGTCCTCACCTCGCTCACCTCGTCGGGCTCGGTTCCCCGCAGCGGGGTGCGCCAGCCCTACCGATTCACCCGTCCGGGGGCACAGCACATCTCGTCGACGGCCATGGGCGGTCAGCGAGAGCGGGGGCTCTACTACTTCGACGTCCTCGCCAGTTCCCTGGGCGGGAGCGAGTACTACAACATCCCCGAGCGCACGAAGGTGGAGCCGGTCTTCGGCACGTACGACAGTCACGGCTACAGGATCGACGTGGATGACAACCGCTTCACCTTCTCCACGAAGGAGGAAGCGGTGCTCGTGATGTCGGCGGTGTTCTTGCCCGCGGGGCTGGATGATGTGCCCGGCAACTTGATCGCGGTCAGCGACCAAAGCGTGCGCTTCGACTACGAGTACGTGCCGGTCGTCGCGGAGGTGCAGGGCCTGCTGACGTCCGAGGTTGATCGCGTTCTCTGCGCAAACGCGCTCGCACGGCACTTCCTGCCCGCGTACGTGTCCCTTGACGTCAGCTACACGGGGGGCAACAACGCCACCACCGTGACCGCCGCGCTCCAGGGCGCGATCAACGGGATGAGCGCGATCGAGGAGCTCGACCTCTCAAAGCTCGAGCGAGTCCTGCACCGGAACGGGGTCAACCAGTACGACCACCCCATCACGCTCACCACCCTCACCCACGACCTGGATCGAAGGATCGTGGGTACGCAGGCAGAGGGTGTGATCAACGACAGCAACATCGCGTACAACGGTACCAACCGCACGACGTTCTTCATCGCTGGCGCCGACGCATCCTCCGGCGAGGAGGCGACCCTCCCCCCTGGCGCGCGGATTCGGTTGACGCGGGGCTCCACGCGCTCCACCTTCAGGTGATGAGTCCATGCACGCGGCAGTGTCCGACGTAGCACACCCCCTCCCCGTCGAAGACGGCGGAGGGGTCAGAGGGTGTGCGGGGCTCCAGGGCCATGCCGCACTCGTCCCGCGGGCACCTACGCCGCGTGATCGCCGCGCGGCGGGCGTGGTCCACCCGTTGACGGACTTCGTTGGTAGGAGCGTGGCCCTTCAGAAGGTCGCGCAGCTCGTCTTGCCGGAGTACCTGTACGTCCATGACTACCCCCATCATCTCGAACCGACGACCTGATGAAGGCGACGTCGATGTCTCCATTGATACCCCGTTTCGTTTCGGGGTTCGAGACCTGGAGACGCGTGCCGACCTGACCACCGTGTACTGCTCGGTCACCTACGCGAGGGCGGTCTACCTTCCTGCGGAGCTCCCAGCCCTTGACGAGGCGCTACTCGCTGCGGGGGCGTCTCTGTACTTCGGCGTGTTCGACGACGCAGCTGGAGCCGTGAACCCGGGGGATCCCTGCGACCAGTCGATTGAGGAGGTGGGGTCGGACTCGGTTTACCGCATCGAGAAGTCGAGCGCGGACTTCTCCGCCCAGGAGGGGATGCTCTACATCACCCTGCCCGCCCAGAACCTGCCAGGGCCGTACACGCTCAAGGTTCACCTGGATCTGGCCGCTGTGACGCCGGCGACAGCCACGTACACCACGCACACCGACTTCGTAGGGGTCGTTGTCGGACTGGTCTACTGGCCAGAGAACACAGGAATCTTCCTGCTCTTCCGCGATGACGGCACGAAGCGCATCTCGGTTGTGGGACCTGCCACCGATGGCGTGGGCGCGCGGATCGTGGAGACCGAGGCGGTCTACGACTGGGCAGTGCCAGCCGTCTACTCGATCTACCTGGACCCCACGGTGTTTCGGCGAAGAGCTCTCGTGTGCGCCACCGATGCTGACGGGGTGGAGACGGTTCTCGCGGAGATCGACCTTGACGAGCTCAACGAGTTCCTGCCCTCCGTCCGCATGGGCAACCTCTACGCCGAGAACTCCCCGGAGGGAGTCACAGCAGTGATGGGACTCGACAGTGTCAACCAGGGGGACTACCTCGACATCTACGGCGCCTCCTTCGCCAACTACGGGAAGGTCCTCCTCGTCGGCGGGAACCAAACCGCCTCCAGCCTGGTGGAGACGCTGCCCACCGAGTTGATTGAGGTCATCGGGGCGGAAGGGGCGAGCGAATGGGCGTCGTCCGGGAGCTTCGAGGAAGAGAGCACTGCGACTGCATTGCACATCGCCGCCAGCACCGGGCCCGCGGCGAAGACACGCGAGGAGGTCGACATCACGGCGACCTCCTGGCTGCTCGTAGGCACCTTCACGGCCCGCAACGCGGTGCACGCCGGTTCGTACAGCACCGGGATGGGCTTCCTCGTGGAGGACGGGACGCGTCAGGTCAAGCTGACCCTCCTGGACAACTTCACGAGAACCACCGTGGGAATCGAGGACGGCACCCTCGACGAGGACGACTCCTTCACCGGCTACGCTCTCCCGGTGGACGACGTCGACTGGGGCAAGGACGTCTTCTTCACCCTTCTTGGCTCCCTCACTGGAGGGAGGGACGCGATCCGGCTCTTCATCGGGACGGAGGACGTCGTCCCCGCGGCATCGGTGGTGTACCAGGCCACCGACTACGTCGCCACGACCGAGTCGCGGGTCTCGTTCGGGTTCATCGACACCGGCTCCTTCTCCGGAGACTTCTACCTCGTCGGCCTGTGGATGATCCCGTACGGGTTCTTCTACGAGGGCTCCGAGGCCGCATACCCCGACGCCCAGGGCTGGACGCGGACGGCGTCTACGGGGTCTCGCACGCTCGGGACGTCCTCGATGGAGGTGGACTGCACCGCCGCGGGAGCCTACGACATCTACTCCGTCGAGGACCTCACCTACGACGTGACCTCGGGGGCCTCCGCCTTCATCAAGATCAAGGTGCTCGGGTGGACCGATGCAGTCGGCGCTGCGGACCCGCTGCGCTCGGAGTTCGGACCCGTCCTGGTGCTCCGCACGGGGGTCACGGGTGCAGGGCTCCGCTTCGTCGTGAACGACGACGGGACGGCCTATGTATTCTTGTCGAATGAGGAGTCGGACTACGCCAACGTGCTCGCGCAGAATGCCGCGGGGGTGGCCATCTCCGCCGAGATCGATCTCAGCGTGGAGCATGTCTTCCTGCTCGACGTGAAGCCCCTCCAGTACGTCAGGCTCTACATCGACTACGCCACCACCCCCGCGATTGAGGAGGGGTGGCCGGCCTCAACGCTCCTGCGGTCTCTGCCCTCGAACATGCCAGAGGACGCCGTCATCGCCTTCGGGTCGCTGGACGAGAGCGCGGGGGTGGCCTGCGAGATCTCCTTCCTGCGCGGCGGCATCGGAAGAGGCTATGACATCAAGGCGACCCTCTCCGTGTCCGAGGCGGAGATGCAGGCCTCGGTTTACGGCAGCACCGCGGACGTGTACATCGACGCCCAGGACGAGGACTGAATGCCTCCAGCGCGCATATCCGCCCTACACGGCTTCACGGTTGAGCCGGCGCGCGCGAAGCCGGTGGCGGTGATCAGCCCGGGTGCCTCCAGCAAGGTCGTCGGCGCAGTCATCCGCCTGAATGGGCGCGCGTCCACGAGTGCGGATGGTGCCGAGCTCTCCTACGCGTGGGCCATCACTGCGACGCCGCTTGGGAGCACGGTCACGGAGACCAGCAACGTCGACGAAGACGGCTCCGTGGTGACCTTCGTCCCGGACATCACGGGGGAGTACACGATTCGCCTGGTGGTCAGCACTCCCTACCGGAGCAGCGACCCTGTCTTTGCCACGGCGGAGGCGACAGCCGTACTGCTGCCGCTGACCCTGCGTACCACCCCGAACGGCAAGCTCCTCTTTCAGGTCGTCTCGTCCTTCTGGAAGATGGTCGAGCACAGCGCAGTGTTCTCGACCATCTGGTCGGGGTACATGCAGCTGACAGGCAACGAGCTGCTACGGGCGTTCCAGGTGGACTACGGCAAGTCCATCGACACTATCCAGGAGCTGTTCCAGCGTCGGTGGATCTCCTACGAGCCTGCACTGGAGCTCGACTCGAGTCAGTGCACCGTGGTCTACGGGCGCCACCAGGGAGGTACGCGCGCCTTCACCGCCTCGGGGGTACTGGCGGGCGTCGGCGTCATCATCGACGAGCGTGAGGTGGTCCTGCTCGATGGGATTCCCACGGCCGCCGCCATCGGATCTGAGCTGGTCGTTTACACGAGCGGAGGAGTCCCCGGTAACTGCGGAGAGTACACGATCAACCGCCTCAACTCCGACCGCTCGGGGTACATCGTCTCTGCCTCAACCGTGTTCCCGCAGCCCTTGGACGACCGCATCGCAGAGCTGAGCTCCCTCGTGACGATCGCCGGATCCACGACGGTCTACGATGCGAACTTGGCACAGGACTTCGTGGCGCTGGGGGTCGCCGCTGGGGACGTCTTGCGGTTGGCGGCCGGGGCGGACTCCGGGTTCTACACGATCACCGCGGTGAACGTCGGCAACGTGCGGACTTTCACGGTCGACCGTGCCCCCACGAAGACGAGCGCCTCGCGCAGCGGGAGTATCTTCAACGCCGTCAGGATCTCAGCAGGCAAGGTGGCCTCGGCAGCCACTTCCACGGTGTTCTTGCCGGCCGACGAAGCGGACCTCACAGTGCTTGACGCCCGCACTCTCGCCGGTGCTGGCACCCTTGTCAGCGCCTACGAGCTCGTGGTGGAGCCGCGGCACATCCTCTCTGGCATGGTCGGCGAGCAGCTGTACCTGACTACGGGCGGGGCGGCGGGGCGCGCGTACACCATCACGGGCATCAACACCGCGGAGAACGGCTACCGCGTGGGGTCGTCCTTCGGTGCTGCCAGCTACCCCGTGGACATCACGTACAGCCTCACGAGCAACGCCTCCATCGCAGACCGCGTTCTCATCCTGGAGGACGAGGCGTACGAGATCGTGTCCGCTTCGTACGACAGCGGGGTCGACCCGGAGGACGGAGGGCGTGGGGCTGCATGGGTGGTCGTGTTGGCCGAAGCCAGCGCCCCTGCCGGCAGGGAGGGGATGTCGTGGAGGATCGCGGCCACGCTCTCCACGAAGGAACACGCCGACCTGGAAGAGCTCGGGCTCACGGCCGGCGACCTGTTGATCCTCGAGGCAGTGCGTGAGGACACGCAGTTTGCCGGCGAGATCCCCTGCTACGTCTTCGGCGTGGCCGGCTCCAAGATCTCGTTCGACATCGGCAAGGCGCTACCGGCGCTCGGCGCCTACGGGAACCTCTCCGAGCAGGAGATTCTGGACCTCGTGAATGGGTTGCGGATCCCGCGCGCCTACCGAGACGACTCGGATGAGCTGCAGGTCATCCTGGCCGCTGAAGAAGCGCTGGCCACCGTGCGCAGCGCCGCGTTCAGCACGACGTACAGCAACATCCCACTCACGGATTCCACAGTCCTTGCTGTTGGTCCATACGAGCTCACCTGCCGGGTGAAGAAGCTCATCAGGAACTGCCGGATCCCTGTAGACAAGACGCTGCTGTCCGCACCCTCACTCTTCGAGTACATCGCGGAGTCGACCACCGGCGTGAACACCGCTGGCGAGGTCGTTCTCGTCACCGAAGAAGGGACCGTGACGACTCTCGCGCGCGCGCCCCTGGAGCTGGTCGAGAACCGCGACTACACCATCAGCGCCGAGGGAAGCACGTCTGGAACGAACTTGGCGACCACGGCGGGCTCCAACATCTTGACGATCCCGGGAGGCGACCTCCTGGACCGGGACCTACGCGTAGGGGACTACGTCGACATCACGAGTGGTCTCGACCAGGGACGGTTCTACGTGAGCGCGGTGCTCGATGCGGAGCGTGTGCGCGCGAGTACGCAGGACGGAGCCGCCCCCGCCACCACGGCCTCGGCGCTGCGCTACACGCTCGTGCGCCGCGTACAGGGCAACTTCCTTCGCTTCGTCGACGGCATGTTCACGCCAGAGTCGCCGGCTCCGGATCGGTTCTGGGCCCAGCTCAGCCTCTTCGACAACAACCCCACCATCGAGGACAACTTCGGAGCTCTCGTGGGGGTGACGAAGGAGCAGCTCGACATGTACGGCTCGTCGCAGGTCTCCTACCGCGGGGCCGTTCGAGCGCTGATGTACGCCTGGTCGAGTGGACCCACGGTGCGCAACGTGACGATCGGCACCCACGTCTTGATGGGCCTTCCGGTCACCGAGGTCCGCGGCACCATCATCAACATCGACGTCAACTACGACACCACACGCTCCCGAGGGCGCGTGTTGGTGGAGGACCTGACGGTAGAGGGCCAGCCCTCCGGCCTCGTGCGCTCCTACTTCTTTGCGGCGAGCGAGGAAGCAGGCCTACCGACCTTCCAGGGCTTGGCGACCAACCCCGCCACGGGAGTGCAGTTCGCCGTTGACGACGTCGTCTCGGCAATGACGGCATTGTCCCGCGGTATTCAGGTGGTCGACTATCTGACGGACCCGTTGTGGTGGAAGTCGAGCAACTCGACGGGCGCCGACGAGCTGCGCAAGTTCCACACCTGGCAGGTGCTGATCGACGCCAGCCAAGTCGACTCGCGGGACATCCCGCTCATCTCGGACTTCTGCAAGGGAATCCGCCCGATCTACACGATGCCCAAGGTGGTGCTGGCGCTCTACCTCTACGACACGGTGACCTGCGCCGAGCGCCTGACTTTGTCCGGGGACCTGATCTTCTACGACGACCCGATCCTGAGCCTGGAGTCGACTCACATGGTCGACTCCTACAACGGCAGCAGCTTGGCGCAGCGCGTCTTCGATCACGGGTCCTTCTCCACGAGGACACTCTTCGAGGGCGTCGACCTGGTAACGGCCGCGGGGACCGGAACTGTGACATCCGAGCGCGGCGGGTTCATGGGGGTGCTCGACGCCGCCCCCCTGAGCCACGCCCCCGACGAGCCGGTGGCCTTGCTCCTCGGGGTCAACAGCGCGTTCGAGGAGGGCGTTTACTACCGCGGGACGCCCCTTGTGCGGGCCGGCGACGTCTTGTTCATCCGGGATGGGGTCAACCGAGGCCGCTACCGGGTTGTGGAAGTCGTCAGCGACACAGAGCTCTCCATCGAGGAGCTCGAGGACTACCCGCCCACGACGCGGCCCACCGAGGAGATCGAGGCGCGGACCGGCCAAATCTTCCAGATTCAACGGGAAGACTCTCACATCCTTGTGGCGGACGGCGTTGGCAGCGTCATCAGTCAGGACGGTACCGGCGACGACGCTGTGAGCGTGATCGAGGACATGACGGCCGGTTTTCGCTGGAACGGCGTGGCTGTGGGAGACCTGCTCATCGCCACCGAGTTTCTCGGCGCCGGCGTACCGGGGGTGTACGAGGTCCTCGAGGTCGGTACATGGCTTGACGGAGATCGCGTTGACCTGGACACCCGACTCATCGTCAGGGGAGCTCTTCCGGTAGGGGACACCTTCGCCTACTACGTGATGCGGGACGGCCTGCGCACCAACCCGTTGATCGAGGTCGACAACCTCGAGCTCAGCATCGGGGTCAGCTCGGTGTCGAGCATGGGCACGGACTTCGTCCTCACGCATCTGCGCCCAGGGGACCAGATCGAGTTCGTGGACGGAACGTACGCGGGCCAGGCGTTCGACATCATCGAGGCGTCGACGGGCCTGCTCCACCTGCGCAACTTCGTCTCGGCGGTGAACGAGTCCGGGGTCTCTGCCCGTGTGGTCCGCCCGTCCGTCTTCGAGCGGGAGGACCCTCGTGACGAAGACTGGGAGCTCGAGAAGTTCTGTCTGGACGACAACGTGTCGATGGTGATCCTCGAGCCCCGCCTTGATGTCGTAGGCCCTCTTGCCGACCTTGAGCTCGTGCTCGACGTGTCGGACCCGCTGCCCGAGAACTGGATTGCGACGGTGTCGTCAGTCGTGGACCTCGAGACTGCGGGAGTCCAGGCGGGCGACAAGCTCTCCATCGACAACGCCCATGCCAACTCCGGCGTGTTCGAGGTGACGAACGTCGACGGCACGACTGCCACCATCAGAGGCCTGTGGCGCGAAGCGGAGGGGCCCGTTTCCGGCACCTTCTCGACGCTCAACCCCGTCTGGGACGTCTCGAACTTCCAGGCTGTGCTCACGACATGGCCCCTGACGACCATCACCGACCTCGGCGACGTCGTCGTCCCTGGTGACGTGCTCGAGCTGCCTGGGGTGGACGGAACGCCCTTCGTGATCGCCGCCGCCTCGGGCGATACGCTCACCCTCACCCGTGATACGGGAATCACGACCATGTGCGCAGGGCGCGTCACCCGGAGGACTTGATGTTGAGGAAGTTCTTGAAGGAAAAGACACGCGTGCTGGACGCCCTGCGCATCTTCGGAGGGAAGCACGCCTCCGGGGAGCGAGGCATTCGCATGCCGGACGGGTCTCCCGTCCCGGTCGAACACATCATGAGCACCTTCGGGGTGGACCACGCGCGTGCGGCTGAGATCGCGCAAAGGCAGACACGATGAGCCTGATCTCCATTTTCCGCAGCCTCCTCCCGAGCCGGGCCTTCTCCGACATCTTCAAGCACAGCCCGCAGATCAAGGGGCACTTCCAGCTCGAGACGCGAGAGGGCGGGAAGCTCCGCCAGCGCTCCGAGGGCTTCAACATCTGGACGCTGACGGGGCGGGAGTACATCGCCGAGGTCGTCGCGCTGCGGGCGCGGAGCCCCAGGACGACCTTCCGCGATGACCGCATCGCCTTCATCGGCATGGGCTCGGGCGCGCAGTCCGAGGTCTCCAGCATCGAGTCGCTCGTCGACCCCGTGGTCTACAAGGCCGGGGAGTACTTGGCGGCGCTCGACGCGCCGGCCACCTTCCCGACGTCCGGGACCTCCACGACGAACACCACGGTGCGCTTCCTTCGCGAGTTCTCCCAGGGCGAGATCAGCCTCGGCTACAACGTCGTGCTCACCGAGGCGGGGCTCTTCACCGACGGAGACCCCAACAATGACTGGGCCTACGAGGTTCCTGTCACCGACTTCGCCGCCGCTGCCGGGCGCGCGCCCATGGCCTACAAGACCTATGAACCCGTCACCAAGACGGTAGACTTCACGCTGCGGGCGATCTGGGATCTCCGAATCGTGTGACGAGCGAGGGACTGCAATGTCGACGAAGTACATCCGACGGCCGTTCGCCATGGGCAACACCGCCAACCCGGTGGTGGTGATTCCTGAGCTGCGTGGCTCACTGTTGAAGAACGCGTCCGGGGGGTTTTCGGGGCTGCCGTTACCCAGCGAGCTCGCGATCGAGACGGAGGAGCTCACTACCGCCGGCGGCGTGTCCGTCGTGTTCTCCACCGCGACCACCATGACTCAGATCCTCGCGGACATCGCCGGCACCGCCGGCCTGGTCGGGTTCGTGACGGCTGAAGAGGTCGAGGGCTGTCTTGTCCTGCGGAGCACCGGTTCCGGGGAGGGGGCCTACATCCGCATCATGCCGCCGGTCTCCGGATTCGACGACGCGTCGGCCGTCTTTGGGTTCGACGTGTACCCCCACCCGCTCGCGACGGTCAGCGCTGGCGACCTCCTGGATGCTCCCGCCCGTCCCCGCCAACAGGTCAACCCGGTGGGGACGAAGTTCATCGCGACGGGGGAGGATCGCGTCGGCGCAGCGTACAACCGAGCCCTCCAGATGCTCGCGCTGAACGCCGACACGCTCTACACCTGGCTGCAGCGGTCCCTGGCCCGGCCTGTGGGCCTCACGATCAACGCCGCCGACCACGCGGCGTACTTGGTCACGAACATCGACGGGAGCATCGCTCAGCTCGACCTCTCGAACCTCGCGGCGTTCGACTCCGCGCTGGCAGATGTGCGGCTCTGTGTTGGTGGCTCCATCGGACTGTCGAGAAGCAGCAGCCTTCGCGAGATCTCGGAGCTGTACGAAGTCACAGACGCCGAGCTGAAGGAGATCCCGGCCCAGGACAGGATCGTCCGCATCGGGGCGGTCACTCGAGGACAGCGGACGGCCGTGCTGCCCACGTTCGTGGACGAGACCAGCGCGCCGTCGACCCCCGTGCCGGACACCTACCGCACCAGTGTCGATGGCGGGAACGCGCTCGGCGTCGACCGAGCGAAGCACGCCGGCGTCGTCATCTCTGAGATCCGCCAGCGCACGACCATAGTCTGCACCGGTGCGACCTTCGTCACGAACGGAGTCACCGCCGGAGACGTGGCCACCATCACGGGCGCCGCCGTGAGCAGCCCGTTCAACCACGATGGCACCTACCTCGTGGAGACGGTCGTGTCGGAGGAAGAGCTCGTGCTCCGACCCGCCGACACGTCGGAGACCTGCCGCGAGCTCAACCCCGCGGCCGGGGCCTTCGGCTCGGTGGTCATCACCTCTGGAGGGGAGTGGGAGCGGTCCCTCTGGGTCTCGTTCTACCCGCCGATACCGAGAATGCCGGAGGGCGGGTCGTTCGTCCTCGTCGTTCCGGTAGAGACCGCGCTGGGCGCGCTGGCCCTGGCCGACATCGCCCGGGGCAGCACGCGCACGAACAACAACGTCGCCGGCTGGGCAGTCCTCAACCTGTGGCGCGGGTTGACGCTCTCCGGGCTCTACCAGGGGATGGCCGGGCAGAACGGCAGCGGCTTCTTCGGATCCATCACGCACCGCCCTCTCCGCCTGGACCGACAGGCCGCGGCGACCACCGCAGCGGGCACTACCGCGCGCAGCAGCACGGGCACGTCCACCCTGGACCTGCACACGCTCCGCCTGACGGCCGCCGCCACGGACCGCTTCGACACCGCCGACGTCGGCCTCACGATCCTCCTCACGACACCGGCGTCGGTCTTCTACGCGGACGAGCCCTGGACGGTCGTCCGCCTGATCGACAACTCCACCGTCGAGCTGGCCCCGCCCATCTTCAGGGCCGGGTACCAGGAGGCGGACGGCTCCACACTGCCGATCACGTCGTGGAGCCTGGTTGAAGGAGACGCCATCGATCTGCACGGGGCCATGCACGTCGTGTCCCCCGAGTACTTCGGGGAAGGGGACGACGCCCCGGCGGAGGGCGGCTACGTCTTCTCGCGCGAGCAGCGCGATGAGAGCTCCACCGCACCGCCCGTGCCGGGCTTCTTCTCCTTCCTGCACCTCGAGCGCATTCGCCTCACCGCGGACGGCACGAACATCACGGTCACGGCGGCGGGTCCGCTCTCTGCCGACGACGTGTTGCCGCTCAGCTTCGCGCCGGAGGACACCTCGAACATCTTCGGCGAGTCCTACGAGACCAAGACGGGTGCCTTGCAGTCGTCTCTGACCTTCGTCCGTCTCCTGAACGGGAAGAACGCAGGGCTGTACCGCGTGAAGGACGTGAAGGACGCGAGTGTCAGCGTCGACGCCATCACGGTCCAGCGCCTCGATGGGACGCCCGTGGTGTTCACCGCCGAGACCGAGGTCCAGGTCTGCTTCTACAACGCGAAGGTGGGCGCGTCCGTGCCCATTCATGGCGGACCAGGCGCGGCCGCGGTCTTCAGCAGCGCGATGAGCCTGTTTGCCGACGCGAAGGAGCCAGACCACGCTGCCGACTACGGCCTCCGCCTGGGCTGGCGTGGCGTGGGTGGTGGGATCGTCGCCTACGTCAATGACCCCGAGTTCAAGGCGTACGACAACGGGGACGCGGGGGACGGACCCCTCATCACAGCCGTCCTCCACGCGCCTGCGGACGGCATCGACATCAAGACGACGGGGGCTGACTCGGGGGCGACAGCACGTCGCGCGTCGTTCGGATTCCGTGTCCGGGCCCATACCAACCGCCACAACTACGCACTCTCGAACCCGGGGGCGGCGGGGCCCCTCTTCCACTCGCAGGCGTCGTTCGGTGGGTACGTCGGGCAGACCGGCAGCGACCCCGCCCTCGTCCTCGTGAAGCAGGACAGGGACGAGGCCGGGGACGAGAGCACGCAGTACTCCAAGCTCACCCCGAGCGCCGCACTCCTTGTCGGCCGTGCGGGGCCCTCGAGCGCAGACGACCTCTCCGGCCCCTCTGGACGCGGTTCCGCGCTCGAGGCCGCCGGCTCCATCTACGCCTACCGACACACCTTCACGGCGGGGAGCAACCCCGCCTGGAGCGAGGGAGGCATCTACTCCGAGGACGTCCTGGGGGCTGGCCGCTGGCTCTACCCGACCGTCGGCGTCTACGACTTCGGGGCGTCTCCGTACGCCGGGACGGGGTCCTTCTCCGGCTGGGAGGCCCCCACCCAGCTCGGCAACGCCGGGCAGGTGTACCCACCGGGAGTCGCGGACGCGGCGGTGAGCGCGGAGCTGCTCGCCCCTGACTACGCCATCTTCAACTACGCGCACTCCGGCATCGTGCACATCGCGGACGTGAGCGCGATGGTCCCCCCGATCGCCGCGCCCTTCAACCGCTTCGTGGGCTGCCGTTTCAAGATCGACGACGCTGCGGCAGATCTCGACCAGGTCGAGTTCGCCATCGTGGGCTCGGTGGTGTCTGCAGAGAACCGCCTCTACCTCGCGCTGCACAGTGAGACAGAGACCATCGACGTGGACGCGGGCCAGGACCGCGAGTTCAAGATCCTGGGGCAGCGCTGGCACGAAGCGCACCTCAACGTGGGCGAGTACCTCTTCTTCGGTACCAGCCTCGGACGGGGCTCGCTGGAAGACGTCCCGCTGGTCGGACTGCTCGCGGACGAGATCAACAGCGCGGTGTCGCGCGGACCGCTCGCCACGCCCTCCTACCCGGAGCTGCAGACGGTCGAGGCACTCTCCCCCTACTCGTGGACTGGTCACGATGGTGTTCGTATCGGACTTGCCTCTGGGCTGTCGGATATGCCGAATGTCGACGTCACCTCGACAGCGTACGCCAGCGCGATCACATGGCCAGAGGGCGCCCACACCTTCGTACACCATGGGTGGGCCGAGGACTCCTTCGAGCCCCGCGGAGCGTTCCCCAACTTCGCGTCAGTTGCGGTGGATCAGGCGCTCGATGCGGGAGATCCGACGCTCGACAGCACGTACAAAGGCTCACTGCTCGTCAACGACGTAGCGATCTCGTTTCCTGGCTCGGGCACGGCAGGCCAGTTGACTTGGTCTGAGAGGTGGGGCGGATGCCTCCACCTGAACCGAAGCTCTGCCGGGCCCGCTATGCAGATGCGCGTCTGGCGGCCCGGACACTCGGTTGTATTTCAGAGCCACCTGTCACTGCGCGTAACGCTCCTCGTACGGGTACACGACTCGAAGTCATTGACCATCGCGCTGCGGAAGGCGAACGGCGACGCCGTTGCAACCGGGGATGCGGCGGTTCTGGCCAGTACCACGCCCCAGGAGGTCGTTGTTGATCTGAGCGTTCTCGACGAGGCCGTCCTTCACGAAGGCGCCGTAGGCTCCGTCGCCGCGGACCGCAGCGCGGAGATGCTCTTCCCCACGCTCGACATCCGCGTGGAGAACACCGGTGGCGACGTCTACCTTCTCGAGTTCAGGGTGGAGCAGCTGACGCGGCCCATCCTGCAGGATGGGCCGCTCCTGGTGGCGGGCCCGATCCTCGCGCACGCCTTTCGCCACACCGAGGCTGTCAAGGGGTACGACACGCGCGGTCCCCTGGACGCGGACATGCTCACGGGCAGTGGGTACGGCCTTGCGACCGCATCGCTCGACCCGATCCTCTCTTCGGATCCGGACTCTGTGTGGGATCGCATCGGCGAACAGGAGGTAGACGGGACTCCGGGACGCATTCGCGCGAACCTCAGCGGTGGCGGTGATCTCTGGCACCAGATGGTAGCTCCCAGAGAGCTCTTCTTCTCCAGGGGACCCGCCTCCGCCACCATCACGTTGGTGAACGGCGCGTACGACCCCCTCTTCTTCATCTACAAGACATGCGACACGACGGGGGTGGACTCGGACATCCATAGCGAGAACTTCCAACTGCCTGGTAGGACCGGATTCTCGATACCGTTCGACCCGCCGCACGGGGCGCTGCTCACATCCCTCGCGCTCAGTATGAGCTTTCGACCGAACTACTACACCGGCGATGACGAGCTGCACTGGGGCATCTTCCGCGCGTTGAATGCGACGGGACTCATCACCCTGGGCAGCAGCGCCACCGTCAAGGAGGTCCTGGACAAGGCGACAAACGATACGGCCGCGGGGGTCTATGTGGACCTTTGGAGACACAACGCACTGGATACTGGAATCGTGGAGCCGCAGAATGCCGAGTTTAGCGAGGCACTGCCGCTCTTCGGGTATCCCGAACGGCTTGCACGTCTCCCCATCGATCTGTCCGGCGTAGCGCCTCCGACGTGGCGTGCAAATCAAGTAGATCCCACGAAGGTCCCTGTACTCACCGGACGCGGAGCCGAGGTGTTTGCCGGACAGGAGCACTTCGTCCGGAGGAGCTGGGACCTACTTCAGGCGGTCGACGCCGCGCACCATCAGGCGCTACGAGTCGATCGCAGGCAATACACGTACTTCATCACGATCTCGTTCTGGGGCGGCCCTCGCGGTACGGGTACGCTCGACGGCAGCACCGTCTACGAGTACTCCAGGATCCCTGTAGGGGTGATGGCGGAGCACAATGACGGCATCACGCTGGGCGGCACTCTGGGCGACCCCACTGTGCGCGTTGCGGCAGGCTACCCCGGCGAGTACGGCGGTCCGAACAACGCGGACAACATGAACTTCCCGCCCCAGGCGAAGTTCCGCGGTGCCCGACTTGGGTGGATCACGGACCGCGCAGGGAACGGGGGCTGGTAGGGGCTAAAAGGGAACGGGCGGGGTTGAATCCCGCCCGTTCACAGTGAGCTCGCCGCGCTCAGGTACCTCGCGCCCATGTCCCTTGCGGGTGCGATCGGTAGCCCGAGGCGGCTCACTCTGAGAGCGGTACACCGAGGCGTAGAAGCTGGCCGAGGAGGGCGGCATCCGCGCTGTTGACGTCCAGATAGACATGAAGGTTCTCTTCAGCCCACTGAAGCAGTTCCTCCGTGGAGAGCCCACGGAGGAATGCCACGTCTACCTCTACGAAACGCCCCTCCGAACCCTCTCGGTCGCTTAGCCCTGGACGCGCTTCAGGACGTCGCTGAGGTCCTTGTCCTTCTTGTCGATGTCGTTCAGGTAGAGCGACTCGATGCCGACGTGCGCCTCGGCGAGCTGGGCCTTCATGCCCTTGAGCGTCTTGGTGGTGTTCGCGTCGGAGGCATCCACCTTCGCGTCCACCTCGGCCAGGACCTTCTCGATGACGTCGAGGCGCCCGTTGAGAGCATCCAGCCCCTTCGTCACGGTTCCGAGGCTGTTGCTCAGCACGGTGGCCCAGGACGGCTCCACGTCCTTGGCGGCCGGCTCCGCCGGCTCGTCCTTGGCACCACGACCGCGGCCGCGGGTCGCCGGCTCCGCCGGCTCCTCGTCCTTGGCGGCCCGGCCACGGCGGGCCGGCTCCGCCGGCTCCGCCGGCTCATCCTTGGCACCCCGGCGGCCGCGGGTCGGCTCCGCGGGCTCCTCATCCTTGGCGCCCCGGCGACCACGGGCCGGCTCCGCGGGCTCCTCATCCTTGGCACCACGACCGCGGCCGCGGGCCGGCGGCTCAGCCGGCTCCTCGTCCTTGGCGGCCCGGCCACGGCGGGCCGGCGGCTCCTCCTCATCCTTGGCACCCCGGCGGCCGCGGGCCGGCGGCTCCTCGTCCTTGCCCTTGGCCTTCGCCTTGTCGGTGAGGTCCAGGACCTCTTCGTCGTCGAGCTTCTCGATGTTGGGGTACTTGGAGGCGAGGAGGGTGTAGATGTCCTCGATCGACTTCTGGAAGAGGGTCATGTCGTTCGCGGCGGCCAGACCGGTGGCAATCGCGAGCTGACGAAGGCTGGACTTCTTGGCAGTGGCAGACATCTTGTGCAGTTCCTGTTCATTCGACGGGCTGAAGGACGTTGGAAGCAAGGCGTGCACGCCCATCGACTCGAGCACCCTTACACGCGCCGCGTGAACACCACGCGACGCCTCTACATACAACTCACAGCGACTCCTATCCAGCAGCATCCGGGCTGTCACCCTCGCGCATTCGGACAGGAACTCGCATTTCAAGCAGTGTCGCGACGTGCCATCAGAGCATGTCACGGCTGAACCCGGTAGTCCTCCCGTCGCCCCAACATCTCATAACGATGAGGTCGGGACAGCCGAACGTCGTACACTTTCCGCTGCATCCGGGGAGCTGGCTCAAGAGGCGGTTCCTGTGCCGCTCTATGTGCGCCTGCATGGCGACTCTACGCTCCTGCAGGGTGTCTGCACCGAGACCTTCCTCGGTAAGCAGCAACACGACGAGCGACTCGCGGCTGCTGTCGCGAGACACGTTCCCGAGCCCAGCAGCACGCGCCACCTGAACCAACTCGCTACGGTTCAGGCGGCCCAAGAACTGGTCGAGTTGTTCGTCGGGGTTAGGGTTGGACACGTGCATCTCGCAGGTAAGTGGTCGGGATCCCGTACCTAAGCGGGTCCATCTCCTCCAGTATCATGTGCACCTCCGGCGCCCCAGTCGTGCTGACCATCTTGGCACCGTGACCCTCCCAGAAGAGGGAATCGTCGATACCGATGGCCTCGCTGAGACCATCTTCCAGGAGCTTACGTCTATTCGTGACGTCAACGCGCTTATACGCACTTTTCGTCGTTCCTTTAAGCCATCCCGCTGCGAGCAGCTCCTCCGCGGGGAAGACGAAGAAGAAGGACAATGCGTAGATCATCCAGGGCTTGTGCTCCTTTACGAACCTCTGCACCTCTACGAAGTGCTTGTCGTTGATGTGCCGCATGACCAGCTTCTTGTAGTCGACCGCCTCCTTGGTGTACCGGATGACGGCATGTCGCTTACCTCCGGCGTGAACGTATCCGATGTCTCGGATGGCGTTGTCCGACGGAGGCAGGACGTCGTAGGAGATGATCAAGCAGCGGGGAGACGCCGTCATCATACACCTCGTCGACGGAACCTCTCGGCCCCCGGATGCGCGCTCGGGATCCTCTCGATGCTGCCGCCCCTGGAGCCCATGTCGAGATCCATGCGCTTCGTCTCGATGATGCGCGAGATGAACTTGATGTCGCGCGCCGCCCCCTCGGAGATCGTCGCGAGGAGCTCGTAGTAGGTCTTCGCCTCGATGTAGTTCGCGTTGGCCTCCACGTACCGGACATCAAGAGTGGTGAGATCTCCCTTCTCCTGCACCGTGCCGACCTTCGACTTTCGCACCGCAGCGAGCACGAGGTCGAGCTTCTCCTTCGAGGAGAGCATCTCCGCGCGCGCCAGGACCGCCTGGCTGGTCGTGTAGTCGGTATACGCCACGTGCAGGGCGTAGTACTCGCCGATCTCGGTGGGAGAGAGTGACGGGAGGTTGAGCGGTATCTTCCCGTCGTACGAATGACCGCCCGGCATGAGCGGGGGTTCAGACCGCAGAGAAAGGCCAGTCCGGTGGAGTGCTCGAAGCGCTCTCTCTTCGGCGACGTCATAGCGGTCAAGTCCGTCCTCGAGACTGGTGGACATCATGTCGCCCGTCCCAGACCTTGCGTCCCTGGACATGTCAGCGCCGTCCCACGAGGAACGCCTTGCCGCCCTTCTTGTCCAGGCGCTGCGGGCAGTCCGTCAGGTAGTGACATTCCGAGCACTCTGCCGGAGAGGCATCCGCGATGGGGAGGACCCCGCTCTCCAGAGCCTCGTTCACACGCGACCCCTTGGTGCGCGCCCAGCGGCTGAACACGGAGGGATCGTAGACCTCGACGTACTCCTTGATGTCGTACGGCCAGTCCTTCGAGATGTACAGGTACACCGTGAAGGGGACATCGAGGGCCGTCGCGTACAGTCCGCCGGCCTGGATTCGGTGGTCTCCCTTGGGCTCCTTCAAGCCAGGAAAGTCCGAAGACCCGACGGTCTTGATCTCGAGGACCGCGCGTACCTTCGGCAGCGTGAGGAGTCCGTCGGTGTTCCCCGCCACCAGCGTGCCGAGCTCGATGCGCTTCTCGTCCTCGAACGCGGACCCGAAGTCCTCCCGCAGGATCTCCTGCACGATGTCGTGGACGGCATGTCCGATCGCGAAGGTGATCATCAGGGGCGGCTTGAACAGGCTCCGCGGCGCGTACTCCCCCGTCACGTCGTAGTACAGGCGGAGGACGCACTTGTCGGAGGACGAAGGGTGAATGACACCGATCGTCCGCGGCTTCTTGCGCTTCAACACGCCGGTGCCGCTGCAGTGGCTGCACGGCGCCTGCTCCGCCTCGATGGCCGCGAGCTCGGCCAAGTACTTCTCCCTGGTGAGGCCGACCGCCGTGGCCCGCCGCTTGAGGCCGGCGAGGACACGCTCACGCAGCTTCAGACTCTCCCCCGCCTCTTTGATCGCGCGTTCCGACGCTCCCTTGAGATCGTCGATGCTGTGAAAGACTCCGCTATGACCGCTCATGCACCTCTCCTGAAGCTGGCGAGAAGCAGGTCGAACCAGTCTCCTGGCACGACAACGTACTGCTCTCGCAGGTTGTCCTCGAACGAGATCCTCATGACCGGGATCTCGTCTCCCTGTGCGGCGGCCGCGACCTTCCGGAGGTCCGCGCGTTGTAGCACAAACGATGCACGCACGGTGGTTTTGTCTTCCTCCCGAAGGACACCGCGGATCTTGATGTCTCCCTTGTCCCGCCCAGCACCAGAGTTGGCGGTGAGCTCGCCACCGAGACCGCGGGCGTTGAACCGCTCTTGGCGGCTCGACCTCCCGCGTGTCGTCTCGCGCTTGGGCAGGCGCTTCCTCTCGTGAGAGTCGCCGAACTGGATGAGGCACGCCTTACAGACGTAGCCTCGTCCAGTCGGCGCCTCCGACACGCCGACCCGCAGCGTGCACTGCGGGCACATCGGAACACGCACTCAGGGCACCAACACCACGCCCGCGGCGTGAAGAACCGCGTCTGTGACCTCTCCGATCAGGTCAGCCATCAACAACCCAGCCGCGGCCTTCTCCATGCCGTTGCCCAGGATGAGGCCGCAGTAGGAGTACGAGTTCGCGTTCTTGTCGATGACGTTGTACTCCACCCCGAGACGGAGCAGGAGCTCTCCCATGTCCAGGTCGCACGCCTCGAACATGTAGTTGTACTGCCCCGACCAGCCCTCGTAGCCCCCGGCCTTCTGCTTGCTGATCACCCACTTCATGACTTTGCCCAGGCGCTCTCGGTCCTTCCCCACGCCCTTCGTGATCCACTCCGTGCGCTGGAGCTCCACGGTGAGGAACCGGGCGTGCTTCAGAGCCCAGCCACCGGACTCGTGCGTCTGCTTCTCGAAGGGCTGCGCCTTCATCTTGTCGCGCACCTGGTTGATGCCGACGAAGCAGGTGAGGTTCGGGTTGCCTCGATCATCCGAGCCGTACGCGCCGGTGAGCTTCCGCATCAGCTTCGTGTTGAGCCCGGCGGGTCCGCCCACCCGACTGTCCTTGTCGAAGCCCTGGTCCTCCTCGGCGTCCGTCAGGATGGACCCGAAGGAGTCGAGCGCGACGATGTTGAACTCGGCGCTGGCCACGAGGTCGACCGCCAGCTCGAACGACTCCTCCGCCGTGCTGGGCGGCACGACCACGAAGTTCCCTACCTGCTCCCGACAGGCAGCTCGCTCGGCGGGCGAAAGCGGGGGCTGCTGCAGCTCCTTGCGACGTTTGTCCTCCTGCTCGATCTCTGCGTCCGACATCGCGACCTTCACGCCACACAGATGCCCCTGCGTCTTGTCGTAGGGGAGCTCCGTGCCGATGACGGCAATGGCACAGTCATCGCCATAGATGCGCTGCTGCACGCGGATGAGGCGGTTGAGCAAGAAGTTCTTGCCCTCGCCCGGCTTCCCCACGAGCATCGTCATGCCGCCGGCTGGCGCTCCACCGTTGGTGGCGATGTCGAGGTCCGGGATGTCGAAGGACAGGCGCCGCATGGCCCAGGGCATCGTGTACTCGCGGCCCATCATCACATGGCCGGGGTACCTCCCCTTCAGCGTGCTGACCAGCGCCTGTACCCGATCCCACTTGGCGGAGCGGGGGACGACGGGATCGCCGCCCGCCTTCTCAGCGCCGACTTTGCGTCGAGGAGCCACGCCCACCTCCTTCCTTCTTGGCTTCCCAGGGCTCGCTGCCGCACTGGGGGCAGTTCGGGGTGAGCCCGTTGTAGTTGACGTGCCCGGAGCCGCACTGGGGGCACGGACGCCCCCTCATACTGGCGATCTTGTCGAGCTCCGTGTCGAGCACGACGGCGTTCTTCTCCATGACCTTCTCCATGACCGAGTTGTACTCACATCACCGCTTAACCGGGTAGCGGCACCCCTGAGAGCTGCCTACGCAGGGATCTCACAGGACGCACACCGAGGATGATCCTCGATACCACCCGATCCTGCGTGTTACCATCCACACGCTTCCATGGGCGCGAGACGTAGCTGCGCCGGGTGGGCACGATGCGGAAGAGACCGCGGAACACGACCTCCCCCTGCTGCACCAACTCGTCTCGCACGACCACCCCCAGGGCATCGAGGATGTGCGCCACCACGTCGGGGCGATACCCGGTCTGCTCCGCGATCTTGTCTCGCATCCCCGCGTGCGTGAGCATCAGGTACTCCCAGGGCGCGCGGAGGCGACCGACAGCGCCACGCGGTCGACGACCTTCTTCACAGCCGCCGCCAGCGCGGTAGGCGCCTGCGTGTCGACGATCTTGTCGATGTGCGGAGGCTGGAAGTACCGACGGAGAGACTCTTCGACGGCTGTCTTCAGCGGCTCCGCGTACTTCTCGTTGAAGAGCTTGCGGACGTGGTCCCGGAGTCCCTGCTCAATCTCGGTCCGCAAGTTGTATTCAAGGGACGTACCCACGGAGGTCTTGAGGCCCTCAAGCATGTGGGTGATCGCCTTCTCCCGCAGGGCACGCCGCTCCTCCAGGCTCAGGTCTCCGATGATCTCCTTGACGAGCCTGCGCTCGACGTCCGCGGAGATGAGGGCGGCGACCGCCTCGAGTCGTTCGTTGTCCATGTCGTTGCCTTGCCTTCAGCGGGTGGGGTGTTTGGGGCAGCGCCCGCGGATGCTCGGCCCTGGGGGCAGGCCGCTGCAGATGCAGCGGTCACGGAGATCCGACTCCGCAACGTACACAGAAAGGTGGCCGTACAGCTCCACGCAGTAGCTCGCGACCCCCTGATTCCAGCAGCGAAGGCTGCTGCGCTCCTCCGGGGAGGCCGCGAGCAGTATGGCAATCGCCACCTCCGTCGGGCCCTGATCTGACGACTCCAGCACCTTCCGCTCGGCCGGCAAGTCGCGCTCGTCGAAGCGCGCCGTCTCGTACTTCTGAGGGTATCGAGTCTTGAGCTTCTCGATGTTGCGCTCCATCACGAGCTGCCGGGACATGCCGAACGAGCGGCACAAGTCGCCGACCGACGCCCAAATGTCCTCCAGCGCCACCCATACCTGCGCAGGGTTGGGGTCCCTGTTGTGGATCGCGTACCTACGCACGAGATCGCCCCACCGACAGATCGCCCCGATGAGACGCCGCTCGGTCTCGAATGCTGGTAGAAGCAGCTGCTCGTCTCTCTCCTGAATCCGATCGGGCTCGAAGTCCAGGGCCTTGATGGCGACGGCCCAGTACCAGAGGACGTCTCCGAGCTCCTCCAAGACCGCCACACGGTCCACCTTCTCAATGGCGTCCTGGAGCTCGACGATCTCGGTCGCCATCCCCAGCGCGCTGTGCAGAAGTCGAACCTTCCGCGCACCGACGATGGCGGCGACATTGGTGGAGTACTGGGCCGCGGCACCGCCACCGCCGTCCTCCAGCGTGAAGGAGGTACGGACCTCGGCGACGGGCAGGTACTCGGTACGAGCCGCGCTATCGACGTAGTCCTTGATGTTCATGGCTCTTCCGGGGGTGCGTAGGGGGTGAATCCGGGCCGGGACGTGCGCGGGTCCGGACCACGGCCGAGGAGGAAGTTGAACATCTGCAAGTACCAGGCCGCCTTCCGAGCGTCCTCATCGCCGGGTCCCTTGAGCCCCTCACGGTCCTGGTACTTGAATGCGCAGGCCATGCAGTGGACGGCGAATGCCGCATCCGCGACACTACACCCGGATGCGGTGGCCTCCGCGAACCAAGCCCCCGCGCGGTCGCGGATCCGATCGATCGTCTCCCGCCCCGCCGCGCTGTAGCGCAGCGGGGCGACGACGAAGCCCGTGTTGTCGTCGCCCCCGGGGGACTCTACCTGCTCTCCCATTAGCCCTTCCCCTCGCCCCAGTTGGGGGCGTCGTTGATGTCGATGAGGATGGGAACCCGCATGGGGAACGGGTTTTCCATCAGGAGCTTGACCCGCTTCTTCACGGCGGTGACGACCTCTGGGATGTCTGGGACCTCCCAGATCAACTCGTCGTGCACCTGCATAAGCATGCGCGCTCCAAGCCTACGAAGCTCGGCGTCGCCCTCACACTTGGTCATCGCTGCGTTGCAGATGTCCGCGGCGGAGCCCTGGATGCGACTGTTCGGTGCCTGCCGGTCCGCCTGGGACGACTTCATTCGGTCGTTGGAGATGATCTCCGGCAGGCGGCGCGGGTGGCCGATGACCGTGTAGACCGCGAGGTCCTGACGGCACCGCTCGCGCGTCTGCTCGATGAACCGCCCGATGCCCGGGAAGATCGTCCAGAGGTACCGATCGATCAGGTCCTGCGCCTCGGGGCAGGAGTCGCGCAGCTGCCCGTCGCGTCCCTTGCGCTTGACGATGGGGAGCCCCAGCTGCATCCCCAGCTTCAGGGCACCGATGCCGTACACGATGCCGAAGCCGGTGCTCTTCAGCGCCTTTCGAGCGTCGATGAGCGCCTCTTCCTCGTCGGTAGGGGCTCGGCCCTTGCCCTCTTCGTGGGCCGATGCGACGTCCTTCGCCGCCTTGGCCATGGCGTAGGTGATGCCGGGCGGCAGTCCCGCCGCGCCCAGGGCCGACGCGAGCTCCACGGTCTTGCAGTGCAAGTCCTGCTTCGCGCGGATGGCGTCGATCATCGCCTCGTCTTCGCTGAAGTGGGCGAGGATGCACATCTCCAGCTGCTTGAAGTCGGCCACCACCAGGCGCATGGGGAAGTCAGGCGGGAGGTCCGGCACCGGCACATTCCTCAGATGAGGGAGGCAGATGTCCGGGTTGCAGTCTCCCCACTTCCCGGCGATGAACAGCCGTCGGATGAGCTTCCCCCACTTCCCCTTGGCCGGGATGTTCTGCAGGTTCGGATCGTAGGAGGCGAGGCGCCAAGTACGCGCGCCGCCGGCGTTGAGGGAGGTGTGGATCCGCTGAAGACGGTCGACCCACTGCGGAAGCCCGACCATGTAGTCGCCGTGCAGCTTCCTGAACTTCCGGTGCTCGAGGATGAGCGTGGAGAGCTTGTGGCCCTTGCCAGCGAAGTTCTCCAAGACCTCGGCGTCTGTACTGGGCTCTTTGATGCCGGTGGCCCCTCCAGAGGTCATCTTCTTCGGAGTGTCGCCGAACGGGTCGAACCACCGCCCGCCCGCGTCCTGCTCGAACAGCTTCGCGCGGAGCTGGTCCGCGCTCTGCGGATTGAAGTGCAGGTCCCCCGTCTCCGTGACCACCTCTTTCTCGATACGGTCGAGCTCCCGCCGCATGTCGACCGCGTACGCGTGAGTCTGCTCCACGTCGATCGCGAATCCACGCCGTTCGAGGTTCCAGAGGATTCGCTGGAAGGGGACGCGGATGTCCTCGTAGTGCCAGAGCAGCATCTCGGGCTTCGCGCCGCGCTCCACGGCCTCCGTGATCATCTCCATGCCGGGCTCCGCCAGCATCTCACGCATCCGAGGGACCAACGAGTAGGACGCCCAGCTGTCGAGACTGGCGTAGTCGCACACGCCCTCCCGAAGAGCCTCCACGGGATTCTCAGGGATACCCGTCCGGGCCAGGAGGTTGTCGTAGACCACCTGCGTCACCTCGCGCAGACAGACCTCCTTCTCGGTCAGAGCGATGAAGTCCTTCCGCTCGCGCGGAGGAACAGCCTGACCCCCGAGCAGCTGCATGAACTCGGACACGTGCCGGTGCACACCGCTGTCCTGCTCCACCACCCCGAACTGCTCCGCGATGGCGATCACCTGCCGGGCAGAGAGGGTGCACTGCAGCGCGCGCAGAGAGAGATGAAGGCGCCGCACCCCCTCGAGGACCGCAGGGTCTCCGGAGACGCGCTTGAGCCGGAGGAGCACGTCACGACCGGCCCGCTGAGCCGCTTCGACGGCGCCCATGTGGTCGTGCATCTCAAGGATGTCGTGGATCTCGCACATCGTGCGGACCTCCTCGTCCTTGACCCCCGCAGCACCGAACACCTCCTTGAACGGAGACATGCGCAGGCCCAAGTACGTCTGAGCGCAGTCCTTCAGGCCGTGACGTCCCTGACGGTTCTCGTCGATACAGAAGTCCATGTCGACGGTGTCGACGATGTGCCCGCCGAGCAGGATGCCGTGGTTGGCCAGCAGATGACTGTCGTACTTCGCGTTCGACAGGCGCTTCTCCGTGTACGGGTCCTCCAGCAGCCCCTTAAAGATGGGCAGCAGGCGGACCGGAGCGCAGATCCTGGCGTGTTGGATGGCGAGGGAGAAGAAGCGGACTCGGTCCCGAATGATGTCGAGTCCGGTGGTCTCGGTGTCGACGCCGAGGCCCTGCTGCGGGGCCGCATCCTCAAAGATGACCCTCCATTGATGGGCCTGTTCCTCCGTGCGAACGTAGACTGGGATGGGGGTACGAACAAAGTCGAAACGCATGCGAACACCTCCGCCGCCTTATGACGTAGCTTGCGGGCAACACGAGCCGCCGACGCCCGAAGGCGTCGGCGGCTCGCTGGGTCCTACCTACACGCGCCGGCGCCGGCGCTGATTGTCCTCCGGCTCCTCGCGCCGACCGCCGCGGCCCGACCCGCGGGACGGGGGATCATCGTCCTCGTCATCATCGTCACGACGAGC